ACGTGTAGCATCCATTGCGGTGTTAGCAGGTTATTTATTATTTGTGCTACTAATTAAATTCATCTCGTTTTGATAGCTTAGTGTTTCAAAATCCGCAACGATATGCTACACGCAGCCGTTATAGCCAATTAAAAAACTACCACACAAGGAAACTCTAATGCTTTACCGAAAACAGGGCAATCGACTTCTTTTGCAAATTTTACAGCAAAATCATAAGGGCAGTTTTCACCAAGCCATTTTTGAATTTGCTCTTTTGCATCGGCAGCAAATCTTACAACATATTTACCATCTCTATTAAAAACTTTTTTCATAATTTAAAAATTAACTGGCTATAACACACGGTATAAAACATGCCGTGACAAGCCTGTGTATAATTTGAAACGTTCTACATCGGCACGTTTCATACCGCCACCGTTATACACAATACTACATTATACGTTCTAATTAGCATTTTGTTACAAAATTTTTAATTAATATGTTCACAACGTTCAAAATTAATTTCATTAAAATTTAAATTAATTTGACATTTATGTAATTTCCATATATTAGTATTATCATTTGGAATTATAAAAGCACTATCAAATAACTCATATTTTCCTTCAATGTTATTTTCACCAACGACAATAAATTTAAATGGATTCCATTTTGATTTACCTGTAAATTGTTTTGTTCCATTATCATTTATTTTTTCTTCGATAACAAGAGTTGGATTTTCATTAAAATTTATTCTGAAAATAAAACTTCCCAAAATTAATTTACCATTTTTTACTTCATTTTTCATAATATTCAATTTTATTTATAATTATTCTTAAAAAGTTTTTGTTCGTTTTTCATATCAACATTTTACTTTAATAAACCGTACTGTGTATAACAACGTGTATAAAACATAGCCAATTAAGGTTTCTGGCTTATATCAAGTGTCGTGCGTGGCAACGTTTCATACACACAACCGTTAGCGTTCATTTGCCAACGCACTCTGATACATTTCTTCAAGGTCTTTAAAAAACTTATTTCCTTGAATTACTATCATTGATGGATTATATGTATTTACATATCTAGTGTAAACATCTTCAATTCTTTCATAACAATCGTGTTTATCTCTACCTTTTTCAGTATTAATCCATTGTAAATACACTCTCGGCTTTGTTGCTGTTACTATTTTCAGTTCAGATACTTGTTTTTAAAGTCCATTTTAAATTTGTTTTGTATAACCAATACTACATTAATACGTTCTAATTAGCATTTTGTTACAAAAATTAACGTTTTTTATGAAAAAACTTCATTATTTTAATCCAAATTTTATCAATAAAAATTAATAAGTACATGAGAACTGCACCAAAAGTAACACCAATACAAAAATATAAAGAATTAAATAGTTCCATTATCTTTATTATTTTTAATGAAAATTACAATACCCCATATAGATAACATTAAAAATACTAATGCGCATATATATCCCCAAACAGGACGGTTTGGTTCAATTGTGGTTTTTGACATCGAGTATCCATAAATTAAGAAATACATTGCGAACATCAAAATCCTCAACACTTTCATTTTATATGGAATTATCTTCATATTATTTTACTATAAATAGTATGTTTAAAAGTATAATTACTTATTTGTTTTGTAATTTTCTTACTTTATTGACTACTATTGGTCGTAATCCATCAAATTTTATGGTGTATTCAAACATATTACCATATTTTATTTGTGTATCAGTAAGCTCATCAAAATGATGGGCATTAGTCCATATTTCTGATTTTTGAAGATTCTTTTGAATATTTTTATCTTCTATTGGCGAATAAACTTTTACGATTTCCATTTTAATAATAATTAAATTAATTTTTCTTTAAATACTTATAATTTATTTTAAATCATTGTTTTTCAAAATTTTCTAAAATAAAGTTTATATTATAACTACAATATTCATTACCATATAATATATGATTTAATGTTATATCATCTTCATCAATGCCTAATACTTCATAATTGTCATTTTCGATAAATAATGGCATTTGAAAAATATTATATATTGTTTTTAAACATTTTAATTTATCGCCAAATTTTATTTTCATATTATTATTTTAATTGTATGACACTTCGTCATTTTCTTCAATTTCGTCAGTATTAAAACATTCATTTAAATCTTTAACGATATCATTTGGTTCTACAAATGTTTTAAAACACATACTTAATTCATCTAAAACAATTCCATTTGGAAGTCTTATATTTTCAAAAGTAACAGAATAACCACCTAATTCATTAGGTTCGCATCCAAGTAATTCTAATACTTTTCCATTGGCAATTTCTTTATTTTCAGCTTCTACATTATCTATAAATAAAGAAACTAGACCAGTTGCTTCTACTTCAAATTTTTTCATAATTTTTAATTTAAATACAAATATATTTGATTTTTTAAAGAAATGCAACAATAATAAAAAATTATTTAAATTTTTTTAAAATTAAATTGGGTTCTTAGTCCAAATTCTTGTTCATCTGGAGGAAATTTTGTTAAGAACATATTATGAAAACCATTTTTTATTTCTTCAATAAAAAATCCATGAATTTCACCTTTAAATAAATTATTTCTTTCTTTAGACTTCCAATAAGCAGTTTCATCATATGAAATAGGTGTTTTATCACTATTTTTATTACCCCAAGATATTTGTGTTTTTCCAACAATAGTCCAAAATTTATATGTAGATTCCATTATTTCAAATTTACTATCATGTAATTTGACTTCTAAAAGTGTTAAACAAATATCATTATTAGTATCATCTTTTAATATAAAATATTGTTCAATGATTTTAAAAAATTCGAATCGTGGTTTTACTTGCATAATGAAAAATTATTATTTAAAATAGTTAAATTTTTTCGAAACATAAATTAAGTAACCTAATTATGGGTGGTTCACAAAATAATAATGAAAATCTCCTTTAAAACCATAACTATTTTCCACTGAAGTTCTGACAATAATTTCATCGGTTTGAGATAATTCCGGGACAATAAGTGGTTCTTTATTATACTTATCAATACTTTTTAACATTTTACCTACAATAACAAACTCACCATCACGACCAGTAAAAATACCATGAATTTCATTACTTATTATATCACCATCACTAAAAACAATAGTATCTTCATCAATAAAATTAGCAATATTAAATTTAGAATATTTTAATCGATTCTCTTTTCGTTCTTTGTATTCGCTATACGAAACTAAAATACCATACATAAAATATTGATTTCTTAATCTACTCATATTACTAAATTTTTTTTATAAAATAAATAACTTTTCAAAATATTTAAGTATTTATACTAAATAAGAGAATAGTATAAATGTTAAAATTATACAAATATAAACTAAAACCGGATAATAACCAAATTATTTTATTAAATAAACATTTTGGCTGTATTAGATTTATTTATAATTATTTTCTCAATGAACGTAAAAAAGAATATGAAACTAATAATCAAACACTTAATTATTATGATAATACAAAAGCATTAACCGAATTAAAGCATTCAAATGAATATATTTGGCTTAATGAAATTTGTGCACAATCTTTACAACAGTCTCTTAAACATCTTGATGGAGCATATAATGGATTTTTTAAAGGTAGGACAAAGTTTCCAAATTTTAAATCTAAACACAATAAAAATAGTTTTTGCGTTCCTCAAGCAGTAAAATTAATTAATAATAAACTATATATACGTAAATTTAAAGGAGGAATTGGTGTTATTATTGATAGGAAATTTAAGGGAATTATAAAACAATGCACAATAACCAAAACACCAACTAATGAATATTTTGTTAGTATTTTAGTTGAAACCGAACATGTTAAATTACCTAAAACTAATAAAAGTATTGGAATAGATTTGGGATTAAAAGATTTTGCAATAACATCAGAAGGATTTAAATATAAAAACAATAAATATACTAAACAATATGAAAAGAAATTAAAAAAAGCACAACAACATTTATCAAAAAAAACAAAAAATTCGAAAAAATTTGAACAACAAAGATTGAAAGTGGTTAAAATATACAAGAAGATAACCAATTCTCGTGTAGATAATCTACATAAAGTAAGTACTGACCTAATTAAAAAATATGACATAATTTGTTTAGAAGACCTTAATATTAAAGGTATGTCAACAAGATGCAAGCCAAAACAAGACAAAAATGGTAAGTATTTATCCAATGGTCAATCAGCAAAATCAGGACTTAATAAATCTATATCAAATGCTAGTTGGGGTACTTTTGTTGAAATGCTTAATTATAAAGCCAATTGGAATGATAAACAAATTGTTAAAATTAATAGATTTTATCCTTCAAGTAAAACATGTCATATTTGTGGCTATATAAATCAAGACTTAAATCTTTCTATTAGAGAATGGAAGTGTCCTAAATGTGGTATTGTTCATGATAGGGATATAAATGCTGCAAAAAACATATTAAAAGAAGGTCAGAAAATATTACTTAATGATTTAACAAATAATATTGACAATAACAAATCGTCAGGGACTGACGATAACAGACGTGGAGACCAAATAAGACCTGTTATAACGGGCACAATCGATGAAACGTCCAAAATTCTTAGCATAAGTTAAGAAGCCTAATTATTTTAGGTAGTCCATATGCATTATATTAAGGGAATATGAATCTTTATATTATTCATTATAATCAGGATGACTTGTTAAATGCCAAAAACCACATTCATCACATTTATAGCTTCTTACGGGTCGTATATCTTTTTTTCCCATTCTTCTATTCATTCTTTGACCATGAAGATATCTTCTATGTTTTTTACCAGAATTAATAGCTTCTTGAGCATCCCTAAATGAGGGATATTGAATCTTACCACATTTTGGTCTGAAATCGTTAGTAAATTCAACTTCTGCAAGTGGTACATTATCAATTTCTATTTTTGGCTCGGATAATGATAAATTTTTAGTTTCCATAATTTTCATTATTTTGATTATACTTTTCAATTTCATCATCTAAAATTGCCATTTGAATATATTCATCATCAACATTATATTCATAACATTCTTTATTGGCAATCATAATAACAACACCTTTTTTACAATGTTTTAATATTCGTTTTAAATTGGCAAAATTATCATTATTTTGCCAAAATTTTGTTATAATACTAAGTAAATGATGTGGTTTATTAACACTGATGATTGGTGATTTTTTATCTACATATCCACCAAGCATTGGTATCATTACATCATATCGTGGATTTATAATATCTGTTTCAATATCATATTGAAATATGGGAGTAAATACAAATCTGATTTTATTAATTGATACACGATTTTCTGATAAAATATTTCTGTTTTTAATAATTAATTTTTTTTCATAATCCGATAATACATATGAACCAATAGAATATTTTTTATAAATTCTTTTATTAATAATTGAAGTGATTATTTTTTTAATTCTACCATAGAAAAAAATAAAAACACTTATTAGTAATAACGCAATTATTATTAAATAAATTATTAACATTTCTCTTCAATTAGTTTTTTAAACCATTCATAACTTTCATTTGATTTATCACCTGTTGCATTATCACAACGATAAAATTTTATATAAAGGTCTAAACAATCAAGTAAATTTAAATCACCAATAAGTTTTTCAGCACGTCTTTTTGCCTTATACCAATCGCCATGTCTTCCACCTTGTGACCATGCATTATATGCTTCATCATGTGATTGAATAACTTGAAGTATTTTAGTATTATTGCAATATTTTTCAGCAAATATTTCGGCAATTTTACCATGATGATTATCACCCACTTTTGGTTTTGTATTGTCAACTTTATGTTTAAAAGTATCGTGAACTATTGCAATTAAACGTAAATCCTGACGGTCTTCATCATCAGCATAAAATTTATCAATGTTTTCTAATACTTCTTTAATATGATAAATAACCTGACCTTCTGGATGTCCACTTCTTGGGCGACCATGATTTGCACCTTGAATAAAAACAGCATCAGAGATTATTGCAATCTCGATGCCGTTTTCAGGTTTCACGATATTTTTAATTAATTCGTTCATTATTTCAACTTTATTTCGAAACGATTAACCATCTTATTAATAGTTTCTTCTGGTACATTATGATTATTGCTTCATGCAGTGAACAACAATTCAGATTTCCAGACGCTGTATTTCGTTTCGACCACATGAAGTTTCAATAGTATATCTTTGTTACATTATTCTAAAATTTGTCACATATATTAATTTATTATTATTACTATAGATACCATCAACAAGAATAAATTTTTCATATCTTGTTTTAGATGAAACAACAGTTTTTTCTAACATTTCAAATAAAACAGAACCTTCAAATGCTTTTAATTTATGCTTATGTTTTTCATTTTCTGCAATATATGAATAATATGTTTTTTTTATTCTTACTTTTGGTGTTGCTTTTCTAATTATTTTCCATATTATTTTGAGAGTTTCCGATTTCATTTTTTTCTTGTTTTACTTGTTTCCGTACTTCCATTAACGCTTTGCCTAAAAGATTCATACCTTGCCATTTAGTTTCATCAAGCACATCATCATTACTCCAATGCAATCCAATTCCCCATACAGAATCATTTGGATTTGTTTCAACCAATATTTTATCACTAGTTGATAATAGTAATTCTTTTGAGCGTTTATCTTGACTAAATTTAGCATAATTAACAGCTACCATTATATCAAAACAAGCAATCATCCATTTTTCAGTATTAAAATTTTTAACCATACGACCCAATGCTTTATTTTCTCTTGGTTCTGGTGTTTCAACTATTTTTTTTGCTGTTTCCATATCACCAAAGAAAACAGCTTTTTCCCACATGAATGCTTGTTCTGTGTTAAAAAAAGTAATTCCTTTATATTTAAATTGACATATATGCCAATTTGATATTCTGGACTTATAAAAAAATACGTATTTATCCGTTATTCGTTCCATTTTAATCTATTTTAATAGTTTTCGTATATCTTCTTCCATTATTATAATTTCATTAATTTTTTTTGAAAAAGAATCAAATTTATCTTTATCATATTTAGATATTAAGATATTAATAATCCTTCTATCAAATCCCATTTTTTCCAGAAAAATATATTGTTTTTCATTTAAATATAATGCTATGTTATTCATCAATTTTTGTTATATTTTACTGCTCTTTTATACGTACCAACACTTCCAAACGGATTATGATTATATAATGATTTATCTGCGGTATATGCCGATATGTCAATCCAAATTTCATCACCGGATTTTAAATCAATCACAGATTTAGCAATGCTATTGTTATCAACAAAACTATGTAGATTAACACAAGCAAGTCTTTTATTGGTATTCTGAAATCTAATTTCATAAAAATTGTTTCTTTTTACAATCTTATCAATCTTAAATAAACCAAAATTTCCGTTAAATTGAGTTTCCATATCGAAAATATTAAATATTATACAATATTACGAAAAATTATTTAAATTGTTGCATAATTACAATACTTTTCCAAAACTAATTTGTATTTATCTATACAATATATATACCATGAAAGCAAATAAAGAAATGTATTCATTAAGAATACCGTCAGAACAACTGAAGTATTTACGTGATACTGCAAAAAATAACTTTACTACAGTTACACAATTAATTTTGGACTTAGTAAATCAAAAAATGAAAAGTGATATAAAATATGAATAAAATATGTGGAATTTATAAAATAACGTCACCATCGGGTAAAATTTATATCGGGCAATCGAGAAATATAAAACGAAGATTGAATGATTATATTAATAATAGATGTTATGAACAATTATTAATATATCGTTCAATTAATAAATATGGTTGGAATATGCATAAATTTGAGGTAATTCATGAATGCACAGAACCAGAATTAAATTATTTGGAAAAATATTATATAAAGTTTTACGATACATTTGATACAAAACATGGAATGAATTTAACAAGTGGTGGTGACCACATAAAACTTTCAAAAGAATCATTACGAAAAATTAGTGATAGTTCTAAGAATAGAATTGTTTCACAAGAAACTAGAGATAAATTTAGTAAAATTCATAAATGGAAAAAAATATCTAAAGAACATAAATCAAGTTTAAGAAAATTTCATTTAGGTAAAAAACACACTAAAGAAAGTATTGAAAAGATGAGAATAATAAAATTAAATAAAAAACCATCTAATGAAACAAAAGAAAAACTAAGAATTGTTAATACAGGAAAAAAACGTTCAGACATAACAAAAGAAAAAATAAGAAAATCAAAATTAGGAAATAAAATATGGCTAGGTAAAAAACATTCTGAAGAAACCAAACAAAAATTAAGTGAAATTCATAAGAATAATTATGAAATTTATAACCAAAATAATGAATTGGTTCATAAATTCAGAAATACCATTAGATTGGAATTAAAGAAATTAAATTTACCTCGTGAACGTTTTTGTGAAACATATAGAAGAAATGAAAAAATAAAAAATGGTAAATATAAGGATTGGTATATTATCAAACTATAATTATTCATCAATTTTATTACATAATATGGTTGCAGTTAATTCGGGTCTTGTAAGGGCAGTATAAAACAATTGATTTTTTTCACGTAACACCCAATTTTCTTCAAAATCGCTTAAGATGATTGTAACATGCTGATATGTAGACCCTTGCACTTTATGACAAGTTAAAAAATAGCCATAATCTAGGTCCTTGACAATAACTTCACCACTATTTCTAAGTCTACCATTTTGATATTTATCAATATTTTTCATTAATAAATTATTACGCCTGAATTCATAATATTTATTCCACATCTTCTTATTTGATTTTGCACAATCTTTAAAAAAATCGTGCATTTGTGCATATAAATGTAAATTTTTGTGGTTATTCGTATTAATAATAAAAACGTCTTCGAATTTAAATTTACCTTTGGGAAGGTCTTCACGAATTTTAACGGGATACCCACTAATTCCATAAGAATTTTCTTCTAAACCAGACTTTTCAATAACTCGATAATCAGCAGAATTTTGAATAATTATTTGATTTTGTCTATCATTTGTGATTGTTCGATATCCGCAAATAACATCATTCACTTCAATAATATCTGCTTTATTTCCAAAAATTGCGGTTCTAACAACATTATTTGATTGCATTACAGTTTCATTTTTCCAAGCAATTCCTCGACAAAAATTTATGTCTTTATTAAATTCTTCAGATGTGAATTTTTCCAAAACCATTTTTCTGAATTCTCTTTTATCTATAGTAAATATAATGCCCTCACCATTTATATTAATATTAGTTTTTCTTGAAAAATTACCAGCATCAATACTCGTTAAATTATTTCTTATGATATCTGCAATCAATAATATGGGATTTGTGTCAGCTTGTCTCATAATTTCAGTGAGAATATATTTTTCAATATCTTCTTGAATAAAAACTGCAGATTCTTTTTCATTTATCGGAGGTAGCTGATGTGGGTCTCCTACGAATAATACCTTTGTTCGACTATCTTTTGTTTTTTCTTTAATTAAATTAAAAAGGTCTTGATTTACCATTGAACTTTCATCCAAAATTACAAGGCTATAAAATGTAATACGTGGTAAAGCGATTGGATTAAATTGAGGGAAGTTCGGTGAAAAATTTTCTAAATCCAAATCCGGACGTAAACCTAAAAGTGAGTGAAGGGTTTTGGATTCTTTTTCGGTAATATTTTGAATGATTCTGGTCGCCTTATGCGTGGGTGCTGATACTACAACACCATATCGATAATCATCTAATATTTTCTTTATAATTGTTGATTTTCCACTACCAGCAGGTCCTTCAAGAGTAAAAAATGTTTTATCCTTTTCTTTTAGCCATTTCTTAATTCTTTGAATAGCTTCAAATTGTTGGTCATTAAATACAATTTTTTTACCATTTGGAAGAATTAGTTCATTATCAGCTACTGTTTCTTCTTCGTCTTCATTTAAAAAACTAAAAATATCATCATTAGTTATCAATTCTTTACTCATTTTGTATTAGCTAAACTAAATAAATTATATAAAATATGTCTATCTATTATTTTTGCCATAAATGCTGCATTCCAATCAGGAAATTTTGGTTCAATATTATCTTCTGATAAATTATATGCAACTTCTTTTTCAAATTGTTTGATTTCTTCATCTGTCATTTTATTTAAGAAATCTGGAAATTTATCGTTTCTAATGATTGGTTTTTTAATTAATTCTTCTATTTTAATTGTATATTCCATTCTTTATTTTTTAAGACATTTTAAAGCACTAATTAAACTTTCCAATACATTTGCATTATCGATATATCCAGCATCTTCTTCATTAAAGAATTCAACAGTATAATTATTACATCTACTATCATAATCAATATGGTCATAAACATCACTATCAGTATTATCTTTACATTCATCATTTGCACATGAAATCAGTATTGCTCTTTCATTTTTTAGATTATATACAAAATAATAATAAGGTGTGTTTCCAGATTCTTCTGCAGAAACATCTTCTCTTTCAAAACCTAAAGATAATAAAGTTTTTTCAGTTATTGGAAATTCTTTTATTGTTTCTTTTTTAATTAAAATTATTTTTAATTCATTCATTGCATCCCAAAGTCTTTGATATGCTTCATTTAATAATTTTTCATTGCTTTTCATATTTTAACTATTAATTTTCAGATGTAATTTTTAATTTTTTTAAACACTTTTTACATGTTACGGCTTCTTTAATAGATGTCCATTCTTCATAAAATTCCATTCCACAAGCTGTTAACGAATAATAAGTTTCTGTATCACTTTCATTTCCATTTATTGCAGTAGCATAATGTATTTTCATATTTCAATCATTTTATATAATTACTTTGATAAAATTCGATTGCTTTTTTTATTGTTTCATTATGATTAAATGCCCAATTAAGTTTTTTATCATATTTACAATAAAAATCTGAAATTGATATCCATTGAGCTAATTTTGTTTCATTATTTGAATAATTTTCAACATAAATTGGAAGTCTTTCAAGATGTTCATGAAAATCATATACTGAAAGATATATAAATGAAACATTTTGGCGATGATTGCCCGGATTATCTCTGATTTCTATAGGTTTTTCATTATTATTTGTGATTAGTAAGTCATTATAATCTGGAAGATATAAACTGGTTTCTTCATATACTTCTCTTATCATTGATTCAAAAATATTTTCATTAAAGTCAACATAACCATACGGTAAGCAATATTTATTTTTTTCATCACGCATTTTATTTGACCTTTGGGTAATAAGTACATGCATTCCACCAACTAATGGAATAATTAATACAACTCCAACTGTTGCAATAGACCTACTTATCCAATAATCAAGATTTATAATACCTTGATTTGATTTATGTTTAATTATTAGATGTTCATTAGGAACATTATTAAATATAGGCTTATTCATAAATTAAAATTTAACCCAACCATTAATAAAAGATAATGGAAGTTCAATATAATTAATAATTCCACTCTCAGTATGTTCTTTAACTATTTCACCTATATTATTTAATTTTTCTCTTTCTAACCAATTAATTATTGATTGAATAACTTCTTCTTTTGAATCATTAGTTTTAAATTTACCAACACAACAATCCGAAACATCTTCATCGAAATAAAAAAACATAAATTTATTTGGTTTATTATTAGAATCATAATTTTCTGCTTCAATTTCAGCAAGAATAACAATATCATCTCTAAAACAATTTAATTCAGTATGAAACATTTCGTTTTTACCTAATAAAATTTTATCTTTTAATTCACCTTTTGTATGATTATCATCGACTTTTTCATCATCTGGTGTATATCTATCGATTAAATAACACTTAATCGGATTAACATAATTAATAAATTCATTTAAAAATGTTGAAGATATATAACACCAAATAGTTCCATAAGGAATTGGATTATGTGCCACTTCTGATGGATAGTCAATACTTTCATTAAAGTAATTCCAAATTGTTTTATCTTTCATAATTTTTATAATTTATAATACAAAGATAATTATTATTTTTCTTTTAACGCAATTATTTTTTACAAATATAGAAATTTTTTAAATAAATACAGTATTTATCTACATAATATGTAGACAATATGAAAGAAAATAAAATTTTTTACACATTCAGAATTCATTCTAAACAATTAGTATATCTTAGAAAGAAAGCTAAGACTGAATTTACTACCGTTACACAACTAATTTTAGATTTAATAACCAAAGATATGAAAAATAATTTAAATAATGAATAAAATATGCGGAATTTATAAAATAACTTCACCTACTGGAAAGATTTATATTGGTCAGTCTGTTGATATAAATCGTAGATTAAATTCATATAAAAGTACAAAATGTAAAAGACAACCTAAATTATATAATTCAATCATAAAATATGGTTGGAATGCCCATGAATTTGAAATAATTTGTGAATGCGAAGAATCGAAACTTAATGAATTAGAAAAATATTATATTAAACAATTTAATTGTTTTGACACTAAAAATGGTATGAATTTAACAGATGGTGGTGACCATTTTAAATTTAATGAAAAATTTAGGGAAAGAATGCGTATATTTATGAAAGATAATAAATATTGGTTGGGTAAACATCATTCTGATGAAACCAAACAAAAATTAAGTATTGCAAGTAAGGGTAGAAAACACACAAAAGAAAGTATATTATTGGTTGCTAATAAAAATAGAGGACAAAAACGTTCTGATGAAACCAAACAAAAAATGAGAATGGCTCAGTTAGGAAAAAAACATACTAAAGAATCAATATTAAAAATGTGTATCGCAAGTAAGGGTAGAAACTTGGGAATGAAATTTAGTGATGAAATTAAGAAAAAAATGAGTATTGCTCAATTAGGAAAAAAATTTTCTGAAGAAGCTAAACAGAAAATGAGTATGGCACATTCTAATAATTATGAAATTTATAATCAAAATAATGAATTAATTTATAAATTCAAAAGTAATATTAAAAAAGAATTAAAAAAGTTAAAATTACCTAGAGAATCTTTTTGTAATACGTACAAATATAATATAAAAATTAATAAAGGAAAGTATAAGGATTGGTATATAATTAAATTATAATTAATAATTCTTTTAAGAAACAATATCTATTTTATATTTCCTATAACTAAAAACTCTAGGCATAATACCCTCTCTTCTTAAAAGAGATAATAAAATACAACGTTCTTCTTTATAGTTATTAGATTGTATTTCAGGATTTTTAATTATAGTTATTTTACCTTCATTTGAGACATAAAGAAGTCCCCATTTTTCAGGTAAATCATTTTCTTTTATAATTCCAATTGGACACATATAACTTCTAAATTCGCCTAGTCCTAGTTCAGGATATTTTCGCCAATATTTTTTCTTATCTACAAGAAAATCAGAACGAGACATTTTAACTTCAATTAATTGTGTTGAACGACTTGAAATTCCAAATGCATCTGGACATTCACCAACACGGTCTAATTCACATACAACATATTGACATTTATGAAATGAATGAATTCCAGTATATCTAAGATATTTAGCAGCTTTAACACATAAATCTCTATGAGATAAATTATTAAATTTTGTTAATTTTTTCTTCACTTTTCATTTGAATCTGCTTTAAAGGTTATTTTTTTGTTGTCATATAATTAATATATGATTCAATATAAACATATGTATTATTTTTTTTACATAATTCTAAAAATTCTAAAATAACTTCTTCATTATTAAATGATATAATATATTCATATAAATCATGAAGAAAATACATTGGATGAAAATCTTTATTAGTAAAATGAGCAGAAGAATATTCTGGTTTTGCATAACTTCCTACACCGCCATCACTTAATTCATCTGTTTTATGAATTTCAATTTTTACTCTTGCAAGTGTTATTGAAGAATGATTAGAATCTCCACAATCATCAGACCAATTTATAAATCCAAATTCTTTAAGAAGTATATCAGTTAATAATAATTCACTAAATTCAAATGGATATTTCATAATTTTTTAAAATCTTTTTTTATTCTTTAATATATTTATCAATAAATGATTGAGAAACTTGTGGAAATCTTGATTTATCATAAATCGATTTATAATGTTGTCTTAAAACAGATAATTTTATATCAGTTCTTATCCATTTATTAAGTTCATATAGGGTTTCTGCATATGAATTTTCAAAAACCTGTATGGTTTCCATTTTCCAATCACGTTTATTTTCCGGATTATTTAAAATATCTTTTAAATATTTAAAAGCAATATATAATATATTAGTTTGAGATATTGGTTTGGTTTTATATTTTTCCCATTCATTACTACATGAATTACAATGGTTTATTTCACGTGTATTTATTATCATAATACCTTTGATATTAATAAAACTTATTTTAATATTAATATTGCCAGTATTTTGAACACAAACAATTCGATTTATAATATTTTTTCTACTTTTACATATTGGACACTGACCATCATGAAAAAGTTTATTATCTTGCTGTTCTTCAATTTCTTTACGTGCAATAACATCACATTTCTTCAAAACAATTTCTTTATTATTCTGAAGAAATGCTTTTTGTGTTTTATTAGGTAAATTTAAAATTTTACGTATCATATCATGCTAGTTTTTTATCTCTAATTAATTCACGTAAGAATACGTTCTTAATCCCACCAATGAAGCGTACCCATTCTTTATAATATTCTGGAAACATTTCTTGTAGTTTTTCCATGCTTTGTGTTTTAAGCATAATTATATTTTCTGCAGGTGCTGCTTCTTTTGCTTCGGGATACATTTTAATATCAAGAATATAATCCACAAAATCTGGATAATCTTTTCTGTTAAATACTCGTTCATCTACGATAAAACACAATGCAGTAAGTGCATCATTAAGGTCTGGTTCTTGAAAATAAGAAAATTGTATATCGTTTTGTTGTAAATCATCAGCAATTTGATTTAAACTACCCATAACAATACCTTCAATATCTCTACGTTCATTTGTAGTACCACCATTTAAGATAATCCAAGTTTTCCAATTTCTTACAAAAATGATAAATTCTTCATCACTCCCATATTTATTAGCATATTCAAGTGCTGCATGACCACATTGTATACCAGCCTGAATACCAGTAAGTTGGTAAATTGTGAAGAAATACATTTTATATTCAAGTAATTTTTCTTCTTCCATATTATTTTTTAATTATAGCTTATTATTAAAATTGCCAACACATTCCAACACCATCACACATTTCACATAATTCTTTTTCTAAATAATTTCTTCCCGCTTTTGTTTTTCTTTCAGTTTTTATCTCCATTATATGTAATGAGATTATTCCAATATCTATTGGGTTTGGTAAATCAAAGTAATTTATTTTTTTGCCATAACCTTCACATTCAGGACATTGCTTATATATTTTACCTTTAAAACTCATATTATTATTTCAACTTATTTTTTATAATTAATGATACAAAGATATACAAAAATTGTAAATAACAATGCAATATTACGAAAAAAAATTAAATTTAATTAATATTTTATTGAATCTAAGAATTCATCCTCTGTAGAAGGAGTCCAAGATACTATAAAAAACCTTTCACTTTGATTATCAATATAAACCACATAATGAAATGCATAATATTCGTTATTATTTGTTGGATAAATTACATAATCGGAATATATTTTTATATGTCCGTCTTCAATGTTATTTTCTTTTCGAATTTCTAACGCTTGTTCATGAATATAAACAGCCATTAGTTCCACTATTTTCTTTAAACTAACATTTGCAATAATTGATGATACGGCATTCATAATAAAGACTTTATTATAAATACTTTTTTAAAAAGAAAGAAGTGTTAAATTTATATTAATATAAAATTTATGATGTTATTTTCCTTTAAAATTAAGGAAAATATTTTACAATTTTTTTAAATTTAAAAAATGTTGAACTTTTTCATCATATGAATAAATTAATTTATCATTAATTTCTTTTTGTATTAAATTTAATCCATTTTCATTACATAATTGTAAAAAATTGACAATTGAAATATCATTATTATCAATACAATGTTTTACAATTATTTTATATAAAGTAATGTGTTTATTTAATAAATCTCTTGCTCTTTTCTTTTCTTCACCTAATATATTTTCAATAATATCATTAGTTTTTTCAACATCATAATTTGATTCGTAATATGTATCTACTTCTTTTTTTAATATATTAGAAATAGTTCCATCCATAGCATAATGTCTAACATATCTTGCTGCAATATCTGTTGCATTTATAATATCAGCAAATGCACCAGTAGATTTAAATTCCTCACCAAAAACCATTTCTTCGGCAATAAAACCAGCTAATAATATTGCTATTTGATTTCTTAAAAATGTTCTATTATCAATTGATTCATGTTCGATAATAAAACCTTTACTAAAACCAGCAGCATTGATATTTATTTGTTTTGGCGGTGTATCAAATAGTAAACAATAAAGTATAGCATGTCCAATTTCATGTATAATATATAATATTCTTTCATCAACAGATTTATTTTTATGAATATTGTCAATTTCTAAAACAATTTCTTTTTCATATATTTTTTTATTAATATTTACAAATAAATTATTATTTTCATATTCAATATATAACTCATTAACGTTTTCACAAAAAGCATTATATATAAAATACGGTAAATTACTTCCAAGTATATTAAATACTGTTGAAATTGCTGGTCTTACACCTTGTGTTGGAAAAACACCATTTCTATATATTATATCATATATATCATTAGATAATTTAATATCTATATTATGCTCATTTTTTACTTTATCAAGAATTTTTTGACAATTCATTTTAATGATTGTATAATATGATTTTTTATCTAAACATGGATATATTACATGATTATTTCCAAAACGAGCAATTTGTTCTGGTTTAAATTGATGTGATAATGCTTGTTTAATATTAATAATATTAACTCTTTTTGATAATTCATGATATACATCAGCATCAGTATCGCTATCATCAACTTCATCCGACATTTTGAATGCACTATCTAAGTTTCCAGAAATAAAAATTAAAAGTTTTTCATATGATTTACCTTCATTAATATTATCAGCTTTTAAACTATTTTGAACCAGAAATATTCTTTCTTCTGCATCCATTTCCATTATTTCTTCAATAGTATTATTTAAATTAAGAGTTTTCTTTATTCTACTTGCTGTCCAATGTGAGGTTTTAAATCTACGTTTTTTTAAAACTTTAATTTTATTAGATTGTTCATCTTTTTTTGATTCAATATCTTTTGGTTCTTCCTCATTATCTCTTGCATCAAGCCAATACATTTCATCAAAAAGCATTTCCATAATTTGAACTTTACGTTCAGAATTATTTTGAAACCTACCATCTGAAAGTAATGTCCAAACATCATTAAAATACTTGTTTTCAAGCATTTTTCCGTTTTCATCTAAAGTACGATAACGTTGAATTTCATCGAGTAATAATACTGCAGGTTCTTTTGTATCAATACCACCACTTTCTAAAAAACTTTCAATGTTTTTCATGTAATCGTTTTTCATATCCATTTGAATTTCAATGAACTTATCAGTAAATTTTAATAAGCTCACAAGAGTTCTAACTAAATCAGTTTTACCAACACCAGTTATACCCCATAATGAAATTATAAGTGGTCTGAATTGAATATTTGGCATTAAATACCAGAGGGAAATATAATCGATTATTTTGTCAATAACATTATCGATTCCAATAAATTTTTCTTTTAATTTTATTTTAATTTCTTCGAGTTTTTCTCTTTTCTCTTTGATTTGATTAAAAAAATCTTTATTCATATATATAATATTTTTAATTGTCAAATATAAACATTATAAAAATAATAAACAATTAAAAAATATTATTATTTTAATCATCGTTCATATCATATATATCATTCGTTATTATCCAATAATTTACAGCAATACTAATAAGAAATGCAATTATATATATAATAATAATTGCAGTACTTGAAGGTTCAACAGTTAAATAATCAAATTCTTTAAATGTTCTTTTCTTAAATTGACTAAGATTTTGATTAAGATATTGATAAAGGTCATCCCAAGTTTTTTCAGTTAATACTGGATATTTTGGTGATTGAATTTTTATTGTAGTATCTTTAAATATTGGTGGTAATTGTTTTAATTTTCCTAATTTATTTCTAAACATTTTATTATTAACTGGTGGTAATTGCATTTTAATTACGCTATCTTTATAAGTATAAAGATTTAATACTTGATGTGCTACTGCTGTAGTTAATACATTTGAATTTGCCCATGAAAATGAATGCGCCCATTGAATTTCATTTCCCTTTTTACCTATACAGAGTACAAGTTCATTTTTATTACCTTTCACCCAATAATTTTCTTGATATTCAGCAATTTTTTCTGGCTTATTTTCAAAAATAAGCACCCAAAGTCGCATTTTATTGCTAACACCAAATTTACCGTTAAGTCTTTTAAATTTTTCTTGTGTTTCTTTATTAATATTAGTACCTAAAATTGTTGGATAATCCATACCTTGTGACATAGAAAATAGTCCACCACCATTATATTCAGGATATTTAAATAATTTAAGACTATCTGCTTTCTTTTCACTTACAACTGATATATTAAATACAGATAAATCACTGGCTTTAATTTTATTCACATAAGTATGTATACTTGTATATGCTTTTCTGGTATTGTCATTACCACTCCAAACTGTTTGATAATTGTATGAAACATTACCTACACGTTTACCTTCAAATTTAGTTCCACTACAACCAGTACCTTCATCATTTGGTGCATAATTTTTATGAGAACCAACAATTGTTTTAGTAGTTCCAAATTGTTTTACAAGTTCATCATGTAGTTTCTCAGTAATAGTAAAACTTTCATCTATATCTGTAACAGCATACCAATGAGGTGCAACATCTTCTTGATGTGAACAATCATAATATTCTGTGCAATATGTTGTATTACCTTTACTATCACTTCCACAAGGAACTTGTCTGGAACAAGTTTCTGTTTTCCAATAATTATATGGTTCATTTTCATAAATTGCAGTAATTGTTGAACCCCAATATTCTGTGAAATGAACACTTGAATAAGAAATAATTAATTTGGATATAATTATTGCAACAAGGACAGAACCAATTGGAATAAAAAATTCCCACCAAGTAAATTCACGTTTTTTAAAATAATAAAATATCGCAGTTACGATTATCGGAACTAATAATGCTAAATAAAGTACTGACATGATTTTATGTTTTAATTATTAATAGTTATTCCATATCTGGAATTAAATTATATAAAAATTCCATATCTTGAGTAAAAATTGGACATTCAGTACTTACCCAACGACTACGAATTGCTACTGCACTATTCAATTTATCTCTATCAGGTTCAATTTCAAATTCCTGTTTAATAATAAGTCTACCTCTTTTTAACTTAGGTGCATAGTCATTCCAATTAATACCCTTTTGAAATATCATTTCTTGTTGTTCGTTTGAACTTTTATTTTCCAGTTCTTTGTGACTGTAAAGACTTTGGGCAACACTTGAAATACTATTTCTTACACAATCTTTTTGTCGCCAAACTATCATGTTAGCAACTTCAGTTTTTGAAGGAATTGTAAATACACGAGCATCAAATTCAGCAAACTTAATTCCTTTAATTAGTATTTCACTAAATACCGCACCGTTTTGCAGTGAAGTAGGAAAGTATGAAGTATCAGGGCAAGCATTTTCAGTAACGTATCTTTTTAATCTTGCCATGTTAAATGCATTTGTTGCCATACTTGCAGCAACACTTGTCATTTTCTGTATATTACCATCAAACCAAGCATCTGTAGCAATATCATCAAAATCAGTCAATAATATACTAATTTCATCTGACTGTACAAATGCAAATTTAGCACCTTGTATATTTTTACAAAGATAACAAGCGGTTTCATCCATATCATAAATTAAACCATCATCAAAAGGTCTTATTAATCCACGACAAAATTGTGAAAAACATCGACCATCAATACGAATTATAGTATAGGTTCTACGAGGAAGACTTATACGAGTTCTATCCTCATAATATTTTTTCATTCTATCACCAAGTGCGTCTTTCATTATTTTTATTTTATTTCCAATTCCACAAATAGTCTCTTTTTTCATCATCTTGATGAAAGCCATCATCATATATTCTGTATTTATTAGCTTTTATTTTAGGCGAATCAATTTTTTTTAATTCTTCTAAATTATCTTCAGATACATCATCAATTTGTATATCAGATTTTTTTGATTTTAATGGTAATGCACCACCGCATTTTTTACATGCCCAATCAATTTGATATTGATATTTACTTAAATCATATTTCCACCAATCTGGATGGTCATAAATATTAATACCGTCAACACCATTGAATAAATATGATAACATGCCAGCAACTTCACAAAAGAATGCACCTTTAGGATTTATTGTTGCTGACCATTCATTTTGAATCCAACATTTGTCAATACATTTATTAATTGTATCTTGACTTATATTATATTTATTTTTTATTGATTCTGATGATGTTAATAATGGTGTATGTTTTGATATAAAATCACCAGTATGTTCATTAATAATAATATTATTTGTTATAAAATAATTACCAGCATATTTCATACAATCCTTATTATTTGTCCATAAACCTCTTTTATCATATGCTCTATATTTTTTAAAAAGTTCTAATATTTGTGGAAATTGTGGATGTAATAGTGGTTCACCACCCATAATACCAACAGTGCCTTGAAAATCTTTTAAGGTAATTAAAATATCTTCAATATATTTTAAATCCATAAAATATATTCTTTCTTTTGTGTAATGTCCACAAAATCTGGTACAATTACAACAAGATTTGTTGCATAAATTTGTAACATCAATTTGGATAATCCACATGTCTTTAATTTGTCTCATTTGTTTTAATATTTATTCTTTATTATCAATTAAAAACTTATTTGAAATTGCTTTAAAGCTAAGTCTACCCTGATTTTTAAGTTCATGCTTTACAAATACTACTCCTTCTCTTTCAATTAAAGGATTTAATACACTTTTATTTTGTGCATAAGCAAGTATTTCATCAACACTATTTGGAAGTACATAATTCCAATCCAATATGGGAACGGTTTCTAACTTAAATTGATTAACTATAATATCAACCATTTCTTCATAAGGTAAGAATTCATATTTGTCAATATCAAACATACGAAAAAATTTAATTGTTTGACCCTTTAACTTATATCTATTCTTTTGAATACCTTCACCAATAATTTCACCTTGTAATCCAAGATTTCTTCCAAGTTCACCAAGTTTTTTTTCAAGATAATTTTGTCTTGCGAATTTCCAAAATGAATTAGTTGAACTTTCATAAAATTCATAATTTCTACTACAAACACCAAATTCACCATTTTTCCAATAAAACGAACCACTGCTACCATCAAGTTTTTCTGTCGTTATAAACATCTGACCAACATATTCTATTGGTATATGCGGAAGTATTTGAATACGGTCTTCATCAGTTATTATCATAAATGAAGGAAATCCACCCTTTGCATCACCTGCAAGTTCAGCAGGAATTGGTGCTTCATATTTAGTGATACCAAGTTCTTCAGTAACATCAAGACCTATAGGACTAATAGCATTTTCATGTAATATAAGTTCCGATTTATCCAATTCATTAATATGCCATTGAAGTTCAATAGGAAGAATATCCAATGGAAAACAAATGCCCTGCGAAATCTGTCCACGAAATTTACAGGTTCTAATACGAAATTTGTCTTTTCTTAAAAATTCAAATTCTGAACGTTCAGATAATAATGAATCTATTTCACAATAAACACATAATTCTCCTACATGAAATTCATCTTTCTTTACAACTACTTTCCAACCCAATACTTGTGCAACTTCAATTGCATCAGCATCTGGAATTGGATTGATGGATAATATTTTTTGTATTGTTGCTAATTTTCTCATAATTTTTATTTAAAACCAGTTCATTTATCTACTGGCAAAGTTAGGTTTAGTCGATAACTTTCCTTTATGTGGAGAACGTTTTTATTTTTTCCAGAGGCATATTATTCCACCCATCCATTGGCTTTGCCTAATTCCAACTCGTCTTCGAGCGCAGAATGAGATTCGAACTCATACTATGGGCAATTAATTCAAGTGCACTTTTGCCGAGACCATACATTTGTATATGTGCCTTACCAATTGAGACTATCTACGCTTATGGGATTGCTCCCACAAATATTTACTTTTTAAATAAATCAACATTATCTTCTTTACCGGATTTATATGCATTTTCAGTCACTTCGGAAGTAATTATTGTAATACCTTCTTTAAGAACTTTACCATTAGCATCTGCTAAATAACCTATATTATGACGACTACCAATAACAATACTGTTTGGAAATGTCTGGCACATAGTTTTATGTTGACGGTCAATATCAATAAGTTTTTCCTGTTCAACAAAGAAACCATTTCGTTCACCTTCAATAGCTGCCATCAATTTATCATACAATTTTGTATCAAAATTTGGATTACTTTCTGTTATCCATTTCATTAATGAACCATCATTTTTTGAATAACGACCTGCAATAAGGTCAGGATAAATTTTTGCAAATGCATCTTTATACTGGTCAGCAACTTGTGCATCCTGATGAATAATTTTCCACATTTTATCAAAGAATGCAGCACATACTTTTTGCTGTGCATCACCTGTTTGGTGAGTGCGTATTTCTGAGTTACTTACACTAACCACCCAGAGAAAGGCGAATAATGCGAATATTGCACATACTCCAATTCCAATAAATAAATTTTTTTTCATAATTTTTGTTTTAAATTAATAAAAATTTTAATTTTAAAATAAATAATACGAGCAAAGATACAAAATTGTTACAATAATTCAGACAAATATTTAATAGAAATTTCACTTTGTTCAATTTCTTTTTTAATGTATGTTTCTATTATATCTTTTTTTTCTTTATCTTCTTCTTTAAAATATAATTTAAGCATATTCACCAAATTATTTAGTGGACTAAGTTTGTTTCTAATATCAGCACAAATAACACCCGCTTCAATTAAATCATATTTTATTAATTCATAATCATCTAAGTTAATTTCTTTTGGAAGTGGTGAGTGTTCTTCATAATATTTTTTTAATAAATCCATTGTTGCTGTAATATTCATTAGAACTGGAAGTATACATGTAAATATCATATTTATACCACCAATATTGCTGATTTCAACAAATTCTTTTGGTTCTTTTTTAGTTCTAAGTGCTTTGATTTTCATATTGAAATTATTTTAGTTTTACCTCTTTTTCTTAAAATTGGCATTATTGTATTTGCAAAAGAACTTCTAATTATTGTTACAATATATGCATAAACATTATCACTTCTATCTGGATTAAAATTTAATACATGTTTACAACATGCATCATATGCATTAGTTTCACAAAGAATCTTATTGATTTCAATCATTATTGAATATCTTTTTTCAATTTCTTGATTAATTATTTCAAAAAACATATCTTTAATTTCAAGTGTAAGTTCATTTAATTCTTTACAAAGAATTATTTCTTTTAATAATTGTTCTTTAAATTCTTTTGTTATCATTTTATTTCTTCCCCTTTTTGTCTAAAAGTTTTACCTTCTTGTCGTAATTTTTTCTTTAATTCTTCTCTTAATTTTAATCCAATTTCTTCTGCAGCAAATTTAGCGTTTACAGAATGAGAAATATCAATTCCATTATATATTGCACCGTTTATATAAGCAATGCCTCGATAAACATTTTGAAACTGTTTTAATGGAAATTCATTTGGTATTAATTCAACTTCAACCAATAAATTTTCTTCGTGTTTATTTGTAGTATATATTAATTTATACTTGCCTTTCATTATCATATTAAATGTCTTCTCTAATACGCATTGCTACTGGAAATCTTGGTACATTATTTTTTGTAGTCAATCCTTGATATTTAACTGTAAGCATTTTTCCAACAATTAATTCTGGATTTTCAGCATATTTAATTAAATTATCCATATTACCAATCATTTTTGCTGCAAATTGAGTACCATTTTCAGTTTCACAAACAAATACTGCTTTTCCTGCCATTCTACCTTTATTTCCAACCTTAACATCAACTACTTTATATTCAGAATCTTGAAATTCTTTCACCTTTTGTAAATCATATGAACGTTTATTTACATATAATCCATCCATATTTCTTACCATACAACCTTCATAACCTTCTGCAAGGAAATGTTCAAATGCTTCCATAAGTTCATCTTCATTATTAACTACTATTGTTTCAACAATATGAACTGCAGTATTTTCAAAAAATGGCTTAAGTGATTGTAAAAGAGTATTACGTTCACCATTAGATAGATTGGGAAGTGCAATGTCATAAATATGATATTGAACAATTTCACAACCTTCTTTTGGTTTTTCTTGCCTGATAAATGAAGTTAATTCTTCAAATCTATTATGATATTGATGATTATAAAGTTCGCCATCAAATCTATCACTAAGTCCACATTTTTCAAGTATTTTAATAATATGTGGCATACTTGTTATTTGTTTTCTGGTTCTTGACCAAAGAGTTACAGCACCATCATCATATTGCGAAGTTGCTCTACACCCGTCCAATTTAGGTTGACAAAGTGCAGAATATTTTATTTTATGTCCTTGTTCACTGAATTTATGTGCAAGCATTGGAGCAATACCACCTTCAATAATATCATCAGTTTTACCTGCTTGTGCATCTTCAATATTTTGAACGTAACCTTTTTTTAATTGTTTTTCCCAATCAGATTTAGCTTGAGTTTCAGCTTGTTGTATTGGAGTAGTTTCATTTGACCTGCCAATATTTTTACCTCTAATTACTTGTTCTTTGCTTTCTTGAATTTTACCACCAACTTGACCATAATTACTTATAATTGTAGGTATATTTTCAATTTCATTAACACTAACTTGCCATTCTTGAATAGCACCAGTACTGGTTTTTTTAAATAATTTTGGAAATTCTTTCATTGTTAAAATTTTTATTTAATATATTTAAATTTCATTTTTCTTTTTGAATATATTCTTGAAAACATTGATAAAACATATTTGGTAATATGGCATGGTTTACAAAACCATAAAGTCCGCAGGAGAAGAATGTGTGAATTTCGATTATGAAAGTACCATCTTTATCATTAACACCAACATCCAATGTATATGCAATTGGTGCTGATTTATATTTCTTAATCATACTTCTAATTTTATTTATATTAGGAAATTTAGTAAATTCACCACAATAATTTTGCAACCCAACTAATTTATTTTGATATACAAAAGCACGCCATTCACTATCAATATTAATATATTTAGAAATTTGATAATTACCTTCAGGTAATGGTTTAAATTCTTTATTTGTATTAATAATAGCTGAATATCCTTTTATTTTGTCATTACTTTTAACAAAATATTCACCGTCAAAACCATCTAATGATGATTGATTACCATTAAAAATAATTCTTTCTGTATAACAAAATAATTCTTCTGGAACATTTATTGGCTTTGGAGTAAGATTGTAAAAATGTTGCAAAAATGCTGTTACAAATTCTACACTACCTATGGGTACATATGTAAAATGCATTGGTTTAAATATTGAAGGGTCAATAGTTTCTACATTACAATCAGTATTAAGAAATTTGACTTTAATATTATCTTTTTCTAAATGAAGTAACCAATTCTTGAATCTAATTGATTCAAGTAGAGTAAATGAGAAATCGTGAGTAACATTTCCGTTACATTTTTGAATAAGAAATTTCATTATTTTTATTTTTTAGGTGCATAATTTTTATCAAGCCAATATACTATAGGTGCAAGGTCTTCATCATCATGATACATATCTTTCACATATTCTTTGCGAGTTTCTATCCATTCATCGATTCCATACCACCAACCTTCTGGTAAGAATTTTTCTGCTGCAGCAACTGCTTCAAATTTATTTTTAAAAATAAATGTTTCTTCACACATTAATATAGTAATACCTATTGGTTTAAAACCAGCATCACAAATTTCTTTTAATAGTTCACTATTTGGAGTACCATAAGAACCATGTCCTAAGTATGTTGAATGTGGTGACATTTTTTATTTTAAATTATTGCCAAATATATAAAATAAATTCGAATTAATCAATACCTTTATCAGAATAACTTGAAAATTGTTTGGGAATACCAATGCATGAACCAATTGCTGTTGCATCTACAGTAATTAATTTACCACCACCAATACCAGTAACTGGAACTTTATCTGGAACTTGGTCAAGACAAGTAACTACAACATTTTTTCGAGATTTTGGATTATTATAATTGTCACAATCAAATGCATATCTTAATAATCCAATATCAAGTATTGATTTTCTGAATACACCTTGCCATCCATCATTTACGTTGGTTTCTAATGGATTATCCTTAATATAACTAATGTCCATGCCTTCATTTGTCATCGGACCATTTCCATGACGAGTCTGATATGCACGTGTTATATAGTATGTATCGACATTTCTTTCATTAATTGTAATTCCAAGTTTGTTTATGATTTCAATTGCATTTTTGCTTGTTGTATTGCTTCGTGTAACATGTGGAAAAAATCCATAATCCATATCAAGCATGATGCCTTGACCACCTTCAAAAATTAAGTCAAAATAATCAGTAGGTATTGATGAACCAAGTAAGTATATATCATATATTGTATTTACAATATCAAATCTACTTACAAGGTCATCACATGCTAATTTAAAATCATCAATTATTTTTTGAGTTTTGGAATTGGCAAGACTAATATATTCATAATATTTTTCTTGTAAAAGTTTGAGTTTAATATCACGAATTTTTGGATATTGTAAATCTCTGGCATATAAATGAAAAAAATCTTCATTTCTTTTAATTGTTGTACCAAAACCAACGCCAACAGTACCATGAAGATTAAGACTATCAAGTTTAATATTTTTCAAAATATCAAAAGGTGTTGTTATCATTGCATTTGCATTAATAAATAATTGAGGATGAATTTCCATTTTTCTCAATGCATTGCCTTCTTTTAGTATTCCCACAGGATTTACAGTACAATATTCTGACCAATATGTTGGTGCGCCTAATAGTGTACCCGAACCAAAATTTGAGAATACATGTCTTTTATCATCAATAACTACTGTATGTCCGCATTGATGCCCGCCATTGAATCTTATAACTAATGGATTATTGGATTTACTACAAAGATAATTTACAAATGCACCCTTGCCTTCATCTCCAAACAAAAATCCTAAACAAATTGATATTGAATTCATTATGATTAATTATTATGTTTTACTTTATTCTTACAACCCAACAATAACCAAACATTAAAGGACATGGATTGACTATTTCATCATCTGATTCATCCATAACATTCATAAATTCAGAATAATCTTTTTCCCATACAGACCCCGGAATTTGATTTTGCATTCTTTTTATTTGAACATCAGCTTCTTCAATTTTCCATTGTCCTATTTCCTTAGAAATTATAGTATATAATGTTTTTATTTCACGAAAAGATATCAAGGTATTTAATGGAGCAATTCTTGTTAAAAAAAATGTTTTTATTTGAGACTTCAAATCATGTCCTTCAGAAAAGTCTTGTTCGATATTTACTTTAACTTCTGTTCCAGAATTTGGAGAAACATATGTACATTCGAATTTTCTTAACATAATAATATTTTTTACAATAATACGAAAAACAATTTATATTGTTACAAAAAAAGGGATATATTTTAATATATCCCTTTTGTTTCATTTATATTTTTATTAAAGTTTTAATGCTCCTTCATCACTTGTTGATACGACAGCACCACTTACAACTGTTGCAAGAGCAGTAGTAACCAAACCAGCAGTTTTTTCATCAAATTTGCTTACAACTGATTTAATATCAGCACCATGCTGAACTGCGATAAGTGTTGCAATTGTAGCACAAATTGCATGATAATCGTCCAAAATGATAAGTCTTTCACCAAGCATTTTTTTCCAATAGCCAAGAACATCTGGGTCATTTTTGTAACTAGCTTCATTAACGTGTATATGATATACATTATAAAGTCTTTGTGCTTCTGCAAGAAGTTGTTCATCAGTATATTCTTCATTTTCTTTATATCCAAGAATATTTTTTAAAGTACTTGCATCAACAAAATCCCAACTTTTTTCATCACCAATTGTAAAAAGAAAACCCTTTTCATTACGTTTTTCAAAACAATCAATACTGGTATGTTTACCAGCAATTAACCATGCAAGTAAATAACTTTCCATGTCTTGACCACCACCACCACCTTGAATAGCTACGTTTTTTAACCATTTATCAAGGTCTTCAGTACTTGATTCAAATTGACCTATCTGAATTGGAGTACTGATGCAATGGTGGTCATTAATTGCACCAAAAAGTACTTGTGGATGTTCTACGCCATTATCAATAATAGTATTCATAAGAGTATCGAGTTCATTTTTGATAATATCTTCAGGAATTCTACCCATACTACCAGTATCATCAAGAAAAATCATTATTGCTAAAGATTTTGGATGTTCATCACTGTCACGAGATTCTCTAACTGTAATATTTTTTGGAAGCATATCATTTATTGCAGATTTTGAAAAAATATCATCTGCACTTTTACTTGCATAACTTGCACTTATGTGCGTATATGCATCATGTGACCATTTACCACCACCCATAATTATTTAGTTTTAGTTGTTTCGTCATTGCATTCACAGTTTTCATCTGTACATTCGCAAGGTTTATCACCTGTTTCTGTTACAGGTTCTGTGGTATCAGCAACTTTAGTTGCTTCTTCTGCAGTTTTTACTTCTGCATTTTCTTGTTCTTGTGCCATATCTTCGAAAGACTTGGCATCATTTGTATTAAATCCCATAATTTAAAATTTTAATTGTTAATACTATTTAATTTAAATAAAACTCATTATATTTATATAAAAAAATTAAGTTACAAATTTAATAAATAAAATTTCTTTTCAAAATTTTTTGCCAATATTTCTCTATATTGTTTATATTCATCAACATGATTTTTATGTTTTGTTAACAAAAATGTTAAGATATTTTGATTTACATTAACTTTATCCATTTTTAATTTAGTACCTGCTGCTGACTTATCTCCTAACAAATATAATGCAATTTTTTTACAAAGCTCCAAATCTATATCAGGAGTTGCTATTTTTTCTGAAAAAAGAGTGGTAGGATACCACATTTTATACTTTGCCGAAATTGTTTCAGCTTTCTTAAATAATGTGGTCATATGATAGAAACTAATTATTATAATTCCATGAGTTTCAGGCACTACAAAGACTGTTGTAGGATTTAATCCCATATGAGAATAGCTAATTTGCCTTAACCATAGCACAAACTCGAACATTCTACTAAACAACCAATTAACATGAATTTGTTTTAATTTCTGTCCAGTAAGAGGAACACTACGGTTTTTTAAATTTATAGTAAGTTTATTTTTTTCTAAGACCATACTTTCTGGCAGATATCTATGAAAACTTTCTGACGCTTTGTCAGTTTTTGCCATAAGTTGTTTATAATTATTTACTGATTTCGTAATTAATTTTCTATTAGCATCAGTTACAATATATTCGATTTTTTTTTCAAATACTCTAAAATCACCGCTTTCATCAGTAAATTTTGTACCATTTTCCAGAATATCTTTATAATTATTCATTTTCGCCATTGCTTCTGCTGCTAATGAATTTGGATGATAATCTGGATGAATGAGTTTACAATAATCCCTATACAATTTTTTCCAATCATCTGGGAATATATCTGATGGTTTATTTGATTTAATTAGTTTATCAATTAATTCACGGTCTGTCATAATTTTTAATAATTATTATTGTATTGTCTTAAAATACCTATTTCATAATCTTCCCATACTTCAATTTGTGCTCTTAAATATTTTTTAAGAACATCATCAGTAGCATCTGCTAAATCTACATATAATGTTTTAATAATATCACCACAACGGACATATGCTTCATTATTTCTAATCACTGAGACAATTTTAACATTATTTCCCATATTATTTTATTTTTGAATGTAAAACACTATCAAGTTCTTTAATTTCAATTTTAATTGAATCTTTTGTGAGATAATTTTTATCGTGAAGATATTTCACAGTTTTATTAAAACCATCCCAAAGACCTTGTTCATAAGTTTTTTGTGGATTTTGTTCTGTTAAAACTACAGTAGAGGGTTTAAAACCTTTATGTTTTTGTACAACAACAAAAAAAATACCAATTGCAATTATCGTAATAAATAATATAAAATTTATAATCCTTTTCATAATTAAAATGTTTTATGTATAAAAAATCTTTTTATTCTATAACAAATATTAGGGGTTAAACCCGAATAATTATCGGTTTGAAAAAAGTTGAATTGTTGATTTAGAAGCATATCACTATCATCATCAATTATAGCAAAACGATAAAAATCATAATAATGAATACCAAACCATTTCATACAATTTTCTTTTAACCAAAGTGATATTTCAGTTCCTCTTTCAAATCCAGTATGCTTTGTTTTATCAATAATAGTAAATGTTGCACCACAATATTTAAAAATTTCTTGAAGTCTTTCAAGGGTATGTCCATTTCTCATTGAAGCCGACAATACTACAGCAGAATTAGTTTCTTTACAAAGATTATTTAATAAATCTATGCGCATAGGACAAATTTCATTTTTATAATAATCTAATTTTGAAATTTCATTTGCTTTTAACATTTTGCGTAAATATTTCTTAACTGTTTTATAAAAAGGTATACCATCATATTGAGTTAAATGTTTATATCTCTCAGTATAAAACAATTGACAATTAAGTACCCCATCTATATCAAGAAAAATTATTGAATTATATTTATTAAGTTCCGCTTCCATCAATTAATTCATCTACTTCTTCAAAAGTTTTTACTGTAACTTCACCACAATAATTTTCAAATAATGATTTTATATCTTTCCGAAAAACTTCAAGTTCTTCTTGATTATCAAAATAAAAATCATGTTGTAATTTCCATCGAACATCGTTTATACCAATAGTTGGGTCTCCTTTAGATAAAACATGAAATCCACTAACTTTAATTATATTAATCATAATTTTTATTTTATTAAACGAATCTTCTATCAGAAGGTTACAAACTTTTAAATATTTTTTGACAAATGTAAATAAAAAAATTAATAATACTATAATAATATTTATTTTTTATAAAAATTATAGTAAAAAAAATTTTTTATTTAAATTATTTCATTATTTTTGCATCATGATAAATTTAGAAAAAATAAAAGAATTTGCGCAAAAATCTTATGATGATGCTAATTGTAAATATAATGATGGAAATTATTTTATTCATATTAATATGGTTGTCGATACATTAAATAATCATATGAATATATTTTGTAATCATAATGATTTTATTAATACTCTTGCAGCATGCTACACACATGATTTGTTGGAAGATGCAAAAAAATCATATAATGATATCAAAATAATATCAAATAAAGATGTTGTAGACATTACATTAGCAGTTACTGATGTTCCAGCAGAAAATCGTTTGATGCGACATTTACTTACTATGGGTAAAACTGTAAGAGATTATCGTGCAATAATTCTTAAAATGTGTGATATGCTTGCTAATGCTCAATATAGTAAAGAACATAATAGCTCAATGTATAAAAAATATGTTGAAGAATACGAATATCGCAAACCAATTTTTAAAAAAGCATTAACTTGGTATAAAGATAATCTCGATATGGATGAAGTTGAAAAACTTTGGGTAATATTGGATTATATTCACAATAATAAAAATATAAATAATTTATGAAAAATTTAGGACATCTTATGCTTGACCTTGAAACAATGGGTAATAAAAGCAATGCAGTAATTGTTTCAATTGGTGCTGTTGAATTTGACCTTGAAACAGGTGAATTAGGTAAAGAATTTTATGAAAGAATTGATTTACAATCATGTCTTGATGTTGGCTTAATAGTTAATGGTAGTACACTTTACTGGTGGTTACAACAAAGTGAAGCAGCAAGAAATGAAATTTGTAAAAAAGGTAATGACCTCAGAAGTGCATTAGTTTTGTTCAATACTTTTATGATATTTGAAAATGATTTTAAAGATATTCAAATTTGGGGAAATGGTGCAAGATTTGATATTGGTATATTGGAGGATGCATATACTGCACTTAAATTAGGTACTCCTTGGAATTTTAGAAATGAAAGAGATGTACGTACATTAGTTTCATTTGCTCCACAAGTTAAAGAACATTATCCTATAAGTGGTATGGTGCATTATGCGTTAGATGATTGTAAAAACCAAATTGGTTATTGTTGTGCTATTTGGCAGAAATTAAATAAATAAATTTAATTATCATCATTAATGGTACTTTTACATACATATTTGTAATGAATTAACTAAATATATAAAAAAACCATTAATGTAAATATTAAATCAACTATTAGATATAAAAATATTGGTGCTGTTCGTTTAAGTGACACTAAACAAGTAATTAAATTCATGGATTGGTTATATTATGATTCAACAATTTATTTAATAAGAAAATATAATAAATTTAAAAATTTTAAATTATTATGGAATGGGAAGATGAATTAAAAAAACATATTCTTAAATGGATTAAAGAAGAATTTGACCCAGAAGCCAATATGAATAATTTATGTTTTATTGATATTGGATTACCAGAGGATATTGATTTTAATGAATTTTCTATTCCAAATTTAGGTAAATTTTATGCTTATTCTATAATGAAAGAAAATTATGAACAAGCAGAAAAAATTAAAGAAATGCTTGCTAAAAAAGGTAGTAACGTTAATTTAGATATTAATGAAAAAACCAGAGAAGGTATTCTTGAAATATCTTTTGTTCCTGAAAAAGGTGTGGAAAAAATTGAAATAAATATGAAAGTATTAAAAAATGGTTTAAGTATTGATTGGGATAAGGAATTAAAAGATAAATTATAATAATTAATTATATGAAAAATTTAACAGCAGAAACATTTAAAGAAAAAATATTTGACTTTTCAAAAGAAACTGAATGGTCATTTAAAAGTAGTAAACCTGCAATTATTGATTTTTATGCTGATTGGTGTTCACCTTGCAAAGCAATTGCTCCAGTTCTTGATGAACTTAATAAGGAATATCAAAATATTGATTTTTATAAAGTAGATACTGATGCAGAAAATGAAATAGCATCTGCTTTTAATATTAAAAATATACCTTCAATACTTTTTATACCTCTTACAGGTATGCCACAAATGTCTTTAGGTGCAATGCCTAAAGAAATATTTAAGAAAATAATTAAAGAAGTATTAGGTATTGAATAAAAAATATTCGTAATTTTGTAACCTATTAATTTTTTATTAGTATAAGTAAAAAAATGGACAACAATAATATTTTTGGATATGGAGAAGTATTTATAACTAAAATATAATTATGGATACAATACAAACATTTGAAAAAGAAATTATTGAATTATCGAAAATTAAATCGCAAAAAGAAATTGCATTACTATATAACAGTACTCAGCCAAAAATTAGTAATATTTTAAGGAAAAATAAAATTATAAATAAAAAGAGTAGATTAAATATGAGTCATCTTGCACTTAATATTGACTATTTTAAAGAAATTAATTCTAATGATAAAGCATATTGGCTTGGATTTATATGTGCTGATGGTAATATTAAAAAAACAAACAATAAGGTTAGTTTAATATCTAAAGATTTAGAAGTAATTGTAGGATTTAAAGAAGCAATTGGCGCAGAACATAAAATTAGTAAAAGGGAAATTTTTGATAAACGAACAAATAAAACATATACTGGATATAGTATTCAGATTGGCAATGAAATATTTACCCAGCATTTAATTAATTTAGGTATTACTAATAATAAAACAAATGTATTGGAATTTCCAAATATTGAAGAGAAATACTATTCATATTTTATTGCTGGATTATTTGATGGTGATGGGTCAATTTCATTGAAAGGGATAAATAAAAATAGATTAGTAATTAATTTAATTTCTACAAATGAAATGTTATTATATATTAAAGAATATATTTTAAATAAATTAAATATTAAACCAAAATATTGTTGTGATGTTAGTAAAAATAAACAAAATGTTTGGAAAATGTATTTGTATTCAGATGCACATAGATTTTTAAAATTTATATATTGTGATGCTAATTTCAAATATTATTTAAAAAGAAAATATAATATATTTCTAAAAAATATTAATTATCGAAATAATATTCGTCATTTAAAAAAAGTAATACAATGTGATAAAAATATGAATATAATTAAAATATGGAATACAATTAGAGAAGCAAGTATTGAAATGAATTGTCACGAAAACACGTTAAATTATAATATAAAGAAAGAAAGATTATTTAAAAATTATCATTGGAAACATGAAAATGAATAATAATGTGGTTTTATTTTTAGATTTAGATGGTGTTATGTGTACCACCACTCAATATTATACTAATAAAGATAAATGGAATTCCGAATATCATCGTTATAAATTCGATGAAAAATGCGTGAAAGTGTTTAATCAAATTATTGAAAAAACAAAACCAATTATTATATTGTCAAGCGATTGGAAAGATAGTTATACTATTGAACAACTTAATCGTATTTTTGAAATAAATAAGGTCGATGTAAAAATTTTTGATATTACACCGCAATTATGGGGTATTAAATATTTTAAATTAACTGAATTAGAAGAATGTCGTGCAAATGAAATATTAAAATATGTTGAAGGCCATAAGATAAAAAAATTTATTGCAATTGATGACCTTGATTTATCGAAATGGCTTCCTAACAATTTCATTAGAACACCAATGGCAAATGAAGGTATTAAAACAAAGTAATGTTAAAGATAAGATTTTTAAATTAATTAATTTATTATAAAATGAAAAACGAAAAATTAGAATTATTATTGAACAAGGTGGTTGAATATAATCGACCAGATATTGCTCACTATAGAGGATTTCTCTATAAAAATGGTGTTGACGACTACTATATTAAAATCGTTGAAGTTGATAGTGGTAATATTACTATTGATGAAAAAGTATATCTGCAAGAAAGTGATGCACAATTTATCACTTTATCTGAAAAACCTAAATTAATGCGAGTTAGTATGAAATCATGGCATTATCGTTTGATTAAATTCGTACTTCGCAGTAATGCACCTACCCCTAAAACAATGCAAAATGGTTGTCCTTATTTTTGGTTATTATTGTTTTCATTATTTATGGTAATATTTGTATTACTTAGACATTTAATTAAATTTATATTTTTATTAATCCCTAAAACATTGCTTTGGGGATTGAAAAAACTTACTGATGGTTGGATAATGAATATCGATGAACGACAAGTATATGGCATGTATTGGAATAATGATACAAAAATGCCAATAACTGCAAAAATATATTTTGATAAATCCGATGAGAATTTTTTGGATTATTTTTTGCTTGAAAAATATCATCTTGATGGTAAAATAAATCCAGAAGAATATGAAAAAAAGAAGCAAGAACTTTTAGTAAAATGGGAAAAATGGCGTGAAGAATTAGCAAAATCTCGTCAATTTTTTAGAGAAGAAGCACAGAAAAGAGAAGAAGAAATTGAACGTAGAAAAGCTGAACGTGAACGTCTTCAAGCAATAAAAAAAGCTAAATGGGATGCCAGAATGAAACCAATTAATGATGGTTTTAAAAAAATATCTACATCAATTTCAAATGCATTTACTTTTAATCCTGCTAATTTAAAAAACATTATTAAAAGAACAAAACAATTTGTTGGTGCATTAATTACATTGTTTTTACTTGCAGTAACATATTTTGCAGTTAATGGTCTTACATATTGTATAATTGCTGCTATTGATTGGTGTATTGTAAATTGGGTAATTTTTGTATGTATTGGTTTAGGTGCTGTTGCTGTCGGTATTATCTATATACTTTATGTACTTATTGGCGGTTGGTTACAAAATATAGTTAATAAATATCAAATTGGTAAAAAAGTATGGTATATTGAACCATTGATTTATTTAATTTGGTATCCAGTGAAATATGCAGTACATGGAATAGTATATGGATTTTTTTACATAGTATGTATACCAATTAAATTCGTATTTTATAATTTAATATTTAAATTCATACTTATACCATTAAGTATTCTTATTTGGAAATTATTGAAAGCATTAGGTAACGGTCTTAAAAATAGTAGTGGCGTATTTGGTGAATATTTCAATGCAAGTTACAGTGATTATTGTCCGGGAATTGAATGGGTTGATACTGAGGAAGAAAAATAGTAATTTTTTAACACTTAAAACTTAAAGTTATGTTAACGTTTATATTATCAGTTATAATAGTTTCCTTTATTTGTCTTTGTTTTTTCAAAGGTAATTTTTGGGAAAATAGATACTTAGTACTTTTAATTAGTGGTGGTGTGGCATTAGTTGTCACACTTACTACTAATTTAATTATTCGTGGACATTTGCAGACCAAAACAGAAATTGTATCTACAAGTCCATTACATACCTTTTTTGTACAAAAGAGTCTTTTTAAAAATAAAACTCATTTTATTAAAGATTATGATTATTTTAATAATCATTATGCTACCGAATTTTTTTATAATAAAAAAGATAGTTTGCATAAACAAAAACCTGTTACTATTCTTCTTTATACTCAAAATAAAGATGATAATAATATTATTGTTGGAACATTTTATAAATCATATAAACAAGATTATGATGATTTAAATGATGTATATCTTGCTCCAAGTAATGCTGATAGTATTGCATATAGATGTAAGAAAAAATTAATCTATGATGTACCTAAAAGTAATTGGTTAACTGGTTTTAGTTTACCACGTATTAAAACAATTACTATTCTCTATATTCCACCAAAGGAATATAAGTTAATACCAGATTCATTAATTCGTAAAATACCATTCTAATTATGAAAACAAATTTATTTATAATTCTTTGGAAAAAAGAAAAAATCCATTGGAAACGAATTGTAATATTATTCAATCGTTTTAATGGTTGGATGTATAAATTAACTTTTGGTTTAATTGTTGCTTTACTTGTAACAATATTTCATTATGCTTTTGCATTAATGCATACACTTTATGAAATATTTTTATTTATTTTTGCAAGGCAAGCATTTAAAGCAAATTTACAAAAAATGGCATTAAAAGTATGAATAAAAATAAATTAATATGTGTCGATGTTGAAAGTGATGGTGGATATATGCCAGATTATTCAATAGTTTGTTTTGCTGCAATAATTGTTGAACCATCACTTTCTAAAACATTTTATGGACAAATGCGACCAATTTCTGATAAATGGAATCCTGATGCATTAGCTATAAGTGGTTTTAGTAGAGAAGAACATCTTAAATTTGATGAACCTTATATAGTAATGAAAAGATTTGCAGATTGGTTAAAAGAAAATGTAAATGGTCAACCAATAGGTATTTCAGATAATAATGGTTATGATTTTGGTGTATGTTTAAATTATTATTTTCATAAATTTTATGGTAGTAATCCATTTTCTTGGAGTTCAAGAAGGATTGGGGATTTGTTTTGCGGTGTTGAACACGATATGTGGTATAAATGGAAAAAACATAGAATAACATCCCATAATCATAACCCCAAATTTGATGTAAAAGGAAATGCTGAAGCATTATTGTATTTATCTAAAACATATAATATTAAATTACCATAGTGTTATGATAATCCATCAAGAATTTTTAATGAAATTAATTGAAAATAATATTCATTATAAAAATAAAAAATTTAAAGTAATTGGTGAATATAAAAAATGAGAGACCATATTTTAATTGAAGATAAATTTGGATTATTAAAAAGTACACCAGATAAACTTTTACATGGAAATAAACCTACAGTACAATCTGCATTAAATAAATATGAATATATTGTAAATAAATTTAATTATATTCATTTCAACAAATATGTTTATAAAAAATTTCTTTATTTAAAAGAAACTACAGAATTTGAATTTATTTGCCCCAAACATGGTATAATGAAAACATTAGTTAATTATCATTTAAAGCATGGGTGTTCAAAATGTGGAATGGAATTAGCAAAAAATAGACGACCTAAATCTTTAAATAATTTTATAAACCAATCTAATGCAGTACATAATAATAAATATAATTATTTTAATGCCAAATATATTAATACTTCAACCAAATTAATTATAACATGTTCAATACATGGTGATTTTTTACAAACACCCAATAAACATTTACAAGGTAGGGGTTGTAAAAAATGTAGTAGAGAAAATAATAATTTTAAAAAATTGGACTGGATTTCCAAAAAAGGTATTGCAACCTTTTATATTTTAAATTGTTGGAATGAAAATGAAAAATTTTATAAATATGGAATTTGCACTGGAGAAATAAAAAATAGGTTTAATTCAAAAACAAAAATGCCATATAATTATACAATAGAAATTAAATTACAAAATCTTAACAGGTCAATAATTTGGGAAATGGAAGAAAAATATAAAAAGAATAATTTATTAATTCATTATAAACCTAAAATTTATTTTAAGGGTTCATCTGAATGTATTATTAATATAAACTAAATAAGTTATGTTAAGAAATATCAGGAATTATTAAAAATTTAATTAATTTTACACTAAATAATTAAGAGTATTATGGATAATTTTAAAAACATATGGTTTATTTTTCCAGTAATGGTATATTACTTTTTAGAATCTATTGTTATTGCGATTTTTATTTCCGTTATATGGAAATTAGTATTACAATCACTTACTACAATTAATATTACATATTTTCAATGGGTATGTATAATTTGGATTATTAAAGTGATATTTTTTGATGTATTTAAGTTATTATCTGGATTATCTACAATGAATAATCAAAATAAAGAAACCGAAGAAAAACAAATATTATGAAATATGCGAAAGAAACTCCAAGACTAACCGTTAAATTTATTAATGCTGATACAGAAAAAACACTTTTTGAAATAAATGACAGGACATGGTTAAATATAGGTGAAATTTTTTCTGATTATTACATTGATGCAGTAATGAAAACTGAGATGAAAGACAAAAAAATGCCTACCAATCTTATGGTATTGGCAGTCGGTGAATATAAGTTAAAATAAGACCATTTTTTATTTAAAATACAAAAACACGTACAAAAATACGTGTTTTTTGTAACATTTATGCTTGTTTTTCGTATATTCAAGTAAACAAATAAATAAAAAGATGAAAAAGTTTATTGGATTATTAATAATTGTTCTGTTTACTGCCAATTTGTTTGGGCAAAAACAACATCTACAACTAAGTCGATTTAGAACATACCCATCATATATTGATGTTGATGAAACAAGAGTTTGGTGCGCACAAAAGGGTGGAGATTTAAATGAATATTTAAAAACAAGAACATATTCATTTTATGGTGAAAATGGCAAATTGTATTTGATTTCATATGCAGATACACTTAATATTCAGAATTTTCCTGTTTTACATTATGGAGAAAAAATAGAAAGGAATCTTTATTTACTTCGTTATGATAATGGTAAATGGAATGTTGCCTCAGATATTATTCAAACTGATTATAATGGTTGTACTTCTAATGGTGAAGCATCATATAGTTATACATATTTAAGTAAAACTGACCTTAAAGATTTACTTTATGTTAAAAATGGTGTTAGCAATGGATATGTAAAAAAATTGGATAATGGTAATGTAGAAATACGCTTATTGATAATTATCAGTGATAATGGACATGATGATGATTATTATTGGAAAACTTGGCGTTTTACACCAAAAAGTGATGGAACATATGATATTAAAGAAATAAAATAAATGATAAAGGTAGTTCCATTTATACAAACAACAGGGAGCGAGAAGTTCAAACAATTTCTCGCTCTTTCTTTCACTATTGATATGCTATATCCAGTATTTAATGAAAAATCTTGTGAAACTCTTTTTGAGGGTTGGCATTGTAAGAATATGATGAATTGGTATAGATTCACGAATGATGATAAAATTATTCTTGAATTTTATCCAAAACATTATGTTATTTATAAAAATGTTTCAAATACTGTAAAATATATATTATCAATACCAGTTACCATTAATGATTTTATTAATGATATAGAAAGATTCGGTATTCAACTTTATTGGATGGATTGGATTGATAAGAATTTTGAACCTAAAGAATATTTACATGTTAATGAAATAAAGAATTATTATATTGATTTACTTACCAAGATGGGAAAATCAAATGAATTACAATGAATTTGCATATTAAAATAATTTTACATATATTTGCATAATGAATGATAGTGATTGGAGATTATGGAGTAATATCACATTCAAAACACAGGGTTATCGTAAAAATTTTGACCTTGTAAATGATGATGAAAATATTATTACCGAATATGAAGGATGTGTATCAGAAATTAAAATAGCTAATCAAGAACCACCACTTATTATTGGTGAATATGGATTTTCAGTGTGGAATATTGAATTAGGAATAAAATTTGACGTGAATTTGAATAAATTAATTACAGAACGTATTGTTGAAAATACTTTTTCTGAATTAATAAATGTTATTCAAGATAAAGAAATTGAAATAAAAGATTTTAAAAAAATTGTTTTTATTTATTCTTTTATTTTACGTAAAGATTATCGTAAACGTGGAATAACTGAAGAGTTCATTGAAATGATTTATAGGGATTTTTATGATAAAAACACTGCAATTATTGCATTAATTAAACCATTTCAAGATAATTCTATTGATGCTGATTATTATTATAATCGTAAATCAGTACAAGTTAGAGAAAATTTAAAATTATTTGAAATTATTAAAGTTCCAGCACATGAATATTATTTACTTGATGAATTAGTTAAGAAAAAAGATACTGAAATAAATGAATATAAATTATTTGCAATCGCTAATAAATGTGGTTTTAATAGAATTAACAATTCTTATTTATTTCTATATTCACCAGAAAAAACAATCGAAAGAATGTTGGAAAAACGTCAATATGTAAAAATAATTGAATAAAATTAATGGCAAAGAAAAAAAATAAATTATCTAAATTTTATTATCATGAAGCACTTGATAGGTCTCATGTAGTTAGTATGATTATTGAAACTCATTTAATTGAACATCCTGTTTTTATAAAACATAAAAAATTAAGAAAAAAGATTGAAAAAGTACAAGATATTTTATATGATGTATATCAAATAGTTGGTAATTTAGAATTTAAAAAACGTTGAAAATCAATTGTTTAATAAATTAAAAATATCACAGTATTTATATCTGCTTATAAATTTAAATTAAAACAATAAAATTTGAAACAATTAAAAAAAACATATAAATTTGCCGATTCTACTGAAAGTACAGGTCAAATTTCTCCAATATATAAGGCAATACCCGAAAAAATAGTGTTTTTCGGGCATTTTAGTTTAAAAATGCCACTAATTTGTGGTAATATTTAAAATTTTTATAGTTAGCAACTAATTGATTTTCAATAAATAACATTATTATTAAAAATTAAATTATGAAAAAAATATTATTTATGACTGTAATTCTCTTTACTTGTATTATGAGTGCTACAAATATTGGTAATCCTAATATGATGAGAACTCATGGTAGTGATAATGAAAGAGTAAAACTTAATCAAATTAAACAACAAAAGAGATTAGAAAAAATACATAAAATGATTGATACTATTGAGTTTCAGGCAGAGATTAAAATTCCAAATTATGTAGATACTAATGATATAGAATTTATATATGATAAAACAATGGAATTTCAATTACCAATAAGAACGATTTTTAGATTAGTATTTAATGAATCAAAATTTATTGATACTATTGTTTCACCTGTAGGTGCAAAAGGTTTTTTTCAACTTATGCCGGAAACAGAAGATGCATATTCGTTAATGCTTAATATTGACACATTTAATTTTACTTATAATCAAAAAAATATATATATTGGATTAACAATGGTAAAAGATTTATATGATTATTGGCGTGGTAAAGGTTGTACTGATAAATATTCATGGAAATTAACTCTTGCATCATATAATGCAGGTATTAAAAAAGTATTTAAATTTCGTGGTATTCCACCAATTCAAGAAACAATTAATTATATAGATTATATATTAAGAAGGCATTCAAATTCTAAATTTTATACTAATATAAAGAAAAATGAGAACAAAACTAAAATCGGCACATGAAGAACAATATTCTGATGGTAGTAAAACATTAGGAATTATATTTAATTATTCTCTCGAAGTTGAAAATGATGGATGGAAAGAAAGTTTCGCATTTATTTTTAATCATGAAAATAATATGTATATTTTCTTTGATACAATGTTCGATATGTTTAACTATTTACTTAATGGAGTTTATAATATAAGATGTGCTTATATGGAAGAAGATGAATATGATAGTTATTATGATGCACCATATATTGAAGATAAATTTGCTAATATATTGAAATGGATTAATTAAATCTATTTCAGTATTTATTATTAATGATAAGTATAAAAAACGATATTGAAGCATATAATCTTTGGAACAAACTATCTTATGATGATAAGGTCAAATTACTATCAGAATGGAATTTTTGGGTAGGATTTAGCCAATATATATATGGATACTTACCTGAAGACCTTAAAGAAAAATTAAGGCTTAAAATCGATTAAAATATTGTTTTTTAGTAATTGGCTGGAAAACCTCAATTCTTTTTGGGTCTAATGCCGTATTATATCCTTCTTCCCACCAAGCAAGCATTTCTTCTTGATTAAATATCATACTATTTGAACTTAATTTTCTTGGTAACCAATAGATTGTAACTTTTGTACCTTGTCGATTTAATTTTTTTATTCTATCATAAAAATATTCAAATTCAATATCATATCTCATAGCATTAATACTGGTGGTTACATTTTCCATAAGACTATTAATTTTTTTACCTTCATAAACGTCAGTATTTTTTGTTCTATGCAAAATAATATCAATTTCATTAAATCCTTTATTTATTAATTGATTAATACCAACCAAATCTGTTAAACCACCATCACTCCATAAACCGACATGAAAACTTCCAGTTTCATTATTCCAACTTTTTTTAACTAAAGAAGTAAAAAATGGAACATTGGTACTACACCACATCCAATCTTTCATATCTTCATAATCTTCATTTAATGAACTAAAATAATGTATTTTTGAAGGTACTTGTGCAAAATTTTGTGTACCAACTAATATTTCTTTATTTTGTTTTCTTAATTCATTAAAATATTGTTTGGGAAAAAATTTATCAATTGTTTTTCTTAAAACATTTGATGTGCAAATAGTTTTTTGTTTTAATAATAATGATATTATTATTGGTAATATTCTAATATTACCTGTTTTTGAAATAGGATATGGTTTATACCAATATGTATCAAAAATATTTTTATTTGTAACTGTTGTGTATCCTGCTTTAAGTAATTCCCATTCTTTTAATGCAGCAAGTGGTGCTAATAAACTTCCAGTTGATACTCCAACAATGGTGTTATAATCTTTATTAATTCTTGCTAAAGTACCACCACCGAATGCACCCCAAGCACCACCACTTGAAATGACACACCCCTTTTTTATTTCCATAATTATCTTACTTTTTTAATTTATTAATTTCTTGTTTTAGATAATTAATTTCTTTATGTTGTTATTATAATTGTCTTAATTCATTCATGAGTTGAATGACAAGGTTTGTTTGTGTAGCTGATTGTAATGATATAAATTCAAGAGTTTCTTCTGGGTTTTCTACGACATTATTCCAATAATATTTTGATAATTCATTATTTGGTAATAAATCTACCGTTCTTTTAAGATTCATAAAATCAGAAATTAGCATTAATGGCATATAATCATAACCATTGAATTTCCAGACATTAATAGTATCAATAATACCAGATTCCCAAGGTTTCATAATTAAACTTTTTTTCAAAATTAATGGTAATTCTTTATTTGTTTTAAATTTATTTTTGTTAATTATAAATCTTTTAATTAAAAGGGGAATATCATGACTTATGATATTATGTCCACAAAGCATTGGAAAATTCTTAGGGGTTGATAATTCACCATCACTTGATAATTGATGTAAAATATCCATAAATTGTTCAATTATATTATGTTCATTTTCTCCTGTAAATTTTTTTAAACTTCTTTTCAATGTACCATTTTCCATATATAACATTGCATATGTTATAGTAATAATTCTACTATATTCAGGATAGTTTGGTGCATTATTTTGATACATGGATTCTTCAAATTGGCGAAGTTCATCACCTACAAGGTCTTTATATATTTTATCTGGATAATGTTTATTAAACGCTAAATCTTTCCAACTATCAAATAAAGATTTGTTTTTTTCTTCAAGGTCTTTAAGTGTAGAATAAATAAGAACTGATTTTACATTAAAGAAAAGCATTTCATAAATGCTTGCTTTGTTAAATACATCTTCAAATAATTGATTTGCCATATACGATTGTTTTTATATTATAATACAAATGTAATTAATCTTTAATTAATATTAAAGAGAAAATGTAAATATTTTGAAATTGTTGAACGATTTTCTTTTTTTATTTGATTATAAATATCTTGAATATCTTCGAAACTATATGAATTTAATTCCTCAATATCATCAACATCATATTTACCTTTTGAATGTTTTATGATATATGGAATTAGTTTAGTTTTTTTAAGTTCTTTTTGTTTCTTTTTTTTATTAATTTCTTTTAGATAAAAATTACCCATTTTTTCAATTTCAGAAATTGTTTGATTTTTCTTTCGTACAGTATCTGTTTCAAGATATTCATTAAATGCTGTAATATCTTTATCATCATCATTATAATCAATTGATAATATTTTTTTATCAATAGTCATAAAATTATTCTTTATCGATTTCTAATAGTTCTGTGGTTGTTTTTGTTGTACTTGTTTCACCAGTAGATAAAATTACTTTAGGTTGTCTGGTTTTTTTTAATTTCTTTTCATCATTATTGTCTTTATGTATGTTTTTAACGAAATTATCATTAATTTTCTTAAATGAATTTTCTTTTAATTCATCTAATTCTTTAAAGAATGCACTTGCTTTTTTTTCAAGACCCTTTTTCATTTCTTCCATTTGCAATTTAAATTCTTCTTCTTTTTCGGCAATTTTCTTATTGGTGTTAATAATAATTTCAAAAAATGCAATTAGGTCATCAATAACAATATTTTGATTTTTAGGTGATATTTTTATCATTTTACCTGATTTATCTTCAGCTAAAATTTCACATTTAATTTCATCATTTTCGTCAAAAACCCAATTATTCGGTATTCCAATTTCTATTTCATACCAACCATTGACAGTATTTCGAGTTATTGAAATTAAGTAACCTTCTACTAGCTGTAGTGCTAATTCAATTGTTTTCATTTAAAATAAATATGTAAAAAATATTCCTAAAGAAATCCATAATATGATTTTTTCAGAAATTGTTAAAACAAATTGTGTTTCTTTGTCTAATTTAAACCTCCCATACATTTTTATAACTAAATCACCAAAGATATATATCATAAAAATGATGGAAGATATAAATAAAAATTGATATATTTCAGTTAATATATTCATTATTCACCGTGACTCTGACCTTGATGTACTTGTCCTTTAGGTATTACTTGTTGCTGAGTATTTGTTTCGGCAGCAGGTACGGGTGCTGGTTCTTGAAAATATTGGGCAACTAAACCAATTTGTGCATTCAAAATTGAAATGCTTCGAAGTCTACAAGCCATGTTATCAATTTTTTCTTTATAATTTGTATTTGGGTCTGATGCAAGACGAACTAATTCAAGTTCTTCATAATACTTGTTGTTGTTTAAATAATTTAATAAATCAAGTTTCAAATTTGCCATAATTCTTTTTGGTTTTAAAATAATATTATTTTTATGTTCGTAAATTTAATTATAATAAATACAATATGCAAGGATTTTTAGACAATCTCTAAAACATTTTTTTCTTGATTAATTGATTTGTCATAAATATTATATATTTCAATTAAGATATTAATTATATTTTTGTTCTTTTGATTATCAATTTCGAATATATTTCTCCAAAATTTTTCATAATATCCTATTGATGTATCCTGATTATTATTAACTTTATAAAATTGATGGTAATAATATGCATAAAAATATTCTTTTAACTCTTTATTTTGACTAAAATCAATACTTTCTTGTTTAAATTCATCACAAACTTTATTAAAACACCATATATAGTGATTACGAATATCTTCATCAGCACTTAAACTTTCTCTATCAATATAATAATTAAAAATATAATATAATAAATTCATAGCAAAATCTTTATAGATTTCAACTCTATCTTTAACTATAATATATTTTTGAACACTACTCATTAAAATTTATTAAAAAAATCTTTTTTCATTATATTTAAGTCAATATCACCAACATAACCATCAATTAGTCCTTTTTCAGTAAATTGCCAAATTTTCCATTCTGACCATCCTTGTGGTACTGCTGGTTGATAATTTTCTGGGTCGTCTAAATAAGCTGCCTCCCAAAGCGGATTTGAGCCAAAACTATGATTAGTATTTGTATTAATAAAACTTCTATATGAATAAATAATAACTGAAATATTGCGTTGTTTTAATCCACTAATAAATGCCGTAATAAATTTATTCATATGGTCAATTTTTTCTGTATCACTCCAAATAATATTGTTTGCATATGCTTCAACATCTAAAACTAATGGAAAATTAGGTTTTGGTAATATATTATAATGATTAATAATATTAGTTATTTCAGCATTAGCATCATCTTCGGGATTATTGATATCTCCGGGGCGACAAAAATGATAATAAGATATTTTAACATTATTTTTTTGTGCTTCAAGAACTCTATTCCTTACATTATAAATGCTATCTTCATGTCCTGTAGTTCCTTCGGTTATTTTTACAAATGCAAAATCAATTCCTGCTGCTTTTGCTTTACTCCAAGTAATATCTGCTTGATATTTACTACAATCAAGTCCTAAAACACAATTTAATGCTGCCAATCTTTCCTTACTTATCGTACTTACCATAATTTAATTATATTAATAAATTCAATTTATTTTTTATATTTTCATCATATTTAATTCTAGTGAGATTTATATTGTTATTTTTACAATATTCTTCTTTCATTTTATCTCTTTTCTGTTGTACATCAAATCCAATTTCACCTCCAAAAAACTTAATTGATTTAAAATGTTGTATTCCATCATATTCAATACATGTACCATATTTAGGTAAATAAAAATCAAAAAATAAATATGACTTATATTTACAATTATTGAATTTCTTTTGATATTCGAAATTAATATTATTTTCTTTTAAAAAATTCATAACATGAATTTCTCCTTTACTTTGTTTACATTTAGAACAACCAATACCACATAAATGATTATTTGCTCTTTGTTCAAATATACCATGAATGGGACAAATAATTTTTATTTTAGTTTTATTATCTTTATATTCAACTAATGAATAATTATATTTATTATTATGAATTTTATTTGACTTTTCTTTAAAATATTTATTATCCATATAATTTCCAGCACATTTAGAACAACCCTTATTACTTAAGTGGTCATTTGGTGTTTGTTCAAATATACCATGAATAGGACAAATTATTTTAATATTTGTTTTTGAATCAACATACTCAACCAATGAATAATCATACTTATCACCATGAATAACTTTTGTTTTTTCAATAAATTCAATATTTGTTAGTATGATAGATAAATGATTTTTTATTTTTCCACATTTAGGACAACCCTGACCATTTAAATGATTATGAGGTGTTTGCTCAAAAACTCCATGTTTTTTACATGTTATTTTTACTTTAGTATAATTATTAGCATATTGAACTAATGAATAATCATATTCATTATTATGAATAATATTTGCCTTTTCAATAAAAGTAATATTTGTTAATCTCCTTGCCATTATTATATTTTTCTCATAAATACTTATAAATGTAAAAGGGTATTAAATACATAATACCCTTACAAATTTAAGAAATTAATCTCAAATTAGCTATAAATTTTTGTAACTAAAGTATTATATTCTTCTTTAGTTATATTGAGTTTTTCACAAATTTTATTTATTCTAAGATTGTTAAGAAACACTGCACTGAATAAATAAAATACAAGTACTACAAGTAAAATACTATATATAATTGTAATAGTAACTATTATTGGTTTTGATAAACCAAAAATAGTACATATAAATCCAACACCAAATAATCCAAATAAAACATATAAAATAGTATTTTTTAATGACATGTTTTTCTTTTCAGTTTCATTTGAAAAATATTTGTAAGCGAATTTAATCCATTTATTTGGCAGATACTTATTATATGCGGTATCAAATTGTTCTTTAGTTATTTTATTAACATCCATATATTAAAATCCTCTATTTTTCTTTACATTATTCGTATTTGTAAATGTTTCGGGATTGTAGCCAAGTAAATGTTTCATTTTATCCATTTGTTCATTTATTACTGGTTTTTCTACTTTTTGTTCATTTTCATTTAATTTCTGAACAGGATTTTTAATCGCAAATACTATCTTACCATCTGTATAAAATTTATGTTCTGACATTGCTTTAACAACTGCTTCATTAACGATTACTTTATTATCAATTGTTTTACTATTATATGTATTACCTAATCCAGTAAAATCTAGTTCAAACAAACCTGTTTGTCTTGCAGTTCCAGATGGAGTAATTAAATTTTTTACTTCATTTAATTTAAAATCAATTAAACGTCTTTTGTCTAAAGCATCAATATATCTACCAGTAACCATTGATTCATTAAGACCCTTACCATCATTAAATCCAGATTTTTCTTTATTAAATTGTGTTTTATCAATACCTTTTTCAATTGGTTGTGGGTCTTTATTATACATGGGTGCTTTACCTTTAAATTTAAGTTGTTTTTGTCTTATATTATATACTTTATCACCCATGTCTTTTTTCATGCGGTCTTCAAAACGTTTTCCCGGTTCATTATCATAAACCAAACTATGTTGACCATTACGATACAAATTAACTTCATCTTGTTCCTCAGTTGTCATATTACGTTTTGGAATTTCATCACCTTTATTATTTGTACTATCGCCAACATTTTTTAAAGATTCATCACCTTTAGCATCTGTTGTTTTAATTTCTTTTTCTTCAATATCCTGACCTAATTTTTGTGGGTCTTTGCCAACATCAGTTTGTTGGTCTTTCCATTGAAGTTCTTTTTCAACATCAATGATTTCTTTAGTACCACTATGTTGTAAGTCTTTCTTAAAATTGACTGGATTTTCACCAGTAACACGGTCTTTTAAAACCAATGCAGATGGTTTTCTATCTTCACTCATTTTTATTAATTTTTGATGATGAATTGAATAAGCATTCAATTCGTTATTTAATTCTTCTAATAATTTAAAATCTTCGTTCATACCACCACTTGTTTGTTGCATACCAACAGGCATTGTAGTATTATCCATTTTGTTTGACATTGAATCTTCTTTAGGTTGCATTTTTGATGCATTTGCCATTGTTGTAGAATCTTCATCTACCTTGTCAGGTAATTTATCATGTTTAGTTGAAGCGAAATCTTCAACATCTTTTTTACTAACATTTTTTGCAATTTTATTAACTTTATCACTAACTTTATTTGGAGATAATTCGCCCTTTTGTACTGCATGTGCCATACCAAAAAGACGTTGTTGTGATGCTGACTTAGCTTTTTCTTCGATTTTTTTTGATTCTTCCATTGTATTAAGATTTGGTTTGTCTGGGTCGCCAGTTTTTATTGTATTTAATTCAATACCAGTGTCTTTATTATTCCAATGTTTAACTGCATCACTGGTGAATGCATTTGTTTTATCTATAATAAAATTATCTTCTTTTTCTTTGTTTGTTCCAAAAGGTTTACTTATTTCTTTACCTTGTTGATTAATACCTGAAATACCATCATCAGGTAAATTTGGATTATCTGGATGCGGAAAATATGAATGTTTTTGTGTCATATCATTATGTAAAATTTTTACATCGTCATCTCTCATTTTATCGACATCCTGACCAATATATAATGATGTATTATCATCAATTCCTTTTTTACTTTTTTCACGTTCTGATGTTTGTGGTATTTCACTAACGCCTAATCCTTTATTACTTCCAGTATGAGATTGTTTATATTCTTGACCTAATTTTGTTTGATATGAAAGGTCTTCTTCATTTAATATTTTAATAAAATTTTCAAAACCACTTGGGTCAACAAGATAATTTTTATTTTCTTGAATTATTGTACCACCGGGAAACATTGGTTTAGTTTTTACTTTTGATTTACCCTTTACTTTCATTAAATCACCACTACCCCATACTGAAGGTCCAACATATGCCCCTGAACCACTTACATTACTTCCAGTATCACCTGCACCACCTGCAGCACCAGTACCAGTCATTTCATTAAGAATATTACCATTATCATCAACTAAAGAATAATTTCCGTGGTCTGAAATGAACCATGTATTAGGATACCATTTATTAGAATCCTTCCAAGTTTTTACTGCATCAAATGCGTCTTGGTCTTCAACAAATTCACCAATAAATTTTCCACCACAACTAACTGAAAGTTTATAACCATTTGATGAAATAAAACAATCTTCTTCATTTGGTTCGTCAATTTCATTTTCTTCACTAATCGTATTCTTCTTATATCCTAATGCTGGAGCGAATGCACCAGAACCACCTGCAGCACCCGTACTTTCATTTGTAGAATTTAATACATCAAAATTATAACCAATACTTTCAAGTTCGGTTTTAAGATTTTGATATTCTTCAGGAGTTGCAAGTCTACTTTCTTTTGCATACCTTGGGTCTACTCCACCGTGTTGACCAACATGAGAATATCCCACTTTTAAATTTCCTTTATTGTCATAATTTTCTTCAGGAAAATATGCAAATAAATCAGGATTTTTGGGGTCTTTTTCATTAACTAAAAATAATACTTTAGTTAATGGTTCACTAGTTTCATCAACTTCAGATTTAACTTTGGGTTCAACTAATTTAGTTCCTGTACTGTCAGTCTTTTTCATTTTTTCTTCTCCTGCTTGTTTTAATTGATTAATGCCGCTTTGGTCCCTGCGTTCTTTTTTTACAGGTATTGCCATTTTATATTTTTGTAAATATTTTGGGCTATTAAGCACATAATCATTGAACAATATATTTTGAACGGTTTCGTTTGCGTGGTATCCATAACGATTTGTTCCAGTATTATCATCTTTACCATCGCCCATCATTTTATTATATTCTGCACTTAATTTTGGGTCAGAAAAAACTAATGCTTCCATTTTCGGCAATGAAAATATTTTTTTCTTAAGTTTAAAATCTTCTTCATTTAAATATGAATCAATTTCATTCATTACAATACTTTCACTTAACTTAACATCAGGTGCAGTGTTATGCATAGTTTTATTAAAATTACTTTCATATTTCTTTGACTGTACACTTATCGGTTTTGCTAATGTTGGTTTAAATGTTGCCATTATTTGTTCTTTTTTAGTATAAATACTTGAATATTATCAATTGTTTATAGTAATAATATTTCCCGATTTAATATGTCTATTGGTGTATGAACAAAGCGGTTGAAAATTGGTATAATGATTTAACTTTAAAACATCTTTTTCGGTTTTTGCTGTTGACATTGGTACTATATGGTCAATATCCCATGCAGTATTTATTTCTTTGGGATATCCATTCCAATTCCCATAATTATTCCAATTCATCCAAGGTTCAAATTTTGATTCTAAATGTTTTTTAAATTCTTCAAACGTACAACCGAGAATATCTTGTGTTTTTGACGATTTTTTATTGCCTTTTAATTTTATGGAACAACGAATTAAACTTCTAATATTAGTCGTTAGTTTATATAAAGCATCATTAGAATTTCTATTCTTTTTATATATATAATTATAATTTTTTATCCATTCTTTACGTTTTATGTTATATTCCTTAATTTTCTCACCATTTTTTTCTCTATATTCTTTATTTTTTTTATTTCGTTCTTCTTTATTTCTAAAATAATTTTCAGACCTTTGCTTTACAATTTTTTCTTTATTAATTTTATTATAATTTTTTAAATATTTTGAAATTTTGTCTTTATGTTTTTCACGATATTTTAAAATAATATTTGAAATTTTTTCTTTATTCTTTTTATAATATTCTTTTTGTTTTAATCGAATTTTATTATTTTGATTTAAATAACGTTCAGAACTACGTTTTTTTATTATATTAGAATTATTTTGATAATATTCAGATAATCGATTTTTAATTTTTTCTTTATTTATTAACGACCATCTTTTTTGACGTTGTGAAATTTTTTCTTTATTCTTTTGAACATATTCTTTAGCATATTGTGATATCTTTTCTTTATTTCTTAGATAATAATTTCTTTTACTTTTTGCAATTGCTTCTTTACTTCTCATAACTCATTAATAATCAATCGATTACTTAATTCCTGTCTTCCAAAAATCCTTTTTAACCCATAATGTCTTAAACACCATTTCCATACTATCTTTTATTGTTGAAATCATTTCATTTCTTGTTTGACTTCCAGATTTTTTAAGTATTTTCTTAACTTCCCTATCTAAAGCATCATTAACAAACTTATTAATTTCATCATTAACGATTTTTTTTACATCATCATTATTCATATAATAATTTTATTATAAATACTTAATCGGCATTAAAAATAAAAAGAACGCATATTAATAAAACATGTGTTCTTGAATATGTTTGCTTAAACATATTTTTATTTTATAAGAAAATGTCCTACTGCAACACCAGCACCACCAATTAATACATATTTACTATTTTTTCCAATCCAATCAGTAAATTTTTTCCAATCAGATTTATCTATCTTATCTTTATTAATTGCAGGAATTGCATAACTATCAATATTTACTGTTTTAAAATAATCATTACTATTACTTACACTAAATGATACGGGATAATCAGTTTTTGCTTTTTTATCCCAATGAAATTCAATAAATTGTTTATTTGGTAGTAAAAATTCTTTAAATGTTAATAATGGTTTAACATTTTTTAATGCGGGAATTGCATGACTAATTAATAAATCATATTTAATATTTTTTGTTGAATCTTTAAAAGTAATGCTACTATCTTTTTCATTGATACTAACTTTTCCACCTTTTAGTGAATCAAGATTTACATTGGTTTGAATTAATGCTGCTGCAATAATATCATTCTTTTTATTAATATCTTTTACTCTATCCATCAATTCTTGTTGAGAAGCAGTTAATTGACCATACATTTTGCTAAGATTTTTTACTGTTTCTTGCATTGTCAATTTTTCAGCAACCATTTCGCCTTGTTTATTTTTATAAACATGAACAGTATCCAGCAAAGCATCTTTTAATTTAACTTCTGTATCATATTTATCTTTCAGTCCTACAATTTTCTTATGTTGAAAATAATCGACTATAGACAAAAACAAAATGATAGCAATTACAATTGCAATTAACATATTGTTTTTTTGTTTTAAAAACGTCCAAAATTTTAATAATATTGCGTTCATAAATTTAATTATTATTGTTGTAACATGTTATTTCTCCAGTATTTAAAAAATGTATCATAATATGATTCAATTCTACCTACAATTTCATCATTTTCGGGATTATCTGGTGAAAAATCTTCCAAATAATTAAATTCAACTCCTGATGTTTTTTCATCGGGTGTTACTTTATAAATAAATTGAATTACACCATCAATTGTACCACCCCAGAAAACCAAATTATCATAAATTTCTAAATCAATGAATTTAATATTAACATTCATATCTCTAAAAAAATCATTAAATTTTTCTTCTTCTCTGCTTTGGTCATAGACGGTTTTTTTATTCTGTGCTATTTTTTGTTCATCATCACCAATACCCTCATTAATTTTACGTGTAATTTTAAGCATATCACGTATAGATAAATCCTTCTTCATTTCTTTTGGTGATTCACTTGCTTCATATTTTCCTTCACGTATTCTTTTCATAAGAATACGCATTTGATTCGGTGTACTTTTGTTGTTTATATTTTTATTATCCATATAAATTTTATTATAAATACTTAATCAACATCAGTATATATTAAAACAATTGAATTCTTTTTAACATATTTCTCTAATTTATGCATGTAATGATGAAAACCAACATTTAACCACCACCAATCTCCAATTTTTCTTATAATTTTTTTCATACAAGTTCTTTATGTAACATTTCATTGAATTTGGAAATATCAAATAATGGATTTATATCACTACTATCTTCGATATAATTACTTCTAAATACAATACCTCTAAATTTAATAGTATCTTTATGATAATGATGAAATTCAATGCAAACTTTTGGAATATTGAATTGTTCACATAATTCCTCACAAAGTAATACTAAACTTTCTAATTGTGTATCTGAAAATTTTTCCCAATAATTATATCCATACCATTGTTTTTCAATTACATTTTGTTCATCACAAACTTCATTTATCCAATTAATATGTTTTCCTTCAGTTGTTTGAAATAAACTTCCCATGTTTTCCATTATAATTGAAACAGATTGTTTATCTACTTCTTTAATGCCAAGAAAATCTGAATGATATTTATTATCGTAATGTTGAAAAATAGTTCCATCTCTACTAATAGTATATGTGTTCCATTTTTTTGTTTTACCAAAATCTTTATGTAATAATCTAGTAATATAATAACTATCTTTTCTCAAACTTGATGCCAATACAATTTGTGTTTTAACTGTTTGAGTTTTATGACGATTTACTTCATTTATTTTATATGTTTCATTATCTATGTGCATCATAATTCATGTATATAACTTCTACACTTCCTTCAGATAAAATTATCAATGCCCTTTTAAATCCTTCACCAAATTTAGGGTCATTAAAATCAGGTTCTTTATCACAGAAAACTTTTTTTATTCCTGCTTGAACAATAAATCCAGCGCATGTATCACAAGGAAATAAATTAACATATATATCAGCACCTAATGTACTTTTACCTTGTCGTGCTGCATTAATTATTGCATTGGATTCTGCGTGGATAAACCAATGATATTTTTCGGGTTTTTCATGACGGGCATCAACATCATCATTAACACCTCGTGGCATTCCATTAAAACCAGTTGTAACTATTTCTCTGTCTTTAATAATTACTGCACCAATTTTTCTCGAACGGTCTTTACTCCATTGAGCCACCTCTAAATCAGCCATTCTCATAAATCTTAAATTCCAGTCTGTTTTACTCATAATTATTTTAATTTAATCTAAATACACATCTTTAGCTGCTTGCCAAGAATTAATTTCTTTTATTCTAAATTCTTCTTTAATTTTCACCATTTGTTTCATCCATTCAGATATTTGTTCAGAAGTCATAATTACTTCAGTCACTTTGCCTTCTTTTCGTAAGCGTTTAATTATATTTTCACTTTGACTAATCATATTTTAAAATAATTTCCACCATTGATTTTTCTTTAATGAACGAGATTTTATTATTAAATCTTGTAAACTTCCATAATCAAAATCATCATTTGTAAATTTACCGTCTATATCTGCCAAATCTGATTTAGCAAGTTTATCTACAATTTTTAATGCCTCTTTAATGAGTCTACCTTTTTCTAATGCTTCAATATTTTTCATAATTATTTCATATTTTCTAATATTCTCAATGTATCATCAAAACTTTCAATTATATTCATTGCTTCATGATATGTTACAGCAATAAATCTTCTTTTACCAACAGTATTAAACACTCCAAGTCTATCCATATCAAATAAAAATCCTTCAACCATTTTATTAGAATTTCCTATATTTGTTTTCTCAGCAACCAATTCTTTTAATTCTAAACCACTTATTACTTTATCGCCATTTGTTAATTTACCATCATTATATACAAATGTTAATAGTGAACGATATCTATCTTTTTTCGTATATATTTTTTCAAATTTTTGTTGATGTATAATAAATAAATTATATTCAAACCATTCTCTAAAATATACACCAGCAAAAATGATAATTTCACAAAAACATGCAACAATTACAAATAAAATAATGTTTTGTACATCTTCTGTCTTATTAACATTTTTTACTTCACTAAGATTTGTTTTTAAATCAACAACATTTTGAGATAATTTATCTTCGATTTTATCCACTTCATTTTGATTAATTTCAATAATTTTTACATTTTTATCAATATTTGCTTGATATTGATTTCTAATTGTTATATAAGTAACTGGAGTTTCTGTTAATTTTTGACGTAAATCATTATTAATCATTCTTAAAGTTGTATTATCATCCTCATATGTTTTCTTTTTCTTTTCATATAATATTGATAAACTATCGGTAATATTTGTTGTTTTATTTTCAATAACATTATCTTTATAAGTGCTTGTTGATGCCAAATTTTTTGAACCAATTATTGATAAGTAAAAGCTCAAAAGAATTATTGAAACTGATATTGTTAACCAACCAACAATACTTGCTTTTATTTTCTTTTTATTTGAAACAAAATCTGTTGAAAAACTCCTAATTAAATATCGTTTAATTACTTCAAAAATAACAAGAAATATTATTGTGAAAGTAAATGCAAAAATACTTGCCCAAATACCACCGATTAAATTAATTGTAATTGCTTTTAATAAACCCGGATATACAAGAAAGTATGAAAAGAAAATAGAACCAGCATTTCCAATAAAAGAGAATAAATATAACCACTTATCAAGACCCTTATTATTACCCTCAAAGTCTTTAGTGTTAATCTTTTTTCTTAATTCATCATATTTTTTTAAATCCATATCTACAGTTTATCCATAAATAGTTTTAGAATACGTTTTTATTCTAATATAAGTGATGATATTCCATCTTCATTTAATTCGACATTAATTAAATAATCAGGATTAATATTTGCATTATGTTCAACAACCAATACTTTCTTCATATTATTTTTTATTAATTGTAATATTTCAATAAATTCTTCAATACTATCCTCATCTAATTTACCCATTACTTCATCAAGTAAAAATATTGTTGGTTTTGCTTTTACATTAATTTGATTTAATGCAAATTTCAATACTACACTAGAAAATGTTCTTTCCTTACCACTAGCACTAATACAATCAATAATTGCAGGTCTGTCATTATATTTTAATTTGGGTCTAAGTTCATCTAAATCAAGCCATACTTTAAATTGTGCAACAGATAATATATTTTCCAGAGTTAAATTAATTTTTGGTATAATATAATTACTTAACATTTGTCTTGGTATACCATCCCGATGAACGCATTTTTTATAAAGATTCATAACCGTATCTCTATATTCTTGTGCTTTAAAATCTATAATTAATACTTCATTATTTTTAATTTTTAATTGTTTTTCACCAATATTTGTTTTTCTAATATATACATTTTCATTCTCATTGGTTTTTTCAGTTTCAAGTTCGTTTAATTTTAATTTAGCTGTAGCAATACCCTTTTCAATCTTTTGATTTTCTTCAATTTGAAGTAAACTATTCTCATGGCTTGTTATCTTTTGTTCAAGAATACCAATTTTTAGTTCTTCATTTTGAATTTTTATTGGAACTTGGTCTAATTCTATTTGTAATTCTTTACGTTTTTCAACATCATTTTTTTCATTGGTGAGTGTTCCTATTTCTTTAAGAATCTCTTCCATTTCTAATGCAGATTGTTTTATACTTTCATTTATTTTTTCAATTTCATTAATCTTTACATTAATTATTATTTGATGTTCATGTATATCAATTGCTTGTTTTACATTAATTTTATCAGCAATAATATACATTTCCTTTTCCTTTTCTTTAACAGCATTTTCAATATGGTCTTTATGTTCTTGTTTTTCAATAACTTGTCCACATTGACTACAAATTTTACTATTTTTGAGGTCAGCAATTTCTTTTTTTAATTTAATACCGTCTTGTTTTAATTTAAAAATATCACCATTAATTATTTCAATTTTATGTTCTTCTTCAGATTTTAGCCGTTCAAGATTTTTAATTTCTAATTTTTTATTATATTCAGTAGTTTTATGTGTATCTTTTTGTTCAAGAAGAATTTTTAATTTTTCAATATCATATGTTTCTTTCAATGGTATTATACTTTGCTTTAAAACCATTTCTTGTGCCTTTATTTCAATGATATTCTTTTTATTGGCACTTATGTCCTCTCGTGCTTTATCTACGTCCAGATTGTAAATTTCTGAGTCTATTTTATATAATTTCTTTGAAAGGTCTTCCACATATTTTCTACCAATTTCAATTCGATTTTGAATGTCAGGAAGTTTTACTGTTTCAATTTGAGTTATTTCTCCTTCAAGTGCAATAATTTCCTGTTGTAACCTTGCATTCTCCATATTTGTAAATTCTACATTACATAAAACTCTAGGTTTTTCATTAACCCGTTTTTGATAAACTTTAAGACCTTCAAGTTTTTTATCAAATATATCCAATCCGCTATCATAGAGCAAACTGTCGATAAATGTAGACATATCGTTACTGAGTATGCGATTGAGTGAATCGGAAGTTGTCATTACAATTCGCATAAAATTATCATAACTGCCGATAATTGATTCTACTTTCTTTTGAGTTTTTACTCTATGGTTTTCATCAAGTTTTTCTATTGATGTTTCGTCATTCATTTCATCATCTGGCGTTGCCAGCATATAATAACTCAATGTTGTTGGTGCACCAGTAATTTCTCCACATTTGTTTTTATTAATTTCTGTTTTCTTTTTAATACCAAAATATTCACCATTAGCTTCAATAATCATATATACCTCACATGATGTTGCACCATTTCTATTATTAATAAATCGTATGTCACCGTATTTCATACGAGTTTCAGTTTCCAAAGTTTTACCAAAAAGCGCATAACTAATTGATTTTAAAATAGTTGTCTTGCCGAAAGTATTTTTTCCGATTATTTGATATAGACCATCTTCATTTCTCCAGTCAATATCAAATTGACCATATGACATAAAATTTTTACCACCAAATTTGACAACATTCCATTCTATACTTTGGTCTTCAACTATATCAATTTCTGTAAGTATTTCTTCATCTAATGCAATTACATCATTAACAAGTTGTTCATCACTACCTATTTTAGTTAAAAATTCTTTAAAAATTTCATGTTGAACTTCTTTTGTGGTTACATTTTGTAATGAAACATTTTCATTTACATCAATTTTTTCATTTTCAAGAAATTCATTTTTATGTGAAATTGTGACATTTTTATGTTTAGATTTTAAATATTCAATTACTTTTCTCTCATTTTCTTTAGTACGTGTTTGTGGTAATGTGCCCCAAATGAATCTAATTTTCATATATTTGGTTGGATTTTCAATTTCGAAATCCAAATCATCAAAATCAACATATTGTGTAATTCTAATATTTTTAAATGAATAATCATCATATATGGGAATTTCTTGAACTGTTTTATTTAAAATATTCCACAGAAGATATCCGTGAAAACAAGAATCTCCTTCTGTAACATCCTGACTTACAAGGCTTCCACAATATCCTTTAGTTTTATTTTTATCTAAGTATTGTTGGATATGAATATCAGCAAAAAAACCAAAGTCTGATTTGAAGTCTGAAAGTTTATAATATGATTTACTTTTCATTTCAAAACCTGTTGTGGTTTTACAACCATTTATTGGGTCATGGAAAAGGTCAATATAAACCCTCTTATTAGTTTTTCTATCAATTTCAATTTGCTTGCCTTGTTTGGTTTTCCAAGAATTGTTGTTCTTATCACCATGATGCCAAACCACCCATGTTACATTTTCATCATCATAAAATCCGGTCTTATTATAATAAATAATATTAGGATTGTTTAATATTTTTGTTATAGCTTCAATGCTATCAGTTCTTTTATTATTTTTACGAAGAAAATCATGATTACCACGAGTTATTCTAACAGGAGCAATATTTGCTAATGTATTTAAAAAATTTGAAGCTAGAACTAATTGTTCGCTTTCGAGATTTAAATAATCATGAACGAGGTCTCCTACAATTACTATCCTATCAGGTTTTTGTTCTTCTAAACTTTTATATAAGGTTTCAAATACTTTTTGATATTCTTCATTACGAGATGGTGATTTGCGTATATGAATATCCCCAAGATGGGCAATTTTTTGAATCATTTCATAATCAAATTACATAAAATTATTTTTACAAATATATTGAAAAGCCACGTATAATGCAAGGATTTTAAAAATTTGTCAACGTGTCTATTTTAGTGTCAAGATGTCATATATTTGTTTATGGTATAACATTTGATTAATTCTAATTAAAAATAATTTTATATTTAAAAATTTATATAATATGTTAATAAAAAGATTTCACTATGACCCATTCATAAGTTTGTTTGATGACATGATGAATGATGCATCAACAAGTACTACAACAGCAAGAATACCCAAACATAATGTCATTGAAAATGATAAAGAATTTCAAATAGAAATATCATTAGCTGGTGTAAAAAAAGATGATATGAATATTAATATTGACAAAGATGTTATGACAATTAAAGCTGAACGTAAAGAAATAAAAGATGTAAAATATAATCGTAAACAAACTTATTTTGGTAAATACGAAAGAATGTTTGTGCTTCCAGACGAAATTGATAAAGAAAATATTAGTGCTTCATTAGTTGATGGAATACTTAGAGTAATTGTTCCTAAACTCGTGGGTGATACAAAGTTAACTAAAAAAACAATTGAGATTAAGTAAATATATTAAGAGTCCCAAAAATAAAAAAGGCATCGAATATGATGCTTTTTTTATTGTTCTGGTTGCATTTGTTGTTGCATACTTGTTCTTGCAGCTTCAAATTCATCTTTATATACATCAATTTGACCAATTATAAAGTTTGATACATCAGTAATTGTTGTAATATTTTCTTTAATTAATTGTTTGCTACTTAATTTACCCTGTGCTTGCCATAAAGCCATATATGTTGGGTGATGTTCTACTGATAATCCATAATGCTTACAAAGAACTGCAGATACTGTTTCTGCTTGAATTTCTTTAATTTGTTTTATCATTGCAAAATTTAAATCACCTTTTTTCTGAAAATAATCTAATGCTTTATTATAAAATTTACCACCTGATTGATGTAATAAATCGTGTGCCCATTCATGAAATATTGTTGATGCAGCACCACTACCAGTCGCATTCTGACTAACATTTATTTGTCCTTTTCTACTCCAGCCAGCTTCACCTGCAGTTGCAGGGTCTTGTGTTACTCTCATGCCCATCTTTTCCAAACTTTTTTTTGCAATTGTAAATAATGCTTTTGCATCGGCACGGTCATCATATTCACCTTCCCATTCCGGTTTATCTTGAATTGGTTCACCTTCTGTATTTGCAACATCATAAACAACACATGGGTCGAATTTTACATGAACAATATTTCTTCTTGTTTTAATTGCATTCATTTTAGTATTATCAATTTGTTCAATACCTGCTTCAACTTTTGTAACATATTCATTATCTCTATTTTGCTGGTCTAAAGTATATTGAGAAAGTTTTCCATCTGCAGTTTTAAAAAATTTATTTGCACACCAAATTGAAATTGCTTTCTTTTTATCAATGACTTTTCTATGAAATTTTTTATTCCATTTACCTTCACCTGCAACCTGTGTTGCATTTGGGTCTTGTAAATAGATTAACATGATATTACTGAAACTATATTTATGAAATTTATGAGAAAAATCTAAAAATTTTTGAAATTCTGCACTTGCTGCTCTTTCATCAGTAGCATTTGCAATATCTTCAATATATTGTTCTATTTTTGTTTCAAGTTCTGATTTTGTTTTTGCTGGCATACTTGAATTTTGAACTTCGGATTTAAGATTTTCTAATTGTGACATAAAATCTTCAAGATTACCAGTTTGACCACCTTGTGTTTCTAATTCAGCATTAATTGTTTTTAATCCATCAAGAACTGCAGTACTTAATTTATTTCCGAACATCCACCATTCTTTACCATTCCATTGAAAACCAAGTGCAGATAATTTTTCTTTTACTTTTTTTGTTTCTAAATTTACATCAGAAACTACAATATATCTCACATAAGATTTTCCTTCTTTACTGGTAAGATTTTGCTTTTGTAGATTAACATACTCGAAAATACCTTTTTTCATAGTATCAAATATTTTTTATAAATACTTGATTTAATTGTAAATTATCTCTGGGTTATTTTTTTTGAGTTTGGTTTTTATATAATTAACTCTATTACTAATTGTAGAACTTGTAACATTAAATTCTTTTCCAATTTCGCAATAATCGTATCCTTGAACGTATTTCATATCAAGCAATGTAAAATCTTGTGGTGATATTTGTGTTGAAATATAACTTATTGAACTATTATTTTCGAATTCCATATTATTTGTAGTACATATTCCATTTGCCATAAATGTTAAACTGCATGTATTATTGGATGTCGTGGTGAATGAATTACTAATATCTGCTGATGATGTAAATGATATATTACCAGTTATTGATGTAGCGGTACAAGAATTATTTCTCCATTTATCAATCATATAATTTTTAGCAATACTAAAAACCCATGACCTAAATTTTGATTTTGTACAATCAAATGATTTTAAATTTAAAAAAACTTTAATCATTATTTCAGATACATCATCTTCAAGGTCGTAATAAATAGAATATTTACTTTTTAAAAAATTTTTAACAGATTTTTTATATTTGTTATATAGTTTTTCTTGTGCTTGTTGATTTCCATTCAAAATATTTTGAATAAGTATCGTATCTTCCTGTTCTATTATCATATGGTTTTTGTAACTTATTAATAAAATAATCATCTATAGTTAAACCTCTTGCAGTATAAAGACTTTTAATTACTTCATCAATTCCTTTATTTTTACGAAGTTCATCTAAATCTTTTTCATTTGGAATTTTAACTAATTTAACCCTTTCTTCACAGCCAACATAAATAGTATGTAACATATAATATAGTTCTATAGCATTTTTATAGGCATCAGGGTCTAACAAAATAACGACATCAGGTTTTAATTCTTGCAGTTTCAAAAACAATGTGGCTGATAATGTTTTTCCTAATATTGGTATAATATTGACGGGAAATGATAACATTTCAAACGCACCTTCAACAAGGTATACAGTAGAATCCCAATTTACAAAACCTTCATTAAAAATGATTTTATCTTTATCCGCAAATGGATTTAAATATTTTTTTCTTTTTTCTTTCGGGTCATAACTTCTACCAACAAAATAATTTATTTCACCGTTCTTATCATAAGATGGAATAATTATTCTTTTAGCATATTTTCCAGTAGTACAAAAACCAAGCCGATATTTTAAAATAATATCTCGACTTATTTTTCTTTCATTAATGATATAATTATATGCTTCAAAATGTTCAGGATTTCCTTCTTCTAATTGAGAAAACGATATCATTTCATTAGGAAGTTTAATTTGTACAAATTCTTTTTCATCTTCATTATTACTATAATCAATTAAAATGTTAGCATATGACTTATATATATCATAATCCATATGACTACCAAACATTCTAATTAACCTACCCAAAGAACCAGAAAATTTAGGTTCATCACATTTCCAACAACGAAACATTCGTTTGGCAGTATTTATTTCCAAATTAAATTTTTCATCTGGATAAGATAAACCTTCTCTTTCTTGACAACGAGGACAATTTACTTGCAATTGTTCGCTTTGCAAATAACCATTAACATCACCAAAAATATTTTGAATGATAGCGTGAAATTCTTGTCCTCTAACCATTATACAAATATAAAAAAAAAATGCCCTAAATCAAAGGAATTTAAGGCAAATCATATAAATATTTTTAATTTTATTTTTTCATTTCATTAATTTTCTTTTCAGAAAATTCAGTACAAAAAGCTAGTTCTTTATCGTTTTCATATAATTCTTCATCAAAAGTATTATATTCATAATATTGTTCTTTAATTTCTTGAACAATATTTTCTATATCATCAGTGGTAATATCAACAACTGCACCAATTCGTCTTATTATTGGAAATGAGAGTGATTCAATATCTCCATTATTAGATATATCATTTTCTACTAAATAATTTAATAAGAATTCAAATGATGTTGCAACCATTTCTTTTCTATCTTCAGGAAGACCATCTAACATTCCAGTTTTAGACCATCTTTCAATAATTTGTTCATTTGTTTTCATAAATATTATATTTAAAAATTCATTTATTTATATCAATAATTTAAAACCTTCTAATATTTTCCAAGAAAGGAAAGAATAATATTAAACGATTTAAGAAACCCGGACAATAAATTCTAAAATTACCAATACCTGATATAGGGTCAGTACCTAATTGATTATGATTATTTTGTAATTCATTAAACAACTCAATTATTTTTAATTTTATTGCACCATCTCCAACACCATCTTTAAGATGTTGATTTTCTTCGAAAATTCTTACATAATCATCTTTTGCAAGGGTTAATTCTGATTTAAGATTTTCATTTGCATTAGAAAGTAATTGAATTTGTTCTTCAAGCCATTCAATTCCTTTTGGTTCTTCATCAACTTCAAGCAATTCTTCTTCTTTTTTTTCTGATGTTAATTGTACATCTTGTAATAGTTCTTCAACTTTTTGTTTTGCCTTTAAGTCACGTTCTTCTGCAGGACTAATTATTTTTTCTTCTTCTTTTTCTGGTGTAGATATTTTATTATCTTTTGCCAATTTTATTAAATTATTATCTTTTTTTGCCATATTATTAAATTATTTGAGGTTTTAAAATATTTATTAATTTATTATTTAGAAATTCATTAATGTTTTTTTCTTTATATGAAATTCTTATTAATTGAATATTATTATTCGAACAATATTCATTTTTTATTATATCATTTTGTTTTAAATTTAAAAATTCAATCAATGCCTCATTATCTGATAATAATTTATTAAATTTTACTATTTCAAAATGTTGTTTTCCATCAAATTCAATTAATATATTATGATTTGGTAAATAAAAATCAAAAGGAAGTTTAAATATTTTTCCAATACAATCGTCAAATTTTTTTTGATGTTCAAATTTAATATTATTATTTTTTAGATAATTAATTATTTGTTGTTCACCTTTACTACTTTTACATATAGGACAACCACTACCAACTAAATGATTACTTGTTTTTTGAATAAAAGAACCATGAATAGGACAAATAATTTCAATTTTACTTCTATTTGAAATATAGATACTATTGGAATAATCATATTTATTACCATGAATCTTTTTTGCTTTTTCAATAAAAACATCTTTATTACATTTATGACCACAACAATATGAACAACCTGAACCACCTAAATGGTAATTTGGTTTTTGCTCAAACTCACCATGTTTGGGACATATTATTTTTACTTTACTAATATTATCGACATAAACTACTTTAGAATAATCATATTTATTGCTATGAATTTTATTTGCTTTCTCAATAAAATATTCAGTATTCATAAATAGACCAGCACATTTAGCACATCCCTTACCAATTAAATGCGATTTTGGTTCTTGAAAAAATTCTCCATGTTTAGGACAAATTATAGAAATTGGAGAAGTATTATTAATATAAACTGATTTAGAATAATCATATTTATTATTGTGTATAATTTTTACTTTATTGATAAATTCATTTATGTTAGATTTTAATTTTCCATAACAAATAGGACAACCCCGACCACGTAAATGTGAATCTGGTTGTTGTTCAAATATACCATGCGTCAAACATATAATTTTAATTTTTGTTCTATTATTAAGATAATTAACTAAAGAATAATCATATTCATTGTGATGAATATGATTAGCTTTCATTATAAATTCTTTAGTTGTTAATCTTTTTGACATTAATGTTTTAATTATATTAATCAATATTTAAATTAGCGTTTAAATGCGCCAATAATCCTGTCTTATCGTTCCAGATAAAACCATCTGCAGCTTTTATAGCACCTATAAAACCTTTCGAAAAATGCCATTGGTCAGTACCTGTCAAACTTGATAAATATCTAACAGTAACACCAAGGTCTTCGCTTAATACTTTTGCTTTATCTAAAACTGTGAATTTAATATCTTTTTTACGATGAATGTGCCCAATATGAAATTCATGATATAAAGTATTACTCCAATATGGTTTAGATTCAATATCACTTGCCATTAATAATGGTAATGAATTTTCTTTTTCTTCACTACCATGAGTAAATCCAAGTAAAACATTACCGTGTTTATAATATTTTCGTGGTAAAGCATCGTTATTAACACATACTTGTTCATCACCATTAAACCATGCTTCTAAATATGAACCCATATAATAACTACGTTCAAAATCATGATTGCCGGGAATTACAATTATATCAATTGGTACACCAATTTGTTTTAATATATTAATGCCATCAACCAAAAGTTTAACACCCACTGTAAATGTTTTTTGCCATCTAACATCTTCATCTTGACTAGTTTGATGACTTGTCGTATCAAACATATTATCTGAATTAAAAAAATCATTTCCAACTGGAAATAATATTCGGGTAATAGGAAATCCACTTGCATGTCTTAATAATGTTTCAATTGCATTAATAAATCTTTTACTTGCGATTTTTATGTCATAATCCTCACCAGTTTCGCCATGCCATGCTAATTTACCAAAATGTAAATCAAATATGCTAATTTCGAGTAAATTATTCTCTTCAGATTTTTTTTGTAATTTTGGAGTAACATTTAAAATAGGTGGTTTATACGTTTGTGCCATGTCAGCAAATATCTTTTGAATATCTATTGCTTCACTAAGTTGAACATCTTTTTCAAGACGTGCTTTAACTTGAAAGTTTTGAATTGTTTCAGGATTTTCTTTTTTCCATGAAGTAACATCCCATTTATTAATTACAAAATCTTTTACTTTCCAAATATCTAAATCAACATCAGCTACTTCAAGTAATTCATCAAGAGTTTTTATGTGATTTACCGGATAATTTGAACCAGTTTTCCATTCAACTTCCATTTCATTTCCTTTACCAGTAATAGTTGTTTTTCCATCTGATTTTTCTTTATTTATAATATTATCTTCTTTTATACTAAAACCACGATAATATTTATATTCTTCATATGCTTGATTAAATAATTCAAATAGTTCATCTTCAAGAATTCCATTATAATATTCATCATATGCCAATGCTTTGATGTTTTTTACATATGTATCTGAATACCCACATTTTACTGAGGCTTCTTTAACCGATATTTGATTTTTTGTTGCGTAATTAAGGATTTCTACTGCTTTTTCTATTCGTTCTTTTTTCATGTATATATAATTAGATAAAATTATTTTTTGATGTTTTGTCAAACTTAATACAAATATACCAAAAACACAAGGTTTTTTATAAATACATTTCCACTTTTTTTCAAAAATACTAGATTTTCCTCAATTTTTTGACATTCTTTATTGAAAGTGGTTTCATTAATTACAGATAAATCAAACCATTCACCTTCTTTTTTTAAGTGTGAATATCTTCGTTGTAATGTTCTTTCGATTTGATGTGCAAATTCTGATTGATATGAATCAATTAATTTTAATTCAGAAGAGTTTCCCGTTTGCAATTCTTTTAGACGTTTATTTGGATGCTTAGATACTCCAATTTTATAATAACTATTTTCTAATGATTGAATTAAATATATGTATTTCATTTAATTATTTTCAATTGTTTTAATCCAGCAAATCCAACAGCATAACTATCAGACATATCAAAACACATATCTTTTGGTTCTTTACTATCTTTTTTATAAAACCATTCAATTTGGGGTTCTAATTTACAAACTTTTTCCCAGATATACAACTTTTTCTTATCACGATATTCAGGTGGAAATGAAAGCGTTTCAACTTTTTCTCCCTTTTTAAATGTAACTTTAACTAATTCAGAACAAAATATTTTACGTGAGTCATATACACTTATTTTCTTAGGATATAAACCAAATATAGTAAATAAAATATATCTACAAATACCATTGAATCCATATAATAATGATACTGTGTTCGCATTATTGCTTCCACCAAGTGGTTCTTCTACAATAATATGTATTATTTCACCGTTAAGTTCATGTAATATACGTTCTTTATATTCATTTACATATTTTCTAAAAATTTCTGCTTTATGAATATCTCTAATTTCAACAGGAATATTTTTATCAGTCTTTAATTCAAGATGTTTTAGTTCAATAAGTTTTCCTTTATCAGACCATAAAGCACTTCCAATATTAGTTGTACTTATATCTAATGACCATATGTATTTTTCCATAATAGCATCTTTATATATTATACGTAATTTAAATGTTTTTCTTTAAATTCGTCAATCATTTTTTGAATTGCTTTGGGGTTATCCAAATACAATTGTATAAGGTCTTCGATAACACCACCAATTTTTAAACTTTTTCCTTTACATAATAACTTAAATCTATTATGTAAATCACCTTCAATTATAATAGATTTTGGTTTTGTATTACTGAGCGTAAGTAAATCTTTCATATTTTTATTATAAATTTTATCCATAATTTATAATAAATACTAAGAAACTATAAAAAAATATAAAATTTTATGATTATTTTAAAAATCAATTGCAAAAAGAAGTGTTCTGGAAATTGTTTCATCTTTTGGCACAGGGTCATTCAGTTTACCAATAGCAACTAAATTTTTATTACTATCAAATAATGCAACTTCACTAATATAAACTTTAGAAAAACCACCTTCCCAAGATAAATTAGTACTTGAATTAAATTCATTTAAATTTACATTGATTGACATGTCTGTAGTATAAACATCTGCTTTAATTTCGGTAGTTACATTTCCAAAAAAATATTCTTCATCACCAAAACATAATTGACCTGTTTGACTTGCTGATGGATAATTAAGATAGTCTAAATCATAAGTTAAATAATGAGTATAATTTATGAATGGTATTTTAAAAACAATACTTGTTAAATCTTTTGCAGTTAATGGATTATGATGTCCAATAATTTGGTCGGTAACATCTAAATATTTCCAATCAGTTGATACTGGTTTTGGTATTGGTTGTCCGGGTTGATTAAAAATTCTTTGAAATATTACATATATTCTATTAACAGTATATCCTGTTGCAAGTGTAATAGCAGTATATCCTGTTGCACTACTTAAGAATTTAAAATCACTATTGTTTACAAAATTAATGCGAAGTTCTTCTACATTAATATTAGTAGTAATAAGTTGTGTGCTATTAATATAATTACAATGAATTGCTCGTCTATATCCTGCTGCTGTATTTCCAGTTGGAACTAATGCGTATGTTGCATAAATTGTATAAGTAGATGCCATATTATTTATGTATTAATTGTATAATTAGGAAGAGTCCAAGACCTATTTGATTTATATGACATTGCATATAATAGTTCTTGGTCTTCTATAACAAATATTTTTAATTCAAGAAATACTTTACCAACAGAATATGGCGTTGATGATGTATCATTAACATCAACAAGATAATAATAAGCAGTTCTTAATCCATGATTAACATTTTTATCTGCAATATCATACATAGGATTTCCATCTGCTGAATATGCTTTTAATTTAAGTCCTAATTCTGTTTTTTTTGATTTATGCCACATTATTGTAGGAATTTCTAATACTGGTGAATCTAATAAAAATCCTTCCCCATAAACATTAGCTGGACTTGAATTTGTATAATGAATAACCCCCAATTTTTTATAAATAGGTGCTTGATTTTGAATATATGATACAAAACTACCAAATGCTTTGTTTTTAAATTGTGTATATTTTATATTTGCTGCTTTTACTCCTGCAATTTCTTCTGTAAATATAATTGACATATTCCAAAAAGGAAATATAATTGTTGGACATTGACTATTTTGTAAAAAAGATAAAACACTTTCATCAAGATATTCAGTAGAAGACATATTTGCTATAGTATCACCAGTATAATGAATTGTATTATAATAAATCATTGCACCTACAGTAATTCCTGAAGAAAGTCCCAACATACTAAAATCAGGTAATTCTCTATCAACAGTAATATGACGACCATTTTTTGCTAAAGTACCTGATTTTATAGTAATAATTTTATACCATAAATAAGGTGAGGGATGATTTTTATAAACATAATATCCTGTATGGGGTGTCCATTTTATAAGTAATAAATCACCAGCTTTGGGTTCATTTCCACTTTTGCCATATGTTGGTGCTTTATATAATACAAGGTCTAAACCACCCACAATTTCATTTACTCGAACCATTGCATCTGGTTGTTTTACGTGATTACTATCTACAATAAAATAATCACCATCATTTGTAAAAAATCCTATAGAATCTACTTTATTTTCAACACTATATGAACTAACTGGTATGCTTGATATTACATTATATGGGTCACCACTTAAATTTCTTGGAATGAAACTTAATACATTCGGATTCTTATCAACGGGTTTTAATATATTTGTATTAAATGCAGTATATCCAGTAGAAACAGCATTAACTGCATCTGTATATGCATAATCTACTTCACTATCACCAATAGTATAATATTTAAAATTTAATTTACCTTGAGATAATAATTCTCTACCTTTTGATGTTAATTTTATGTCTATAACAATAGGGTCTTTTTTTTCAATAAATGCCATTTAATTATTATTTAGATATAAATACAGAATAATTATTTTTTATATTATCTTGTATCTTGTATCTGCAAAAATACTATATGGTGAACCAACAGTATAATGACCAATACAATTACATATACTACTAATATTTGCTGATGCAGTAGTATATGATGAACCATCAGTATTTGCTTCAGCACATAATACAATAACATCATTTGAATCAACGAGAAATGGTGCGAATGAACCACTACATGAAAATGCTAATCTACTAACTCTTCCACCACCACGAATACAAGCACCATTACAATAAACACTAACTGTACCACCTTCTGGGTCTGATGTTGCTCCTTTTACTACTGTCCAATTAATTGTTGGATAGAAACAATCGCCAGCAGTTCTTGTTATTGAATATATAAAACATGCACTTGATTCTACACTATCACCACTTCCAGATGTATCACAAAGACTACAAAGTGAAACTGTATTAACTAATGTTTGTTTACATTGAACACTGCCATATCCAATACCAACAGCACTTTTTGCAAATGCTCGAAAATATGTCATAGTATTTGATGCAAGACCACATGCTAAATTACTAAAAGGAACTCCTGCACCAATTACAGAACAAGTTGAATTTATTTTCAAATAAGTTGGATAATTTGAGTAAATTAAATTAGAATCTGTTCCCCATGCACTAAGTTGGGTATATAATATTCCATATTCCATAATTGGAGCATCACCTATAGTATTTACCTCACTATTATTTACAGGAAATTCTGTTGGTAAAGCAGCACCTGCAGTACCAGTACTTACTGTCGGTGAAGCAAGTGTTGCTGGTAATGTTGTACCAGTAAGTATATTACCATAATATGCAGTACCATTAACAATAAAATATGCTCTATATTCATATATAGTACTTGCTGACAAATTTGGAATTGACATAGTATATGAATTACTTGCGAGAGGTCCTGCAGTCAGAGTTGTTGTTGTCCAAGTTGGTGTTGGTGTTGGCATATTATATTATTTTATTATATTATTTATAAATACTCATTATTTTATTATTCTGGTGTTGGCTTACCACCACAACAGCAACAGCAAGAAATATTTGATGTTGTTTCACTTATTAAATATGGAGAACCAACAGTATATGTTCCAACACTATTTGTAATACCACCAATCCAAAGTTCAGCAATATCTGATGCGCATTTTGTATTATCGCTTATAGCACATGTAAATAATTGTAAATTATCACTATGACATATAAGTTTAGTACCAAAACTACCATCATAATATCCACTACCTTTACCAAGATTAGCAACACTACAATTCCATCCACTAATTGTAGTACCATTACATTTTACACAAACACAAGTAATATGATTTGCTGCACTTGTACCTTTACATATATAATAACAAATATTTACATAGTAACAATCACCAGCATTTGGTGGAGTAATAGTACCCGGTTGATATACATTGGTAGGATAACAATATCCACCAGTACAAGTAATTACATTTACTACATGTGTTTGTGGTACACCATTTTGTTCAAATACAACAATTTTAGGTATTCCAACTGTTGGCGTATATATTGTACAGCCAGTTCTTGCAACTGTAGTTGATTGTATTGTAACACTTTGTGTTATACCTGCTGGAGTTGGTGGGGCAGGTGTTTGTGGTGTTAACCAAGTAATTGGTGTTACTCCACATACAGCAGATACTGTAAAAGTATTACTTATTTCACCAACAATAGTTACATTACATACTTGAGATGTTGCTGGAATATTTGTAAATAATGTTGGTGTTACATTAAATGTTGCAGTACTTCCAATTGGTCTGTATTGCATACCATACCATTGAACATCAGCATAACGTTGAATTGCATAACCACCAGTATAATAAAGTGCTGATGAAGAACTTGATGTACTTTGTTTTGTTTTACCTGATGGTGGTGTTGGGGGTGGTGTTGATAACGTTTTTAATGATAATGTATTACCAGTATCCGCAAGAACATCTGAATGAACAACTGCTTTATAATTATATACAGTACCTTCTAATAAACCATTTATTGTAAAACTAAATGAATTAGTTGAAGGTTTACCTGATACAAAATGTTTTGTCCATGTTGTAGATGTTGATTTCTTATACATAACACCATATTCTCTTATAAGACTTAATCCGGTAATATTTTTACCACCAATATTTATCATCGAGCCAATACCAGCAGTACCTGCTTTAGTTTCAACATATAAATCAATAGGTGATGGTTCTGGATTTTGTTTTATAATAAACATAGCACCATCATCGCCCAAATATTGTACTGTTCCTCTATATGTTAAATTACCAACACCAATAGGTGGAATAGAATTTCCATAATCATAAGGATTTGGTTCTGGATTATAATAATATGTTGTTCCAGATGGAGAGACGTTTACACCTCTCTTATACATGAATTTTTGTTTAGTAAATACAGTATTACGAATTAATAATCCACCCTTTTTTAATATAATTGTAGCTGACAATAATTGGTCTACAAATTTTTGAAAGAATGCATTATATTTACTTAAAAACGAATATAAGTTTTCAAAAGTATATCCATTTGAATGCAAAGTATCTCCTGTTGGAAGCAATGCTCTTTGTAAATACATTTCATAAATTCTTAATAATGCAGGATACCAACCGCCTTTAAAATCTGATATAGTTTTTCTATTTCTTGCATTAATCATTTTTCTTTGAATTAATTCAATAAATTCTAAAAATGATAATTTACTTATATCCCCAATTCCAAAACTATCTGAAACAACTGGTGTGAATGCAGCATTTCCACCAACAAGATAATAAGCACTAAGAACATTCCCATATCTAAGACCATTTGGTAAATATACTTCGTATGGATTCATTACGTTAATATCATAATCTCTATATGGTTCTAATGCAATACCATCTACTAAAAATTTAATATCAGATGCTTTATTTGCCTTATAATTTAATTTATAAACATACTTATTTGCACTAAGATTAAAATATATTTTACTATTATTAAAACTATCAATTCTTACCACTTCACTTCTTGCATTAATATCATTACTACCATGAACTTCAACATATGCTACTTGAACTTCTGGATTAATTGCTAAAAATGAAATTACATCTGTATTTTGTAAAATAATTTGACTATGACCAGTAGTATTATTTGGGTCAATAATATAATCTGCAGTAAATTGTGATGTGCCTTTTGTTAGTGCAATACCATTTATTGTTACTTGAACATCACCACGTGGAAAACTTGGTAATGGAATATATGTATATGGAAATTGTGGTTTAATACGTGTTACAATATATTGAATCGTAATACCTGTAACTGGTCGTGTTCCACCACTATAAATAAAAGTTGCTTCAATAACATCTCTACGATTATTTGAATTTGTTGCATAATTACCATTTAAAATTGTAAAACTATTTCCAGAAACACTATAATCAGCACTTAAATATTCTGGGTCTAATACTTCTTCAGCAGTTAAATTACCCATACCAATAGGTGGAATATCACTACCATAACCATATGGGGGATTAAAAATACGTGGTGCGTTTAATAATATACCATTATAACGAACTTCAAAATAACCTTGAGTTTTATCATATGGTGTTGGAAGTTGAAATGTATTTGAAGTTCCAGTATAATCTAATGATATATTAACATATGAATATGGTAATGTATATCCACTATTATTTGCTGGAAAATCTACATTTTTAATATAATCATAAACATCATATTCTATACCACGTGCCATATCTAATGCAATATCAACTTCTTTGGTATTAATTACAAGTTTACTATCTTTTTGATAATATTGTGGAGTATCATAATGAATTCTTGTTGTTGCACCCGTTTGAATCCAAGATTTTTTATTATCGACAGTTGAAGAAAGATTAAATCCTGCCATACGAAATACATCAAGATATGCTTGACCACTATCTGTATCTCCTGAAATTTGAAAATAAAAATCATTAGTTTCTAATGGTGCAACAGGATAACCACTTGTATCATAAGGTAATGAATTTGAAGGAAAATCTTGTTGAGCAATATTAACACTATTTGGATTAATTTTACCATCAACAGTATAAACGTATTCTGTAATATTAATGAATGGTTCAGGTATACCAATCAATAAAAACATTGATTTAATTGCTTCACGAGTTCCTTTTGATTTCCAAAAATAGTTCGTATTGTTTAATATTCTTCTCCATAATTCAATATCAATTTCTGCTGGTAAAAGATTTTCATTTAAATTTCTTTCTTCATCATTAACAGTTAAAAATCCTTGAACCAATTCATTTTCATTAACTAATGAAAAATAATCCCATCCAAATGTTCTGGACATATTTTTTATTAATTGGTCAGGTATATTATTTAATTTGTCATATGTAACTTTATTAATATAAACTAAAGAATCAATAAATTGTCTTAATTGGTCAAATTCTCTACCATAAATTCGTAGTAGTTTAGTTATTTTACCTTCTTCTGTTTGGTCATATGTTTTTAGTGAAGAAGGTGTTAAAAATCTTGCAATTAAATCCGTTTTAATTTTATCATATTTTGCACCAATTGTTAATACAATTTGTAAAAATTTTTGATAATTTGGGGTGTTTATATCTATATTATATTTATCAGATGTTGTCCAAAGCATTATTGCATCTGAATATATAATTGTACCATCATCAAGTAATGTGGGGTCTTTTAATACGAATTGAAATCCATCAGTTCCATTTCTTTGTGAAACGATATATTTTTCATAATCATTAAGTAATGCTCGATACTCTTCAAATATAATATTGTTTGGTTTTATATGAAAATCAACATTACCTGTTTTAATTTTATAATTAGGTGTATTACCTGTTTTCATGAAAGAAAATGGGTCACCAGTAACTTGCACTTTCAAATAATATTTTGAAAGAGTATACATACTATTTGTAGAATTTCCTGTAAATCCAACTATAGGATAAAAAGATTCTGGAGTAAATGGTAACCAAACAACGTAATTATTATATGAAATATTTAAATTTTTAATATCAACATCACTTGATGTAGTTGTATTTCCTGAATTAAAGACTAATCCAAAAATATTTGTTGTAAATGCTGTTGGTATATAAAATGTAGCAGTATTTCCAGTTGCATTATATGAATAGCCAGAAAATGTTATATTACCACCACGAACTTTTTGAGAATTTGCAAAAAGACTTCCCGGATATGCAAGAATAATATTTTGTATTGATACTCTTAAAAATTCATAAGCAGAACCAAATCTAATAAATGTATTTAAATCTGATTTATCAAGATTCAATACAGCATTTGTTGTATATGTTTGTAATATTTGTGACTGAACATCAGTAACACCCATTGTTTCTAATGTAACTGGACGAACAAATGAACTAAGTGTATTGGTATAGTCTATGGTTAATTTACCATCAAAATTAGATGTAACATTAAAACTTCCAAACGTAAATATTGTTTTTGAAGGAAAGTCATTAAAAAAAGTTCCATTTAAATTTTGGTCGAGATTTGTGTTTATTACTTTTACTTTTGCCACAGTCTTTACAATTTAATATAAATACAATAAAAAGAAAAATCCCAAATCTAAGATTGGGATTTTTTTGAAATTTAATTAAATTCGTTTATTATAAACCATTTGTAACTGAATTAAAGTTTTGTGTTTCGTCTAGATTCACACGTTTTTCTTTGACTTCATATAATGGCACATTACCAACATCATCTTTTATTTCATAAATATTAAATTGTTTTGTAATAACCCTATTTTCATCGTAATATGTTAATATTCCATTGTCAACATCTTTAATTTGTTCACCAGCAACAATATTAGAAAGAGTATCAATTGTATTTGCAACTAAATCGACTTCAATTACAAGTGGTGAAAAAAATGTATTTGAAATAATAATTGTTTGATTTGGATTACCAATAAATGGTGAAATATTTGGTTTTACGTCTGAAGAACTACTTGGTGTTAATTGTAAAAATAATAAAGAACCACTATCATCAAAACGATATCTAATAGCTTTTTGACTGGTATTTCCAACATTTTCACTAACAGGAACTACTTTATTTGAGGTTACTACATAACGAACAACATTTCTTATTTTTTTATTGGTAGTTGCATCAATATATTCAATTCGATATCCCTGTAATGCATTATTTGCTTTCATATTTGATGGTAATTGATTACTATCAAGTACAATTCCTCTTACACTTGGTAATGAAGATAATACACTACAATCAATAATTGTAGTTATGGTTTTTTTAGGTTTTATATATAATGTATAAATACCTAAATTAGAAAATACTGATGCTGGTAGTCTTAAATTATATAATCCTTCAAGAAGATTTTCATTACCAGAAATTTGTTCATCTGTTGGTAAATAATTATATGATAATATTTCAGAAGTATTTAATTTAAATATATCATTATTTAATGTTTCCCTATTAGGAATATAATTATAATAAATATCAATATCATCGATACTAACATCTGCTGGTCTTGTTATGCCAAATGTACCTACTGCCATATTATGTTTTATTATTTATAAATACGTTCGTATTAAATTTTAATTTCATTTAAAACTTCCATTTCATATTTATCAATCAAAGAATAATTATGTGGAAATTCTTGTCTAACCTTATTTTTCATTAATGTGATATTTCTATCAGTAAATTTATAACCAAACCATAAATGAGTATATTTTTTTATATCACCAGCACGTGATTTATTATATTTAACAATTAATTCGTGTGTTAATATATCATATAATTTTAAATTATAATGAATTGAAACTAAATATGCCGTTAATTCTTCCATTAAGATACTAAGATTTTTACCAGTTACTACACCATTTTTAATTCCTGTATGTAATTTATCAACCGCATTGAAATATATATCTCTGACCCTTTTTTTAATTCCAAAAGTGCCACAACTTGTAAATCTATTATCATATTCATTTAAATAAATTATATCATTTTCACTTAAAAATTTTTCATTATCTTTTACAAAATCACCCATAACTATATATGAATCTTTTGCTGGTGTTATATCTTGTACCATAATATCCCAATAATCATTATTAATGAATTCACTAAATAAATCATCGAAAATAAAAACATCAGAATCAACATGTATAATATCATCATCAATTATTTTCATTGCATCTATTTTATAGGCATTCCAAAAATTAATATCATTTTTATTTTCTTTTATAATTATTTCATCATATGGTATATATTTTATAAAAGAATTATATGCTTCTTCATTACAAATCATTGTTACATTACCATAATATTTATTTAATGTTAAATAACTTAAATAAAATGAATAAAAATTTAAAAAAACGTTTTTGTTACTATAAGGACTACCTTCTTTAAATTGTGCAAAAGATTGAATTATTTTCATATTTTATGTATTACTTACTATATTAAAAAATCTACCACCAGCATATGTCGTTAAATCAATTAAACTTTTTATATATTCTAATCTATAATTTAAATCGAATGCCGATAATTCTTGTCTTATTATAAATATGTCATTATTAATTTCTGGATTGCTAATAATATTTTCTTTATTAAAATCTTTATAATATGGCTTATTAATAAAATCTGGACTATTATATCCTTGTCCAGTAAAATTAAATGTTGTTGTTGTCGCACTTCCAATATAAGTATCAATAAATTTAATTCCACCAATATAATAAACAACAATCACATTTTCTGTTGAATTATTATAGTCAACACCATCAGTTAATGTTGAACCACCGTCAATATATTGTTGAAAAAATAGAACTCCTTTAGTATATTTTTTTAATTCCGTTAATCTACTATTTATTGTTGTGCCTGTTATTATCATATAATTAAATTTTATAATAAATTTCCAAGTCCAATTGGTTCTTCATAACCATAAGGCAAAGAATCAATCATATCTGCATCAAAAAAACCAAAATCATGTGTTTCTTGTACAAGACAAATTTTAATGTAATAAACTGCAACTAAATTTGGAATAATAATTCTGCAATTACCTTTACATCCAGATGTTGTTCCAGTAGTTAGTGCTTGAAGTATAGTTTTTTTAATTATTTCCATTATCCCACTTTTTTTCTTAAAAACACTGTAATATCTTTTTGTGGATATTTAATTTCAAACATTGAATCTTGCATTGAATGAATTGTATTATTAACCACAGAAATTTCACCAGTAGTTGTATTTACTATTGGTTGTGCGATTATATTATTTGAATATTGTCCACCTACTTTATTATAAACCGTTATACCAATAACATTTATAACACCATTTGCTGCCAAAATTTCTTTTTGGAGTTGACCAAGAAATATGTCTTGATTCATTTCATGTGTATTAATATCAAGAAAATTTATAACAAGTGTTATAATACTATTCGCAACTTGATTATCTGATATATTTTCAACATATACATCAATATCAAATGCTAAATTAAATATTTGACCATCCCTGATTTCAATGTAATCATTAATCATTCGATATTGTGATAAATATTCTGCAATATTTGCTTTTAATAAAGAATTACTTGTATTAGATAATTTACCATCCGAACCAATACCAAGTATTGGAATAACCACTTTATTATTTTCTTTATATGCATTGGCTCGAAATGGAGAGCCAAATTTTCCCGGCATTTTATATACCTGTAATAAGTAATCTGTTAATGTTACACTTCTTTCTTGACTTGAAAAATTATATTTGATTAATTGTCTAATTTGTTCTACACTCAAACCATCATTTCCACCAATTGCTGGAATTGGATTTGTTACTTTTAAACTTCTTTGTACTGTTTGGTTATAATCTTGACGAGAACCTGCTATTCTAAGATTATATGAACCAAATTGTGTAAGCACATCAGTACCGATATTTGAACTAATACCGCCACCTGTTCTATATCGTACAAATAATGTATAATTTGCTTTAAGTTTTTCACCTAAAGCAGTATTATTTAAAAAATTTTCAAGAAAATAAACATTACTTACACCTTCTTTTAGAAAACCTTCTTTAAATGCATTTACATCAGCATCACCAGAACCAAATGTTAATTTACAATAACCTTGTGGAGTATATTCTTTAATGAATTTTTTTGTTACATCAATCCATGTTGCAGATTTCAATCCTTGTGTATTTGTATTAGCACTTGAACTTTGTGTATCTTCAACAAATACACGTTGTTGCGCTAAATAATCAACTTCAAAATATCTATTATTTGTATTATAAAATTCACTAATTGGTGGATTTGTTGTATAATTAGTTCCTTCTAAAAGTATTATATTTTCAATTTCAATTACATCTGGGTCAGGTAATGTTATACTAAAAAATGGTATTACATCTGTTGAATTAATTATTTTTTTATATATATTTGTTCCACCATTTATAACAACTTCTCTTTTAGTAACAAAATAACTTACAGGAATACCATTTGAATCTAAATTTGGTATAATTCTACGATTAGGGTCACCTAAACTACTAAATGGTGAATTCCAATCAATATTTGATTGAGTTTCAAAAATTTTACCACCACCAATTACTTGTGCCCCCATATCTAAAACAGGATAATATGATGAGTCTGGAGCATTACCTAAAACAGGAACTACTACTGTAAAATCTACAACTGTAACACTTGGTCTTCTTGCAGGAATATTAAATCCCATATTTTTTGCAATATTAAGAATCGATGACTTTTGTTGTGCATATTCTAAAATATTTTCCTGAAACGCCCTATCAGTATTGATACTCAAGTTATTGGCAACACCAGCATTTAAATCAATAAGCATTGCACCAACGCTTGAATCGGTAAAATCTTTAAGTACTTCAGGATACATTTGTTTAATTAAGGAAATTAAATCCATTCTTATTTCACTAAATGTTCGTGAACCATATTGAATTATATTTGTTGTATTATTAGCCATTATATTATTCCCCCCAATATTTGATTGATATTATTAATTTCGTTATATTTTATTCTCAATAATTTAAAATTATTATTTTTTGTAAATAAATTTTTAATTTCGTCATTTTTTTGTCGTAATTTAAATGCAATCTTACCACCAAAATAGTTAACCAATTTTAAATGTTGCAAACCATCATATTCAATTAATAAATTTTGTTTAGGTAAATAAAAATCATAATATAGCAAACGTTTATTCTTACAACCATCAAATGTTTTTTCTCTAATATATTTAATATTTCGTTTATCTAAATATTTTTTTATGATTATTTCGCCCTTTGATTCGTTACATAATTTACATCCTTTACCACATAAATGAGCACCAGCCATTTGTTCAAAAATACCATGTTTATTACAAATAATTTTTATTTTATTGTTCCACCCATTATATTCAACTAATTTATAATTATATTTATTTTCGTGTATATTTTTTGCTCTATTTATAAATTCCAAATTATCTAATTTAAATATTTTACCATTTTCATTATATCCGCAATCAGGACAACCATTACCATTTAAATGATTTGTTGGCATTTGGTTAAAAACACCATGTATTTTACAAACAATATTAACATTAGCGTGTGAACCGCAATACTTCACTAAATTATATTCATATTTATTACCATGAATAACTTTAGACTTTTCAATAAAATTAATCGTATTCATTTTTTTATTTTTCACACAATCAGGACAACCATTGCCATTTAAATGATTATTTGGTGTTTGTTCAAATTTACCATGCTTTGGACAAATAATTATTATTTTATTTTGTGAACCATAATATTCAACTAAAGAATAATCATATTTATTTCCATGTATATTTATTGCTTTTTTTATAAACTCATTGGTTGTATATTTTTTCATATTATTAATTTAATTTTCCAAAATCAATTCCTTCAAATTCGTTTGGATTCATAATATTATTATCATCATAATAATTCATAATTGTTTTATTATATTCCATTGTTTGATATATATCAGTAAAAATTATTCCATTAGGTAATTCTTTTTTCATATTGATAAATTTAACCTCATCATTTTGATGAATAACACAATTTTTATTATAAAAAAATTCTTCTGGTAATAATATTTCTAAGCAATGAAGATATTTTTTAATTCTTAATTTTATGTCTTTATCATCATAACCATATGAAAATAAATTTTCATTATAACCACCTAATTTAAAATAATTAAATCTACTTAATCCTATAAATCCTAAACATTCTAAATCACATAAACATATGTTATTAATGTCATTTGATAAAAATGTTTGATATATAAAATTTATAATATTTTTATTTAATATATTATCACAATCAAAATTAATTAATACCTCTCCTGTTGAATATTTATGTGCAATATTTTTGGAATGAGATGAATTATAATATTTTTTATTATTTATTTTAATATACCTTAATAGTCCTAAATTTATATATTCTTGAAGATTATTCGAAACAAAATTATCCATATCATCTTTAGAATCATAATTACATAATGATATTTCAAATTTATCACTATTAGAAGCATTAAATTCTTTAATTAATTCAATATTTTTAAATATAGTTAAATTTAAAAACTCTATTCTATTCATACATGTAGTACACAAAGATATTATCATATTTAAAAATTTAAATCAATATTACCTTCTTCATTAAGTACACCTTCAGTATATACAAACTTAATATTAACATTTAATTGACTATCAGATATTGGTTGTCCATTATCATCAACAAGTTTATTAAATGTTACAGAAGTTATTTTAATCTCTGGAATATATAATGAAACAGTATTTTTTATTTCCTCTTCTATTTGACTTGAAGTTAAATCATCATTTGGTTCAAATATATATTTTAATAAATTTGTACCATAATCAGGTTCATAATATCTTTCATTTTTTTGTGTCAATAAAAGTAAAAGCAAGTTAGAACTATATGAATCTTTAGTTACTTGATTCATTAAAAGAAACGAATTAGTTGCTTGGTCATCTTGAAATGGATAGGTAATATTATAAGAATTCATTGTAATTATTTTTTATATAAATACTTAATAAATAAAAAATCCCGACAAACTTGCCGGGATTTAATATTATTAATAATTTATTTACATTTGCTTTGGTTTTCTACCTCGTTTACCTTTTGTTAATGCTTTTGCCTCATCCTCTTTTTGTTTTTTTACATCATAAAGGCTTTTAATTGATTCATGTAATGTAATAATTGGAGCATGTCCATATTTTTCTAATACACCAGTATGTGTATTGAAATTAGGTTTCTCTAATGAAACTGTGTCTGTTTCATTGACACTTACACCTGCAAGACATTCAACAATTGCAATTTCTTGTAAGTCTGGGGGTAATTGGTCGAAAATTTCTTCGTTAAAAATGACCGCAAAATTAATACCATTTGTTAATACCTCTACAAGGTCATTTGTTTTAACGATTTTATAAAGTTCCTTTTGTTTATTGTTACAAAGAACTTCAAATTCAAGCCAATTTTTGATTGTTGTTTTACTTTTAATTTCACCGAAAAGATTAATCATTTCTTCTGATGCTTTTTCAATTTTTGCCATAATAATTATTTTTAATTGTTAATAATAGAATTCTTATATTTCATATTTATTTGATTAATTTTTTCAAGTAAGTTTGTAAATATTGGATTCTTTGCTTCAAATTCTTTACCAAATTTTTCTTCAAGTTCTTTGGTAAAAGATAATAAATCTTGAATGCTTGCTTTCAACATATCTTCAATTTCGATAAGTGTTTCAAGTTGTTTATCAGCCAAATTTGTTAATCCAGCAATTCGTTTATTTTCTTCATCACTTTCTTTCATTTCTTGCATTTTTTTTTCATATTCTGAATTAAGTATAAGTACTTCTTCTTCACTTACAGTTTTAATACCTGCTTTTTTTACACGGTCATTAATTGATTTTGATAAATCACTATCATCAATAGATATATTAGGTTTTGTCATTGTTGATAATTTTTCATCTGCTAATTTATCAATTTCAATTATTTTTTTTGCTGCTTCTGAATTAAACTCACCAGTATCAACTGCTTTTTTGAGTTTTTCTAAAAAACTTGAATCTGCCATAATATTTCGTTTTAGTTTTATTATAATTTTATTGTTTCCATTTCAATTCCTTCAAATTTCAGGACTTCATATATGTCATTATGTATTAATCTTTTCACGAATTTAATAATTCTAAATGCTTTCAATTCGCCATATTCATCTCTCACATAAATTTCTTTAATATCTTGAATTTCCTTAAATGCATTTGAATCATCATCTAATTCTAAAGTTTTAAACTTCAATGGTATGAAAAATTCTAATATCCTATATTCAAAACCGATTCTTTTTATGTGTAAATATTCTGTTAATTCCTCAATTTTATTTATAATATTTTCATTAATATGTGTTGCTTTAATTGGAAATTCAAAAGATTTGGATTTCTTGAACATATCTTGTACCTCATATTTAAAATCCGCATTTTCTTTTTGGGTTTTTTCTACAACATCCAATACTTTTGCAAAACCCACTTCAATTGGTTTATTATTAAAAATGTACATTATTTTATAATTGTCATCTTTAGTACGCCTTTCTTCAAATTCTAAAGTCAAAACCTCACCCAATGTCTTACCAGCATGTTTATGCTTATCATCGAAAAATCCATAATGTTCATATCTACGACCATATTGGTCTTTCATTCCATAACTCATGCCATGTTTATCTGCAGCAACAGCCATTTGATGTGGTGTTGATTTGCACATAAATTTATCTGCTTTCTTAAGAAGTTCATAATAATCTTTAACATAGCGTTCATCACGTTGACCAGCATAAAATTTTTCAAGCAAAGGATTTTTATGAAGTTTTCTTGTTGTTTTTTTATCTTTATCCTGAATATCAATAGCAGATGATTTTAATATGTCTTCTTCAGTCCTATATAATGCCAAAGAAACATATATAATAATTGTATGAATTTTTATATATGTCCAAAGAATTATTTTTTGAAATAAATGTTTCATCTAAATTTATTAATTAACTATTATTTGCTTCATTAGTCATATTATTAATTTTTTGTTCAACATTTTCTTTTTTCAATTCATCCAAATCAATTACTAATTTATTATTAATAATTGATTCTTTTTTTAAATCATTCAAAGTAGTGGAAATATTATTTAATTCATTATTTAATGATAATTCTTTTTTTGCCTTATTATAATACACATCATTATAATCGTCAACAAATTTTTTAAATTCATTAAAAAGATTCTTATAATATTCACCTTTCCAATTTCCATCTCGTTTAATAATTCTTTTATTTAATAAAACAGCTTCTGCTAAATAGTTAACAAACCTAGTTTCAACACCAGAAGGAAACCTAGTTTCAACACCAGAAGGAAAAAAAGTTTGTTGAACTTTATTTTTAATTTCATCGATTTCTGGATATTCTTTCTTGATATTATCAAATCTCACATCCTCATCGAATGTAGTATTTGATTTATTGTCAACATTTTCTACTTTACCAATATCATCAGATTTGTTATAAATGTTCTGATATTTTACTGCATTTAATAATTCTTCTATTAAGAAAGGAAGTATTTTGTTAATTTCTTTTCTTATTAATTTTTTAATTTTACTTTTTTTCATGTTTTTGTTTTTTAAATTACTACTAATGTTTTAGCAACTACTGCCTTATAAAATTCTGCACGTTTCTGGGTTACATTTTTTAATGAATATTCAACCTTAAAGTCTTCATATAATTGTTCACCAAGTTTTTTTCTTAAATCTGCATCCAATATAAGTCTCTTTAAATACTTAACCCAATATTTTCTTGCATTTTTTGGTAATTCCATCGGAATTAATACACAATTTTCCATGTGCTTACCATGTACATTATATGGTGGAATATCTGAACATACTATAGGAAGTTTTCTTGTCCAACATTCAACTTGTTTAAGATTCGACTTCATTTTATTAAATGGATTATTGGCAAGTGGAGCAATAACTATATCAGTTTCATCAAGTACTTGTGCATATGTATTTGCTTTTTGTGTCCAACGTCTACCAAAATTACCCTCATTTTCATATTTTACGTTTCTTTCAAAATTCATAAGCCATTGAAGATAATCTGGATTTTTAATCATATGATGATTATCAGTTAAAATTTTTTCATAAATTAAATACACACTTTCAACTGATTTAATATCTCTTTGTTTTTGATTAAAAACATTATTTCTATATTTTTCTTTCAAATCTATGGGTAATTTAGGGATTATATCAACATTACCTCTGGAATTATTAATTGCTTTTACTGTTTGAGGTGTCCATAAACCTCTTTTTTGTAATTCATCACCAAATTCTTGATTGAAAGTAATATCTGTTGTATTACCTTCAGTATCCCAACCGGAAATAATTACTTTGAATTTATTTCTAGTATTTATGTCATTTGATAATACATTCATAACTCCTTCAAGTTGCTCCATATCACCTAAATGCGAACTACCTGCCATATAAGTAATTCGAACCAAACCATCAGGGTCAGGTTTCCAATTATTTTGAAATTGTTTCATCCAAATAGGGTCAACAGAATTATAAAATACTTCAACATTATCTTTACCAGTTATTGTACGAATTTCTGAAGCAAATAAATCAGTTGTTGTTGTAACATAATCAGCAATTTTAAGATTTTCAATGATTGGAATATGTAATTTTTTTTCTTGACTCATTATATAAAAAGGATGTTGCCTATGTAATTTCCAATAGTCATCAATATCAACAATTAATATTGTCCCAGCTTTTCTTAGTTCATTCGCTAATTGAATCATTTTTTGTGTTTCGCCAAGAAATTGGCGGTGATAATGTATGATATGAAATGTTTTAAGATAATCAATGTATTTAGGGTCATTAAAATCAATTTGTGGGTTAATTTCAACATAAAAATCTTCTGAATGATTTCTTTCAAGTTCCATTGCTGGTGTTAATGTTCTAAAATAATTTACTCCAGCACCATCAAGATTGTAAAATAAAACTCTGATTTTTCCGTCCATGTTTATAATTTATTATAAAATAATGTAATTTATTACTAAATACGTAAAAATAATACAAAGTCATCAAATATGAAAGGGTTTTTAAAAAAATTAAATAAAATTTAATGTGCTTTTTGGTTTAATTTTATTTTCTATTGTTGGACATAATCCACAACACAATTCTTCTTTTGTAGATAAAAATTTTTTTAATTCATCATTTGAACAATTTGAACTTAATGGTTGATACATATCAAATTCTTTCCAATATTGTTTTATTTCAGGATATTTTATTTTTTGTAATTGATAATATGTTACAATTGGACATTTCCATAATTTGCCATCATATAATTGTTTGCAAGAAACATCCCAACATACACTATAACTTTTTTTGGGATTATTTTCATTATGAAATGGTCGTATTAAATTATCAATTCCGTTATATCTTTTAGACCAAATTTTAGTATTATCTATCACATCATATTTTATATCATATTTATTAACCCATTGATTTACCAATTCTAAATTTTCGTTTAAATTATGACCATGTAATGATATTTTTAAAAATATATTATTATTTTTTAAATAAATGGGCAAATTTGGATATTTATGTAATAATAATCCGTTAGTTAATAATTTTATATTACTATTTTTAAAATAATTTCTTATTAATTCTAATATTTCGTATATTTGGGGATTTAAAAGTGGTTCACCACCAAGTAAATGTATACTACAAGGTTGAATTTTTTTGTACCATAATAAAAAATCATTTTCAATTTCTTTTAATGTTAATATTTTATTATGTTTACTATTTGTAAGATGATTACAACTTTCACAACTTAAATTACAAAGATGAGATATGTGATAATCAATATGAAAATTTGTTTCTATATCCATAATTTTATTACTAAAAACATAAAAAAAGCCAATAAAATATTGGCATTATATTATTTAAAAATAAATATATTTTATATATGTGGTATATCTATCTCAGTATCTGTTTCTTCTTCTTTTTTAACTGATTTTTTTTTACTTTTTTGAACCGATTTTTTTTCTTCATCATCAATAACTTCTTTAGTAACTGTTTTGGTTTTTATATTATTCATTGATATAGCAAGTTCTGTACCATCAATTTCATCTACAGTTATTAAATTTTTAACTCTTAATCTATGTGCTGACAATGGTAATGATGATACCGTTAAATAAACAACATCACCCGGTTTTATACTAATAACTTTTTTAGTCATTTTATCTACATAATCAATATCAAGTATTGATTTGTATTTAAAATCACGCTTTGAAGCGAGATTTGTTATGTTTGTAATTTTAAATGTACCCATATTTTTAATTATTTTAATCCTTGTATTAATGTATCGTTATATTTAATTCCATCATAACCATTTTTCATTGCTTTTTCTGCAATTGCTTTATTTTTTAGATTCATTGATGGCACATTATATTGCTCACTTAATTTCTCAAAATTTACATGTGGAAACCAATTTTTTGCTAATATATCAACTGGTTCTTGTCCATCTTTATAAATAACACCTAATGCTTGTATGTCCAATAAATTTTCAAAATCAATTTCATATTTATCATATCCATCAATTGGTTTTAACATAAAAAAGTTTCCAATAACTGAATTTTCTTTAATTGGTTCTTTTCTATATGCGACAATTGTTTTTTCATTTTTACTTGGTGTTTCTGCTTGTAATGCAAGATTATCTTCTTCCAGAGAATCTAAAAATTCTGTATTTGTATTACCCTTACCACTTTCAGCATTATTATAATAATTGATTGCACCTTGATTTTCTACTTCTTCCATATTACGTGCTTGCTCATATTCGTAAATATCTTGAATCTTATTTAATACCCTTGCTGTATCTTTTTCATTTAAATCAATTTTAATTGCTTTAAGTAACTCATTGTCAATTAATGCTTTAGTATATCTGTGGTGTCCATCAATTATTTGATTATCAATGCTTAACCAAATTGGATTCATATCATTAATATTACATTTTTCCATTTCATCTGAATATACGACAGGTTGTGATGTTTTAATATCATCGTCTTCACTTGGATTTAATGAAATTAATTCATAATTTATACCTTCTTCATCAAGTTTTTGAAGAACTATTTCAAACGGTGCACTAACTTGTGGTAGATGATATGGTCTTCCATTTTTAAGCATAATGTGTTATTAAATTTTATTATAAATACAGTTCTTTTAATTTTTTAATATATTTTGAATTTCTTCACGAATAATATTTAATATTGTAAATTTGTTTTCTAATAAAGATATTTTACCTTCTTTAGCTAAATATATGTTAAATCTAATACCTTTTGGAATCTGTTTCTTTATTGCTTCATAAGATTGAATATCAGTATCACGGTCTTCATAAACATTTATTTCCTTTAATTCTGGAAATTGCTGAATATAACGTAATGTTTTTTTACCCTTATCTGGTTCAGCACGTTTCATATCTACTTTATCAACACTAATATGATTTGCATCAAGTATTGCTTGAACTTGTGGACGTAGTTTTTCCATTCTTGATGTAAGAATTACCACATAAGTATTTGGTTTTGCTTGTTCTTCTTTTAATTGTTTTAATACACTTGGAAATGGTTTAATATTGAAAACATTTAAATCCAAACTCTCAGGTCTGCCCCACCAACCTTGATATGGATATGGTTTTCCTATTTTCTCAGACCACTGAACTTTACCTATTTCTTTTTCAGGACTCATTATGAGTGTCGAGTCAAAATCAAATACACAAAGTCTTTTTATCATAACAAACAATTATATTTCATTTCATTAATATTTCCTATTTCTTCGCAATAAGGTTCAAAAAATCTTTTTGGTATTATATACATATCCATTTCTTTGAAAACACCTTTCTTTTGTTCAATCCTTGCTTTTTTCTTATATTCAATTTGATTTATATTTTCAACAATACAATCATGTATTCTTTTTGTTTTAGCAATATATGTAATTTTACCATCACTAATAATCCAATAATCAGCTTTTGTAATTAATAATCCTGATTGTCTTCCCCAATATCCGGTTTCAATACAAATATTGCCACTAATACTACCCATTTTATCAAATTTACATTCAATTGTTTTTTGTTTTTCTGCAAAGTTACCATTAAAAAGTATAATATCATAATAACTATATTCTTCTTTTTTCATATTTTTATATGCAAGAGGAAATAATTTTTCATTTAAATCTTTTAAACAAAAATCCTCAAATTCAAATCCCATTCTTGATGATTCTTTCCAATCAGCCATGTTATTTATATTCTACTTCAGTTACTTTACCTGTCACAAATATAGGTCTTTTTAATGGTTGCCAATTAATTAATTTATTTGACATCATTGGTTTACCACCATTTGCTCGATTAACAGCCATTGTTATATGTGCTTTAGCATTATGCGTTTCAAAACCACTGACACCAACAGCCATTACTTTATCATCTATAGCGAATTCATTAACACTTAATCGTACTGGTAATCCTAAATATTTTTCAAGTTCTGGGTCAATTTCACCCATGTTTATTGTCATATGGTCACAAATTATTTTCCAATCATTAGGAATTATTGAACTAAAACGTTCAATAAGTCGTTGTTTTGACCTATCATCAAGAACGACTGCACTATAAGATATGTTATTCATTAATATGTAAATTTTGTTAAAACATTATAATTTTTGTTTAATGCTTTTAATGCTATTTCAACTTCTTTAAAGCATTCATTAATACCACCACCACATATTACTAATTTACCTGAAAATTTTTTTAAATAATCCATTAAGTCTGGTATATTAATACAATCTTGTGCTGGTTCTAAAAGGTCACGAACAACACTTGTATCATAATCATATTGTCGCATAAATCCATTCCACATTTCTTCATCAATATCACGACTATCATTAATATTGTGTTGAATCATATATTTAACAAGATTAACTGTTTCATCTTCTTCAGCACCTTCATCCATACAGGTTCTAAAAAAAGCATAACCTTTATCTAAGTATTTGATAACCTGTAAATTATCTTCTTCCAATCCATTTTCTAACAACCACATTTTATAATCATTTTCACTTATCATACCTAATGTATCAGCACCATTATATAATAAAGTAATTGAATTCATGTTATAAATATTTTCATTAATAAATTTTGTAAATTGATAAATATTAAAAGTAAAACCTTTTTCATATTCTGGTTGAATATCAACAGAAATTAAATTAGCGTTTTGAACAAGATTAATTCCAGAATCTTCCAATAATTTATTACGTTGCTGTTCTTTAATTATAATTTCTCTTTTCATTTAGTTAAAATTTCTTTTATGAAGATGTTTTTAAGCATAAAATATTTTATTTTTAATTGGTATTGCTTGCGGAGAATCCATAATATCTTCACCATTTATATATAATTCTTCAATTTTTAATGATGTATTTTTAAATAATGTTATTTCTTTTTCATCTTCGCCAAGAGCCAAATCCATATTAGCATATATTGTATTAGTCCAATCAATATTGTCTTCTTTCACAGATGTTTTTATTATTGCTTTATTATATTTTTTACTATCTCCCCAATGTGCTTCAGCAGCATTTTCTTCCCAAGACCAATAAATACCTAAATGTTTTCCTTGTGTACCAATATGATAAATCCAATTATCATCAACTGTCATTTCTCTCCAAATATCAATAGTATCATTTGGTTTTATTTTTTCTTTTATTTTATCTATTACATCATCATATTTATATTTTAATTCCCATATAAACCATTCTTTAAAATCTTCATTTTGTTCAATAACTTCCTTATCTTCATCCTCCAAATTATTTTCATATTTATAATATTCAATATATCTTTCATAATTATCACTACGTTTCACATCTTTTATATATTGCGGTGTTATTATATTATCTGAAGTTATTGAATCAATTGGTGTTTCATTTAAAACATCATTATCTGTAAGTTTCCATAATAATTTATGTTTTAATTTTTCATTATGGCTAAAATCTTCATAATTATTTTGTAAAAATTCTAATACTGATGCTTCATTTGGGTCTGAATATTCTGCTCTTCCTCTTCCACTTTCAGTATTCCATATATCATATTCTTTAGCAAAGAAATTAATATCAACTATTTTATTGTTTACAACATATTTACCATCACCAACTTCATGATATTCTTCAGTAAGATTAATAGGCATACTACCATATTTAATAAGACCATAATATTCTAAATAAAAATCATATTGTGGATTTTTTCTTTTTGTTGCACGTAATATTTCAATTGATGTTTCTTTTTGGTCTTCACCTCTTTGAATAAATTCTTCACCCGAATCACTCAATCCAAAATTATTAGAATCACTTACTCTTTGTAATACTTGATAATTGAAATTATTATATACATATTCGGTAATTCCTAATATATCTGCCATATCTGCATGATTAAAAGCACCATCAGATTGTGCAACAAATAAGTTTCCATCACTATCAGCAATTGCTCTAACATTTTTATCAAAATTAGTTAACGATTTTGGATTCTTAAAAAATAAATCACCCTCTTCACTAATTGCATATGGTTTTTCTTTATTTTTTTCTATACCACCCATTGCTTTAACATCCATTGCAGTATTTGAATCAGGAACATTAAAAGTTTTTTCTGCATATTTATCTGCAACACCTTCTTGTTTTATTGATTTATTTTTTTGACTTGTCAAATTTAATAAATCATCTCGATTATTCCTAACATTATTTGAATATACCTTTAACAATAATGATTTTAACATATCACCAATCTCTTTACCTTTTAATCCAAATTGAATTAAATCATTGCCATTAATTGCTAGTTCACCAACTGCTTTTGGATATTTGCCTTGTAATAATTCTTGTGCTGCGGTTTCAATTACACTAGGTATTATTTGGCTTTGAAGTGATTGTGGTGATGTTACATACATATTATGCACAACTGTTCGTGCTTCAATTAAATTAGTTGCTTCACCACTATCAAATGCCATTTCAAGTGCTTTAATTTCCTTATAAGTATCAATATCACCCTTTAAATTATTTTTATAAAATTCTGCAGGATTTGGTAATAATCGTATTAATAAATAAATAAACTCACCTATTGTTTTAACTTCTTCAAATGGACTTCTATCAATTGTTGATTGTTTTAAATCAAAATTAAAAATTTGTTGAAATAAACCAGTGTCTTTAAGTAGTTGTATACCAATACGTTTGTCACCTTTTTTTAAAATTTTATCGAACTCAATTAATATTCTTTCTGGCGGAATTTCTTTAATACGACTTGCATTATCTTTAATCATTTGCATTGTTTGTGGTTCAATTGTAAAATCAAAACGACTTGCAAACCCTATCATTCGCATCATACGTAATGGGTCATCTGAAAATGCCTGTGGATTTGCAGCAGAAATTTGTTTATTTTTTATATCTTCCAATCCACCGAGTGGGTCAATAAATTTACCTGAATTAATATTAATTGCCATTGCATTCAGCTTTGCGTCACGTCTCGTCAAATCATCTTCAATTGGAAGATTTTCATCACTCTGAACATCAAAACCATGATAACCACCTTCACCATTTGGTTTTTCTTTACGTGGTAACGCTATATCATAATCAGTACCATCTTTATCAATAAATTTTATAACACCAAATGATTTGCCAACAACATCAACTTTACCAAATTTTTGTAATTGCGATATTAATAAATCAATTGATGTGTTTCTAACAATTAAATCAATATCTTTATTGGGTTTGTTAAGTACCAAATCTCTCACAACCCCACCAACAGCATAAATTTCAGACCCTAAGTCATTTATAAGTGATTGAATAAATGGTTTTTGTTTTAAATTATTTACAAATTCAGTAATTTTATTATTTGGTTGTATATTGTTTTCGCACATATTCTCTGCAATATTTATTGAATCTAAATCAAAAACTACTTTAGCTGGAAATGATGAAATTCCTAATTCTCGTAATGCATCAAATCTATGACCACCTTCTAAAACATATGAACCATCTTCATCAATAACAACAATTAGTGGACTAATTTCTTTATTATATTCAATCTGTTTTGCTAATTTTTTTGTTTTTTGTTCTTCATCAGGAGAATAATATTTTAAATCTCCCATTTGTGGAAATGAATTGAATGAAACTTCTCTAATTCCATTAAGTATTTCATAATTTGTTAATGATGCTTCAATTGAATTCATGTTTGGAACATCATTTCGAATTATTAATCCATTAATATTATTTCCATTTATTATTGGAAATTCATGATTTAATGTTTCATAACTAAAATTTTGTGCATTACTGATAACAGATTCATTAATTTGTTTTCTCATATAATTTTCAAATAATATTATTTCACTATTAATAATGTCTATTAGCATAAAAATCTTTAATATAAATACAATAAAAAAAATCAATATTTAAAATTTTAAATAAAATTTTGTCCATCATAATAAAATATTAATTATTGTAGTATTTATATACATTAGAAGAAGATTTAAATTTTTTCCGTAATTATATGTTCTATTTTTAATAAAAAACAAATGTATGAAAAATTATGATATAAACGAAATTGCAAATTTATATTTTATAAAAAAATACTCATTAGAAAAAATAGGAAAACTCATGCACGTACAGCCAAAAAAAATTAGCAATTTATTAAAGATAAATGGATATGTTTTAGATAATAGGTCTCATGATGGTAATAGTAGAAGATATTATGTTGATAAAAATTTTTTTAAAAAAATTGATAATAAAAATAAAGCATATGTATTAGGATTAATTATTTCAGATGGTTGCATTTATAAAAATGCAATTACATTCACATCTAAAGATATTGAGTTGGTTGAAATCTTAAAGAGAGAACTTAAATCCGAACATAAATTAGCAACATATAATGTTTTTGATAAAAGAACAAATAAATATTATTTAAGAAATTCATTATCAATTCCATCTAAAGAAATTATTAATGATTTAAATAATTTGGGTGTTTTTTCTAAGAAATCCTTTGATTGTCAAATGCCAAATATACCTGAAGAATATTTTTGGCATTTTGTTAGAGGTATTTTTGATGGTGATGGAACAATATTTAAAGCAACATCAAATAAGGAAGGATGTTTATATTTTTCAATTATTGGGTCGGAAAATTTATTGACAGAAATAAAAAATAAATTTAATTTAGTGGGAATATCTAATACAAAAATAATTAATACTGATTATAAATCAAACAATGGACATCTTATTAGAATTAATTACCATTCATTTCATGATGTTAATATATTAAAAAATAAAATATATTGTGATTCTGAAGACTTAAGGTTATCAAGAAAATATGATTTATTTCAAACACTAAGAGAATATAAAAAAGGTAATTTTGACCACACAAAACAATTACGACAAATAAAAATGTATGATTTAAATAATAATTTTATTAAACATTTTAATAATTTTCATGAAGTAAAAAAAGAAACAGGATTATCATATAAATCAATTCATAGAGTTGCGATGGGTATTAGAAAAAACACCAAAAAATATATATTTAAATATATTTAATTTATTTTTTTCTTGTGTTCTCTTGCATAATTATTTACAAACTTATTATATATATTTTCACTTATTTTATGATTCATACCGCTTTTTACTTTTTTTCTAAATTCTACTTCTGCTTTATTGGCAATTTCATGTGCACCATCTTTGCCACTATCGTCATTACTATACTTTAAGCCATAATATTTCATTAAATGTCTTTCTAGCGTTTCATGTAAAAGTATTGCACCTAAATCATCAGGTTTAATTAAAAATACATCATCAATCCAAATTTCGTCTTCAGGAATATATTTAGCATATTTTTGCTCTTTCTTTGGTAAATCCAAATCAACGTAATGATGTCCACCGTCAACATATTCATCGAACGAATTTTTTCTCACATGGTCACCATTAATTGCATATACTTTATAGTCATCTTCTTGAAATAAGAACAATTTATCTAATCCATGTATTTTATTGTCTTTTTCAATTTGCTTTTCAAAATCCTTAAATGATTGTTCATTAAGATTATTATTTTTCATTAAAACTAAATAACCACCATCACCATCTTCAGCAATAATTTCGCCAGTTAAATCAAATTCATCAATATCTGAAAAATCATTTTCATTTGAATATCTTGTAGCATCTTCAAATGTTTTTGTAACCCAGACAATATTATTAGCAGGATATTTATTCAATTCAGCTAATTTTTCTTCAGGTATATTCATTTCTTCATTACCAAGTTCATCTCTTTCAAACCTAACAACATCTCCAGCAGATGTACCTTTTTTTTGTGAAAATAAACTATCTACCCGATATGCTTTACCAATATAATTAACATTTTCATTAATTGTTTTAATATCAAGATTATTAATATCACCTTGATTACAAGCTACACTTGTATTTCCCAAACCACCTAATCTACATTTCTTTTTTACTGTAACAGCTTGTGCTCCTTTCATAAATGATTTTTTTCCAATTTCATCAAGAGCAAATTTATCTTGTGTTGCATCACCTACAACATGATGATATTCTAAATCTTCTTTTACACTTTCTGGAGTTGTTGGTACGTTATTATCTGTAACTGGAGATGTATCATTATTTTCATATGGTGGAAAATTATCCTGTCCAATACTATTTGGTGTTGAGAATTTTGAAGTTCCATCTTCAGTTATTTTTATATTTTCTGCACCATTCGGTTGTAAGTAACCATTACTAAATCCCACATCAAAAAATGCAATTACTCCATTTTTTTTATATCCTAAATTAGTATAATTAAAATAATCCAAACTTTCAACTCCATATTGTTTTGCTTCTTCAGCAATTCTTAATATAGAATAAAAAAATTCAGCATCTTCTGGATTTTTTGACATATATCCATCAATTTTTTTTGTATCTATGTCCCCATATCCATTTATATAATAATCAATAATATCATAAAGTCTGAGATTAAATATTTTTCCAAAAATAAAATCAATTCTTTCTTTAAGTCTTTTAAATTTTTGTGGGTCTGTTTTTAATTTTTCCAAAACAATTGCATATGTTTTAGAAATATATGTATTTTTTGAATCGATTGTAAATACATTATATGGTTGTGCTATATATTTTAATGGTTTATTTATAAGTTTTAAATTTTCTGCTGCTTCACTATTATCTGCAGTTATTTTTAAAATTTTATCATCACCAATATCATAAGCAACACCATATTCACCAGCATCAATAAATTTTGGTTCGTTATATCCTCTTATTTTAGCAATTTGTTTTGCGATATTATCTGCAATATTTCTATTATATTTTTCATCTAATATTTCTTCGTTTTCAGGTAAAAATATAATATTTGCATCTCCCAAATCAGGTTCATTAACGCCATAATAATCACCAACATCAAAAAATTTTAAAATACCATCCTCATATCCAAGATTTTTGGGATTACTATAATCATCTGATTTAATATTATAACTCAACAGTTCTTTTTTTATTTCAAATAATTCTATTAACCAATCATATGCTTGTTGTCTTTCAATATTAGAAATATTTACTTCAGGTTTTTCTGTAAGTATATTTTTTGCCAAATTAACTAAATTATTATAATCAAAACGTTTTTTCATTATAATATAGAAATCAACTGTCGTCATATCATTTGGCATAATAGTATCTATTATTTCAACATTTCGAACAAATTGTTGAACTGGTTTGTCAATAATATTACGTTCAATTATTCCAAAAAATGATTTATTTTTTTCAGTATCAACTATTTTATATATATTGTAAACAATTGCAATATGTATTGGTTTTACTCTTATTAATTTAGCTGCAGCATCTGCTTCACTAATATCAGTAGTAAGTTTTAAAATCTTTGTATCTCCAATATCAAATACATGACCACCAGTACTACCTGCCATATATTCTATAGTTTTTATTCCTAATTTTTCTGCAATTGAATTTGCTAATTGAATTGCATAATTTTTATCAAATACGATGTCTTGAACTTGTGGTACTTCATGTTTAATATCTTCATTTATAACATATTCTTCACTACTAAGTGGTTCTCTATCATAATAATTTTGTGAAATAAGATATTTTTGAAGTTCTAATAAATTATTATAAAATTTTTTCTTATCATCAACATGATTTAATGTTTCCTTAAGATTATTTACACATTCATGAAAATTATCTACAAGTTGTGGCATATTTTTTATAGGCTTATTTGGATATATGCTTCTTCTTATAATAAATTCTTTAAATTCTTCATTTATTACACCATCGCCATCACCTACACCATATGGCATTAATGCCCACATTCCATGTCTTTGGTCTTGTCCAACGTTACCTATATCGGAAAGAATATCATCATTACCATTAGCAAAATTATACAATTCATACATGTGATATTTTTGTTTTTTTTGAGGACTATAATGAGTATCATATACTTCATCATTAAGACCATAATCAGTTAATACAATTGTGGGTTGACCATCATGAAGTACTTCACCATAAGAACTTGGTCTACTTAAATCACCAACATTTATTGAATAATTTGCAACAAAATCAATTAAATCAATAACAAATTCATTATTATCTAATTGATTTTTAATATTTTCATCTTGTCCAAATATTGGTCTACCACCTCTATTTTCAGATTCATAGTTTCTTAAATAATAAAATAAATCGCTAAGACTTGGAATACCAGTTAATTCTTTGATTCTCTTTTCACCCACCTTTTTTACTTTTTCCGCAATCAACCAACTATCATCATCTGCATTGTCATAAATAATTGTAACAATATGTTGTGTATCTCTATAATATCCAATATTGGCTTCGGCTTCATTTTGTGCAATACCTTTTTGATTTTTTGCTAATTTTAATACTTTCTGACCATCAATATCATAAACAATTCTACCACTACCACTACCAATTCTTGATAGATGTTCATTAGCATATTGTATTCTACTTGCAAATGATTTTATGTTAAGAAATTCCGTTAAGAAATTCTGTTTAAATTCATCGTATGTCATTTTTGAATATAAGTATATTCATAAATAGTTAAGTTTTTAATGAATTTTATAAAAATAATGAATTTATATGTTATTTTACTGTTTTTGCTTTACTCTTTGCTTGTATTTCTCGAATAGTTTCGTATACAAGTGTTTTTATCATTTCACGATTTTCCTGTAAAACTTCTTTAATTCTTTCAACTGCATACATTTCAATGATTGTACCTTTAATTGCTTCTTCTACAACAGGACCAAAATTATCTATTAGATAATTATCAACAATTTTCTTTACATTCTCAACCAAATAACCTTCATTAATTTGCATTGGTTGTCCAGAATTTGGATTGTAAGATGATATTCCAGTATTCATACCCTTATTCGATACTATTCCTGCAGATATTGCTTCAGCAAGTGTTTGTTTTCTTTTATTTTCAAGGTCTTTATATAATAATTCATCTCTTTCCGGTGACATATCAACTGCTTCATGTATAACTGGATGTTGTTGCGGACGTTGTTGTTGTGGATGTTGTTGTTGTGGATGTTGTGGTTCAACAGTTTCATTAATCGGTAGTCTTGTTGTTTCTTTTTTCTTTACAGCCACTTGATTATCAACAATTTTAACTAAATTACTTGATGCTGTATCTCTACCAGTTTTTAAAGATTCTATTAATCCATATAAAAATGTATCTCTTGGTGATGCTCCGAATTGATTCTGTTCACCCATACCATCAGGTGCTATATTTTTCTCTTTTCTACGACTTGCTATTTCGGTTTTAAGTTTATTTAAATCAGGTTTTGTTGCCATTTTATAAAATTTTATATTTTTTTATAAATACTTTATTGTTTGAAAAAAGTTTTTCTTTGAACAAGATTTTTTTCATTTTCTTTAACCATTGTAGGTGTTTTATTTATATTTGGTTGTTTTTTCATGACCGAATCTTTTTGTTGTTTAATGAAACTTTGTTCTGCAGGTACGGTTGTTTTTGTTGTTCTAACCAATTTATCATAAAGATTTGTTAATTTTCCAACAATTGCTTCTGGTGGAAGTTTATCTTTTTGAGCAATATCAACAAGATGAAAATCTCCTTTTTTATCAATAGCAACTAAATATCTATCAGGTGATTTTTTCATAACTCTTTTAGCCACATCATATAAATTTTGAATATCTTTTGCTGTTGCATCTCTTTTTTGCTTACCAGCATTATAAAATTTCTTAAATTTATTTGTTTGTGTATCAAATTGTGATTTATCTACTTTTGCTGCAACAACTGAAGGTGCTGCAACCTTACCTAAACCTTTTGTTTGTACTGATTTTGGCTCTTTTGGTGAAACGGAAGCAATAATATTTGTCATTTGTTTATCGTTTTGATTATATAATGGTGGAATCATTACATTACCATCTTCATCAACAAAACGTTTTCCTGTTGGATATGCTGAACTAATTTTGTCTACAAGAAATAATCTCCAACCAGCTTTTTCTTTACCATCATTATCTCTATGGTATTCATGGTCAATTCTTTTTCTTGGACTATCTGCTCTAAGACTATCACTTTTACCTTTATCTTGCCATGCCCTCAAAACTTTATTACCTGCAGTACTTGTACCTAATACAAATGGTCGTATTGTTCGATAACCTCTTTCAATTGTATTATCACCAGCATAATAAATATAAATATACTCATGATTTTGAATTGCATTGACAATATCATTCTCACCGACACCTTCTTTTAAAAGATGACGAAAATTTTTAATATTATTGAATAATATTTTAATTTCAGTTAACATTATAATTATGCTGTTGCTGAACAATATTCGTGTCCCGGAATATAACGTTTACTGTTTTTTGCAATTGAACAAGTTCTATCTGCAATATCTTCATTAGTACCAATTGGAGCACCCGGTGTTTGTGGGTCTCTACCTTTACAATCGCCATCAGAAATTGTGTCTGGACTTCCTGCACAATATTCTTTAGCACAAGTATAACGACCTGAATTCCTAACAAGATTTTCATCTCTAAAACTTGCACTATTTACTAATAGTCTACTACTATTATCACATGTAATATCTGCCATTTTTTATGTTTTAATTTTTTATTATTATTTACTATAAATAGTTCTAAACTAAATTATTTTTCATCTTCATATGACTTAAACACAAGTGTAATATATTCTATTAAATGAGGTACAATATCTAAATATTTCATTTCAGAAACACTATACCAACCATATTTTGTATTTTCATCATTTAATTTAACATCTGTTTCTTCACCAGTATATCTACAAGCAAATACATGTTCAATACTATCAGTATGTCTTTGAATACTAAATGTTTTTATAAATTTTTTAATTTCTAATTTAGTTTCTTCAAGAATTTCTCTTTCAATCGCTTGTTGTGGTTTTTCACCCTTTTTAATTTCACCGCCAACTAATGACCATTTATTTGGCATCCAAATTTTACTATCATCTGCTCTTTTAAGTAATAAAATTTTGTTATTATTATTAACAATTACTGCAACTGCGTTTTTTTTTAATTCTTTCTTTTCTTCATTTAACCTTGGTGTTTGATATGGCATTAATTCTGAATTAGGATTTGTTGTCATATCTTGTTTAATTTTTTTTGACCTTTCAATACTTGCACGGTCTTGATTTAATGTTGTTTCAATAAAATTTTTCATTAAATCACCGCCAGCAAGTGCGTATTGTATTTTATCTCCAGTTTGTGGATTAAAATAATCAAAAAAATTCTTTAATCTTTTTAATGCTTGATATGTCAAAACACCGTTTTTAAGTATAAAATTAGCTCGTTTTAGACCATCTGTATCTGAAGTGGATGCTTTTGCTATCTCAATACTTTTAAGTATATTTTGAGGTATATAATATTGTTTATTTAGTAATTCTTGATTTGCCATTATGATGTCATTATATTAACTGTAGATTTATTTATTATTCTTATCATATCTTTAATTTTATCACAAGTAATATTAATTTGATTATCAATATCTTTCAAAAATTCTTTTTCATTAATTCTTATAATATGACAATTGTGTTTTTCCTTAAGATAATTTTCACGTATAATATCTCTTTCTTTACATTTTATTTTATTATGATTAATTTCATCCCATTCAATACATATATTATATTTCTCAATATAACCATCCACCCAATATCTTATAAATTTTTTCTCACCGCCATTTAATGCATGTTGAATTGGTAAACCTAGCTTTTCGGAAATCATATCTAAATAAATTATTGAATTCGCATTATATGATGGAACACGTTTTTTCCAAATTTCACCATATCTTTCAATCATAGTATTTACAATTTTTTCTGAAACCAATTTATTTTGTGAGGGATATTCAACACCAAATCTTTCTAAACTCGTTTTTTTTATTTTATCTTTAATCTCTAAAGAAGAATTTGGATTCTTCACACCATATCTTTTCAAATTTGTTTTATTTGCCTTTTCTTTAACATTTTTATTCAATAATGAACATTCAACACCATATTTAATTAAATTAGTTCTTTTAATTTTTTCTTTGGTATCAGATGATTGTAAATTATATTCAACACCAAATTTTTTCAAACATGTTTGTTTTTTCTTTTCTTTAATTTTGGCAGATTGTGAATTATGTTCAACACCAAATTTTAATAAATTGGTTTGTTTTATTTTATTTTTAGTATCTTTACACAATAAATTTGTTGTTGTGCCAAATTTTTTCAAACATGTTTGTTTTCTCTTTTCTCTAACTTCTGCTAATTGTGATTGATGCTCAACACCATGTTTTTCGAAAAATAATTTTTTTCTTTTTTCTTGTACTTCTAGTGATTGTAATGGATTTTCAACGCCATATTTTTTCAAATAACCTTGTTTTATTCTATTTTTAATATCCTCATCAGAACCTTTACATTTTACTGAACAATGCGTAGTATAACCTCTATTAAATTTTATAAATTTAACTAAATTACCACACTTACATTTCGGTAATTCAGATATATTATTTAGATAATTAAATAACATTTGTCCCCAATTTGTTATCTTAAAATTTTTGTTAAATTCTATTATGTTATTAAGTTCATTAGGAAATTCAGTTCTTATTTGCGAAATTCCTTTATAACCACCATCTAAAAAATTTAAAAAATTATTATTCATTTTTTCTTTCTAATAAATTTATTAATTTGTCAATATCTTTTTTATCAAGTTTATTAATTAAACCCGCAACTTTTTGAAGTTTTTTGTCTTTAATTTCTTCATCTTCTGATTTCTTTGACATTTCATCTTCAGATTTTTTATTAACAAGTTTGTCTTCTTCTACTTTCGATTCAGTAATTGAATTCACCTCATCAATTGGTTCTTTAAATGCTTTTTCAAAATGTGGTTCCATTAATTTAATTATTTTTTTGGACCATTCTATATCTGCTTTCTGACATTCCTCTGAATGTCCACCTTCACTTGCTTTTCTATAATCACTTTTTAATTTATTTGGATTTTTATAAAAATATTGTAAATCCTTCATATATTTTTCATGAACAAGTTCAGCCAAATCTTTTAATAATTCTATTTGACTATCATTTTCTTTTCCTTCCATGAATGGTAGTAAGGAAAAACCTAGGCGACCTAAGAAATCATATCTAAAGGGTTGCGTACCAATTTTAGAATTATAGTCTGTAGTATTATTAGCTTGACTTTCTAAATCACTGCCATTTGTAGGTATATCGTTCTTACCAATTAACTCACCATTCGAATCAATTATTTCGAGTAAGTCTTTCTTTTTTAATTTCATATAATTAATTTAAATATAAATACTCTTTATATTAAGATTCACCATCATCAACATCTAAAAATTCTGCTGCTTCTTCCTCACCATTTTCATGTTTTTCAATAACAAAATCTTCAAATGCTTCATCAGAATGTTCCATTTCAGCAAATACCCATTCCATAGTTTTATCTAATGGAATTTCGTATTTTTGTTTGAATTCTGCAAACGCAGTCATTCTAAATTTTCTTTCTTTTTCTAAAAACAATTCTCTATCACTTTTAGTTGCCAATTCAGTAATTTTTAATTCTTGAAGTTTCTTTTGATGTTCTTCTCTTTGTTTGTCAAGTTCAAGTTCAATTTGACTTTTAGGAATATCAACATTACTTCTGATTATTTGAATATAAACACCATTATACAAACCAACATGATAATCACAACCATCTTTTACAAGTACTAAATCGCCTTCTTTATATTCATCATTTATTGATTTGATTCTTGGCTTATTACTTATTGTCATTTTTTCATTAAGATAAATTAATGCATTATCATATATTTCATAATGAACGCAATATTCTTCATTCATTTTAAAACCATTCCAAATCTTTCTTGGGTCATATCCGGTTTTATTCCAGAAATCAACTTCAAGGTCTTCCAAATGCATTGATTCATCAAAATTATCCGAATCAAAATTTCTTAATACTAATTCATCAAGTAATGGACTAAAATCTGCTTTTATTAAATTATCTTCTTTATCCATTTTAACTAATATTTTTTTCTGAACATCTGGTGCAAATCCAACCAAAAGTGTTTCAACTCTTTTATTAAAAGCATCGAGATATTTCGCATAATTATAAACCCCTGTCATATTTGGATTTTGTTGAAGGTCTTCATTATTAATTAATGTGGCACAATATCTTTCTTCACCAGTAATTTTATCAATAATTTTACGTGAATCTCCATGAGATTTTTTATATCCACTATTTACATAATATACCACGCTATCTAATTCAGGTTCTGCTGGCATGTAATTAGCAATTAACTTCATTTTATCATCAATAGTGGGTTCTTTTTTTAATTTTTCAAGATTAAGACTATCTTTATGCTTTTCAAAAAGTTCTTCTCCAATTTTTTCACGTTTTTCAATTAATAATTCCATATGTGCTTGCATGCCCTTTTCTCTACCATTTTTATCATCACCTCTTTTTTTATAAGCACTTAAAGTTTTTTTAATTTTACTCTTACTTGCAATTTTCTTTAAAGGAATTCTCATATAACGAATATCATCAGCATAATCATAATAATACTTTACAAATTCTTTACCTTGACCATGAAGAATCATTTTTAATCCCTCATCAATAAATTCTTCAATATATTCAGGCATTACTTTAGACTTGATAGTATTACCAGTTAATTTAATTTTTTCTTTCATTTCACCAGTTTTCTTATCTTTAGCCATTGAAAGTGTACCATAATTAATACGTGAAAGATTTAAACAAGAAATACTTTTGCCATCGTTATCTATGCTTATATAATTAGTTTTATTTGATGTATTACTTTGAAACTCTTCCTTATTATATTTTTCAATAAGTGCATCAATACCTACTTTATCATCATACTTCCACATTTCTTCAATTGTACCATCGTAATCCATTATTCCTTCAATTGCTCCATTTAAACTAATATTAGTTCTTTCAGGATATTGAAAATTAATACCATCAGTAACCGCAAGTAATGCAATACAACCATATTTACTAAACCAATTAATTGCATGTCTTAAATGAATTCTACCCACACAAGTAATTCTTGCTGCACAAACATTATCTGACCAGTTAAATGAAATATTCGAACCCAATGCACCAAATAATGAATTATTTAAAATCTTAATAGGTAATTGTTTGACTTTAGACATTGCAACATCTGCTGCAGTAAGTTCATTATTAATATATTTCACATGTATTTCAGGGTCAATTTGTCTTAACAATTCAACTTCTTCCTTATCCAATTTAGTACTATTTGCCAATTTTTTGTAAATATTACGAGTAGTTGTAAGATAAAGTAATAATTTTTTCATAACACCTGTAATATCAAAAATTGGAAATACTCCTTCTGTTAATTGAATCATAGGATAAAGACTGGCATAATCAATTTTAATAATACGTTTTGAATATCCTGTTTTATAACATCTTGCTAAACCACCACTAAATTTTTCATATTTATCTGATTGAGGTATTGCCAAATCATTTTCATAACTCCACGCAGTCATAAGCAAATTCCATATTGCTGCAGTACCCATTGTACAAATACGTTGATATGTAGTAGGTACTATTTTAGCAAGCATAAATGATGATTGATTATATAATTCATCGACTTGTTCTGTTTCCCACAAGTCATCAAGAAGATATTGTTTTACAAGTTTCTTACCACCAATAAATATAATTAAATTTTTTGGAAGTGCTTCTATTTTAAACCAATCTATAAAACCCTTACATTCATCAAGATATGTCTTTTTTAATACTTTATATTGTTCATCATCAAAATTGGTTTTATTAATTTGAAGTTTGTATAAATTTCTTGATACTTCCTGATATTCATCAGGTACTTGAACATAATTATTTTTTTCATCGATAAGAAATATTTTATTTTCATTATAATATTTACCAATTGAATTATCTTCTCCTTCGATATATGTTCTATTCTGTCTTGCCAATTTTTCAAACTTTGCAATATATTTTAATCCTGTTGATTTTAAATCAGAATTTACTGCTGCAGTTCGTTTTGCAGCATGTAATGTATCAATAATTGAATATCCCCACATTTCTGTAGCAGTATATTTGTCAGCAGTGTTACCATACTTAACAGAAACATTACCTCTTCTTTTTAATTGTATTCCTTCTTTAAGTCCGGTAGGTACTTCAGTTAAATCCATTTTTAATAATTTTGCTCTACCTAGAATAAAGTCAAAATCGAATGTTTCAGAATTATGTCCTAAAATAACTGCTGGATGTAAATGATTAATTAAATTAAAAAAATCTTGAATTAGTCGAATTTCAGATTCATCATCATTTGTTTTATCTACTTCCAGAATTGTTTCAAAACCACGATTATCTCTAACCCCAATTGCAAATACTCTGGCAATTTGATAACGTAAACCAGTGGTTTCAATATCAAATGTTAATTTATGAACATTTTTATATTCTTCATATCCTTTATAAAGTCTTGTTTGTGTTGAAATAAAAAATTGTTCAGTTGTTCTTGGTGCATAAAACAAATCCCTATATAAATAAATTGGTTCACCTTTTTTATCTTTAACTATCTGGTCATTATCATCAATTAATTTTTCATATGGGTCAATACCACCATCTTTAAAATAATTTCTAATATCATTATATGACCTACTACTGGTTATTTTATAACAATAACCTTCCACTAATCTTTTTTGATTACCAGTTTTTAATGGAATAATAGTAATTCCATATTTAATTTTTTTACTTTCAATATATTGTTCAGATTGACCTTCATATAATTTCTTTACTTTTGATAAATCTTTCATATAAAGAAATGGAATATATTTAATGTTTTCTATTCTTGATTCTTTATTTGGTTCATGTATTATGCATTGGGCAATATTTGTTCTTGGGTCGGTTTCAACATTAACTAAATATTTTAAATCATTATTATAACCTTCAAGAAATCCTTTAATTTCACCCAATATGTTTTGTTTATTCATTTTTAATGTTATTTATTTAACGTAACATATTTCAACGTTTTAGTTTTGTTATTAAAAGTATATATTTTATCACCATATTTATATTTATTGTCTTTCATTACCATGCTGGGATTTTCCATTAAAATACCTATACTCCAAAGACTTGTTGGTAAATTATTTGCAATAAATTTATAATACTCTTTAGATTTTTTTATCTTAAAATCTAAATAAATTAAATCACCTTCATTTTTTAAATAAGGTTTAAAGATTTCAATGAAAATATTGTGAATTTCTTCCTTTATATTATCATCAGATATATTAGCATTTGATAATAACATATTTAATAAAACATCTCGAATTGGATTCATATTCCAAGTATAAAGTGTAGCCATGTTATATGGTTGTATTAATTAAATTTATAATATTATTTATTTTATTACAAACAATGTTAATTTGATTGTCAATATCTTTAAGAAATTCTTTTTCATTAATTCTTATAATATGACAATTGTGCTTTTCTTTAAGAAAATTTTCTCTAATTAAATCACGTTCTTTTTGTTTTGTTTCGTTATGACTAATTTCATCCCATTCAATACAAATATTATATTTTTCAATATATCCATCAACCCAATATCTTATAAATTTCTTTTCACCGCCATTTAATGCATGTTGTATTGGTAAACCCAATTTTTCTGAAATTATATCTAAATAAATTATTGAATTTGCATTATATTTGGGAGCGTGTTTTAGCCATAATTCACCATATCTTTCAATCATTGTGTTTTTTGCTTTTTCAGAATATTTTTTATTCATAGTAATATTTTCAACACCGTATTTTTTAAGATTGGTTTGTTTTATCTTTTCTCTTACTTCTTTATTTTGTAGCGTATATTCACAGCCATATCTTTTTAAATTAGTTTGTTTTGTTTTTTCTTTAATTTCATTAGAATTAACTGGATTTTTATATCCATATCTTTCCAAATTGGTTTTTTCTGATTTTTCTTTAAATTCTTTAGTATTAAAAAAGTAATTAACACCATATTTTTTCAAATCATTTTGTTTTTTCTTTTCTTTAATTATATTAGATTGTGAATTATGTTTACAACCAAATTTTTTTATAGTCGTTTCTTTTATTTTATTTTTGGTGTCTTCACATAATAAATTTGTTGTAACACCAAATTTTTTTAAACACGTTTGTCTTGTTTTTTGTTTAATTTCATCTGAATTAACTGGATTTTTATATCCATATTTTTTTAAATTTGTTTCATAATATTTATTAATTGAACATTTGTCTGAACATCCGTAATAACCACCAGATTTAATATTTTTATTATAAACCTTATATGTTAAATATTTTTCTTTTCCACATATATCACATTTAACATGAACCATACAATGACTTCCATTTTTTAAATCAGAAACTTTAATTAAAATTTTATTATTAATTTTTGTAAAAACATAACCTTTATTTTGATAATATTTTTTATTACTTGCATGCCATATTGTTTCAACAAATTCATCCAATATCATTTCATATTTATTAACATAGTATTATTTTTTTATTTCAATTTTACCTTCAATATCTTTTTCCATGAAAAACCTTAATCTTTTGGAAAGTGATAAGCCATTGTCATCACAAAATTTTTTATATTTTTCAGATAAAACTTTCGATATTTTAATCGTAATTGTATCAACTAATATTTTTTCTCTTTTCATATTACTACTTATCTTTATATATAAATACTTTTAATTTTTAAAATAATTCTATTTTTTATGTTTATTTTTAATAATTTCGATTAAATCATTAATAATACTTTGATTAATGTCTGATTCGGATTTTTTCCCATCAATTACCATTGAAAGTTCTTGATGTTTCTTTTCACATAAATCGAAAACGTATTCATCTATAGTATCTTTATATACAAAAAAATATGCATTAACTGCATTGCGCTGATTTATGCGATAAATTCGAAAAACTATCTGGTCCATATCAGAAGGTGTCCACGGTACTGTAATAATACCAATCTTATTTGCTGCTGTTAATGTAAGTCCTTCAGAAATTGTACTTTGAGAACCCAATAATAATTTGGTTTTTCCATTTTCATCTTGAAAATCTCTAACAATTTCGGCTCTTTCAGTATCAGAAACATCTCCAATATGAAGTTTTGATATTTCAGGATATTTATCATGTAATTCATGTAAACTTTTTTTGAAAAAATCTACAATTACTAATTTATCGCCACATTCTAAAATTGAATCTATTAATTCTCTCACACTATTTGTTTTCAAATGACTAGTATATTCTCGTAACTTACTTAATATTGCTAATGGATGTATGATTTTTTTATCATTAAACTCATTAATTGTTCCATCTTCTAATTCATAATATATTTCATATTCTTTAGGTGTCATTTCAAGAACTATTTTTTGTACTGTTTTCTCTGGCAAATCGAGAAGCATTTCTTCAAGTTTTTTTCTGTATGTAAATGGGCTTATTTTATTAAATAATTCTTCGAATTTTGTTAAACTAATATCTGTTTCCCAACCAAAGCCATCAATATTATACGACATTCCACAATAAATTTTATAAAATTTATCTTTTGTTGGAAATTCTAATGGTGAAATTTGATGTAACACGCTATATAACTGATATGCGTGCGATTTTGCTGGAGTCCCGGACATAAAAATTTTTGATATTTTTCCATCATTAAAAATATCGTCTTTAAATAATCTTTTAAACGCTTTATACGTATTTGTTGAGGTTGAAGAAATACGATGACACTCATCTGCAATTAAACAATCTATTTTACCTATATTTAATTTATCAAACTTATCTTTTACCTTATTAAAATCAGATGAATTAAAATAATCATAATTGAAGATAATGTATTTACTATTTTCAATATTACACGTATTTTTTTTACCAACAATAAAAACTTGTGAATTGTTTGAAAATTTTTTTACTTCATTTAAGTAATTGTATTTCAATGAGTTGGGTGTTATAACAATTACTTTTTTAAAATCATTCATTTCTACATAACCTATTGAGATTAAAGTTTTTCCTGAACCCATCCCTAGAGCTAATAATGCATTTCTTACTACATTTAAAAACATTATTCCTACAACTTGATGTTTAAATAATGTTATATTTGGTTTTAAATTTTTTTGTACAACATCTATATATTTTTCATAAGTTTCTTCTAATTCTTGCTTGTATTTAACCCAAAATTCTTTCTTAATATTTAATTCGGCAATAAATTTACGTTTCTCTGCTTCAGCAATTTCAAGTTTTTGTATTTGTTGAATGAAAATATTTCGACTATCATCATTACCAAAGTCAAAATGAATTTTATTTGAACCTTTATATTTTTTGATTAAAGAAAATAATGACATTGTAGTTACTTCCCATACCATCATACCAGCATTCCATTTACGAGTTTCTTCAGGTAATGATTTAAGATTATTTATTAATCCTTCATTATATTGAAACCTAAGATAATATGCTTGTCTTTTAGAAATTCTTTCACAACAAACTATGAATGGGGGTAGTGATTGCATATAACTTTTTGACTTTACATGCAAAGATAATTAAAAAAATTTAAATGTCAATTAATATTTTAAATTACTGTGGTTTTTGTAATACTATTAGATATTATAACATTTATATATCCATTAACAGGTAATGTTATTTTACCGCAACCGCCCTCATTTCCAGATGAAATAAAGTCTAATTTAAATTCCATTTTATAATTACCTGCTTTTCTTGTATCTCTTAACTTAAACCTATATGTTAATGTATATTTTTCTTCTGCAGGAAAATCTGGTCTATCATTATTAACAACAAGATTTGCTGGTGCGTTAGCAATTCGATATAATCCATTTTCATCAATCATTGATACAGTAACTGCAACATTTTCTAACATATCTGCAGTAATATCATATTGTTCTAATGTATGTTGAATTAATGGATATTTTAATTCAGGAAGTGTGCTATCTTTCTTAATAAAAAAATTATTAATATTAAATGTTGAATAGTCCATTTTTATTTATCAGTTTTAGTACTACTATCAGTATTGTCTATATTATTTATTTTATTATCTATCAACTTACCGTCATTTTCAATTGTTTTCGCTTTGTTTTTACCATAAATAACACTACCTAAAAATAATGAATTAGCACCAATTACTGCTGCAATTTCAACTCCAGTATATTTAATAATATGAATTGCGAACTTTATATCTATAGTAAGTAATCCAGTTAATGTAGTTAATGCAGTTAATATAAATATTAATCTCATACTACTTTCAGAACCACTACCTCTAAAAAAATTTGCAATAAAATTAGTTAATTTCATGATTATATTTTTAATTATAAATACTAATATTTTATTTTAAAAAAATGAAACTTCACAATAAGTAATAACAATTTTTCCACTTGCTCCTGTACCACCAATTGATGTTCCACCCGTATATGCTCTAATAGCACCACCACCTCCACCACCCGGAGCAGTACCCGGATAACCATTTGAACTAGGTAATGTTATAGTACCATTTCCACCTGCACCACCACCAGCTACTCCTCCAGTACCACCTGAAGCCATAATTGCGTTTCCACCAGCATTTTTATTTCCAGCAGCACCGCCACCTCCACCACCTCTTGGAGCACCAAGAATACCACCCGGATAACTATTTGCACCATTTCCACCATTATATTTTATAGTTCCTGTACCACTACTTGCTTGTCCACCTTGTGTACCTCCCGTACTATCAAGTATTACTCCTGTACCACCTTTTGCAACAACAGTAGTAACATTAAAACTACTATCACCACCATTTATACCTGCAGCACCACCACTTCCAACTATAATAGTATAACCAGAACCGGGAATAACATTAACAAAACCACTTGAATATGCACCACCACCTGCTCCACCACCACCATATGTAATAGTTGTCTTTGTTGCACCACCACCACCAGCACCCCAACATTCAACTCTTATTTGTGTTAGATATAATGGACATGTCCAAATAAAAGTACCTGATGTATTATATGTTATAACCATTATTATATATTTAATCCTACTAAATAACCATCATAAGTATTACTTGATGTACTAAAGAAACCCAATACATCACGTTTACTTGCTGTTGTTGTTAATATTGGAGCAGTACCACCTGCCCATCTAATTGTACTAAACCAAGTAACTGTACGTCCACCAACACCATCTTGTGTAATATGTACAAAAAATTTTAATCCGTTTGTTGCGTTAGATACTGCAATTGTTATATTTCCTGCTGGCATTGTAATTTGATGATTCATTACCCTTGCATCAATAGTAACAGTAGCACCTGTACCGGGTGTATAACCACTATAACTTATTAATGATATTTTATTTGTATCACTTGGATGTACATGGTCTTGTCTTGACCAATATGTTGAACTACCACTTGTTGCTGTACTATCCATTAATGGAAGTGCAGTACTACCTTGTTTGATATACCATGCTGTTGTTGCAATACAAGTACTATTATTATTTACTGCAGGAGTAGGAGCGAATGCACTTGTTCCACCAGAAATCAATGGACTTTTTATACATGATGTACCGCAAACAATAGGTGAACATACTCTTGTACTACCTGTTATTATTGGTGAACATATATAAGTACTTGCATTAATATTACCAGTTACAGATAAAGTACTACCATTAAAAGTCATATTAGGTTGTGAACATATACAACTCATATTAACATATGTACCAACACCATTAGCAGTAGTACCTACCCAACAGAAAGGAACTGATGCTGCTTGATTACACCAACAACCTGTTCCATCTGCTGCCGAAGTTAAAACTTTTCCTATACCAGCACCTGTTTTTATTCTAATAACTGATGTTATCATACAAGTTGAACCTGATATAATAGCACCACTTACACATGAAGTACCACATACTATTGGAGAACATACTCTTGTTGAACCTGTTATTATAGTTCCTTTTACTGTACCTGTTGAACATAATAATGCTGTTTGAACACATGAAGTACCACATACTATTGGAGAACATACTCTTGTTGAACCTGTTATTATAGTTCCTTTTAATGTACCACTCATTGTACCACCACTTGTAAATAATTTACTTGTATCACTTGGATGTGTATGGTCTTGTTTTGCCCATAATGTTGAAGTACCAACTGTAGCAGTACCATCCATTAAAGGCATTGCTGTTGCACATTGACCAATATACCATGCACTATTTATTACACAATTACTATTATCATTTGTTGCTGGTGTACATACATTAACTACACCTGTAAATGTCACGCCACTTATATTTGCTTTTTTATTTAATATTGCATTTGTTGTTCCAGTATAACCACTTACAAATGACTTTGAAGCAAAAGTATTAGGTGCTGTTGTTCCAGTATAACCACTTACAAATGACTTTGAAGCAAAAGTATTAGGTGCTGTTATTCCAGTATAACCACTTACAAATGATTTACTTGCATATGTTGCAGGTGCTGTTGTACCAGTATATGTTTGATATATACTTGTATTTAATTTACTTGTTAAAGTAGTACTAAGTGTACCACTATTAACATTTACATTAAAACTATTACCTGACCAACAAATACTGTTTCCTGCAAGACTTGAACCATTTAAATTAATAACACCAGTACTATATTGTAAACCAATTCCTGCAATGGCTGAATTTACATATAAACCACTTACATCACTACATAAACTTGAATTGCTTGCTAATTTAACTGCAATATTATAGTTTCCACCTACTGATGTAACACAAATACCATTACCACTAACAGTACCTTGGGTAGAATTGAATAATACAAATGTTAAAGGTGTAATTCCAATATAAATTGGGTTAGGTGTTGTGAGAATCCATGAAGTATTTTTATTGGTTGCACCACTGATAACTGACATATAAGCACCTGAAACAACATCACCAAAAACTGAGCCATTAAAATCTGATGCACGACCCCAATTGGTTGTTGATGCGGTATAAACACCATTTGTAGCACCACTTGCTTGATTTTTAACTAAAACTCTCATACCTATGGTAAGTTGAACACCACCAATTATTGTTAAACCTGAAAGTGTTACAGGACCTGTTGTTGCTACTTCAACAGCAGCATGTACTTGTAAACCTGTTGCAACTGTATCAACATATGCTCTTGAAACCAAAGAATTTGAACTGAAAGTACTACTATAATCATTATTATATTCAAAACCTCTTGGTATTGCTCTACTATCAGTAATTGTTACTTGAGTATTACTTAATTGAAAACGTATTGCTTCTGTACCATCACTTGTCATACCTTTTATAGAAATAGTACCACCACTGCTATAAAATTCCATACCACAACCATTTTTATCATATATTTGAGCACCACATGAACTTGCAATATTAATTCTTCTACTTTGTAAACAAAAATCTTGATTTCCACAAATTATTATTGGTGCAGTTAATATACCACCAAGGCAAATATTATGATTATCATATTTACAAATACCATTTGTTGCGCCAGTAATTACTTTAACGATTGCTGGTTGTGTACTACCAGTATATGCATTAAAATCACATGTTTTGAATAAAGTGTTGTTATTAGTACCACCGGAATTTAATATAAAATTACATAAATTTATATTATTTAAACAAGTACTTACTGGTAATTCTGGATTTCCAGTAAATATTGGACTTTCAAGAGATGAGAATGTTTTTCTTATTGTACTACCAGTTATAGTAAAATAAAAATTATAACCATCAAATTCAACTGCCCCCACTTCTGGACTACTAAGTAATGAACCACTTGTAAATTTAAGTGGTGCATTTGTTATAGTACCTGCTTTCAAATGTATAACAGCAGTTGGTACTATGCCAAAACCTGTGTTTCCAACAGCAGTAATTCTTACCTTTTCAGTCGGAACTGAATTAGTTGCAGTGTTAAATAATATATCACCATTATATGAACCAAGTAAACCATTACCTGTATATTGTGATATAATTGAGTTTACTGTTGCACCAGTATTAGCAATACGTGCTCTGAACCAAACGTGTCCAATTTCGTCACCATTTTGTACTCCACATACTGAACATAAAGTACCTCTCGTCTTAACAATTGCTAAACCAGTACCAATCGCATCATTTGAACTTAATTTTATTCTTAAATCAGCAGCATTAGCATTATTGGAATCCATTTCAATAAGACTCTGACTACCAACAGCAACATCAAGAAAATTTGCTTCATTGATTTGAAATTTATTTAGTCTTGTTATTACGCCACCACCAATATTTACACGACCTAAACTATCAACATACATATGTGGAACAGTATCATTTGGTGAAGACATTATTGCAAATCTATAATTACCACCACGAGCAAAACTATTTGCAATAGGAGCAATGATTGGATTTGTTGTTGTTCTTATTCGTATCCAATATAAATAATTTTCATCTCCCGGTAAGTCAGACAAATCATCTTGAATCCAATTTGTCATTAATGTACTATCCCATGATAATGAACCACTTTGTGTTAAATTTTTTGTACAATCTATATAATTATTATTAAAATTATTAATATCAACCCACATACTACCTGTCCAATATTCTGTAACTAAAATAATACCTGAAGCAATATTTAACATATTTACATAGATACTATCTATTTTAACTTGTGTTCCAAAATAAATAGCATTAACAGTAGTACCAGAATTAAATATAATAACATCACCACCTAAAGTACTACTATTTGCTTCTGCAGTTATATTATTATAAATAATAGGATTTGCAGTATAATCTAATGTTTGTTGAACATCAGTAAAACCAACAGTTGATACAACAAAAGTTCCAATTGGTAATTGTCCAAAAGCGGCAAAAATAAATGTTGTTCCTAAACCATGTCCAGTAATATTTTTAAATTGAACTGTAATACCAGCATAAATTAATGTTGCACCAGTTGTACAACCGCTACTTATTGACCAAGCACTAAAAGTTTGTCCTTGGTCAATACTTATTTTCCATCTAAAAGTATCTGTTGTACCAGTAATACTATCAATTTCAAACTCAAAAATACTTATATAATTTCGAGTATATATTCCACCAATCGATATATCATTTGGACCACCTATTACTAATGCAGCATGACTATTCATAATATTACTTGGGCTATTGACACCAAATCTACCAGTTTCTGAAATCACTATTGGACTATTATTATCGTCAATATTATAAAGATACCAAAATTTTGCATTTTCATCTCTATAAGTTTCTGCAAGCCATTTAGCAACGCCATTTTCTGCCCATTGAACATTTTTATCAACATCTAAAGAACCGTCTATAATAAGCGCATTAGTTTCAGTACCAATTAAATCACCAATAGTATCTATTCCATATGCATGTACAAGACCTTTTGGTGTTATTGTTCCAAAACCAGTTAATCCACTTATTGTATTTATTGTAATAATTGGCGTTATACCATCTGCTTTATTAATTGTAATGGCAGATACTGTGTCACCAGTTGGTCTAATTTTACTTGAAACTAAACCCCCATTAAAACTACTTTCAATATTTGTACTAGCATTAATTTCAGTAACTTGTTGCAAACCTGTTGAACCAGTATAATTATTAATTTGAGTCTTATTGTAATAATTTGTAGGTAATGTAGTACCAGTAAAGTTATTAAAATTAATTATATTTAATTTAGTTCCAATTAATGTATTTGTTTTACCAGTATAGCTATTAATTTGTGCTTTATTATAATAAAATGTTGGTAATGTAGTACCCGTAAAGTTATTAAAAACACTGACATCTACTTTAGTATTTAAATCAGTAAGATACGCTAAAGTACCATCCGAATTTTGAATAGTTAAATTTCTAAAATTATTTGTACTAATACCTGATGTAATAAACATTACACCTTTAGCATTATCTACACTATCATATATTTGAAAATTATTTGATTTAAAATAATCAGGTGTATCACCAAGAAATTTCCAACTACTACCATTACTAAAATAAAATCCAGATGATTTTCTATTAGCAACATAAGTGCCACTACCACTTCTAACAACATAAATTTTACCACTTGACGTACCTGCAGCAGGTAAATCTGTATATAAATTTACTTGTGGATATGTTGAACCTGTTGTTGGTGTACTTCCGCTACCACTGAAATTACCATTAAATAAAAATATGTTTCCAGATAACAAATCTACTGTGAAAGTTGCCATTATAATATCTTTTTTATAAATACTAAATAGATTTAAATTGGCTTTTGTTTTTGCCAAAATAAAAATGATTATTGTATTATATATAATCTTATGCCGAATATGTGAAACCAAATCTACAATCCCAAGCAAAACCAAATTCTTGAGAACCATTTGGAAAACCTATGCTCCATTCACTACCTGATTTACAAATTCTTTTTATTTTCCAAGTATCTTTACTTATGTCTTTACTATTTGCTGAAACACCAATATAAATTTCATTTGATGATACTTCATCAATCAACATTGGTGATTCAATATTAGAAGGTAATTGAATGCTAAAATCTAATCCTTGTGCCATAATTTTATTTTAATATAAATACTTGAATTGTTACAACAAAATTCAATTCTAATTTACTTTTGTTTATTAACTGCTTCAATAATTTTATTTATATCTAATACATTTACCGTATCATAAGGAAACTGCTGTATCTGTCCTGCGATATCGAATTGGTCAAGATAACTAAATTTATTTAATTCTCTTACATAATTTGCACTTGGTATAACATTAATGTTTTCAGCATAACCAAAAACTTCTGGTTTATTTCCAATCCATACAACAGTACTTTGTAAATCCAAAGCTGCTGCTACATGCTGAGCAAAACTATCGATAAATAATCTTTTAGTACTTAATGGAAATACTGCATATAATTCTCTATGTGGTAAATTAAGTTGTTCCACTCCTTGAAGAACTGGTTGTTCTGGAGATTTAATATGTAAAATCCTATATGATTTATTGAAATAATTTACAAGTTTTTGAGCAATTTCAATTGGCATATCTCTATACCAAGATTTTTTTGAATATTGTCCTTGTGGAGAACCACCATGTGTTTGTAATAACATAATTGGTCTATTATCCGGTTTTATTTTATCTTTAGCAATTTCAATTTCTCTTGGATTTAAATATATTTTTGGTTTATATCCATCATAAGGAATATTAAACATATCACACCAAGATTGTGTAAGATGTTTTCTTTGAAGAATATGGTCTTCACTATGATAAACTTCATGTCTGAAAATTTTAGTTGTTGGTCGAATAAAATCTGAAAAAAAGTACTGCATTTGACCAAAAGTATAAAATCTAAAAACGTCTGGATTATAAAAATAAGGTCCGTCCCATGCACAAACAACCACAATTTTATATTCAGGATATGCTTTTTTTATTGCTCTTATTAAAGCACTAGACATTATACATTTACCATGACCACCTTCAACATGTACAATTGCAAATTTATCATCATCTTTTATTTTGTCATCTATTATCATAAATTTTCTTATTTATCATACTATTATAATTTTTTATAATATTTTATAAATACTAAAATATTTATAAAAAGTTAATAATATTAAAAATATTTTTTATGGATTATCTAATTGTTTCCAACCACCACCATTATAGAAATATAAATGATTATCTGTGCAACAAGTAAATATTGTACCTAGTGTTGGATTTGCTGGTGTTGTTGTTGGTGTTAAATTTAATATGTTATTTATTGTAACAGTACAACCAGTAACATTACCACAAATTATATTACCTATGGAAATTGAACAATTAATTGTTGATATACCACCAAGCATTGCTATTGAACAATCGCTACATGAAATACTATCACAACCAATTGCTACTGAATATTTACCACACGTACGACTATCAGCCATTGCTACTGAATAACAACCATCTGCTTGACCACCAGCCATTGCTACAGAACTATAACCACCTGCAACACCACTTGCCATTCCTACTGAATATGTTGCACTACCATATGTACTACTACCAGCTATTGCTATTGAACAAATACTACATGCAATACTATCAATCATTGCTATTGAACCACAACAATATGTAATGCTACCCACACCAATCGCTACAGAACAAGTTGCACCAGTATCAGTATAACCATTAATCATTGCCACTGAATTACAACCAAATGTAGTTCCACCAATCATTGCTATTGAATTTATTGCTCCAGTTTGTGTTGTTCCATTAATCATTGCCACTGAATTACAACCAAATGTAGTTCCACCAATCATTGCTATTGAACAATCGCTACAAACAATTCCATTAATCATTCCCACTGAATTAATTCCATATGTTTGACTACAAACCATTGCTACTGAAAAACAACCAACTGCATGAGCACAAACCATTCCTACTGAAAAACAATTATTTGCTTGACCACCAGCCATTGCTACTGAATATGTTGCACCGCTTTGCGTTGCACCTAAAGCCATTGCTACTGAATTAATTCCGTTTGTTTGACCACCAGCCATTGCTACGGATTCATCACTAAAAGTAACACTTTCAGTATTCATTGCAATTGAGTTAATTCCGTTTGTGTAACCACAAGCCATTGCAACTGAATTAATTCCGTTTGTGCAACCACAAGCCATTGCAACTGAATTACAACAATTTGAAATACTACCATTCATTGCTACTGAACATTCAGCACAAGTTAAACCACCAGTCATTGCTACTGAATTACAAGCCCAAGTACTACTATTAATACCAATTGCAATAGAACAATCAGCACAAGTAATACCACCAAGCATTGCTACTGAATTAATACAATTTGTCTGACCACTAACCATTGCTACTGAATTAAAACCATTAGTAGTACCACCAGCCATTGCTACTGAAGAACAAGCATTAGTAAAACCATTAACCATTGCTACTGAATTATCACAAAATGTAATACCACCAGCCATTGCTACTGTATTACATCCAATACATGTAATACTATTACATCCAATAGCTACTGAATTACTACCAAAAGTAGTACCACCAGCCATTGCTACTGAAAAATAACCGCATGCTTGACCACAAGCCATTGCTACTGAACAATCAGAATATGTAATACCACAAACCATTGCTACTGAATTAAAACCACATACAGCAGTTCCACTAGCCATTGCTACTGAATTTGTTGCACCACTACAAGTAATACCACCAGCCATTGCTATTGAATTAATACCATATGTAGTTCCATCATTCATTGCTATTGAACAATCTCCATATGCTTCTCCAATCATTGATATTGAACAACAACCATGTGTTGCACCAATCATTGCTACTGACATACAACCAAATGCAGCACCACTAGCCATTGCTACTGAATTTGTTGCACCAGTGTCTGTAAAACCATTAGCAATTGCCACTGAATTACAACCATGTGTTGCACCAACAGCCATTGCTACTGAATTACAACCATAAGTAATAGCATTACCAATTGCTATTGAATTAATACCACAAGCAGTACCATTAGCCATTGCTATTGAATAATCAGCACAAGTATAACCACCAGCCATTGCTACAGAATTTGTTGCACCACTATAAGTAGTACTACCACCAGCCATTGCTACTGAACCACAACCTAATGCTTGACTTCCATTATTAATTTGTAATGCATCTATTGTGTGGCAATAAATTAAACCTGTACTACCACTTAATATATTATTTTTATTGAATATTATTTGTGTATCACTTGAACAAATATTAGTTCCACCAGTACTACCAGAAATTACACTAATAACATAACCTTTGTCAACTAATGAACGATTAGTATAATTTACGCTATAATCACAATAATATTCAATACCTTTAAAACTACCAATATCGCTACAAACTGTAATACCTGTTGGTATTATAGTTATTGCACTTCTTGAACCACTTCTTGCACCAATAAACACTTTATTATTACATGCTAAAATACAATCTCTTGTTACAGAAAAATATCCACCATTAAAATTAGCAGGATTACCTTGACCAACAGTTAATGTTATTTGGGAATTAAGTGGTAATGATATTAATGTATCACCAGTTAATATACCACCTAACGATACTATATTACCATTTTTTGCTAAACCATTATTTGCACATAAAGTTGTACCACTGGCATTTTTAATTACCAAATTACCATCATTAGTACCTGTTTGATACCAATATTCAGTATTAAGTATATTTACTGTTAAACCACTATATCTTTGTGATTGAGGAATGTCAGCATTAACTGCTGCAACACTCACATATGGATAATTACAAGAATTTAAATATCTTGAATCAATTGGATTTCCAACATTAATCTTTAAATTATCATTTAATTGTATTGCCATTTTTTTATATTTTTATTTATTAACTTATTAACATTGATGATGTTACACATGTTTGTTTATTACTAATATAAACTTTATAACTTTGTCCTGACCAACAAACTGTTGTAACACTAGTTATATTAGATGATGGAAATAAATTACATGCAGGACTAATACCGCCACCAATAGAACCATTATTAAGTGCAGTTATACACCAACATGTTTTATCTGTATTTGATGCTGGATATGCAAACCACAAATAATCATCACTACCACTATTAAAATTAATACTAATAGAACTTGATGAACTTGCAACAATTTTAGTTCCACCACCTACCATAGCACTTGTTGCTGTTGGACGATTTGCTCCCGCAGCACCGGGACAAGTACATTTACCCCAAAAATATGGATAAATACCTGTTAATGATGCTGTTTGTTGTGTTGTATCACCAGCAGAAAGAGGTGAACCATAATTACCACCTGCACTATTTTTTGGCTGAACACCAGCACAATATGTTACACATGAACACCATGTTTGTGTACCCGCAGAAATAACATAAGAAGCAGCACATTTAGTTACACTTAATGCAGTGCATGCATAATTTCCAGTAACACCAACACCATTATATTTATAACAACATGCACCATTACTTATTTTATTACATGTTGCTGTATATTGTGGATTAATACATCCTTGATTTAATGTAGTTATTACGCATAATGTTGAAATACTACAACCAACTTCAAAAGTTCCTGAAGGATTTAAAGAAATTGAACTTGATGGATTAGTTAAAACTGGATTTAAAGTAGGAACTAATATTTCTTTTAGTATTTCGTTTGATGTTTTACCAGTTAAAATTGTTCCAACATCAATACCACCGACACATACTGAAGTAGGACTTGCTAATTTATAAACAGTACTACCAGTAGCACCACTTGCTTGAAGGTCGACATATCTTTTATCAACAACTTGTGTATTTCCAGTAAAATCAGGATGTATTTGATATCTTAAATCACCAACTGTTGCAACTTGAGTTTTACCACTTAATACTAATGAACTATTTTGAGTTTGTTCAACATGTTGATTTGTTAATTTAATTTTTGTATTAAATGCCATAATTTTATTTATTATATATTATAATTTTATTTTTCTTTTAATAATAAATAGTTTTTTTATTCTTAATTATTTAACTATTTAAATATTATTCGTTAGTTAACAAAAGCAATTGCACTCCAAAAAATTCCATTATATACAAATGTTATTGAACCATAATCAGTATTAATTGTAGAATAACCACCATTGTTAATACATGTTCCATTACCATTAATTGTTATTGGGTCTGCTAACGCATTTCCACAAATGTCGACAATTGTTATTTTTTGAGTGTAATTACAAACAACAACTGGTAATGATGGTAAAAATATTGGATGTGATGAAACACCAGATACAGCAATAATATCATCGCAACTATATGTATAATAATTTTGATTTAATGTACAATAATAACCATTAAGTTTTATCTTAACAAGATTTGAAGTACCGCTTATTTGTTCATCAACATATTCTTTATCAGGAATCCAACGTGGATTATTATTACAATAATTACCGCCATATGTTAAACCACTATTACCAAGATTAACTATTTTTAATGCACTTGAACATTTATTTGTAAATGTAATTCCAGTATTATAGATATTAATATTACTTCCATTTGAAAGATTTATACAATGATACATGCCAATATTTACACTATTACCAGATAATCCCCATTGTGCACTACTTCCATTTTGAGAACATATATTAAATTTTGAATCTGAATATATAGTATTTAAACTAAAATCTGCAAGTCCATAAATATTTGTACTATCTGATTGTAAACGCAAACTATTATTACATAAATTAATAGTAGTAACACCAGTTAAATTACCACCAAGTTTAACTTGTCGTCCTTGTTTTGTTAAACCATTTGTTGCACCAGTTAGTGCTGAATTAAGTATTGTTTGAATTGTATTATCAAGACAAACATTATGACTATCGTATTTACAAACACCATTTGTTGCACCAGTAACTGAAGTATTTAATGTGTTTTGTGTAATTGTAGTAAGACAAACATTATGACTATCGTATTTACATATACCATTTGTAGCACCTGTTAATACTGAATTAAAAACAGTACCATCAAGACAAATATTATGATTATCATATTTACAAATGCCATTTGTTGCACCAGTAACTGAAATATTTAATATGTTTTGTGTAATTGTACTGAGACAAGCATCATGACAACTATATTTTGTTAATCCACCAGTTACACCCGTTAATGTAGAATTAAGTATTGTTTGAATTGTATTATCGAGACAAACATTATGACTATCGTATTTACAAACACCATTTGTTGCACCAGTAATTGTAACAGCAAGTATATCTTGTGTTGCATCATTAAGACTAATAATATGTGTTGTACCTGAAGTTGTAACAGTAATTCCTGTTCCTGCTTTAACATCAGTAACATGATTAAAATAAACAAATAATAATGGAGTAGTGTCAACAATTATAGGGTCATCCGTTGCTAATACCCATGAAGTATTTTTATTTGTATCACCACTTAAAACCCATGCATATGAACCAGAAACTACTTCACCACTTGGTGTACCATCGAAATCTATTGCACGTGTCCACGTACTTGCACTTGCAATCCAAATACCATTTGTTTTACCACTTGGTATAAATGGTATTTGATTTTTTATTAAAACTCTATCACCATTTAAAAGTATAATACCATCAATTGTTGATAATCCACTGAAAGGATATGTTAAATTTGTTGTAGTAGCTACTTTAACTACTTGTTTAGGTTTTAAACCAGTAACTATTTCATCCGCATATTGTTTAGTTATAAGAGAACGATTAGTGAAATAACTTTCATAATCACCACCATATTTTATACCACCATTGTCTTCATAAGAAAATGAACCACCTGAAAATAAAAAAAGTAAACCAACATTATCAATACCAAAAATAGTTGTTAAACCACTTGTAGATACTTGAAAATCGGTGAGATTTGATAAACTTATATTATGTAAACCAATACCATTAATTGTTGTTCCACTTAAAAGATTACCACCTAATGCAACTGTTGTTCCACTATTTGCAAGATGTAAACCATTTGTTGCACCAGTTAATGTACCACTTCCACTTCCAACTTTTATCCAACTACTTGTTGAAGTATAGTTGTTAGCATCACATAAATAGAATAATCCTCTATTTACACCTGAAGCAACTGAAACTACTGCACCATCATAAAGCCAAACACTACCACTTCCACACCATGTTGCAGGTAATGTTAGGTCAGCATATGTACCAACTAATTGTTTTGCATCGATAGGTGCTTTTAAAAGACCTTCGAAATTTGCTGCAAAATTAAATGTACCTATATTTCTTGACATATTTTATATTTTAAAAAACTAATCTTATGCATACTGCGCTTCTATCAACACCATTATATGTATATCTACAATAACCAATTGAATTTCCTTGTATTGTTTCTGATGATGTGCTACAATTCCATAATGCTAATGAACTTCCTTGTGAACCACCCGGATATTCCCATTGTGCTGAAACAGTATTATATTGTTGAACACCTACTAATGGTCTATTAGTTGGTGTACTGAGCCAAGCACATGGAATTTCAAATTTTTGTTTATTTGGACTACTATCTGAAACTAAATTCATTTGAACATTATTTGCTGTGGTCATATCTACTAATGATTGTTTAGTTAAAACAGTAATACTTGAAGTTGTTCCAAAAAGAGGATAAACACCTACAATTGAACTGTTTGCAGCACTTGTACAACCTGCTGATAGTGCTGTACAATATTGTGTACCTTTACTACCTAAAGCAGGACTACCTGCATCATAACAAGTACAAACTCCCCAACTTTGTGAACTTATTATAACACTATAACTTGGATTTGTTTGTATTGCAGGTGATGATGCACAACTCTGAAAACCAGAAGGCATTCCACAACCAGTAAAACAATATGAAATTGCACAACCACTTCGTTTATCTGAACTACTACAATATTGTGGATTAATACAACCTCTATTAAATGTTCCAGTAACTGTTTGAGAAAGACTACAACCAATTTCATATAATCCTGAAGCAGTTAATCCAATTCCAATTGAAGGTGCTGTAATTGTACCACATAATTCTGGAACTAAAATTTCTGCTAATATTTGATTTGCTGTTAAACCTGTTAATGTTGAACCAGCAGGTAAACCACCAACAGTACATACTGAAGGTGAACCATATGTATATTTTTCACTACCAGTACCACCACTTGAATATATTACAACTGTACTACCACTTTGAATTACTGTGGTATTACCACTACCTTTAAGACTTCTAAATAATAATGAAGCACCAACTTTAGTACTATAAATACCAGTACCAATACCAATATTAGCACCTATTGTTGTACCACCACTACTTGAAGATATGAGAATTGTACCACCATTATTTGTTACAGTAGTACCACCTGTTCCAAGAATACTCCTGAATTGTAATGTATTTCCAGTTACACCAGTATAAATACCAATACCAATACCAAGATTTTGACCTCTTGTTAATGATGAACCTGAAAAATATATAAAGCTATCATCGTTTGTTATTTTAATAACACCCGGATTTTTTGATTTTATTGTTCTAAATCTAAGTTCATTATATCGTATATTATTAAACACTGGATTACCTACTGTAATTGTTACACCTGTATTTAAACTACCATATGCTGTAACTAAAACAGAACCATTATATGTACTTCCACTCCATGTTGCATTTGTAAATCCACTACCAGTATATCCAATAATTGGAACATAATTTCCAATATATGAAGTAATATCAACACTACTTAATTGCCATGCATTTAAACCTTGGTCAAATAACCATGAAACTGTTCTTGCAGAATTTATATATGCACGTCTAAGTGCCCCATGATATGTTGGTGTACCAAGTCTTACAATTCCTGAACTATCTCTATAATAATTATTATATTCAGAATAATAATTACCAATATATGAACCAAAACCAGCACCACTTAAATTAAGTGTTTGTATACCTGTTTTTCCGCTAAAAAATCCAATATTTGTTGCACCAGTTATTGCATTAATAATATTAACTGTTCCACCCGTAACTGTTTTTAATATCAAATTACCATCAGCAACACCATTTTTAAACCAATAATCAACATTATTAATGTTGACTGTTAATCCAATATATCTTTCACTTGAAGGAATTATTGCAATTACCTCTGTTGTTGCGGAATATGGCAATGGACTACCACCAACTGTTCTTTCACTTAAATATCGTTTATCAATTGGTGCAGGTGCTGAAACTTTTATATTTGTATTTAATTGTGTTGCCATGTTTAACTATTTTTAAATGTTATATTATAAGGAGTACCACCAGCTATTGTACTTGTTGGATAATTACTAATGTAAAATTTATAATTTACTCCTGACCAACAAGAACTTGGAGAATTTACTGATACTGTTGTTGGTGCATTAAATAATCCACCCGGTATTGATTCTGTATTTGTTGTTGGTGCATTTGAACCTTCCCACTTAGTTTTTGTTGTTGATGTTGCGGGAGTTGCAAGCCAAATATATTTGCTTGTAACATTATAATTTACTATGACATTACTACTACTATCAATTACACATTTAGTACCTGTTGTAAGTAATGCTGAACCAGCAGTAGGAACACTTACACTATTTCCATAAAAATATGGATATATACCACAAACAACAGCACATGATGAAATTGTATCTGCAGAACATGTACAACCTGTCATTAAATTTCCATCACTTTTTGTAGGTGCTATTCCTGCAGTATAATCAACAACACCAAATGCAGTATTATTACCAGATGATATTGTTATACTTGGCATTATGCATGTATTAGTTATTCCCGAATATTGATTACCACCCATATCTGTAAAAACATAACAATCAGCAACGCCTGTTCTATATTGAGTACCACCACAATATACGGGAAATACACTACCCCTGTCAAAATTTATTGTTCCAGTAAATGCAATACTACAACCTATTTCAAAAATTGTTGTTGTTGGTGATAATGAAAGTGAACTACTTGGCGATATTAATGTAGGATAAAGTACTGGTGCAACCATCATTTCAATTATACATGATAATTGACAACCTATAATAGGAGTATTAATATCTAATCCACCAACAGAACATGTTGTAGGTGATGCACCATTATATATTGTCGAACCACCTGATGCAGATGATTGTGCTAATGATATTGTTTTTGTAGTATCACAATATGTTAAAACATATCCATCTGTTGAAAATGATGCACCACTTGCAGTAAGTAATACATTAGTTGGAATTGGATTACCATCAGTAAGTGTTAAACCAGATACAGATGCTATTTGAGTCTGACCTTCTAAGGTTAGTGTACTTCCACTTAATTGCTTAAATTGAGTATTCTCTAAGTTTGGTCTTGCGAAAAATGGCATGTCATTTTGTATTTATTAAAATACTTATATTATTTTTTAATATTTCTGAAAGATTTTTCTTTTCAGTATATGGAATACGCAATAATTTAATATTATTGTTTAATGCATATTCTGTTTTTAATTTATCGTTTAATTTAGTTTTTTCAAATTTTATATTACCGCCAAAATGTTTAAAAATTTTATGGTGTTGTTCACCATCATATTCAATTAATAAATTTTGATTTGGCAAATAAAAATCAAAAAATAATTTATATTTATTATTTTTACAATCATCAAATTTTTTTTGATATTCAAATAAAACATTATTTTCTTTTAAATATTTTATAATATTTTCTTCGCCTTTCGAATTTTTACAAATAGGACAACCTTGACTACACAAATGAGCATTAGGTTTTTGTAAAAATTCACCATGTTTTTTACAAATTATATTTATCTTTTTATGTGCATTAACATATTTTACTAATGAATAATTATACTTATTATCATGTATAATATTTGCCTTTTCAATAAATTCCTCTATCGTTGATTTTTTACTTGGATGTGAACACTTTGAACAACCATGACCATCTAAATGGTCAAATGGTATTTGCTCAAATATTCCATGTTTTGAACAAACTATTTTAATTTTATTTCTATTACCCGTATATTCAACCAAAGAATAATCATAAATATTATTATGTATTTTATTTGCTTTTTCAATAAATTCTAATGTAGTTAATTTATTTTTCATAATCTTTGTAACTATATGACCGTACCCCTAATTACCAAAACTGAAGTTTTTGCTTCAGTTTTATTTATAATAAATACAATTAATTTAATTTAAAATCGAGATATATGTAAAATAAAAAACCCGTAAGAATTTCTTACGGGTTTTAAATAAATAATTTAAATTTTATAAAGTAAATTTTTCTTGCTTTCTAGCTTTTTTTCTCAATTCGTTAACTTCTCTATAAGCATTAGGGTCAAATTTTTCTCTTTTAACTATACTTACAAGATGATTAAATTCATTTTCAGTAATCACTTGACCAACATAACTATTATTAGTTTCTTTTAAAACATAAGATTTTGGTGCTTTTGCAAAAGTTGATTGTCCTTCTGTATCAAGAGTTGCATCAAAAGTAAGTTCAAGTAGTTCTTGAATCTTTTCCTGAACATTAGCTGTCATATTCTGTTTTGTTTTCTTTAATGCTTTTTCAAGTAAATCAACAATATTTTCTTGATGAGTTTTTTTCATTTCATTATATGTTGAAGTAAATTCTTTTCCAGAACTTTTCTTCTTAATTTCAGAAATGATAGCCAAAGAACCATAACAGTCACGAATCATCAAATCCCATACCTGTTCAGCATATGTGAATGAAGGAAATTTGTCTATTGCAACAATTTCACCATCTATTAAAACAATAATACCAATAAGATTACGTGGACGTTCAAAATGTGCAATAAACTGTTCAAGTTTCTTATCATATTTTTCGAAATATACATTCAAGTAATTACCTGTACCAGATTGAGTATCACTACCCAATTTCTGAATAGCAGGATAAATTCTTGAATAACCACCTGTTTGTCCAATTGTATCAAATAACATTTCACGCATTGATACGGGTATCATACGAAATTCATTAGTTCCACAAAAATAACCTGTTTGTCCACCTTGTACACAACCTGCATCATGATAAGTGGTATTTGCATATTTTTCCAAATAACCCGCCTTTATCATACCATGATTTTGAGCACTTTGTTTAGTCATAACAGCCATTTGAGTAGGTACAATAACTTCTTTATTTTCTTTATTAGTAAAACTAATTTGACCATAAGTTTGATTACCTGCTTGAAGCGAAGTTAATGGATTCGCAAATCTAGTATCCAATGAGTTTTCTTCATCAGTTGTCAATGTTATTATTGACATATTCATAATAGATTGAATAATAATATTTCCATTTGAATCTTTATGTGGTCTACATCCCTTTAAAAGTTCAGTAAATTCTCTTTGATTATTCATAATTTTTTAATTTTAATGTTATTAATTTTACATTCGTTTAAATATGCCTCATATGCTAATTTTTCATTCGAATATCTACCAATATATTTAATCTTTCCATTAATTGTAATTCTACTAACCCAAGGATTAGTTTTATCGTTTGGAGAAAATGAAACTCCAATATAATTAGAACTACTTTTCATTTTCTGTCTTGCATGATGAGTATTTTCTCTTGCAGTACACCATTCTAAATTATTTAATATATTATCTTTTTTATTACCATTTTTATGATTAATTTGTTTATAATTAAATGGATTTAAAAGAAATGCATTTGCTACTAATTTATGTACTAAATATGCTTTATTAATACCTTTCTTACCTAATGAAACCATTAAATATCCACCATTTATTTGATATGTATTTTTCAATGAACCTTTTAATTTTCGTTTAACACCCATTTTATTTATCACAAATCTATCAACACTTCTTAATCTACCAAAATTACTTATTTGATAATATCCTTCATAATCAATAACATCCTTCCATTTTTCAAATAAAAATAATTTTAATTTATCAAGTATCATACAAATTATTAATCGTTTATATTAATTTTTTTAATTCTTTTAACAGGTGCTGCTTCAAGAGCCAATACCTGATTTTCCAACCAACGTTTTGTATCAATTTCAAGCAATCTTGCATTGATTTGAGGCTGTAATGCGACTGGATTATTTATTGCCATTGTGACAACACCTTCACCCAATTTTCTTACATTAGCACCCATTTCAGCACTTGTAATTGGTGATATTTGGAACATTGGAATATTCCTACCACTTTCTGCTTTCCAAATTGAAATAACTTCATTAGTCAATCCATCATAAGCATTTTCATAACCATCTGTTAAAATAAAAATTGCATCATATGGTTTTAAAGAATTTTCTTCTTTTAACAAATCAATAAATGATGTTGCCAAATCAGTAATTTCACCTCTAGTATTTACTCTGTTAGATTCTTTTGCTGAAGCAGTTAGAACCAATGCAGTAAAATCTGCAATAGCCATTGGTGTATTTTTTGATTCATTTTTATCACCAGTCATAGATACACTTTTATCGACAATAACACCAATATTCTGGTAAAAGAATCCCTGAATTTTTTTCTTTTGTGCAAGTTTTACAATTGCTGACCTAATTTCGTCAGTAAAACCATTTTCATAACCAGTTTTGTAAAGTGCAAGAAAATCAGTTGCTTTTTCCAAATCAACAGTTTTTTCAACACCCAACTTTGCAGTTGATTTGGTTTGACGAACCTGCTGATTTACAGAAGTAACTTCAACATTCTTACGAATAAGTGCTTTTGTTGCTTCTTTCTGAATATCAGTTGACCACATTGAATGATATTGTGGATGTTTTACACTTGAAATTAAACCAAGTAAAACTTCTTCTGGTACATTTTTAATACCAGTAATATCAATTTTTGCTTTCTGATATTCACTTAAAAGAGGAAATTCAGTTGCATTATATGCTACGCCACTATCTTTTTTAAATAAAAATAATAACAATTTGAATGCTTTAATTGAATCACCATTGAAATATTTCAATATACATTCATTTACAATACTCATTTCTTTTTCACTTCCAAGCAAAGTTGCTCCATTAATATTTATTTGTTTTTGAGCAATTGAAAGTAATATTGATGTTTTCTTAACACCATATGCATGCCTAAGTACTTCAGCAATTTTATTACGATATTTCATTGAATAGAATTCAAGATTTGCTTGACCCCAAATAAAACCAAGCATAATTTTTCTTGTTCTTTCATTGTTTACTTTTTCATTCTTCAAATCAATGAAAAGACGTAATACATATGGTAAACCATTTTCGCCAAGATTGTTTAATGCAGAAAGTACTGCCTTATCACTTAAACCATTATCATACCAATCAATTGGATTAACAATATTACATGCTCCACCCCTTAAAGTATTTTTGAATTCATTCAAAAGTACTTCAGAAACAAATCTACCAGTAGCTCCTTTTTGACTTGCTATAATCAATGGGAGTTCCTTTGAAAGTTTATACAGGTTCTTTATTTGACCCTGAATTGCTTTCATTTGTTCGTCTTTACTGTGATAGTAAGTTGCTGAACTTTTACTACCAGATGCAATAGTAAGACCATCAATTAATGATTGCTTAACTGTTGCCAACATTTTCTGTGTTAATACCAAATTTTCCATAATATATAATTTATTTATTAAGTGCAAGTTGAATTTTCTTTGATTTTTCAACAAAATCACGTAATCTATTTGTTACATTTTTACTCATTTCATCAGTAAGATGACCACCCTTTGCCATAAGCATTGTTTCAGCAACTACCGCAATACCTTCTAATATTATTGCTTGGTCATGTTGCATTTCATCAATCCTCATTTTCAGTTCCAAATAATCCTCAGAAACATTTTGTTCAGGATAAAACGCTTGATTTAACCATTTTAATCCTTCTTCACCAACCATAATACGTTTTATATATTTGTTACTTTCTAATGGTTCGCATGTAAAATAACCTTTATTAATAAATTCTGGAAAAGGTTTATTATGTTCATCAAGAATTCCTCTCAAACGTAATTGTTCATAAATTTTATATCTTCCGGTCTTACAATTACTATTATTCTTCAAAACATTTGTTGCTTCACTTAAAGAAAAAACAATTTTTCTTATTTTTTCTTGTGTTGCAGTAATTCCATATTTGAACAACTCTTTTATTCTGTCATTACACCAAAAATAAAATTCTGGTGAAAGCCACTGTGCAAAAATTAAAGCAATATCTTCATGTATCCAAGTTCCTTGTGCAGATTTATCATTACCACCCTGCCTAATCATCACTAAATCAGCCGTATTGATATTCTTCAACTCGGCATATTTAGCAATAATTCTTTGTGCAGTATCAGTTTTTAACCAAAAATTTGGTTTAACATCAAAAAGATTTGCCATTTCCGTGGCATTTATCATAACATTACTGCCTGTGAGAAATGAAATTTCATTTCCTTCAAATTCAAATTTTTTAATTTCTTCTTTCATGATATTTTAAATTGAATTTTTATATTATCAAAATCTAATTAATTTTTGATGCCAAATATATAAAAAGTTTATTTAAAATCCAACTATTATACCAAAAGAATATCAAAATATTACAAAAAACAAAAAAATGGGCAAGTATTGATTAATTTCTTAATCAAATCCCCGCCCATTTCTATTTTAGAAAAACACTTCTTTCAAATAAGAGAAGAAGTTTAGTTGTAATTTGGTAAGTTTGTCCCCTCTCTCACGAAGGGGATTTCATTTTTACAATTTACTGTATTCACAACAAGTTCTTCAGTATTCCTTTTTTAGAAAAAAAAGCACTTCTGCTCGAAAAACCATTTTTAACCAATTAAATGTTAGGTGATATAATTTGTTTTTGTAAAAAACTCTGATATCAACAACTAAAAACTTGCGGGTTTAATTTGTTATTATTAACAACTTTTTACCGCTTTATAACTTAGGGAACAATTTTAAAGTATTTGTTGTTTTTGTTTTGCAAGTTTAACTGACTTGTGACTTAACCAGCTTGTCTAATTATTCAATTTTGGCGAATAATGATGGACTCGAACCATCGAAATTACTGTAAACACTTTACGTTTTCCCTTTGTACTATTATGCAATTATATATCGCATTTAAATTTGTGGGGAGAGCAGGATTTGAACCTGCACATCATTGTTTTAACGACAATTGCTTTACCTTTTACTGAAAATACAATCAGTTCTCTCTGTTAAGAGAGCAGTGAGATAGTATTTTTTGTTTTTTATTTTGCTATCTCCCCATATATTTTAAAGAACTTTAAAAATTAGAAGAAATTTGTTAGTATTGTTTTTCTGCCGTCACTCATGGACGGCATACATTATTTTTCAACTGCTGTAAACACTATCAGTTCTTCTCATTTTGATTAAGTTGGCGCAGTCTTCTTTTGTGACTTACTTTCAACGGAGTGTATGCCGTGACCTCTTAATCTTTGTAGCGGGAGAGGGACTTGAACCCCCGACCTTTTGGTTATGAGCCAAACGAGATGCCTCTTCTCCACCCCGCAATATACTTTTTAATCTTTTTAAAGAACGTTATATCATTTTGACGATGCAAATCTATAACACATTTTTTAATTGTGCAAGTTTTTTTCAAAAAAAATAAAAAATATTTTACAACGTCTGGAAAAATAAATACGTAGAAATTTCAAAAAAGTTATTGTTTTTTATAAAATATTTTAATCATCTTTTATAACTCTCTGATTTTGACGTGCTTTATTTAAAATATTAAATACATTTTTTTCATTTTCTTGTGGCTCATCAGGGTCAATTAATAATTTATTTTCCAATTCTTTTATATTAATATTTTTATTTGTTCTTTCAATTAATGGTTTTATTGTTAAATTTTCTTCTTTAATCTCACGATTTTTTTCAACAATATTATTATCAATTTCTTTAACAAAAACTCCCGGTGGAACAAATTTAGTTAAATCTAATGATTTTTTAATATCTTCTAATTTTACTTCTGGTTGATTAATAATTTCATTAATTGTACTACCTGATTCACCATTCCATTCAAATGGTTCTTTTTTTTCATCCCTTTTTATTTGTTCTTCATGAAATATTACTTCAGGATGAATTATTTCTTCATTTAATTCTTCAACCACACCATTAATTTCCAGTATTGCTTCGTTGGCAATATCAATTATTTGTTTAATTTCATTTTGATTTAAATCTATTCTTGTAGTACTAATATGAATATTTTCTATTTGTTTAACAGGAACACCATGTATCTCACCTTCAATCTCTCTTCTCATTTGTTCAATAAAATCACTACTTTCAGCTTTAATCGGTTCGGTCTTAACAATAGGTTCTTCTTTTTTTACAATAGGTTCGTCAGTATTTGTTTTTATTACAGTTTCATTTTCTTTTACTGTATTTTGTTCAATTTCAAATTCAGAATTGTTTTGCAATAATCTATTAATTTCAGTAGAAGATAAATTTACAACATCAACAGCATTTTTAGAATCTTCAGCAAGTTGACTAACAACAACATGCATTTTATTTGCAGTACTTTCAACTTTATTTACATCATTTTCATCGTAATGTTTCAGTTTATTCTTTACAGGATATTTTGAGTCAGTTATAATAATTTGCATTGTATCATTATTAAAAATACAATCTTCAAATGTTTGTCCATCTTTTGCAAATCTTGCTTTAAGAATACTAATATTAGCAAAATTTGCATCTTGTTGTGCTGGTGTTTTAGCAACTGACATAAAAAAATGTGCTTTTTGAATTCTTTTAATATTGCCACCTGTTTGTTGTGCTCCAACAATTGCAGCACCAAAACCAGAACGATTAGTTTGAATTGCTGACCATGCAGGTATATCAAAATCTGAAGCAAGTGCTTCAAAAGATTTTACTATTTGTAATTCAGCTTCATTTCTATCTGGTGATTTTTTATGAGATTCAAGGCAATCAAGATAATCTATTACAAGTATATCAAATTTAAAACCATATTTTTTTTGATATCCTATCATCCAATTTTTAATATCCAACATTGTAGTATTTTCCTGACTAAATTGTTTAATCAAAAGTCTACCTTTTCCTTCTAATGATTCTGCTTTTTCTGTTGCAATTTTAAAAACTCTTGCATTTTCATCCTCATCATCAAGTTTACTTAATGCAGATTTTGCCCAAATAGTATAATGTTTACGTTTAATCTGTTCTTTTGTATCTTCAATTATAATTTGTGCAACATTTTTTTCTTGTTCATAAGCAGTATTAGCAATAATTGTAAGTGCAGTAGTATTATGTGTTAAAATATAATCATCAATTATATATAAATGGTCATTATTTTCAACATATATACATGTTGCATCTTCTTCATGTGAATATTCAATATTTTTTATAAATTTATTATATTCATATTTATCACGAATTACAATTCTATCAAGTTTGGTAGGTAAAGTACATGGTTTAATACCATTGTTTGGAAAACTTATGGTTAAACAATAATTTTTTTTACCTAAAACTTTTACACCATTTTTATTATACGATTTAATTTTTTCGTTAATTCTACATGTTCCACCCAATGATAATACTAATTCTCGAACATTTTTTGATAATTCTTTTGAAACTGTAGAATAAATAATTGAATGATTTTTACCAACACCACCATCTGAATCAATTAAACCTTGTAATAATTTTTCTCTATATTCGATACAATTATATAAATAAATATTAGGAATAAATTTATTAGTTGAATCAGTACCATATAAATTAAGTTCTGTTTCTAAAACATTTCTCGAATTTATTAATGATATTCGATATAATTTTTTATAATTTTCTTTTCTTCCTTCATATTCATGAACAATAACATTTTTTTCAAGATTACATATTTTATCAACAATAAATAAATCTGATGTTATAATGTGTGGTTGATTTTTTCTTGTTAAACATCCATCACCCAATAATACCCCCATTATATAAGGGTCAATTTTAACCTCTAATTTATTAAATTGAATTGGTAATACATTAGGTAATCTATAATTTAAATTATTTTTTATTTTAATATCTTCCATAATTTCAGACGTTTTTAATATCTGAAATGTATGGTCAGGAATACTTAATGTTTTACCATTTATATTAGTTTTTTGATTTCTTTGTTTAAATGAATTAACTGCCCATAAATGTTCTACATCACAATAAGATATTGTTTGGTCTGAAAAAGTAACTTTATATATTTTTCTTTTACCTTGTGGATATACTGCTAATATTTTTTGTTTTTTTCCGTCACTACCAAAAATATAATCATTAACTTTTAATGTACCATTTTCAACCCAACCATTTGGTGTTAATACTTTATGGCTATTTGGCAAGGCTTTTCCTACACCTGATGGTGTTAATATTAAACCAATTTCACCTTTACCAAGACCACCACCAGTCAATGAATCTATTACACCAATTCCAGTAGGTATTGGTTGTCTAAATTCTTTTCTTAATGCTTTTTCAATACCTTCTATTACTTCTTCACAATCATCTTCATCCTCACCAATATGTGTAATTTTTTGAAATTTTTCTTCAATTGCTGCAATAACATATTTACTTTTAATTTCACCATTTTTTACTTTATCAATAATACCTTCAGCTAATTTACGATATTCTTGTTGTTTAATAAAAGAATTTGTAGATTTTTGTATAACATCTCCATCATAAAGCATTTGTTTATTAATAATTCTTTCATTCCAAAGTTCAATACGTTTAATTACAGCAAATAATGATTCTTCTTCAATTACATTATTTGGAGTTTTATATTTATTAATTGCTTGATGAATACTTTGATTTTGAAGATTTGGAACTTTCTGAAATTCTTTAAAATATTCTAAAATAATTAAAAATAATCTTCTAAGATTTGGGTCATCAAAATATTCAATTGCTATATCTGGAATTATTTTTTCTGCAAACTCTGGTTCAACTAACAACTGCCACATAAGATGTTGTTGAAATTCAGGACCTAAATATGATGATAATGTATTTTCTGTTATATCTGCCATTTTAAAATATGTGTGTGAAAAATCATTACAATTTTAATAAAAAATAGTAATAATAATATTATTTTTCTATTTAGTTTCGTCTAATTTTTTTTAATATTTCTTCTCTTTTAGAAATAGAAAATTCTCTGATTTGATTAATTGATAAGCCACCCAAATTAATTAAATCATAATCATCCCACATATTTTTAATGTCATTCTTTTTTATTTTATCAAAAATAGTATCAGCAATTTCAATAACTGCATCTGTTAAATCAAATGACCATCTTGCCACAGGATTAAATCCATCAACATAAAATAATCGTTCAACAATTGGATTACTGTTTATATAAAAACCGATTTTACATTCAACTCCTTTAATTGTTTTTTCTTCAATTTGTTGTACAATAGGTTTTGGATTATAATGTGTATCGACTTTATCACTAATAACGTAATAATTTCGTTTTGATAAAGTTTTTTGTAATTTTGTTATTGCACGTGGAAGAATATCTCTAATATCAATTGAATATCTCGTAAATGGATTAAATTTATCTGCATTAAATGCTTTTTCACATAACAAAATATTTTCTTGATATAATGAAAATCTAAATTCGTTATTATTTTCTTTTTCGCTCATTTTGATTATTTTTAAATTGTTAATAACTATGACAAATATAGTGTGAATCTACTAAAAGTAAAAGACTTTTTATAAATTACCACGATTATTTTTTATATACTCTGTAAATAATTGCTTTTCATTCATAATAACTGTATAAAATGGTTCAACATATTGAACAAATGTACTACCATACACTGATAAGAACTGGTCTTCATTCATCATTTTAAGTAAATTTGTGCTTCCTCGACCTTCTGGAGATAATGGTATTTCTAATTGTTTTAATTCTTCAATTGCTTGTTCATTAAGCATTGGTTCTCTTAAATTAACTAGTTGAAAATTTGTTTTTAATCTTTCAACACCTTCTGGACTTATTAATTTTTCTAATGCTTTTAATGGTTTCTTTTTATTGGCAATTCGTTCTTTATTTATTTCATCTGCTCTTCTACAAATTTCCCTAACACTAATATGTTTGAATTTCAATTCAGGAAAATGTTCTAATAATGTTTTTTCACCAATACCTTCAATACCTTTAATATTATCGGCATCATCACCACATATTATTTTTAAAACAAGTGCATTCGAATAATGATGATTAAAATGCATTAAATAATTAGAACGAGTTACTGGTTGGTCAATGTTTGGAAATATTATTGTAATATTTAAATCCAATAATTGAGCGAAATCCCTGTCATTAGAATATAGGTGAATGGATTCGAGATTATTATGTTGTAAACAGTATGCAGCAATCAGGTCATCAGCCTCTACCTCAACTACTTCAATCTGTCTGAGAAACAATTCCTCGACATATGCTTGTACTCTTTTTCTTTGTTTTAATATTGATTCTTCCTTCTCCCTTTCTCTACGAATTTCAACATCACTCATTTCAATTTTTTCATACCAATTTTTGCTTTTTCTATTAGATTTATAGTTAGTATCTATTTGGTGGCGCATAATCCCACCCATTTCTCCGTCCCAGCATATAATGACCTTTGTTATCATATGGTTTTTAATTAATTTACGTGTTGTAGTTAAAAATTGATAAACTGCTCCAAAATGTCCAAAATTAGAAGTATATATATCTTTAGCTCCATGATATGAGCGTTGAAGTAAATATGACCCATCAATTAATAATGTGCGTATTTTCATACTTCAATTAATTTCAAATTTTGACATATTTCACCCAACCAATTATTTTTACATGCAATTCTATATGCGCAAGTAAATTCTTTTTCAAAGTCTCTCATTTTTGTAAAATTTTTTGCAAATTCAATTATATTTTCTTTAGTCCAAAATAATGTTGGATATCTTTTTTTATAATTCAACATTGGGTATATAATATCTCTCCATCCATTATCTCTTATTTTTAAATATAATGCGTTATTCTTTTTCATTAAATCTCCAACCGATTTATATTCAATTATTATTGATTTAACATAATCTAAATCATCATATTTGTGCTTTTTACCTGTCCACCCAATAGAACCAGTTTTTGCTCGATTTAATATGTCCCAACCATTATTTTTATATTTATTAAGATATTCTTCTTCTAATTTAATTGCTAGTTCTACTTCGACATAATCAGTTAATTGTTTATATATTGGAATATAACTCGTTTTATTAATATAACTTGTTACAGTATCACCACTTTTATTCATTCTTTTTATTTGCCTTTGTTCCATGAAATATGTTAAACCTATATATACCGAATGACTTTCAATAAATTCAACAGCATATATACATCTATAATGTGCATTATTTAGTGGTTTCATGTGTAAACAAATATCATTAATATATTTATATCTCTTTGCTGCATTATATGCACACGAATCAAACAATCTAAAATCACGTTTATTATTATATTTTAATGCTTCTTCTTTACATTTTTCTTTAGTCCAATATCCTCTAGGTTTTCTCATAATAAAAAAAATAAAAAATCTTTGGTTAAATTTATTAACCAAAGATTTAAATATTATTCAGCTTTTTCTATAATATCAAATACTACTTTTCCATCAGTATTTTCAATACGTTCACCTGTGCCAATATCATCAACATTTAAATCATCATTACCAAATAAATTACGAAAATATAATATATTTTTCTTTTTATATTCTTCAACACCTTCAGGAGTTATAAATCCTTGTGGTACTGAAATTATTGACCCTTCCATCGAAATACCACCAAGCGGTCCATCTATTTGATTTTTTAATACATTAACTTTTACTGACACACCATATGATATTTCACGTTTTTTTGAAATAGCTGTAATTTTCTTAACACCTTTTGACACAATACCACCAAAATAATACTGCAATCGAGGCGTGTATTCCCATGTACGTCCACCTTTCATAGTAATTGAATTATTCATTGCATCACGACCAATTTTCTGAACAACAAATACTGTATTTGTATATTGTTTTGTTGCTTTCCTACTATTTGGAATAACATCATTAAATAAATACATAAATTCTTTTTCATACGCACCTGCATTCCAAAAATTGGAATCTGATTCATTTTTTTCTGCAGCATTAATTGTTTTATTGCAATTCAACGTACCAATTGAGTCAATTGCAAATGCTAAATCAAATGGTAAATTACCATCGCTTTGTTCACGTAATAAGAAACGAACACAATTCGCTAAATCTTCAATTGAAGCATAATTTCTATTTTTATCTAAAACTCTTCCAAAATGTTCTAACAGATATTCATTATCAATAAAAATATGTTCTTTATCCCAATCAAAACCCATTGTAGTTAATCGATATTTACTTAAGTTATTTTCTAAATCAATTATTATTGGAAGCAATCCCATTTTTTGTGCATTAACAATACCTAACGCTACTGCAGTGGATTTTCCGCTATTAGAAAATCCGCAACATGCTGATACGTAGCCCTTTGGGAAGCCCGGAATTCCAGTTACCTCCTCCATAGCATCATCAATTTTTATCCATTGTAGTGGTTTATCTGGAATATCTTCAACTCCTACCTTCTTTTTAAAATTTTCAAGACTAAATGTTTTTTTTGCAGTCGGTTTTCTTACCTCATTTGAAGGTACTTCAATTTCATTTTTTTTCATAAATTTTTAATTTTTTTAAAATAGATTAAAAAAGGGGAAATAAAAATTCCCCTTTTATTTAATTAATTACTTTTTAAAAAGGAAGGTCGTCATAATCTGGACTACCTGATTGATTTTCTTCTGCAGTAATGACATTTTCTGCGGTTTCTGCAAGTATTTCCTTACCTAAATCAGTAGCATCATCTTCAAATGTACCGACTTTTGATTCAGTAATATTACTTATAGTAACTCTTGGATATTCATCATCTAAATCTGAAGCATATTCAAAGTTTTCTTCATTTGCATCAAGATTACGAGTACGAGTATTAGCTGCTTCTTCCAAGTCAGGACGACCCGGAAATACCCAATGTTTATTATTTGCATCAGTATCATCCCAATAAGGACTTGTACCGTTAGCCACTGCTTCAAGAAATTCATATGGTGGCATTCCGGGTGCTTGTTTTGGTTTAAATACATCTCTCCATGTTATATCATCTTCAAGCCATGCTCTCATAATCAATGGGTCATTATTTAATAATGATTTACCTTTTGCTGTGATTGCAGAAATTGCTTTATAAATATAACCATTGAATTCACTATCAGTCATAGTTAAACTTAAATCAGTACCATTATTCTGGTCGGAAAAATCTGCTTGATGATTTGACATATAATCTTCCAGAATTGGAAGAAGTTTGTCAAGAGTACCCTGATTTTTGTAGTTGTGTTTAAATCTCCAAAATTTAACACCATCTTTTTCAGCACCTTTATCAATTCCACGAACAATATAAAATTTCTTGGCTTCCCATTTAATGGCTTCCTTATAAATTTCATCATTCTTAGCTTTGATTGCTTTTTGTGCATCATTCATATTTTCCTTTTTAATTCCTTTTAAGGATTGGTCTTGTTTTGCAAGCCATTTTTTATGTCTTACACAAAGAGGACATGGCGCAGGTACAAGAATAGGATTACCAGTTGCTTGGTCGATTAATGGCTTATTATCTGCTCCCAATTTAGGAACTTTAGGGTCATTATGAGCAGGACAGTAAATTACCGTTCCATGTTTCTTTTTTCCACCAGCAGCATTAGTAGTAACAACATGAAAAAATGCTTCTTCAATATGTTTTTTATTGGGTTTTGGGGGAAGAATTCTGAAGATTTCTTTTGCTTTACGTGGTACAAAGTACTTTGCTAAAAGGTCTTCACGTGATTTTCTTTTGTTTGTTTGAGATTGTTTTTTCTGATAATCAGAAAACATTTTTTTTAAATCTGACAAATTACCACCTTGGGCATTTGTCGTTGAATTTTGATTTTCCATTTCAATTTTAAATTACAGTAAAGTTATTTTTTCAATTATAAAAATTGCAATACAAATATATTTCACATTTTACATAAATACAAGGATTTTTAAAAATAAACCTTTTATATTTTATACATTAGTTAAATTATTAGAAACTATTGTAAAAGAAAGTGTTTGTTTATTTTCATAATAATTACCATTTTTTAATCTTATTTGTAAATGATAATCTTGAGGTATTAACCATGATGTATCAAGATTAAATTCATAACCAGTATTTGTTCTATTTACCGATGTAAATGGTATTACATCAATTTCATATTTATTAGCTATTGTAGTAAATAATCTATATTCAATATCTAAAGGTAAGAAATTATTTTGATTTGGATATAATTCTTTTATTGTTAATTTTATTTTTTTTACTACACCTGAAATAATATTTTCTCTTTCACCAATTCCCCAAAAATAAAAGAAATAATTATCAAATTGAATTTGATTTGATTGGTCAAATGTATAATATTTATCAGGAGATATTAAATAAAATTCTCCAACATGTTCACTTTGTCTACTGTTTATTGTAACAGTCCACACATCTTTAAATAATACAGCATCTGGATAATTTTGTGAATCAACAAAATATGTTATTTTATAAATACCTTTACCCACATTAACAATTGATGTTCCACTTAATATATCAATTAAATTATCTTCATTATCATATATATTGACTTTATTTACTATAATATCTTGTGAAAATGCACCAATATTTATATATAAGTACAAATCATTACTTTTATCTAAATAAAAATAATTTCTATCATCAGTAATGGTATCATCAATAATAGTTTCAACATATGGTTCATACCAAGTATTAGTATTTTTTGCATGAAAAGCAACCGCTTCTCTATATGCTGTTTCTTGTGATTCAAGATTATTTGGAAATTTAAGACCAAGACCATATGAAGAACCAGTAAATGCAGATGTTCCAGTATAACCAGTACCAAATAATCTTTGATTTATATAATTAGTAATATCAATATCAAGACTTTCATTTCCTTTTTCAAATCTTTCAGTAGCTATTGTTTGAGTTACACCACTAATATATGCACCAGAATTTATCCATAAAGTATTTGTTCTTGCTGAATACCAATTTGATGCTTCAATAATTGGTACAGCAATTACTGTATCATCATATATAAAATCATAACCACTACCTTCATCCCAATCTTGATTAATATTAAACAAATTTAAATCAAAACTACTTGCTCTATTAATTGCTTGTGTATATGATTTTTGTCCAAGATATTGCGAAGCATAACTAATTGTATTAGTCATATGTAATATGTGTTTCACAATTCTATTTGGATTAATAAGACCATCAGTAATTCTATTATGTAATTCAGTTAAGTCAATATCAAAAATAAATCGACTAACCTGTTTATTAGATGTACCATATGATACTTCTGTAACAGGATTCTGCGAGTTATTGGTCTTATTATTAGTAATAAGAGTTGTGTTCTTTTTAAAATAACTTCTAAATATCGACATCTTTTTAATTTATTATTGTATTTATTATAAATACTAAAACATGAAATATAATACAGAAACATTTATTGAAAAAGCTAAAGAAATTCATGGCGATAAATATGACTATTCTTTATCGGAATATAAAAAAAATCATTTAAATGTATCAATTATTTGTAAAAAGCATGGAGTTTTTAAACAGATACCTGCTAATCATACAAGAAAAACTAATCCACATGGTTGCCCTAATTGTGCGAGTAATAAAAAATTAACAACCAAAACATTTATTGAAAAAGCTAAAGAAATTCATGGCGATAAATATGACTATTCTTTAGTTAAATATATTGGCGCACATGATATTATAAAAATTATTTGTCTTAAACATGGAATTTTTGAACAAAAAGCATTTGCCCATTTGCAAAATTATGGGTGTCAAATTTGTGGAAATAATAAAAAATTAACAAAAGAAATATTCATTAAAAAAGCTAAAGAAATTCATGGCGATAAATATGACTATTCTTTATCGGAATATAAAAATAGTCACACTAAAATAAAAATAATATGTCCCAAACATGGAATTTTTGAACAAAAGCCAAATAATCATTTATCAAAACAAGATTGTTATAAATGTGGAGAAATTATTAGAAGCAATAATAAAATTTTAAAAGCTAAAAATAGTTTTATTGAAAAAGCTAAGAAAACGCATGGTGATAAATATGACTATTCTTTAGTTAAATATATAAACTGTAGGTCTAAAATAAAAATTATTTGTCTTAAACATGGAATTTTTAAACAATCACCGCATTCACATATAAATAATCATGGATGTCCTGATTGTTATATTTCAAAGGGTGAATTTAAAATTAAAGAAATTTTAAATAATAAAAATATTAATTTTATATTTCAAAAATCATTTGATAATTGTAAAAATGAAAATAATAAAAAATTAAAATTTGATTTTTATTTACCAAAACAAAATATTTTAATTGAATATGATGGAAAACAACATTATGAACCTATTGAATATTTTGGTGGCTTGAGTTCTTTTAAAATTACAAATGAATATGATAATATTAAAAATAATTATGCTAAAAATAATAATATTAAATTAATAAGAATACCATATTATAAATATAAAATTATTAATAAAATATTAAATTTTTTATGAAAACAATAAAGACTACTATTAAGTAGTCTTTATTTTTTTATTCAAAAACAATTATTTCTTGTTTCCTGTGCTGCTTTTTATGTTTTGAAACATCCTTATGAATTTTATTTACGGTTTTAGAATAATTTTTACGTGCTGTATATTGTGATGTATTTTTTTTTGAATGACATCCAATTAATAAAAATACAAATAATATAATTAATATAATATTAAGTATTTTTATATTTATTCCAAAGTTCAAAAAATTCTTCTTTTTCATTATCTTTTAAAGAATTAAAATCTTTTTTTTGATATTCTTGATATTTTTTCAAACTATCGGCATTTTCTGCTTCAACATTTGAATTTGAACCGACCACTGATTTTGCACTACTTGCACCAATAATATTTTCTTCTACTTTAATACCACGTTTAGCTAATATTTCTCTTGCTTCTTCTTTTGTCATTCCACCCATAACATTAGCCATAGCACCCGGCATTTTTATTGTCTTTTTTGCAATTTGAATTTGATGCCACGTTGCTGGGTCTTTTTGCTTTAATTCACTTTCACTATCTTCTTTAATTGTAAGGGCTTTAGGAGTTTCATCATCTCCAATATTATCTCCAACATTTTTTGGTTCATATCCAAGCAAAACATCAGTCATTTCTTTATCATCTGGTTCATTATTAAATTTTTTTGCAAATTCAACTGGTGAACCCATGTCCATATCTGGATTTGTTAAACCATTTTCTTCATTTCCTTCTTCAGCATCTTTTGCTGCTTCAGCTTGTGCAGAATCTTGTGGAGTATCTTTAACAGTATAATATTCAGGATTTTCAGTAAGATGGTCTAATACAATTTCAATTGCAACTAATGGGTCATCAGTATGTTCTTTTTCAACTTCCAAACCCTTTGTTACTTGGTCTGGGTCAAATTCAAGTAGAGATTTACCATCACCCTTACCACCTTGAATAATTTCACCTTGTTCTTCTTTTTCTTTTGCAAGTTGTTCAATATTTGGTTCTTCATTATCAAATGACTGATGTGACATTTGTTCATCATCTTCATTTAACTTCGATAAATCATATTGTAAACCAATATAACCAATACTTGAATTCCATGACATAATATAACCATCTTTTTCATAAGTTTGGTCACCAGTGCCATGTCCTAATTCTTGACTACCTTGATGTTCTCCGGGATAATGCCATTGTTTTAAATATTCTAATGCAGCATCTTTACCTTTTGTACTAAGTATTTCCAAAGGTTGATATGCTTCATCACCTTGTAAAAAAACAATATCTTCATATTTATCTTGGTCAGTACTTTCACTAACACCAGTTTTAATTTTTAATTTTTTTATTTTATGTTTTTTTTTCGGTTTTGGATATTTTGTTATTGTTTTAATTTCTTTTGGAATACCCATTTCTTCTGGATAATCTGTTTCATTTAATTTTGCTAAACTCGCATTATATATTTCCAATGCCACGTTTTTAACCATTGCAATATAATCTTCTTTTGATGTTTGAAATTTTTTAGCACCTAATTGCATATCAATATATGTTTCAGCATTATTAATTATTATTTTTTTCTTTTCTGGACTTAATTGTTGTTCATAAGTTCTTGAAAGTAAATTTGTTGCATCTAAATTTTCTAAAAATGGTTCAGCCATACTTGGATAAACTCTTTTCTTTCCAGCAGCCATATGACTTTCAGGGTCTGGTTTTTCTAAAGCAGGTGGATTTATTTTATCAATTTCTGCCAATATTTGATTTACTGTTGGTGCAGAAACACCTTTTGCAATCAAATTATCATATGCTTGCATAATTATTTTTTCCTTTTCTGGAGAAATTGGTTCATCGGGTTCTGATGGTTTAATATTATCTGGATTAACAATATCTGGTTCATCATCAGTAGAAATATCTGTATCACTATAATCTGGTGGCAAATCCAAAACATCTCCTTCAGGTTGTTCTTCTTCAGGATTATATTCCTGTATTTCACTTACATATTTTTCCAATTCAGGTGAATTAACTCTTACTTCAGGATTTGTTGGTTTTTCATCTGCATATGCTTTAAGTATTTGCATTCCTTCTCTATTTTTAGCACCAAATGGATAAGAATCAATTTTTTTTATAGCTTCTTCATAAAGTTCATCAACTTCAGGTTGTTCAGATTCAACATCAACAAATTCACTAACAATATCAACTAATTCTTGACCATGTTGAGCATTAAATTGTTTCAATGCATTTACATCCATTTCAATAGTTTGACCACCACCTTTTGTATTAAATGTGAAACCATCTAATTGTGCTGAATCAACATTAAATACCCCATCTTGTTCACTTTGACTTGAAGTAACTTTGAATTTGAAATTTACATTATTACCACCTTTATCAGTGCCAATTATTTCAACAAAACTTTCATCACCACTAACTTGATTATTTGTATGTTGAATATTTAATTGATTGTTTTTTAATTCTTGAAATGCATTTTCAAGAACTGAATTTGAATTATTGTTTTGTACAATTTCTTCATTCAATTGTATTTTATTAACCCTTTGGTACATTTCAAGAAATCTTTCTTTACTACCAACTTGCGTAAGTATTTTCATATTAAATATTTTTATTCAAAAATTATTGAATTCATTTTACCGAATTCTCTCATTAATGCACCTGCAAGTGCATTCGCTTCATTTTCTTCAGGACTACCAGTATCATTTGAACTTGAAGTTAATCTTCCATCTAAATATTGTCTATAATGTATTAACTCATGCACTAATGTTCTCAAAATATCTGCTAAATTTCTATTAGCAATAACAATTCTAATTTTTTTTATCTCTGGTGTATTCTTTCCAAAAGAATGCATTTCTTGTGCTTCTTTTTCATCATTAGATAACACAATTTCTGGTAAATCTTTATCTAATTTTAATTTTTTATCAACAAATTTAATAAAGTCATTAATTATTGCTATTCTTTTTTCTTTAGGAAGCAATGCTTCATTCAATCCCATTCGACCAACTTTTTGCATCATTTCAAAAAGTCTATCCTTTGAGCCATATTGATGAAAAATTCTCATTATTAAATCATGTCATTAAAACTATTTTGCACATCTGTTTTAGACTTTTGTGGCAAATCATCAAAATCTGCAACAAATGTACCATCAGGTAATTCTTTTATACCCTTTTCCATTTCCTGATTACGTTTTTCATTAAACCAATTTCCCGACCAAAAATCATTTAAATTAAAATAATATGGATAACTTACATTGGTTTTGTTCATTAACTTTTCAGAATTAGTTGGTTCTCGAACTTCCTGAACATCTGCATTAAGTGCTTCTAATTTAGTATTTATACCTTGAACAACATTATTCAAACCTTCTAATTGGTCATGAATACTTTTCATGGCTTCAATATTGTGTTTTATAATTTCATTTTGAACGTCATTAACCTGATTATCAGGTTCAGGAGCACCCATTGGATTCGCCATAAGGTCTGAGGGTTCACCAGTCATAGGTTCTGCTGGAATTTCACCACTATCACCACCTGTTTTATCAAAAGCAGGTATTGGTGCATCAGTACCAATAGGTTGGTCATTTGAAGGTGCTGGAGGTTGTTCTCCACCACCCGGTTTTTCTGCATCTTCTTGTTCACCAGCTTCATTTGTTAATATAGGAACTTTATCAAATTCCTCATTACTACTAACTAATGGACGATATTTAGGGGATTCGTTGATTTTATAATCAACACGATAGTTAATCTTTCTTATTTCTTCTGAAAGATTAATTAAATTTTCATTTTTCATTTTAATGAATATTTTTAATATACTTCTCTAAGTAATTGTCTTCCATCCGATGTAACGAACTGTTTATCAATACGTTCAATAATAAGACCGTCTCTTTCATCGAGAACAACTTTTTTAATCTTATCAAGTTTTGCTTTTTCTTCTAATTCTTCATCAGTTTTAAGAGTTTCAACAAAATCTTCAAGTGCTTTTTCTACTTTATTTTCCATAGTACTTATTTTTTAATAATAAATACTATCTTATAATCATTTTGACAATATCACAACAAGATATCTTTTAAGAAGAGTAAAATTTGGGAATATTTTATAATTCAAATTCACATTTCTTGATTTTATTAAAAAGAACTACCACCAATACCGCCAGTTTTATTTCTATTTAATGGTATCCAACCCTCTAATATATATTTTTTAAGAAAATCTCCCTCTAATTTAATTGCCTCATTAACTGAAATATAATTCGTCAATTGTTTTCTAATTGGTATTATTCCGGTTTTTCTTATATGTATTGTAACACTATCTTTTTCATCAGAATTTCTATTATATTCTCTTTTAATTAAATTATATGTTAACCCAACATAAACATGATTATCAGAAAATTCATATGAATATATACATCTTTTATATTTACTTCCAATTGGAATCATATGTTGACAAATTTCGTCAAGCCATTTGTTTTTTAACGAAATATAATATACGTGAGGCGACTTTTTTATAAATTCTGTTTTTGTGTTATATTGTAATGCTCTTTGTTTACAATTTTTTATATTATTCCAATATCCATTCGGTAATTTTTTAAATTGCATGTGCTGACAAATTTCATCAAGCCATCTATGATTTTTTGCTGCCTCATATGCCTTCTTATCATTTTTTTGAAATTCTATTCGAGAATTATATTTCTTTGCATTTTTTTTACATTTATTTATACTCCATTTAATAGCAGAATAATATGGTTTTTTCATATGACTACATCCAATATTCAATAAATTATTTTTTCTCAATATCTCATATGCTCTTGAAGATTTTTTATAAAAATCGTTTCTATTATTATATTTTTTTACTTCCAATAATGAAGAATCAACATCCCACTTTTTATATTTTTTCATAAAAAAACCGTTAGTTTAAATAAATACTAACGGTTTATAAATTTTTTAATTTATTTTTATATTATTATTACAATATACCTTTTTAATAATTCAAAGTTTGGAAAAATTTTATAATATTTTTCGTATATCGAACCATCTATATCACATATACAACTATAATTCTCTGAATTACCGTTAAATGTTAGTTTTTCAATTTCTATTATTAATTTATCAACATCAAATTTAAAAAATCGATACATATCAAAATTAAGACCATATATTTTTTTATCGCATAAAATATATAACATACTATTTTTTAAAAAATAATATTTGTCAATACTTTTAGGAATAACATCAATTATGTCTTGAACATCTTTTAATTGAAAGAAAACGGGGTCTAAATTAACATAAGAATATTTTGGTGTAAAATAAAATTGTGGTGCAAAATTTACAAAAGAATCAACTCCTTTAACATGTGATGCTTTACCTTCCTCAAAATTACATTCCCAATATAATTCATTGGTTATGATTCTTTTCTTAAGAATATCTGCATTTTGAATTATTAAATTATCGGGATTACAGGCTTTCATAAATGACCAACCCACATATAATGTTGGCATGGTTTTGTCTAATGTATCATATATAATAGATTCATTATAATAATTTACATATTCAACCCTTGTATGATTTACTAATTCTTTTTCAAAAATAACATTAGCAATTTTCATATTCTATTTTTTTAATAATAAATACTTTAATAAAATATTCATAATTCTTCAATTCTTTTACTTTTATCATCAATTAATAAATCATAAGCGGGTTTTGAATTCATAATGACATCATGAAATTTGCAACCCCAAACAGTTAATTGTTGACCAGTTAGTTCTGACCAATCAATACCTGTGTTTTTACCTCTGGAAGTCCAGTAGACAATAATATTACCTTCATCATAAAGTTTATTAATTTTATCTATATTCTCTTTAATTGGTTTGGCATTCATATAACCGCCTTTGGTATCACATATTGTGCCATCAACATCTACATAAATTAACATACTTAATTATATTTACTATCTAATTTAATTATTAATCTTTTTTTATTTGACCTAACATCTGGCATGTAAAAATAACTAATAATTCTATTTTTCAATACATCTAATATATTTTTTTCATTTATTCCTGTCCATGATACTTGAGAATCAACAAATTCAAACAAATCAGCATCATCAATAATTATTAAACCATCATTAATATATTTTTCCTCAATAATTATTAATTCTTCTATTAATGGAACATCTTTATCCCCCTTACCAGTAGTACCTGCCGAATAATGCCCATCTAAAAAAAATATAATTCGTTTATCATTAAATCTATTAATTAATTTAGGCATTTCTACAACTGAATCACCCCAAATTATTTCAATTTTATTTTCATTAATAAATCTTTCCTTTGATACTTTATAAAGATTTTCAACAATTTCTATTGAAACTAATTGTTGAAATTCCGATTTAATATTATTAATGGTATCGCCTATTAATGTACCTGTTTCAAGAAATAAATCAAAATCATTTTTAGATTTATTTATCATTAGAAATATTTCATTTAATTCATGTAATTGCATCTCAATTATTATATTTTTGATTTTTATCAATTATTATAAAATAATCATACTGTCCCATTTGTATATCCAATTCTTTTGTTCTAATTTTTTGAATTGATATTGCATATGGCTTTGCCATCTCAATAAATTCATGAATATCTTTATAACCAATTGATATAGAATCTGACCAAAAATTACAATGACCTTCCGGTAGTGGGGCAGAATCATTATATGATTGTTCAAAAGGAATTGTAATAATTAATCTCTTTCTTGTTAATGTCAATAAATTCATAAATGCTTCCTTATAATTAATTAAATGTTCTAAAACTTCAGAACATATTACACTTTCAGCATTTTGAATTGGAAATGAATTGAGATTAAATATATTACTGTGATAGTAATTTAATATGGAAAAATATTCTTCCATATTTTTTCTAAACTTTTCTGCTGTTTGATAATCTGTCGAATATACTTTATAATTCATTTTAATTAGATGATAATCAATTTTACAATCACCGCATCCAACAGTTAATACTTCTTTTTCAGTATTATATATTGGTAATGCATCTATTATTGAAACATGTCGTATATCTAATATTGGTATCATATGTTTGGTATTGAATAATTTACATTCTCTGTTATTTTATTATTTAGATTTCTTACTCTATTATATACATCAACACCTCTTCCAAAATAAACAAAATCAATATTTTTATCTAATCCACTACATGCATGATAAAAAACTGAATCTGGAATACAAACTGCAGATGCTCTACGTAATATTTCAAATTGAATATTAATATTGTATTCATCATATTTAAAAGTTTTACCAATTTCGATAAAATATTTTAAATTCTTTTCTTTTCTCAACCATTTTTCACCAAATCCATTAGGTAAATCTTTAGTAACACCTGCACCAGTTGTTGTTTGTATAAAACCAAACGGATTTAATCCAACATATTTATTAATAATTTCATTAGTAATCTTTTTTTCTTCATCAGAAATAAATATATCAATATGTGTCGATTCTAAAGTCAATCCAAGTAATCCTGCATTTTTAAATATCTTATGTATTGGTGGTGGTTGATTTAAAAATATTGAAATTAAATCATTTTGTGCTGCAATTATTTCTCCAGCTTTTTCTACTTCAACGAAACCAATATTTGCATTATCATAATCATTCCAAGGGTCTTGTACATAAAATATTTTATCCACATATGGATTATTTGCAAAAATTTTAGAAGATTCAAATCTTTTCATTATTGCAACATTAACCCTTGTATTATTTTTTCTATACCATTCTCTTAATGATGGAGTTAGCATCAAACAATCCCCCAAACCATGTGGATATGTTATTAAAATATTCATTTTTTATATTTATTAAGTAATTCATCATCTATTGCACAAATTAGATGTTTTTTATTTTCATAATCTTTATAATTAAACCATCCTTTTTCATAAATATTTAATTGTATTGTCAAATCAACCATCTTATGACAAATTACTATAGAATTATCATTTTTACTTTCTTGCATATTATTAATTTCAAAATCCCATGCAGTATAATTCGGTTTTAACATTTTTTTAAAATATTCTGTTCTCCAAATTGATGGTTTCAATGTTGTTCTGTAGTCCATTTCTTTATGAAGTGATAATGAACTATTAGTAAATTGTGAAGAACCAATTAACATGTTATTTGGAAGTGCACCAAGAATATATTTATCAAATCGTTTTTTTTCTATTTCTGCTTCATCAAATACATTAAACAATTTTTCAATTTCTGTTGGTCTAATAAAAAATAAATCATCTAATAATATACAAACAAATTCACTTTTAATTTTATCAAAATATGGTATAAGTGCATTTGTCCAATAACTTCCAAAATTATTTTGGTCGCCCAATGAATGAAAAATAAAATTATTTGGTAATTCATTTGATGGCAATGTGTAACCTAAAATAGTTACAAAAATATTATCACTCCAATATTTATTAAAAAATTTAGCATAATCTTCCATTAAATGAACATACTTATCACAAGTTATTACAAAAAATTCAATCATATTAATTTAAATAAAAAATCTTTATGTGTTCCTTCTATTTTTCTTGATGTTAAACTAACAATATTATATTTTAATAATAAATCAATTACTTCTTGAGCAAGACAATGATTTGGTGCTTCTCTATAATCTCTTAATTCCATATTAAGTCCAGTAATTAAATTATTTTCTAAAGTTTTTTGTGCCCCATATAACATATCTAATTCACTTCCTTCAATATCTGCCCAAATAAATATTTTTTTATTTAAAAGATTATATTCATCAACAATCTTATCTATTGTAACACTATTTAATTTAACCTTTTTATATGCATTATTGTTTTCAGCATCTCCACCATAAAGCCAAAAATCTGATTTGCCACCATCTTCATATCCCATATAACCTTCGATTTCTTCACAGTTTTTTCCAACAACTAATTTTAATAAATTTCCGGGATATAAATTACTTTTTAATATTTCATATCTTTCATTTTGTGGTTCAAAACCAATAATTACACAATTTGGTTTTAAATCTCTTACAGACCATGCTTCCGACCCAACATTACCTACACCGCAATCAATGAAACAATCAAAATCAATAACATTAATAATTTCAAGTATTTCGCTATGATGAGTTCTATCAGTTTGTTTATAGTTTTTTATTCTATTCCAATCCCATAATCTTTGATTTTTTATTGAATCATTATTCATATTTTTTCTAAAATTTTTTTTGCCCAATTTATTCTATCAAACTTCAATACTGTTAAATATCCTTGTTCTGCAATTTTCAATCTTTCATCTTCATGCCCAAGATAATATTTTATTTTATTTCGTAATTCTTCAACATTTATGAATATATCAAAATCTTGACCAACAGTAAAATCATTTTCCATTGAAGTCCAAGGTTCTGTTAATAAGAATCCTTTACTGGCAAGTATTTTATATGTTCTATCTGAAGTACCACCTTCCGTAAAATTTAAATTAATTTTTGTCTGTGAAACTACTTTAGAATGTTCGGCACTATATGCTTCAATTATTGGAAAATTGATTGCTTTATGATATTTAAATCTATTATTTCTAAGATTACCAATAAATGATACATCATATAAATAAGGTAATTTTATTGGATAATTACATAAATGGTCATAACCTTCTTGTAAGAAGAATACTTTATCACCACCAACTTGTTTTGCTGCTACATATGAATCCCAAATTGAACAAAAAATTAAATTACATTTCTGAATTTTTTCAATCAACATTTCATTATAATTTGCATTCATAGTATCCATATACCATAAAACCGTTTTAGAAATTTTATTACATTCATCAACCACCCAACTCATTATTTCATTACATTTACTGAATACCACAGCATTAGGTTTTTCTTCTTGACATAATTGAATTAATCGTCTATCACGTTCATAATCACCATATTTTTCGCCAATTTCTCTATAATTAAATTCTAATACTTCACAACCATTTTTTCTAAATCCATCTGCTTGTGATACATTAGTTGAATTAAGATTAAAAACTGCTGCAAATATTATTTTCATTTTATTTAAGAATTTCAACTATTTTATTATAAATAAAATTAACTTTTGGATTCCAACCCATTTCCGAATAAAAATATACTGGAGTATTATGGGGATTCCAATATTTTGTATATCTATTTCGATTATATTCTTCTGACCAAACTAAATGTGGTGTACCGCAAAGGCTTGCTAAATGAAGTGGTCCTGATGATTGTCCAACAACTAATTTACAATTATTCATCAAAGCAACAGTATTCTCAATTGGTATATTTCTAAAATCCTTAACACCTTTGAGTTCAAAAGTTTCAGTAGTACCAATAATACCAACAATATATTTTTCAGATAATAATTGTATAAGTGATTGCCAACTATTTAAATCCCAATTTCTATGATTTCCAACTTCTCTATTTCTCGGATGTACAAGAATATCAACTTTTTCACATGGTAAATCGGATTTATACTTAATGTAATGTTGTCCTAAAAATCTATCATCAAATAATGAAAGATAACCAGAACCATTCATTTCAAAACCAATATTAACTGCTGGTTGCCTAAAATCATAATTAATGCCATTAATTTGAGATAATAAATATTCCTCATTAATACCAGCACAAGACCAACCATCAAATTGTAAATTATTGGGTGGTAAATTAATTATATGATATTCATCACAAAAATCTCGATATAAAAATTCATGACCTGCTTTACTTACTACAATAGTTTTTTTAAATTCTTTTGATAATCTACGAATAAATCCTTGCCAACAGCAAAGTTCCCATCCAAATTCACCTATCCAAGGACCAGCTAATAATATTTTTTCACTATTTGGTTTAATTTCGAAAGTTGTTCCTGCAATAACCATATTAATTAATTGTTTTAATTCCAATATTATTTGCTGTTGATTTTTCTCTTTTTTGCCTATCAAATACAACAACACTATCATAAAAATGAATTCCCGTTGTGTTTTTTGTAAATTCTGTTACTTTTAATTCAGGTGCTTCGCTATAAAAAGAATGAAGTTCATCAATTAAATTCTTAGTATATTCTATAAATGTTAATGATTTCTTATAACCACCATTATAACGTGCCCAATAATTAGTATGAAGGTCTTCACATAAATATACACCACCATCATTTAATGCGCCATATAATTCTTGAAAACTAATTATTTGTTGATGCATATAATGTCCACCATCATCAATAATAATATCAAATTTACCTTCAGATTTAATTAGTTCATGTAAAAAATTGGTATCAGCTTGGTCACCAATATAAATTTTAATTCTTTCTTCTTCAAATTTTTTACAACGAGGTTCAATATCGACACCAATAATTTCTGCTTGGTCACCAAAATATTCTTTCCACATTTTAAGTGAACCACCTTGCCAAATACCAATTTCTAACACTTTTATTTTTTTTCCAACAAAAGAACTAAAATGCCTTTCATAAATATCAAAATAATGTAACCATTTATCTATCATATTTCTATTTTGATTTGAATTAAAATAATCAATTAGTTTCATAGAATTTAATTTATTTAATAATTTTATTTTTATAAGTATTATTCCACCATTTATTACATCATTTGCAAATACAAGTGCTTCATCACCTTCTGACCATGACATTAAATAATCACGTATCTTTTTCATACTAATAGTTACATAAGAATCATCAGTTGTTGATGCTACACTATTATTTATTTTAACGGAAAAAGAATTTTTTAAATATGTATAATGATGCATATACATTTCAGATATTTTATATGTACCTTCATTCATTTTTCTAACGGAGTCTACCAATACGGAAGATTTTGTAACTTCAAATTTTCTATTATCAATTTTAAGTACACTTGCTACAAAATATGTATCTTTAAAATAATGATTTTCATCATAATAATACGAATAAATTGGAGAATATAATGTATCTATATTATTATCATACATGAAATTAATTTCGGATATTAATTCATTTACATTATATCTTTCATCTGAATCCATTGGCATTATGAACGTGCAATCATTTTTTTTACAATAATCTAAACCAATATTTCTTTTATTTAAAACACCTTGCTGTATATCTTTATCATTAATATCATAATAAACAATATCATTAACCAATTTATTATTTAATAAACGCTCTAAAATTTGTTTATTTTCTTCTGGTTCTAAATTTCCTATAAACCCAATTTTTTGATGAACGATAACAATATAATCAACATAATTTTTAATTGATTTTATCGACTTCTCAATTAATTCTAAGCCATAAAATGTATTATAAGCAACACCAACTTTAAATCTTTTATATTCTTTATTTTTAAATCTTTTAGATATATTATTATTTTTCCATATATTATTTTTTAGTAATAGATTAATCTTTTTAAACATATCTCGTTCATTATCAAACTCATATATTAAATTACCAAAATAATTTCTTTTTGATTTTTCTGACACAATTACACTACCATTAATTAATAATTCAAAAAGTCTAACTTGTTCTTGTAAATTAGATTCATAATAGTGTAAATTAACAATAATTTTTGAATTAAAAACATATTTATATAAATCATCACCAAATACTGAATGATTCATACATTTTCCAAAATTATAATTTTTATACTTATTACAATCAACTTCAGGAGCAAGTATACAAATTTTATATTTATCATATAATAATGATAATATTTTTGCTCTTTTATCATTAACTGAACCTAAAAATAATAATTCATATTCTGGATTTGTTATATTATTTGTTCTAATTAATTCTGATACGTATTCTAAAGGAACATGAATTATATTATTAAATCCTTCTGCTTTTAAAAAATTAATATTATCTAAATCATAATCCCAAATTTCATCACATTCACTTAATGATTTTTGTATATGTTTTGTTCTATTAACAACTTCTCCATTTTTACTATTTATATTGTACCATTGACTTTTATTATCATAAAGTTGCTCTAATTGATATATAACAATTTTATAATTTGGATATTTTTCTCGATATTCTGAAATATTAAAATCTATATTGTAACTTAAAATAACTAATGTGTTATTATATTTAAATTGATTTTGAAATTTAGATAATACCATCGTTCTCACACCTTCAAAAGGATTGTATTTTGTTTTTCGTGTGATAATACATTCCAATGGACAATTAGGTAATTGAATGAATGTTTTTTTAGGAATTTGAATATTATGGAAATTACCACCTCTTAATTTAGTACGTTCATCATTAGATAATTTAATATCTGGTCTTGTAATATCATTATTCATTTTTAATTCATTTTTTTTACTATCAATAAAGGCATGTTGATTCTGATGAATTTCAATTCTTTTTTTTATTGTTCTTTTTACTTCATTTCTTGTTTTTTTCATTTAATAATTCTATCATAATTACTTAACATTATAATTGGTTCAATTTTTTTTAATTTTAAAAATCCCCATTCATTTAAACCAACTAAATTATCTTCATTCCAATTGTTATAATAATCAATTTGTTTTTGAATAGCAACATCATTATCATAATTAAGTCTTTTTGCTGCATTTCTTATCTTACTATCAATATTCTTCCTAACCAATGTCATATGATGCATTTGTATAACATCAGGTTGAAATATAACATATCTATCATAATTAGGTCTTCTTGTTGGGTCAACAAGTACTGGCGAAGGATAATCTTGTATAAATGAAACATTATTTCCTTTAATTGGAAAAAATAAACTAACCATAGTATCGTGTGGTTTATCAATTAAATACGAGGAAGATTTATAATAATCATTATAATCTGCAAAACCAACAAAATTTGGATTTTCATCATACCATGCCAATAATTTAGCAAATTGTTCTTCAACATAAAATTCATCACAATCCATTGACATATGATGGGTACAATATTTTTTTCTTGATAAATTAATACCAATATTTCTTTTAATAATTTGATTCGAATGAGGTGAAAGTGTTTGTTGATTTTCATAAAATACTAATTCATCAATTAATCCCTCATTTTTTAAATCGTTTAATATTTCTATTAAATTTTCAGAACATTTATTTCCCCAATATGATTCTGTTTGATATACAACCGATATAAATTCAACCAAATCTCTTATTTGAAGTATTGAATCTTTTAGTAATTCTTGTCCATCAAAAATATTATAACATATACCATATTTTGTAAATCCCATATTATTTAATCATTCTAATAATTTTATTTAAAACTTCTTTATTTTTTAGATAAAATGGATGTAATCTTTCAAAATAATCACTATTTAATTTTTCTAATTTATCATTACTTCTATCTCTTGACATTGATTCATAATGATATGCAACTGCATCACAAACTGTAATATTTTTCTTACCTTTAATAAGACAATTCAAATTCAATTCAACATCTTCAAAACATTCAATATATGATTCATTAAAATATCCAATATCAATAAATACTTGTTTATTAATCAATAAAAATGCTCCTGTATTTCCTAACGAATTATAATTTATTCCAGTAAAATAATTATTTGTTTTTCTAAGGTCAGTATGTGTTAAATGTATATTATCGGTTGTATCTCTAACAATTGCAATTCCACAATGCTGTACACTGGCATCTGCGAAATGCAATCTAATTCCAATTGTACCAACATTTTCTTTATTTGCATTATAAATTTCGACACACCTACTTAATACATCATTTAATAATTTAACATCATCATTACAAAATAAAATTAATTCAGTATCTTCAGATACATGATTTCTCACCATATCATTATTTATTTTACCAAAATTATACCAATCATATTGAATTAATTTAACTTTATCACTTAATATCTCCGAATATCTATTAATAACATTAGGACTACTACCAGTATCAGCAATAAGTATTTCATAATTATAATAATTAACACAATCATTCCATGAATTAACATTATTTTTAATTAAATTAAAATTATTTTTTGTTGGTATAATTACACTAACTTTAGGTGTTTCTTTTAATTTAATATTAAATTCTTTATATTGTGGTGGTAATGATAATGGTAACTCATCTTTATATTTATTTGCAAATTGAATTCTACTATTCTCCCATTCTTGATTGGTCATGCCTATTGATTTATGTAAAATTCTTATTGAAGTGGTTACTCCTATATTACAACCATCAAGGTAGTTAGGTATTACCATTGAAATTTCGTAAAAATGAAACCCTTTAAATTCTTCATCAAATTTATGCACAATATTATTACAATCAATTGCCATAAACACACCATCAATAACTACTACTTCTTTTACATTTGGTATTTCCTTTGAATATTCGCTAACCCAAGTACTTATTCCATTCGTATGCTCTACTATCCCAAACATTTTAGTTTTATCGGTCCACCAACAGCCATTTTCGTGAAGAAAAGTTGTACCAGCTATTCCAATAATATCAAAATTAGTATTATTAAATTTATTTAATAATATTTTACCCCAATTTTTTGTTTTTATTAAAACATCCGGATGTAGGAATACCATAATAACATTATCTTTATTATAATCGACAATTGCTTTATTATATATTGAAGTTAATGAATATTGATTATAATTAGTGTAGCACACAACATCATGGTTAACACCAATAGTGTTATGAATATGATTTATAAATTCATTATTCTTTTCATCACCTAAATGTGATGAAAATACTACTATTATTTTATTTTTTATCATATAAGATTTATTTAAATTATAATAATTTTTTTCTTACTTCTAATAAAGCATCATCAATTCTTTCGCTCATCCTTTTTAAGTTTGTAAATGATGCTCCATTATTAATTAATATTATATCTTCAAATCTATCTTTAGATATTAAAAATTCAATAACTTCTTCTTTTGATGGACAATCAAATAAATATTCAAAAAATTTTAAATATTTATTATTGTTTAAATTTACTTCAACAATTAAATTATTATACATAATTGTTTTGTCAAAATATTCTAAATAACATTTACCATCCTTTTCACGAACTCTTGCTCTTATTTCCCTTTCTATTTCATCATCAGTTAATAGTTTAGGATATATCAATTTATAAAAATTTAATGATATTATTTTCACTAATTTAAAAATTATTTCATCTGAAGTTGGTTTTTATTTAGACCAAAGAGTATTAGAAATTACACCAAGGTCGTAATTCCTCCCATCCAAGATTGATTTTCACCCAAGCACCTATAAAATCTCTAATTTGATTGTAATTAAGACCATATTTATCTTCAAAAATCTTCCAAATTAATGAATGTCTTATAAGAAAATAATTATCTTTATAATCCAATTTAAATAACCACTCATTGTTCTCATTATAAAAAGTTGTTATTTTTTCACCAGTAATCTTAAGTGTTGAATTATTAAACACACTGAAAAGAAAATCCTGCATTTCCTTTTCTTTTAGTTTATCTAATTTTAAAATTGTTTTGAATTTAATTACTTCTAATGTGCTATTTTTTATATCAATTTCAAAACCTTCAGGTGCATTAATCTTAATTTCATTCATAATATTTATTTTTTTAATTTATTTATTTTCTTTAAGAAATTTAATAAAATCTTTTTTTAATGCTTCTCCAATAATTTCATAAATTTCATCAGTCTTAACATTTCCATTGATGGGCAAATCAATCAAAACGGGAAACCCAAATATTATTCGTTTAAATTTTCTAAAACTATTGGGATGAGATAGTGTGATGTCTTCTTTATAGAATTTAAATTCATCTACGATATGTGGTTTATCATTATAAAACCGAACTTCTATCATGTCATCATTTTCTAACTTAGATATTGTTAAATTCGGGTGTAGCGACTCATTTTCATTATTTGTTAATGCGTATTCATATATAGCATTTTTTGATTTTAATTCATCAATATGGAAAAATATTATACTACCAACATCAGTAATACGATTCGTTAAAATACCCTCATATATAATATCATTATCATCAATAATTCTACCAGACGTAAATTTTTTATTTAAATAATTGCGAATATTTTCTTTGCTTTTCCAAACTTCGGGATATATTTCTGGTAATGGGTTCAAATCTAAATTTAGAAAAACATTTTTTTGTGCACTAATCCATTCTTCATCCTTTTGATGATTATATTCATAACATTCAATGCGTAATTTATTATTATTCACATATATTGAATGTTCTATATCATATCTATAATTTATTATTGGCTTATTTAACCAACTTAGAGATTCTAATAAATCTTTAAGTACATAACTTGCAGAAATAGTGTCATTTTCATTAAGAATTGATTCATTAACTTCATTTAATTTACTAATTAATGTTTGATTCCAATCCTTTTGAAATTTTTCGTTAGAATTTTCTGGCATTAAATAATTCCATTTTTCCATGATTATTTTAATTTTATATTAATAATATTTTATATGATTACAAATATATAACATTTAAATTAAATTGTCAAGTATTATTATATTTCTCCGTTATTTAAATCCAATATTATTTTTATTTTCAACATAATTTTCATCTTTTTCATAAAAGACATCTGCTAATGATACTTCACTATCATATATTTTATTAATATTTAATTCTATAGCTAATTTATTTGCATTTTCAATTGTAAGTGCTTTAAAATTATGTTTAAATAATGTTCTTCCCTTTCTTAAAAGCGCATTATCTATATTATCTGCAACATTATATGTTAAAATTATTTTTAAATTTAATGCTTCCCCTAATAAACCATCGCCTAAATTTAATAGTGTAGATATATTATTTGTATTAATTTTTCTTGATTTAATTAAATTTTCACAATCCTCTAAAATAATAACGCTATTTTTTAAATTATTTAAAATAAATGATTGTAATGATGGGTCATTAAATCCTTCAATGTTTTGAATTGAAAGATTATAAAACTTTTTATTAATAATAGATAATAAATATTTTATTAATGTTGTTTTTCCCGAACCCGGAATTCCAGAAAATAATAAAATACCGCATTTATCATTATTAATAATATCAACTATTTTATTAATATCTAAATCATTATAATAATATTTTTTTATTTCTGGCGCATGAACTTCATAATCTTGTAATGAAAAATTATTATTCTGATGGGATATTTGATAAAATTTTGGTTTTTTTATATCTTCACAAATTCTATAATTAGATATGAATTTTTCAATAAATTTATTATGTTCAATATTATTAAGTAAAAATATTAAATAAACACTAAATGTTTTATTATTAGAATTTTTAAAAATTTGAATGAATAAATCTTTATTTAAATTTGTAAAAATGCTGTCATTAAAAAATGGTATAACCTCATATCTTTGAATATTATTTCCTATTTCCAATAGATGATATTCATCCCTTTTAAAATCAGATGAATTAGATTGAAACATAATTAAATTATTTTTATATAAAAAATTAATTAATTCATCATATTTACAATAATTTCCATTTAAAGAAATAATTTTATACTCTATTGAGTTATTATAATAAATAAATAATTTTTTTATAAATATATCAGAATTACTAACAATATCTAATATATTTGAAGAATTCATAATTTTATTCATAATTTTATGTTTTAAATTAACTACAAATATATAAAATTATATTTAAATAATAAATGTTATTATAATATAAGTTTAAATTTTATATTACCACAATTATAGATTCTTAAATATTTTCTTTCTAAATTTTATATTTAATTTTTTACTAAAAGTCTTGTTTTAATTAACCAAATATTTTTTGAAAATATGTATACTAAATGTAATCCAATATCTGAATAATCATCAATTAAAAATTATGACGGAGAATATTATGTGTTGAAAGAAAATAAAAGCAGTTATATTTTTATTAAATCTTTTTAAATAAAAATAAAAAATGTTTGTTAAATTGATTTAATTTTGTATATTTGCTCACATAGAAAAAATTTTTTAATCTAAATTAGAATCATATGAAAGATAATCAAACACATGAATTAAAATTTTTAAATAAAAATAAAAATAATTTTGAAAAATTAAATCAATTTATTAATATTAATCGAAATAATATTCGTTTAATATTAGCATCTCCCGAAATGTGTGAATATTTAAAATCATCAAATGATTGTGAAAACATTATTCATAAAGGTTATCCAGAATTTACTCATATAAAATATAAAGGAATTTTTGTTATTGAAATCCCATTAAAATTTCCAATAAATGTAATTAATTTTATATTAAAAAATAATGATATAAAATTCAATATTCCATGTATTTGTGGAATATATAAAGATGAGAAACATTCATAATTATCATGCAAAAGACCTATAATAATTTATTTAATTATTTTTATATGCAGTTAATATTGCCTCATAATCTGCAATTGCTTTATTAAGTGGAAATGGAATTCTAATTAAAACACCTTCAGGAATATCAAATTCATTGGCATATATATTATTTCCGTAAAGTATTATAAAATCATAAAAAGGATTTCCATAATATTTTTGAGATATTTTATCCAATCTACTTGAAGGAGTCCAATATTCATATTTATCACTAGAATTAACAGGCAAATTTACAAATGGCATAGAATCTATTGTACCATCTGAATTTTTTAAAATTGAATATCTATCATAGTCTTTGTATGGCATTATTTTCCTTGTGTATTTTGTGTTTGTAATGTTTTATTTACTGCATCTGAACTATTTGCTGTTGGAACATCATTTGATATACCATTTTTATAACTCATTTGCGCTGCTGAAACTTTTGAAGGACGTGCATACATGCCATTTTTACTAAATGTTGAATTTGCATATTGATTAAATGATACTGCATTTTGTAATGCATCGATAGGTCCTTCTAATGATTGACCGCCAATTAACTTCATTTGTAATGTGATTTTAGCCATCATAGGTTGCATACCAAATCCTTCCGGATTCATATCCCAAGTAGTTTCATTATAATCAAAAGTAACATTTTCAATAATAACTTTTGTATAGAAAAAATCACCTACTCTTAATATACAAATCGGTTGTCTACCAAAAACAGAATTTCTGGCTCTTAATGTACCTGCAGCATCAATTTCAGGAATAAATTGTTTCGCAGAACCTTGTCTTGTACATTGCTGTAAAAAAGTTAAACGTCTATGAAAATTTTCTGGCGTTTGTGTATGAAATGCTGGATAATAATTATTTTTAATTATTGATTCAAAACCATTCAATATTGCCTTTTCTCTTGTTGCAAAAATATTATCATTTGGAATAATTTGATTATTATATTGTTTAATTAAATATTCAGTCGCTGCTATTTCATTTTTTATTTTTTGGACATCTTGTTGTTGATTTGTATTTTGTATTTGTTTTTTTGATTCAATATTTTTATTATTTTTTTTAATATTAATTGATGCACGTCTTTCTTCTTTCACAGTTTTTAAAGTTATACCATTTACTGTTGCACCTTCAGCACTACCGTCAGCACTACCACTACTTAAATTTGACACAATATTGATTCCTAATTCATTTAAACTTACTTTAAAAATCGCTTTTAAACGTTCCTCAACTAAATGTTTTGCTGCTGCAATTCTTCTATCGCCAAGTGCTTTATTATAAGCAGCTTCATCTTTACCTTGATATAATTTAGATGAACCACCATCAATTATAATATCATAATATTTTCTATTTTCAGGATTACTATATACATCAGATAATATTTTATTTAATGAATTATTTTTATTAGATATATTATATTGTGGAATCGAACTACCAGTAAGAACAAATGTTCTATTTTCTGTATCAGCACTAAGTCCAACAACTTCATAAATACCACCATTTTTACTATCATTTAATCCAAAACCATTACCATCTTTTTCTGAAATACAACCTTCTCTAATTTCATAATGAAGTGGATTATTATACATATCTTCAATAACAGTATTAACTTGTGCATCAGTTGGAATATCATTAGGAAAAAATATTTTTATCTCTGGTGCTGATATTGGTGCAACATCGGCTTGTTTTGTCGGACCTGTTATTTGAGTAATTTTATCTTGAAGTTGTTTTAATGATAATTCTAAATCTTCAACTGTTTTTTGAGGTACTAATTCATTACCGCCAAATGCAAAAAAATCAGCAATATTTTTATTTTGATTTTCACCTTGATAATTTCTAAGTTGTTCTGGATAATCAATAAGTAATGTAAAACTAAGTGTTGCAGTTCTTTCTGAATTCATATAATTATACATTGGTTCATTTCTACCAACCATTACTGTTGATTCATATTTAGCACTTGCTGTTTCATTAAGTTGTATATCATATGGTGGAAACCACATAATTCGTCCTTTAAACGGTCCAACTTCACTTAATGGTATTATAGAATGCCATTCATCATCAATAATACCATAACTATCATTTGGAATTGCAACTATTGCAAGATTTTCAATACTAAACATCATATTTTTAGGATTAAGAAATGGATTACCATTATCATTAGTTTCCCATTCTGGATGAATTTTTGGAATTACAGTTTTATAAATAACTGAATTTTGATTACCACCATAAACAATATTTCCTTTATATCTTATTGTTTTTGCAAATCTATCATACTGGTCTACCATTGTATGTTGACGTATACCTGTTTTCCCAGCTATTTTACTTTCACTTGCATAATTACTATTATTTGCTTGCCATAATGGAGAACCATTAAAACCAATAATTTCATTATTACTTTCTTTAAATACTTTTCTTGTAATATCAACAAAATATCCAGAACTTGCATTTAATAAATTTTTTGTATATTCTAATAATCCACCATTTATTCGATAATCAATAATATTTGATGTTGAATTTAAATTATTTGTTTCATCATCAGCATTACCATGTTGTTGAGCTAAATAGCTTTTACTGTCATCATTAATACCATCTCTACCCCAAACTAATTTATCTCCAATATCATCAGTAGTTATATCTGATTTATTATCAACAAAATTATTAATATCTTCTTTAAGTGTAGATTTATTTGCTGTACCAAAATTTTTATAAATAAAATCATAATTTGGAGCATATTCTTGAATAGTATTTCCTAATGTTATATATGAATATGCGGTTTTTTCATCATTATTAGCATAATCAATAGAACTTTGAATAAAAACATTACTTGGTTTTTTTAAATAAGGATATGCATTTTTATTATTAAAATTAAAAAATATTCGATTATTAATAATGTTATTTACTGGTTGAATTGGTTGTTTAATATCAACTCCATTTTGAAGAATTGTTGAACTACTATCATCAGGTCCGATTTGTTTATAAACATTTAAATTTATTCCTTGATAAAAATACGTTAATTGACCTTTACCAGTATTTTTTATATAATCAGCATTTGTTGAACCAATTGAACCTGTAGTATGTAAACTTGGTTTAAAAGGATAGTTATTACCAACAGCATCAGTATTAAAAAATATCTTACCAATAAATCCACCCGCTTTATCTAAAAGACTTTTATCATCTTGATTATTTATTGTAATTGTATTATTAATATTTTTTTCAAAAGGACTTTTTCCTTTTAATACATTTGAAAGATTAACTGTTGGAAGGTTTTGTTGTGCAAGATGTGATGCTGAATTATAAAACATTTGTTGACCCAACATTCTTGTACCAATTTCAGTTAATGGTGTATTTGAAAATCCTCTTAATAATAAACTATTTTCAATATTAAAATGTTGATATTGTGGTATTACACTTAAAATACTGGCAATAGAATCTGCAACCTTACTTTTATTTCTAAGTGAAAGTTTATCTGTTGATTCATATTCATTATCAAGATTATATAAATTACGTGGTATTAATTGATTTCTAAATTGTTCACCACTTACAAGTAACCTTGAATTTCCATTAATATCAGCCATTAATATTATTTTTAAATAAATACTTGTAGAATAAATTTATAATATCTATTTTTACATTGGTGAAAACTATCCCAATCTATAAAAGATTAATTACTTATTTTTTTAAAATAAAATTGAGGGTGAAATATTTTTTATTTATAAATAAAATTAATAATTATGAAACTAATTTCAATTATGAAAATAATTGAACATAGTTATCCTATGTTGTTAAATTTTTATTAGATTTGAAAAAATTAATAATAAATATTATAATTTTGTTCTTTTATTTAAAAGAAAGAGTTTTTGAGTGATTAATTAATTTAACTAAAATAGTTTCGTAGAAGTTTAATGAAAAAACTTGTCAAAGTTATAATATTTTATTTTAATAATCAAGACTTTTTATAAATTATATGAAAATAAATATTATTTTCCTGCTTTACCTGTTTTTAATGCTTGTTGTTTATCAATTGCTATTACTGTATTATAAACTTTATGCATAAATTTATCACCATCAAGATTTAATGTAACATCATTTTGTAATGTAACTTGACCACCATTAGCAAATTCAACTTTTAATGGAGATTTTAATAGTGTTGCTAAATCAGCTAACATACCACCACCTTTAGTATTCATTTTTGATATACTTTCAACTGCATTTTGAACTGCAATAAAATCATCTTTACTACCATGCATTACAGCATTTATTTGTTTAAATGATTCTCCTACTTTTACAAGAGCATCAGCATGTTTTGCTATAGTATGCATAGTTGCAGCAAATGTAATAAATCCTAACGCACCAAAAGTAAATCCCATCATTGCTAATGATATAGCAGCAATACCAGCACCAACTTCTAACATAGCAGGACCTGCTCCTTTTGATGATTCAACAAGTTTTGCTAAACCCATTGCCATAAATCCAATACCAGCAGCAGCAATACCAATACCAGCACCAATACCTAATGCTGCAAGAGCTAACATACCTAATCCTTCAGTACTTATTGTAGCTGCCATACCAATAGCAATTATTGCAGCAGCAAGTGCAGCACCACCAATTACAAACCAACCTAATGATTTAACAATATCTTTTAATATTTTTGCTTTTTCTGGTGTTAATTTACTTAAAGAATCAGCAAGTTTACTAATACCAACAGCAGCAACTCCAATACCAGCACCAACACCTAATGCTCCCATTCCAATACCAGCACCAATACCAGCAGCAGCACCACCGCTTATGCCTTTACCTGCACCACCTTCAACTGCTTCAGTAAGTCCACCACCTTTACCAAATTTACCAATATTAGTAATTTTACTACCAATACCACTTTTTATAAAACTATCAATACTATTTTTAATTCCAATAGAAGCTATTTTCCATGCACCGCCAGCAGCAAGTAACATTAAACCTGCTTTCCACCAACCACTAGAACCTTTAGTAAAATCACCAATCCAGTCAGCTATATTAGCAACTGGTTTTAATATTGTATTAATACCTCTTAATATTGGTAATAATGCTGCTTTTAATTCATTAATTGTTGCTTTAAATACTTCATCAAATGTTTGTGCTTGTTTTGCACGTTCTTCTAAACTAACTCTTTCCTTAACAAAACTTTTAGCTTGGTCTTGTGTTAAATTACTAATATCTCGCATTTGACCAGCAAGTTGAACTTGATATTTACCTGTGGTAGTGTTAAAAAATGCAGCACCTTGAATAAGTTCTTTTTCACGGTCAGTTAAACCCATACCTTGTAATTTATCTGCCATTGTACTTATATCAAGTTGTCTTAAAGCCATTGCTTTCATTTCATCAGCATTAATACCCAATGCTTTACCAACTTGGGTAAGTCTATCCATATCAGCAGGACTAATAAATTTTTGAAATGTACCATCAATATTTTTTCTTAAAGTAGCAATACCTTTAGTTAAATCAGCAATTTTTGCTTGTAATTTGGCTGGGTCATTACGAGCGAAATATAAAGTTTCAAACATATCCATTTTTGCAAATTGACCACCCATTACTTGTAATTGTGCCACCATACCAATCGCACCTTCAAGTGTTCTTCCCATATCTGCAGCATTTAATGCACCATCAATACTAATTTTAAATTTTTCAGCATATTCTGCCATTTGAGCAAAACCTTTTACTCCTTGCTGAAAAGTATATCCTTGTAATTTTTTAAAATTATCACTTATATTTTTAAGTACCTTAGTTGTATTAACACCCATTCTTTCAGAAGTATCAACAACACCTTGAACATAATCCATTGTTGATTTAGCATCAATACCCATTATTTCAAATTGAGCACCAAGTTTTGTTGCTTGTTCAATTCCAAGACCAGTACCTTTACCAATCATTGTAATATCTTTTACCATATTAGAAGATAAAACACGTGCTCTACCAGTTTCATCAGCAAAACCTTCCATTATTCCTTGAACATCTTCAAGGCTTCCACCTAATCTTGCAACAAAACCAGCAGATTGTTCAAATGAATCTCTCATCATATCTGCCTTAGTACCTGACATTCCGAGATTAAGAATAGTACTTTTAATATTTTTATCTTGTGATTGTAAAAAAGTCCAAGTTTGTTTTAAAGCAGAAGCTAATCCACTTGCTAAATCAACAATTTTTTCTCTGGCTTTTATTTCTTTTTGAAGTTGTTCATTAATTAATTGTTGTTGTTTTGATAATTTTTTTAAAGTATCGTATTCAGTATTTTGTAATTTAATTAAATTATTTAAAACACCTTTTTGACGATTATTTAAATCATTATAATTTTGTTGTAATTGATTAATAAGAGATTGTCTTTCACTTCTTCTTTCTTGTAAATCAGCTACTTGTTTTTCAATATCTAAATTACTTTTATATGTAGTTTGCAATTCCTTAGTTAAATTAAGGAGTTCTTTCATTGCTTTTGTTCTACTATCATCAGCCATAATAATATTTTATATTATATAATATAAATACAAAGACCAAGATTTTTATTTTCTTGGTCTAAAATTGTTTTTATTTCTTGCTTGTTCTTGCAATCTTTCAATTTCTTCATTTTCTTTTTGTAATAAAAATAAGAAATGTCGTCTACGATATATTGGTAGATTCTCGATATAATCTGCTTGAAACTTAGCGTGTTTGGTTAAAATGTATATCTCTTCATTAACCATTTTTTTATACTCACCCGCTAAGTGTTGGGGAAAAAAAAATCAATACCAACTGCTAAATTTGCAGTAAATTTAAAGCCATCTTTAGCAATAAATTCATATGACATATCAACATCTGGACTGACATCAATTATTTTTCTACGAATAGTAAATGCATCAAGTGCTGGCATTGCGTCCACAAATTTATCAATATATGCTCTATCTGATTTTTCATTAATTGCAACAATATGTGCTTTTAATTTTAAAGTATTATATTGACTATATTCTTCATTATATGCTTCTTTTATTGATTCTGATTTTTTAAAAAGTTTTGTTTCTTCACCAGCAGTAAGTAATTTAATAGTAGCAATTTTTTTACGCATTGGTAATTCAATTGTAAAATAACCATATTGGTCTGGCATTTCTTTAGTTTCTTTATATCTGAGTTGAAGTAAATCAACAACTGCTTTAAAAGGAACACCTGTTCTTGGGTCAGTTACTTGTACAGTATATTCAGGACCATAGCTTGAACTACGTAGGAATAAGATAATTGCATTACGGTCACCCGGTAATAAATCTTCTGGATTAACACCAGCAGTTTTAATTTTTCTTTTTAATAACATATCTAAAACCATACCACTTTCAAGTAATGAAGGAGTTGTAAGTAAATCCTCATCTTTTGAAGTCATATATTCTACATTAACTTCATTAATTTGATTAGCATAAAATAAACCCTTTGAAGGTAATTTAACAATTTCATATGAAGTCATTAAATCTGGGTCGGTTTCTTTCATCATAGTTTTTTCAAATTCCTGTGGATTAAATGTTGGTGCTTTTGGTATTTCACCAATAACATTATTAGATATTGGTTGTGATGGAATTATACCTTCACCACGTTTTTCTTTATATTTTTTAAGCACTTCACCAATACTTTCTTTTGGCTGTAATTCTTCTTCTTTTCCCATGTTTTTATAAATTTTTATATTTTATTATTGTTTTCAGTAAATAAATACTACGAAAAAAATTTTCAACATAATTCAAGATTTTTAAATAAAACACGTATTAATATATAATTGATACTATTTAGAAAATTTAGTGTTATTTAAAGTAAAGAATTAAATAAAAAATGAAAAAAGAAATTGAAAATAAAATATTAGTTATATATATTGGTGTTGCAGGTATTCGTAGTGTGGATATTGAAACTTTCACACAAAAAGTTACAAAAAAAATTATACCAGCAACATTTCAAGGTGAAATAATAATAATACCAACACAATCAGTAGATACAAGAATTGAATGTATTAATCCTATATATATAGTACAATCAGAATTAATTCAAAAACATACTGAATTAATGAAAGAATTAAATGAACATCTCAAATATCAATTAAATATATTAAAAGATAATAAAAAAAGAAAAAAAAATGAGTAAAATAAGAATAGGTATCGTTATTGACGAAATATTAAGAGCAAAATGGCTTCAATTTGATAGATTTTATGCACAAGAATTTGGTGAAGAAGGAATTCCTGAAAAACAACCATATGTTTATGATTTTTTTAAATATTATCAGTGGAAAGATACTGAGGAAATAGTTAAAGAAATGCGTGAACCAGAAGAAACACCAGAAAATGTTAATCCAATTGATTATCAAGTAGATGAAAAAACTGGTGAAGCACCTGCAGACTTTTTATTATTTAAAAAAGAAGAAAAAATAAAAAAAACAGCACGTGAAGTATATAATCGTTTTATGTATGAGGATTATTTATTTGAAATACATGGTGCAGCACCAATAATGTATAAAAATATGGATTTACATGTTAATAATTTTTTATTAAAATATGCAAATTCTGCAAATTTTATAGTAATGAATGTTGAAAATAGATTTAGTATACCACCCACACTTTTTTTCTTAAGTAAAATATCATGCAGATTTACAAATTATAAATTTGTTGATAAAGCAATAGATATGTGGCGTGATGTTGATGTACTTATTACTACTGACCCTGAAATTTTAAATGTAGGTACACCTTGGGGTAAAAAATTAATTAAATTAAAAAGACCATATAATGAAAATATTTATACTGGTTTTTTAGAAGTATTACAAATTGCAGATTTAATTGATAACAAATATTTTGAAAAAATAATTAAATATAAAAATAAATAAAATGAGTGAAGAAATAAAAAATGCAACACAAGTTGCTGAATTAGAAAAAATAGAAAAAATTAAGGTATCATTAGATAGAATAGTAAATAAAAAATCAAAATTTTTATTTTGTGTACCTGAATCTACTAATCCTGTTGCAAGTGTATATGAACTTTATTTTCATGCCACTGTAGTAAAAAATATGGGATATGAAGTAATAATTATGGTAGAAAAGGGTGATTATGTTATACCTGTTTGGATTGAAAAAGAACTTACAAATCATAAACATGTACCTATGTCAGACCCTAAACTTACTGTAGGTCCTGAAGATATTATGATAATTCCTGAAGTATTTTCAAATGTAATGGAACAAACTAAAAATTTACCTTGTGTAAGAATAGGTCTATTACAATCGGTTGATTATATGATTAATTCATTAATTCCGGGTACTGATTGGTCTTCATTTGGTATATATGATATCATTACCACCTCTCCAACACTTAAAGAATGGATTGATGTATTTTATGGTAAAAAATTCAATATTAAAACATATAATATTGGAATTCCTGAATATTTTGAAAGGTCAAATATTCCACAAAAGCCAATAATTTCAGTAATTGGTAGAAATGCGAATGAAATTTCAAAATTTGTAAAATTATTTTTTTGTAAATATCCACAATATAGTTGGGTAACATTTGACCCAATGGTTACAAAAAGCAAACCACCACAACCAATGCGTAGAGTTGACTTTGCTAAAAGATTACAAGGCAATTTTGCTGCAGTTTGGATTGATAGAATTGCAAGTTTTGGTACATTTCCTCTTGAATGTATGAAATCTGGCACAATTCCAATTTGTTTAAAACCAGATATTATGCCTGAATATATGATTGAAAGAGATGAAAATGGTACACCAATTAAAGCAGTTGAAGGTGCTGGTGTATGGACTGATAATTATTATGACCTTCCTGTATTAGCAGGTGATGTACTTGTTAAATTTTTAGATGATAATATTAGTCCTGAATTATATGATTTAATGGAAAAAAATGCATCTAAATATAATCAAAACGATAGTGAAAAGCAATTAGTGGAAATTTATTCTAATTATATAACACAAAGAATTAATTTATTTCAGAATGTAATACAACCAATACAAGAAACTAATATAATAGAACCACCTGCTGTATCATAAAAATAATTATAAAATTTAAATAAAAATAAACATGAACGTTTCAATAATAATTCCAATACATGAATATAATGACCAGATTTCAAGTCTTTTAGATAAGGCAATCGAATCTATTAATAAACAAGAAAATATAACCGAATTACCTGAAGTACTTATAGTATATCCATTAAATCTTGATGGTGAAATTATTCCATTTAAAGATTCTATGCTTCGTAAGTATCAAGATAAAATTAAATTTAATTTAATACAAAATCAAGGTAAAACTGATTATCAATCACAAGTTAATTTAGCAGTTGATGCTGTAACTACTAATTATTTTTCAGTACTTGAATTTGATGATGAATATGGTACAACATTTTTTAGAAATGTAGAAAAATATATTCAAACATATCCAGAAATTGATATTTTTCTAACCATGATGATTGAAGTTAATGAAAAAAATGAGGGTATTAAATTAACAAATGAAACTGTTTGGGCACAACAATTTGTTGGTGAAAATGGCGAAATGGGTTATTTAAATGCTAATTCATTAAAACAATATTCTGATTTCAAATTAAGTGGCGCAGTAATTAAAAAATCTGACTTTATTAATCTCGGTAAATATAAATCTAATATTAAGTTAGCATTTATGTATGAATATTTACTTAGAGCATTAAATAACGCAAGTAAAGTATTTACAATTCCAAAAATTGGTTATAAACATCTATCAACACGTGAAGGTAGTATGTTTGATAGCTATTTAAAAAATATGCCAGTAGATGAAAGAAAATTTTGGTTTGAAACAGCAACTAAAGAATCTAATTTTTCTAATGATAGAGTAATCGACATGTCAAGACTTCAAAAATTAATTGTCGAATAAATAATTTGATTATTTTGATTCTATGATAAATGAAAGAAAATGAAAATGAATTCGAAGTTAGTGTACCATATTTTGCAGAAAAGGAAGAACAAGCAGTTATAGATTATATAAATTCTAATTCTTTAGAAGAAAAGAATAAAATTTATAATGAAATTCTTATTGAACCTTTTAAAAAAATGATACAATCCATATTAAGACGATATCCCATTCATATTGGTAATTACGATATGAGTGAGGTTGAATCAAATGCTCTTACACATTTAATCGAGCATATGGTAAAATTCAATCCAAATAAAATTACTAAATCGGGAAATAAAACAAAAGCATTTAGTTATTGCCAAACAATAATTAGAAATTATTATAAAGACCATAGCAAAAAAAGTTATACTGAAAAGAAAATTAATTTATCTTTTGATGATTATATTGATGAAATTAATCAAAATGTTGAATATACCTATGAAATTGAAACAGAAAGTCAGCATCAACTTGAGAAATTAATTAATTCTGTAATATCCAAAATTGAAGATAAAATCAATAATGACCCAATAATGAAAAGAAATGAAATTATTGTTGGTGATGCAATTGTTAATGTATTAAAAAATTGGCAAGTATTATTTATGGAAGATACTCCAGAAGGAAAATATAATAAAAGAGTTACAAATAAATTTGCTAAAAATAAAATTTTATTATATTTAAAAGAACAAACAGGATTATCCACAAAAGAAATAAGAATAGGCATTAAACCATTTAAAGAAATATATTTTTTACAAAAAACAGATTTTTTGGATGATTAAAATTTATCAAACAATAATTGATAAAAGTCATGGTAATTGTATGCAAGCAGCAATTGCCAGTTTACTTGAATTATCTCTCGAAGAAGTACCAAATTTTAATACATTAGGACACGAATGGTTTAATACGTTTTATCATTTTTTACATAAATATGGATATAATTATGATGGTGGTCTTTATAATAATAATCAATATAGAACAATAAATAAAAGAGAAGGAATACCAACTGTTAAATTACGAACCGAATTTTATAGATTAAAAAATATGGAAGGAGTTAAAGGATATTTCTATGCAAGTGTATATTCACCTAAATATTATAATCCAAATGATAAACCACCCACAACACATGCAGTTATTATTGATAAAAATTTAAATATTGTACATGACGTTAATCTTGAAAATATAAATATTATAAATTATCCAGAAAGTAAAAAACTTAAATATAATGGAATTCTTGATATTTTTATGATAAATCCACTTTCTAATTAATGTGTATTTATATGTACTAAAACTATAAAATTATGCCAAGACCAACTCGTAAACAATTAAAATTTGATGAAGAAAGCGTAAATAAATTACTTCAAGAAATTTATGACGAATCTCATAACATAAAAGCAAAAATTACTAGACTTTTTACAAAATGGGAAACTAAAGTAAAAGAAAGTGGCGAAGTTCAAGCTATTGGTGACCAAATTGTAAAATTAATTGCTGCTGAAGCTAAAAACCAAGACCAAAAAATCATGTTACTTCGTTATTTAAAAGAAGTTGTTTTTGATAATAAGGTTGGTGGTTTTAATAATAATTATAAAAGCAATAGAGAAGAAGAAAAGAGTGAAGTAACTACTGACAGAAGAAACGAATTACTTAAATTCGTTGCCGATGAATTGGAGAAAAAAGAAAATAAAAAAAAATAACGAATAATGAGTTTATCTGATAACAAAAGAGGTGTTTTTACCACTATTGGTGCATATACTTCATTAAATCAACAACAAAAAACACCAAGGTCAACTGATTTATATCCATCTGTTAATAATAAAAAAGATATAATTCCGTTTTTACTTGATGTATTAAAAACTGTTGCTGGTAGTGAAGCGTTAAAATTAGTGGTGGGACAAATGCTTACAAAAGTTGTTGGTAATTCAGAACCAAAATTAAAAACAGCACTAAAAAAACAATTTATACATTCAAATTCTGGGGATGCATTACCATCAACATATGCATCAGACGGTGTTATAATGCCAGTAAAAAATGTTGATACCACAGGTAAATATAAAGTTGATAAAAATTCAAGTGAAGGTAGTTTATTATATAATACTTCTACTCCAAATTTTGATAGTTCAGCACATGATGCTATTTTAAATTCTGGTACTGATACTCCATATAATAATATGACAATTAATTATAATGCAACATCAGATAGTTTTAATATAAAACCCCATAATAGTAGTAGTTCAAATATTGGTGATTATTTTAGTAATTATATTGATAATGCGCAAATACTTGACCAGAAAGAAATTGTAAGTAATACTATGGATAGTATTTATGGTACACTTACAAATAAACGAAATAAAACAATACAACAAACATACGATGAATTACAAATTCAAAAAATGTTGGAACAATTATTAAATGATGATGATTCATTTACAATTTCACCAAGTGATTATGCAGATTTACTTCAAAAAGCACGTGAAATGGTTGATGGTGTTGTAAATTATGATATGGGTTGTGGTATTATGCCAGCACAATTATCGTATGATGATTTTAAAAATTTAGTTTCATCAATATCTGGGTCAACTGACCCATTTGCAGTTGGTAATGCCGTAGAAGCAACAATTGACCAAAGTAATAATACAGAAACATCTACAGAAAATAAACAAACAATAAAAGATGGATTTTTTCAAAAAATAATTGGTGCAATTACAATGGCAATGTTATTAGCTGTAACTACTGCACCACAAATTAGAGTATTATTGGGTGTAATGAGTGCTTTTGAAAATAATGGAGTTGTATTAATTAGCAATCCAAAGGATGATATGAAAAAATTTAAGATTTGTATTAAATGTATTGCAAAAGAAATAATAAAAATAGTTGCAGAATTTATTTTTGCATTAGCAATTTTATATCTAATAAAATTATTAACACCAGTAATAAAAAAAGTAATTAAAGAAAAAATAAATCAATATATTAATATAATTTTAAGTTTAACTGGTACAAGTAATATTGCATCAAGTTTAACAGGATAAATTTTAAATAAATAATATGATAGTAGACCAAAAATTAAACAAACAGTTTGTGGGCGTTTATCTCATTGATAATGGTGATATAGAAGGCACACAACTCGCAACAACTGTAAAACCAAATTGGTTCAGGATACTGATGACCAAATGGTTTTTGGGTTGGAAATGGATTAGTATTAAAGAACTAAAGGCAAATAAGTAACATGGCAATTGATTATAGTAGTATTAATGCAATTATTGGGGGATTTAATAAAGTATTAAGTCTTTCATCTCTTGGTGGACCGCCACCTATTCCAACACCAATGATATTAATTGGTGTTCCATTACGTCCCGGTCTATCACCAACTAAAATTGCATCACGTATTATTGCCAGAAAAAGTGAAGCGGGATTACCTGTTGGTGTTTTACCTTCAGGTGGTGTTAATCCTGATGAAATTATGGAAAGAATTCGAATTGAAGAAATAATCAAAGCATTTCAACAGGATGCTGTTATTACTGTAGCAGTTCCACCCGGAATAACTCTCACAGGAACAGGCACTTCACCATCAGGACCTGTTTCTGTGTATGGTTCAACAATAATAATAATGACTGCATTTGGAGTAATACAATAAATAACATGAAAGTACAAACTAATTATGAACCCAAAAGAAAAGATAGATTTGCAATTAAATTTAATGACATTAATATTGAACCATTTGTGGTACAAAATATAATATTACCAAAATTAATTAATAATAAATGGAAGATTATAGCAAATATACGCCAATTGAATTACTTAAAATAGGTAATGATATTAAAACAAAACATGATGCTTTAAAGCAAGAAATTGTTGATTATAGTTTTCAAATAGAAGAGCTTGAAAAATTAATCAATGAAAAACTTGTATTATTAGATGAACTTGAAAAAAATTATGTTGTGATAATTGAAAAAATAACAATATAAATATGTCATATAATAAACCATATATACAAACAAGTAATCCTAACAAACAACAGCAACCCACAATTACTCCACAAAGAACAATATACTATGGTGAAGTTATGAGTATTGATGATGATGCTGATGGTGGTAGAATTAAAGTAAAAATACCAGATTTAGATAATCGTACAACAGATATTAATGATTTACCTTGGTGTTATCCATTAATACCCAGATTTATTTATCAGTATCCTCAAATTGGCGAATTAGTTAGAGTATTTCTTGAAGATATTAAATTTCCAATGAGAAGTCGATTTTGGACAGGTAGTATCATATCTCAAATACATAAAATAGGGTTTGATTCTAAATTTACCGCAACATCTACAACAAATTATGCATTAGTTAATCCAGAAAAAGCAGCATCAACATATCCTGATGCTGATGGCGTATTTCCAATAAAAACTGATATTGCAATTATTGGTAGAATTAATACTGATGTAATATTAAGAATAAATGAAGTACATATTAGAGCAGGTAAACATGAAAATGATAACATATTAAAATTAAATACAAAAAATCCTGCTGAAATTAGTTTAGTTTTTGAACCAATAAATAATACAACAACTGCTACTATAAATAATACATCAACTTGTTATTATAGTAATACTATAATTACAAGTGATAAAATTGCAATAATTTCACATACTGGAAATCCACAATTTAAAGCAGCAAGACTAACTTCTGATGATAGAACAAGAATATTTAATGAAGGACATCCACTTGGAAGAGGGGATATTATTGTCGAAGCATTAAACGTTTTTAGAGATGCAATAATTAATCATATACATGGATATTCAGTACTTCCTGCCGATAAATCAGCTATCATCAATAAATTAGAACAATTACAATTAGACCTAATATTACAAAAAAATATTGTAATTAATTAATTAATTTATACCTTTACAATCTATGAATATTCAAATACCTAATGAATTATTTACATCATTTAATGATATTACATTTTATGATGAACCACATAAATATTATATTGATGGTAAAGAATTAATATCTGTAACTACTTTAATTCATAAATATCAAGAAGATTTTGATGAAGAATTTTGGTCTGATTGTAAAGGTAATGAATTTAATATAAGTCCCGAAATAATTAAAAGAGCATGGAATTTTATAAATAAAAAAGGTACTATTAAAGGTTCTGCAATACATGATTATGCTGAAAATCTATTTCAAAATAAAATATTCGAATATCCAAAACAATTAATTTTAAATGAATTTGGTTTTGACCCTGTATTAAGTGAATATTTAATAACAAAAAAACATGTTGATAAATTTTATAATGATGTACATAATAAATTAATACCAATTCGAACTGAAATGATTGTATATGATAAAGAATCATTGATTGGTGGAATGCTTGATATTTTATTTTATAATATTAAAATGGGAGTGTTCCAAATTTATGATTGGAAAACAAATAAAAAATTTAGTAAAGAAAATAAAGGAAGACATTTACTTAATGAATTATATTTATTAGAAGATTGTGATTTAGAAACATATTCATTACAACTTGGTTTATATAAATATATTATTGAAAAAATTACTGGTGTTAAACTTGGTAAATCATATATTGTTTGGTTTTCACATAATAATGATTCATATGAATTAATTGAAGCTAAAGATAGGTCATATTATGTTAATCTAATTATGAATAATAGAATTGCTGAATTATCTACATTAAAAAAGCCACAATTAAGTGGCTTTTTAATACTTAACTAATTGATTATAAATTAAGTATACATCTCCAAGGTTGAATTTCTAAAACCACGTTTGTTAATTCATCACTACTATAATCATTATCCATAAAATCAATTGATGTAATCATACATTGTTCAAGTGTCCATTTTTCAATTTCAACGCCAGTTGGGTCTAATGCCTTTAAATAAATATCTTTTTTATATCCTGCAGCATAACCCATACGACCTGTAAGTGATTCAGCGTGTAAACGAACCCATTCCATAAGAATTTGTGAAGTAGAAGGACCGATTGGGTCAATAAATGTAATTGACATTGTATCCCATGTATATCTACCAGCTACATAGTTTTGTTCATTCATATATTGAATTGGAACACTATTGATTTTTAATGAAGGTCTTTTGAACTTTTGTACTTGCCATACTTCAAGTCCGATTGTATCTGAGAATTCCGCAAAGAACCTATTAACTCTTTTTGGTTCGTATTTAAACGGAATCGTTCTTATCATTTCTCCTGCCATAGTATTTATATTTATAATTTACGTTAATATTATTATTTTTAAAATTATCTTTACATAATTTAATTATAAATACTATGATTGAGAAAAATATATCAAAATCGGAATTAATTAATTATTTTTTAAATAATAATGGTTCGGGATATAAAACAAAAGAAAAACACATATTAATTAAATTTATTGGTTTGATTGATTTAATTAACAATTATCATGATAATTTTTTTAAAACAAATGATTTTCCATTTACACAAAAATTATATAATTATTTATATAATATAATTGAAATTCCTAAATGTAATAATTGCGGAATACATATTAAATGGAGAGGTATATTTAGTGAAGGTTATTTAACATATTGTTCAAAACAATGTAAAAATTCTAGTAAAATTAGAATTGAAAAAGCAAAAAAAACCTGTTTGAAAAAATATGGTGTTGATTCACCATTAAAATTCAATATCTTTAAAAAGAAAAGAAGTGATACTATTCTAAATAAATATAATATTAGTAATATCTTTGAACATCCAGATATTAAAGAAAAAACAAAACAAACAAATTTATTGAAATATGGGAAAGAATTTGCAATCCAATCAGAAATAATAAAAAATAAAAGAAAAGATAATAATTTCCTTAAATATGGTGTAGAAAATCCATTATCATTAACCATAAATAAACAAAAAAAATCTAAACTGAATAAAGATTATTTTGAAAAAAAAATAAAACAAAGAAATTATATTGTTTTAAATTATTTGGAAAATGATATTATTGTAATAAAACATCCAGATGGTCACATTTTTGAAACACCCAGACATATTGCTAATAATAGATTTAATACAAACGCAGAATTGTCAACAAAATTACTTCCATTGGGTGGTAGTATCTCAACTGGTGAAATTGAAATTAGAGAATTTTTAAAAACCCTAAATATAAATTATATTACTGGTAATAGAAGTATATTGTTTGGTAATGAAATTGATATATATTTACCAGATAATAAATTGGGTATTGAGTTCGATGGACTTTATTGGCATTCAAATTTATTTAAAGATAAAAATTATCATCTCAATAAAACTGAAGAATGTGAACAACTAGGCATACAATTGCTTCATATCTTTGAAGATGAATGGATATACAAAAAAGAAATTGTCAAGTCAATTATTAAATCTAAATTAGGTATAGTTGAAAATAAAGTTTTTGCAAGAAAATGTGTTATCAAAAAAATTGATAATATAACTTGTTCTAATTTCTTAAATAACAATCACATACAAGGTAATATTAATTCTAAGGTTAAAATTGGTTTGTTTTATAATAATGATTTAGTGTCGGTTATAACTTTTGGTAAAAAACGTATTGCAATGGGTAATAAAACCAATATTGAAGGTGAATATGAGATGTACAGATTTTGTAATAAACTTAATACAAGTGTTATTGGTGGGGCAAGTAAGTTATTAAGTTATTTTACAAAAAATTATAAACCTAAGTCAATTTTAACATTTGCAGACAGAAGATATAGTCAAGGTAATTTATATAAACAATTAGGATTTAATTATATAAAAAATACTGAACCTAACTATTGGTATTTCAAAAAAAATGAAATAATTAGATATTATCGTTTTAAATTTAGAAAAGATGTTTTGGTTAAACAAGGTTTTGATAAAAATAAAACAGAAAAGGAAATAATGCAAGAAAATCAATATAATTATATATATGATTGTGGTAACATGAAATATATGTTAATTTATTAATTTTATATTATTCAGGTAATCTACCAGTTCTTTGATACATTCTAAATTCATCCTTACCAAGACTTTCAATAGTTCTTTTTGGTTTTATTGCAACATCAATTTTTATTTTAATTGGTTCATTAACTAATTCAATTTTTGGTAATTCATTAATTGCTACTTGTTCATCTGAAAGATTATTATTCTCAATAATTATTTCTTGTGGTATATCTAAAAGAATTTCTGGTTGTACTTCAGATTTTTCTTCAACAATTGGTTTATTATCAACTTCTTCTATTTCAATTATTTCTTGTTTTTTAGTTTTTTCTATGGATTGTTCAATTTTATTGATTTTATCCCTTTTACTTTTTTTTGTCATTATTTCTTATTTAAAATTATGTTATTTTTATATAAATACTTGAAAATGAAAAAGACCCACTAAATAAGTGAGTCTTTTCAATTTATAATTTATAAATTATGCTCCAACATCAATAAATTTAATATTGCCACAATCATATATTCTTGGAATTTTTCTTTCTGACATTATTTGATGTTCAGTTTTATTTTTATCAAATCCTTGTTTAACTAAAACATCTTTTCTAAATAAAAATCTATGTTTTCTTTCCTTTCCAACAACATACCAATAATTAGGTGCTGTGTTATATTTTAAATTAAATCCTAATTGTTTATATAAATTACCATTTGAATATCTTCTATTAGCAAAACTAATCACATTAAATGGTTTATATTTTAATTTAAAAAAAGAATATAATTTACTAGCACCGCCAACAACAATAGTATTAAGTTTATTGCAAAAACGTAACATTTCATACACATTATCATTTTTTATTTTATTACCAAGAACGTTTCTTAATTTTCCAAATGTCATAATAGATACTAACTCATTGTTATAATATAATCCTAATTTAATGGATGCATTAACATTACCTTGTATATGATTTTTTATTAAAAATTCGAAGGCTATTTTAGGATTAATTTCTTTTATTTGACATTTTCTTGCAAATATTTTATTATTAATAATACCTAATTTACTTTTTATCATTGATTCAATAATATTATATTTTTCAAGTAATTCATCTTCAAAAAAATGCAATAATGTAATATTTTTTTCTTCACATTTTTTTGTTTTATTAATATGATAATCGTCATTTATATAATATTCGGAATGCCAATGAAGTCCATTTATTTCAATTGCTAAATTATATGAAGGTATATAAATATCCAATTCACCATCAATTGTTTTTCTATCATTTGGAATATAATTAATATTATTATTTTTTAAAAATTTACATATTTTTAATTCAAATGTTGTTCTTGGTGACCCAATTGGTTGTAATATTGTTGATAATTCAACATCATGATTTAATCTATTTACTAATAATTTTCTATTGTTTTCAAAAACATGACCATTAGGATGTGAAACTTTTATATTATCATCATTAAATTCTAATATTGAATATCCTTTTTCTGAAAATCTTTTCTTTAATAATTTATCTCTATTTAGTTGAACTTTTATTAAACCACGATTTATAATTTTATTACCATGCGTAGCATATGTTTTTTTCATATTATGAGTTGCTAATAATCTAATACTATTAACTTTAAATGTACTATCAACACCATATTTTTTAAATACCGCTTCTTTCGACTTTTTAATTCTAATTTCTTTATTTTCTGGAATACTTTGCCAAATTTCTCTACATTTTTTAGAACAAAATTTTCTTTCATATTTTATTCTTTCAATAAATAATTTATTACATATTAAGCAATGTCTATTTTCTTTCGATTTTTTCTTTTTATTTAAACCAGAGCATTTATATGAACAAAATTTTTTCTTTTCTTTCTTTTTTGATTTAAAAATCTTTTCACAATACTCACACTTTTTTTCAACATAAAATTTATTATCTTCTTGTGCTCTATGTGCTAATTTACAATCTTTAGAACAAAATTGTTTTTCCCTTCCTTTTTTTACATAAAAAATATTATTACAATGTTTGCAAATTAAATTAACTATTGTTGCCATATATGATGAATTTATATTTTTACTAACCAATTCGGTTATGCAAATATAAATACTTTAAATAAATAAAAAAAGCCATTAAATATATATTTAATGGCTTTTTAATATAAAATTATAAATTATGCCCCAACATCAGCAAATGATGCACCAGAAGGAGTAATTGTAAATGTAATTCCAATAAATTCAACAGCACGTGTTGGTTTTAAGAATATTTCACCATACAATTCGTTTCTATCCATTGTTTCTGGAGTATTATTTGAATTATCCATTTTAATTCTAAAGTCATTCAAACCTCTTTCTCTCTTAATACTGTCAAGAATAGGATTTGCTTTTGCCAAGAATTGGTCAATTGTTGTTTGGTCATTTTGTTCAAATACAAGTCTGATAGCAATATTTGCAATAAGAACTTTAATTTGAAGTAATAATCTACGAACATTGATTCTATCAAGTGCACTTTCTTTAACTTGTAAAGTTTTTTGTCCGAAGATTGCTGTACCTGCTTCTGCAAAATCAGCCATTGGGTTAATTCTACCAGCATATAAAATATCACGAGCTTCTTGAGACAATTTGTATCTTGATTTAATTGCATTAGTTACACCACGATTTAAACCAGCAGGTGCAAACCAAGGAAATTTTACATTATCTGTAAATGCCATTGCTCTTACAACTTCGCCAGTAGCTGGAATATAAACATTAACATTATTTTGATTATCTCTTATTTGAATCCAAGGGAAATATGTACATGAATAACTACTATCAATATCAACATCATTAAGTAATTCCACAACTTGTTGAGCAGCTTCTACATCATCAGGAACACCAGTATTACCATTATTTGTTATATTTATATCAATATTTGGTGAATCAATTACATATAATGAATCGGTTCTTTGTTGTTCAATCATATCAATTGTATCTTGAACTAAAATACTTTGGTCTGACCAGTTAATACCCGGAGTTGAGAAAAGATTAATTGTAACTTGTTCTGGGTTTGAAAATGTATTTATTGCTGTTTGCCATGCATGAAAATCATTTGTTGGTATTGTTTCTGGATGACCGGGATGACCACTAAATATACCACCCTGTTGATAACCATCACCATATGAACGGTCTTCACCATTTATACCTCTATTAACATCCCATCCATCAAAACCACGAGCAGGAACAAAAGTGAATTTTCTTGTTTTAATACTATAATATGGATTTAGTGGGTCATTGGTATCAAGATATGTTTGTATTTGTCCCGCACCAACTTCAAATTGACCAATATATATTGTACCATTAGTATATATACCAGTTGCACCAGAATCCATATGGAATCCTTTTGTTTTAACAAAACCGTTTTGACCATTATAATTAAAAAAGTTCTGATTAATACCACTACCAGTTGAATTGGTACTATCATAACCATGTTCAGAAATACCTAAAAATACTTTATTTACTTTATCAGTTTCGCTATATTTTGTTTTATAGAAAATTTTTGGTGGGATACCATTAGTTGTTGGGTCACTTGTTGCTGACATTGCATAGTCATTAAATTCATAACCTTCAAAACCTGCAGGAAATACATCATTTGGAATATCTGTTGCAAGTTCAACCATAATATATTTACTTGCAAGATTATAAATACCATCAGTAGTACCAATTTTCTGTGCAATATAACTACTAAGTCCTTCAATCATTGTACATTTTGAATATGTTTCAAGTACTATTGGACTTGCATCAGTATCGTTAAAATCACGAACAACTACATCAAATTCATAAGTGTCTGGATTAATATTAACAATACTTATTTTAATTTCATCATTTGCAGCATCACCATCAGAAATACTAATAAATTTGAATAATCTATTAACATGATTACCCATTAATTGAGATACAACCCAAGGAGTTTCAGGTGTTTGGAATCCAATTTTATAATTTGTAAAATTATTTGAAGTGGCAGTAATTAATGTTGTATTAATACCATAACCAATACCTTCTGAATCTAATTTCTGAATAAGGTCAGGATAAATTGCTTGAACCCAAATTTTTGTTTTTTTGTCTTTTGGTGCTGAACCAATTACATTTGGTAAGAAACTACTTGAGTTTGGATTTAATGATACTGTATAATATTGTGTACTTCCAGTACTATATGCTCTTAGCATAAATTGACTAAATAAATCACCAACACCAATATTTGTAGTATTACCACTTACAGTAAGTATAGTTGTATCAAATGTTGTAAGTTGAGTACTATGTGGTTGAATTATTGAAGTACCTCTGCTTCTAATTACAGCTAACACCATATTTTCATATTGACTATATGAAGTACCTGTAAATAATGTTACTTTATCTCTAGTTGTACCACTTCCAGTCATACTCAATGTAGTTGCAGTAAATGTGTGTACATATTCAGTAAATGTATTACCAAGATGTTTAGTAAATCCTGAAGAATACGTACCTGTTTGACCCTGATACATCAATGCGACACCCAAATATTGGTTATTTGTAAATGTATGGGTTGAAACAACAGGAATTCCACTTGATGCAACAGTACTTGGGTCAACACCAGCACTTAATGTTATTGCCCATGCATTTCCAGCATCATATCCACTAAGTCCTAATACTCTGGTTACCCAAAGTTGATTAGTTTCACTAAGATATGAGTTGGCAACATATGGTAATTGATATTGGAGATTTCCATTTGAAAGTTTTTGTGTGCTTTGTCCACCAAATCTGCTTGTGAATTGAGTTGAATCTTGAACGAATACAGGTTCAAAAGCAGGTCCTTTAAGTGTTTCTCCTACAAGACCCAAACAGGTAATTCCCACATTACGTACAACATACGTTAAATCACGTTCTTTAAATTTTACACCCGGTGAGGTGAATACAAATTCTGCCATGTTATTTAATTATTTTATTTTTCATTATTATTTTTCATTTTATAAACAATGCCTTATTGTTTTTCAAATAAATACTAAAAAATAATTGAAAAGAAGATTTGTCTTAATTATTATCATCTTGTTATTTTGTTCATAAATCCAGATTTTATCAAATTTTATTTATTTCGGTTTATATTTTTAAAAATTTCAATTTTTCTATCTTAAATTCTTTTAAATTCTTCCAATAAAATTTTATATTTATTTTAAAAAAAATTTTATTTTTAAAAAATAAGTATTTATATTTGTAGCACTAAATATTATAAACATATGAAAAATATTATAAAAAATATAATTATTGATAATAATACTAATAATATTATATCACGAAGAGCAACAGAATCATTTTTTAAAAAAAATTATAATGAAATTTTTAATCAAATAAACAATCAATTCAATTCAACCATATCATTTAATGCAAAATTATATTTATTGTTTTATGATATTCATGAAATACCTTTATGTATTATTTGTGGAAAACCAGTTAGATTTAAAAAATTTAGTGAAGGATTTTCAAAATATTGTTCAATGCAATGTATTGGAAAAGACAATAATATTAAAATCAAAAGAGAAAAAACATCAATAAAAAACTTTGGATTTAAATATACATTACTTTCTGAAGAAAAAAAAGAACAAATAAAACAAACCAATTTAGAAAGATATGGTATTGAACATCCGCAACAATTAGATAGTGTTAAAGAAAAAACAAAACAAACTAATTTAAAAAAATATGGTGTTGAACATCATCTTAAATTAAAATCTCAACAAGAGAAACAAAAACAAACCAATTTGAAACGATATAATGTTGAAAATCCAATGCAGAATATTCAAATTAATAATAAATCAAAACAAACAAAAAATAAAAGATATGGTAATGAATATTATAATAATAAGGAAAAACAAAAACAAACATGTTTAACTAAATATGGTGTTGATTGTACATTAAAAGATAATAATATTAAAGAAAAAACCAAACAAACAAATTTAAAAAAATTTGGTGTCAAAATTCCATCACAAAATTCAATAATAAAAAATAAAATTATTCTTAGTGTTAAAAAGACATTACGCATAAAAAATAAAAAACTATGGGCAAAAAATTTAAACATAAATGAAAATAATGTTGAATATACTATATATGATGAACTTATTATATCTAATTTATGTAAAAAACATAATAATTTTACAATAAATATTTCATTATTAAAAAATCGTTTAAGAGAAAAAATAGAAAATGTCTGTACTGAATGTAACCCAATTTCTGAAAATGTTTCAATTAAAGAAAACGAAATTAAAGATTTTATTAATAATGAAATAAACATAAAATCAGAAAAAATACGAATTGATAATAAAGAAATTGATATTTATTTACCAGACAATAAATTAGGTATTGAGTTCAATGGATTATATTGGCATTCAGAATTATATAAAGATAAGAATTATCACCTTAACAAAACTAATTTATGTGAACAACAAGGCATACAACTGCTTCACATATTTGAAGATGAGTGGGTTAATAAAAAGGAAATTGTTAAATCAATAATTAAATCTAAGTTAGGTATTATTGAGAATAAAATATTTGCAAGAAAAACAATACTTAAAGAAATTAATAATATAACATGTAATAACTTCTTAAATAATAATCATATACAAGGTAATATTAATAGTAAAATTAGAATAGGTTTGTTTTATAATAATGATTTGGTATTGGTTATGACTTTTGGTAAAAAACGTATTGCTATGGGTAATAAAATTAATATTGAAGGAGAGTATGAGATGCATAGATTTTGCAATAAACTTAATACAAGTGTTATTGGTGGGGCAAGTAAATTGTTTAGCTATTTTACTAAGACATACGCTCCAAAATCAATTTTAACGTTTGCAGATAGAAGGTATAGTCAAGGTGGTTTATATAAGCAATTGGGATTTACTTTCATTGGCAATACTAAGCCAAATTATTGGTATTATAATAATAAAATTAAAGAAATTAAAAGATATTATAGATATTCATTTAGAAAAAATATTCTTATGAAACAAGGTTTTGATAAAAATAAAACAGAATTTGAAATAATGAATGATAATGGATATTTAAAAATTTATGATTGTGGTAACATGAAATTTGAAAAAACTTTTGATATTAATATTTAATCAAATATTTTTATAAGTATATATGAAAATTTATAATTGTTATTTTGATGGTAGTTGTGAACCCAAGAATCCCAACGGAAACATGGGTTGGGGTGTTTATATTACAAGTGAAGACAAAGAATTTAAAAAATCTAGATTTTATAAAGCAAAAATTGGTAATACTTGTAATATTGCGGAATATCTTGCACTAATAATGATTTTTAAATTAATGAAAAATAAAATAGGTGTGAGAATTAATATTTACGGTGATAGTAAACTAGTTATTATGCAAACATTGGAATTATGGAAAATAAAGAAAGGATTGTATATTCCATATGCACATCAAGCAATAGAATTGTACAGAGCATTAAGAAAGAAAAATATTATTACACTTCAATGGATACCTAGAAAAGAAAATAGTATTGCAGATGAATTAAGTAAATCTAAAAATACAGATACTGGTGTAGTCAATAATAATTATTAATTAAAATTTATAATTCAAATTCATTAAAATCTAATTTAAAATTTAGAAATGGAATATTATTTACATAAATTTATAATAATATTTCATAAAATTATGATATAAATATTTTATTATAAATATTGATATTAACACAATATATTCCAATAATAAGTAAATATAAGTTAATGGATTATAATAATTTGGTGTTAGGTTATAATAACCATCATAATCCATTCCCTCTGCTTCAAATATTAATAAAGCAACTAACCAAGCATATAAATATTTCATAACTTTTCGTTTTTAGTTAAACATTTAAATCATTTTTCTATTATATACGGATTTCAATTAAAAATGTTACAAACATATGTAAAATTATTATATTAAATTCTATTTTTAAAAATATTTTACATAGGTAAGGATTTCTTGATGTTAGTATTTATAAAAAATAATATTTATGAATAAATCTCAAAGAATTTTTTTAGGCACTGGCAATACAAGTACTAAAGGTCAAGATAAATATATAAAAGTAAAACTTGAACAGGATGTTGAAACACTTGAATTTTTAACATTAAATCTTAGTACAGAAGATGCTTATCAAAATTTTAATGCTGATTATGGTGTATTAGTTGGTAGAGTAACAGCAAATGATGGAGTGGGTGTTCCAAATGCTAAAATAAGTATATTTATTCCATTAACTGATGCGGATGCAGAAGATAGCAATATATATAGTATCTATCCATATAAAACACCCAGAGATAAAAATAATGATGGAAAAAGATATAATTTATTACCTCGTGTTTCGGAACTTAATCAAGAAACAGGTACATTTAAACCTAAACAACCTTTTGGTAGTTTTCCAATAAAACCAGAATTAGTTGTAAATGAATCATTTTTAAATGTATATAAAAAATATTATAAATATACTGCATTAACAAATAGTTCTGGCGATTATATGATTTTTGGAGTACCAACAGGTACACAAACAGTTCATCTTAGTGTTGATATTACAGATATTGGTAAATATAGTATGTCGCCTGCAAGTATGATAAATGCCGGATATTCACCAAATCTTTTTACTAAAAATGCCTCTGCAGTAAAACCAGCAATTGATTTAACAGATTTACCAAATATTGAAACACAAGAAATTACTGTTGATATAATTCCTTTCTGGGGAGATACCACAAATTTTGAAATAGGAATAACACAATTAAACTTTAGAATAAAAGCGATATTATCTTCATCATTTGTTATATTTGGTACTACAATGACAATGGGATTATATGGTATTTTTGGTAATCCTGCTGCAAGTCCTGATAATTTAGGTTTTTATAGTTTGGATACTGATGATGGTAATTCTGGTGGTCAAAATAGAAATAATATGGATATAAGAACATATAGAACAGCCAATCCAGTAATTAGAGTATTTACATATACTACTGATGTACCACTTGTTGGTGGAAATATTGATTGGATTCATGCTGATACAGAAAAACAAATTAGAGAATTAGATAAATCAGAATATATTGAATATAATACTAATGGTGATTTTTTATTAAGCATTCCATGTAATAGAGTTAAAGTAATAACAAGTTCAACTGGTGAAGAAACTGTTGTTAATGATAATTCAACATCAGGTGTTTTTACTAAATTTTTTGGAATGATTTTAATTAAATATCCTGACCTTATAGAATTACCAGAAAATTCATATTGGTCTTCATCACATAATTATGCTGGTGACCATCCACAACATAAAGCAAGGGGATGGTTTAAAATACCACAAACAGTTGCTTTACATTCTAATGAAAGTTTTGTTACGTCCGATATTCGTATTAATCCAGTAGGAGCATTAATGAGTGATAATGATTTTTGGAGAAAAAGTTATTATGTTTTTACTGGTGGTGGTGTATATAGTGTCGCTCAATTTTATCCAACAAAATGGTCTCACAGTCCTGCTTTTAATACAGCAAATAATGTAAACACTGAAAACACATTTACTACTTCTATTGGTCATGCTTCTATTGGTGGTTCTTGGTTTAAAGTTGCCGGAACTGATTGGGTAACACAAAGAGAAACAACTGACCAACAAAATTATATTATTACTCCATCAACAGGTATCACAAATCCTACACAACGTCAATATATATATGATTTTGCACCAAATGTAATTACTTTTGATAATTTATCAAATCCTGATAATAAAGGTAATAGATATTTTGGTGGTCAATGGTTAAATTTTTGTTTGTGTTTTCCTTGTTATGGTTGGGCATTTTCTCCTGACTCACCAAATAGACTTTACGAGTTTGCAGATGTTTATCATAGTCCTAGTGATATTTCCAACAATTTTTTTATTCAATCAAATAATCAAAAATTATTTGCTGGAATAAAAGATAGTTCCAATATATTAAGAGGTGATGCATTTCAAACAGCATTTATTAATATTCCAAAAAGTGAATTAACACAATTAAGTAAAATTCCAATAAAAGGTATTAATATTAGAAAATGGAATAATGCTGACCCCGCATATAATAAATATAATGAATATAATCCACATAAAATACAATTATCTGTTTCAAATCAATATTATAAATATCAAAATTCAAAACCAATTGGTTATAATACCAATGGTCAAGAATATTATTTATTTGGTTGGGATGAATACGCTCCAACTACAACAATTCCTGCAGATGAATTAAAAACAGCTTATTTATTTAAAGGTATGTATGGTAATGATTGTATACAATTATTGGCTGATTTCAATATTATATAACAAGAAACCCTCTTAAAACTTAATTTAAGAAGGTTTTTTATGTTGCTTAATATTTAAATAAAATTGCAAATTCTTTTATTTCTTTCCACCTTAACCATTATAATAATTCCCATTTAATACGATTACAATTACAGAATATATTGTCTTATTAAATCTATTATATAGTATATTTGAATTAAACAAATATAAATGAGATATGGATGATATGATAGATAAAATTCTTAATGATATTAGAAAACTTGATGTTATTTTAACTGATGAAGAACAAACCATATTAATTTCTTATTACAAAGAAAAGAAATTTAGTAGTCTAAATGATATGATTATTGCTTTTGTTATTAATGAAGGCAAAACTTTTGATAGAACGAATTGGACTGCTTTTTTAACTGATAAAATTAATTATGAGAAAATTAATACAACTATAATAATTGATGAAGATATTATAAAATATTGTAAAGGACTTATATTATATTTATTTACTCAGATATTGCCATATAGAACCAATTATGACAATTTTTGACTATTTCTTTTTTTATCTCGTAAAATACACCACTCTTTTATTTGTTTATCTGTCATTTTTTCGCCTTCTTTTAAACCTAATTTAGATAATATTTCTATATCGGGTTTAAATTCATATTTGTTGGAATCTTTGACAACTCTTATTATTTCTTTAAGACGAACATAATCATTATCATCTATTGATGAATAATTTTCCTTTTCCAAGTTAATAATTCTATTCATTATTTTTTGTTTTCTATAAATAGTATTAAAAAAAATTTATACCATTAAAAACCCTCTTAAAACTTAATTTAAGAGGGTTTTTTTAATGCTTGTATTTTTATTGTTTAGATAGATACTCAGTATATCCAAAATCCAATAATACCATTTTATTATTGGTAGGTGCTTTTATAATTGTCATGGTATAAGGAGTGTTGTCATCTATAATATTCAAACTTAAAGTAGTTCCAGATATTGTCCAATTATCATAAACACTATGAATTGAAGCAACTTTATCATCAGTATTAATACACTTAGTATCTTGAAACTCATAATTATTACCAGTAACAAAGTAATTCAATTTTCCATCAGTATATACTGAATCACAATGCCATTTTCCCAAATATTCGGGATGAAGCTGACCCGGTGTTTTAGTTACCGGAGTAGGTGTAACATTACCATCGTCTTTTTTACTACAACTTACACTAAGTAAGGTGATTGCAAGAATAAAATAAATTAAATTTTTCATTTTTTTGTTTTTAGTTAAACATTTGAATCATAATTTGAATCATTTTCTATTATATACGAATTTCAATCAAAAATGTTACAAAAACAAGAAAAAAATTTTAAGGTATTTATATTATATGGATAAAAAGATTCAAATACTGCTTGGTAGTCAGAAAAACACTAATTCTGTTAATGTAGATACATACGATAAAGTTGAATTATTCAACAATACATCTGAACTTATGGAATATGATGTTAATGATGCAGTTAGTGAAACTGAAATTTTTAATATAGAAAGAGAAGAAAATGCAATTTATAGAATTTATGGAAGAATTGAATATATGTCATTATTAAATGGATTAATAAATAATTATACTGAATTTAAAGATTTTTTAACTCCAAGATTTAATGGTAATTCTAAAACCATAGAAAATTCATTTGAATTCTATTTGGTTAAACCATCAGCACAACATTCTTCATCTATTTTTGTAAGACATTTTGAAGTAATTGCAACCCCAAATGATTTTGAACTATTTCCAGTAGGTTTTTCTAATAATGTATATGGTGAACAAACTTACGCATTTAATTTTAAAAGAGATTTTGATATTTCAACATATTTTGAATCATTTAATTCTCTTAATACAGAACAAAATTATTTAATACCTATAACTGAACTATTTCTATATGCCAAATATATTCCAAGTGTAACAGAAGTTCTTAAATATACTAATTGGGATACTAGTTTAACACCAATTCAAACATTATTAAATACGACACCATTAGTTATAGGTAGTACTGTATATGGTGATTTAATTAATTATAATATACCAGAATTTCTTCAAACACCTGTATCAGAACAAACATATTATATTTCAACAACATGTTCAGATGTAAGTGTACTTCGTTGGAAATACAATCCATTTATTTCATTTAAATTAAGATATTTTTCTAATGAACTTGATAGTGCTAATACTGGTAGTACTTCATATGATATTATAACAACAATACCAGAATATGCAATACCAATAGATAATAAAGGAAATCTTGTTTGGCGTGATATTTTACCACAAGGATATGTAGACCCATTAACTGGAATTGGTGTTGATTATCCTTTTGTAAATAAAAGAAGATATTTATTTTCAAGAATTATTTTATCAATAGTTCCAGATATGACCGAACCACATACAAAAGAAATATTTAATAATATATGGTTTAGTAAAAATGCAAGTAGTTTAAACATAACACCAATGACAAATTTAGGTAATATAGGAGCACCATGCCAGTAATTAAAGAAACAATAAAATTTAATAATCTTGATTTGAATTTAAAATTCAGTTTAGGTTCTAGTATAGGTCTTACCGGATATCAACAAGAAATAGATAATTTAACAATTGATACTGAGGACGAACTTATTAATCCTGTAAATGATACTGAAGTACGTAGATTTAATAGTACCATTCAAAATAATTTATCATTTTATTTTCATTTAGATAGTGCTATAAATGAAATGGCAAATAATGTTGATTCTATTTCATTTATAAATGCAGGATTTACACAAGATGAAATAGATTTTAATCGTGACACAATACGCAATAGTTTTTTTATTTTAGATTTTTATGACACCTATAATCCAAATACTCAAATTAAAATATTTACAACATATTTAACAAAAATTCTTGCAAATAATAATACTGCAAATTATTTAGTTGGTACAAGTCCTTTAATTAATTTTTTAAAAATAAAAAACCAATTTAATTATTGGTATGTACCACAATCATATATTGATTTATCTAATGTATATGCTACTGGATACATTAAATTTAGTTTTTATAATGCAAAATATGGTAAAATTCAATTATTTTATAATAGAGATAATCAAGCACTTAAAACACCAGAAAAATTATATTTTAAAGCAATTTTGAATTTAACTTCGAGAACATGGAGTTTCTCAACAACATCAAGTCCAAATATCAATGCATATGAATTATATAATAGTTCTACATATACAAATAAAATAAATAACACAGTATCTGATTTTAATAATTTGAAACAAAATTATCCAACGGGAAATACATTCAATTCTACAAAAGATAGTTATACAACAGAATAACCAATAACTGGTTTTCTAAGAGTTTTAACCATTTGAAATTCTTTTTCATCTTGAATAAAACCTAAGATTTTTAAAGCATATTTACTAACAAAAAATCTATCACCATCAATATTTTCAATAGGATTTGATTCAGCAAAACCTTCAAATAATAATGGCATTGGATTTCCATTAATTGTAAGATATTCTTGACGTGAAGCAAAGTTTTTTAATACTTGTTCATCATATAAATTAACATCCACACGATATTTAGTAAATAATGCCACTTCATATATCATATCAACATTAACTGGTTCTGGCATTTTAAATTGTAAATAAATTACTTCACCTTCATCTAATATAGGAACATTCATATATCTGAATTTACGTGGTTGTGGAATTCTATACATTGTTCCAAGTCTTGTACCAGCTTGTTTATCAATACGTCTTACAGTAATATATGGTGTGGGAACATTGTGGTCCCCGTCCATAAATCTCCAAGTTTTGCTGAATTCACCCCAACGGTCATTGTCAAGATAAAATGTTGGTACTTCTTTATTATCGATAACAGCTTTCATACCATATTGATTAACATAATCAAAAAGTGCTTGGTCTAAATTTTCAAGCAAAATGGTTCTAGGTAAATATTTGGTATCTAAATTAGTTTCTTTCATTAAGTCAGCAATTCTATCCATACCATATTTAAGATATTCAGTACCTATCTTTGGTGGGTTAGTATCAATGGTTAATTTAGCTTTTTTTGGAAGTGACATAATCTTTTTTAGATAAATACTTGCATTTTAGAGATACTTTTAATACATTTGCAAGATAAATTTTTTATATATAAAAACATTTTAAATTAAAAACATAAAAAACATGAAACTTTATTATTTTAATCCAAATGACTATGGCACAGAATATTATGTATTGGCAGAAAATAAAATAAATGCGATTACATATTTATTAAATCATTTTAAACAAACAAAAAATATGGAAAAGTTTAAGATGTGGAAAAACACTAATTCCAAAAATCCTCAAACATTTCCTATTAATTATACTTTAGAGGAACATGGAATTGGCGATGTGTTAGTATCATCAATATCATAAATAATATTTATATTTACTTAATACATTTTTAATGTTAGTAGAACGAAAAGAATTTCAAGATAAAGATAAAAGTATTGGTTATATTGAAGCAGTTTTTAATTCCGATAATATATTAAAAACTACATATTTTCCTAAAACAGAAAGACTTTATATTGCATTTAGTAGAGGACATACATATTCTTATAGTAATGTTAGTTTTGAAAAATACAATGAATTTGAAAAAGCCGAATCTCAAGGCAAATATTTTCATCAAAAAATAAATAACAACAAAGCACATTCAGTTCGTAAGGAATTTACATTATATCCTAATGAAGTTAAAGATTTGAAACAAATTGTTGAAGATAAAATAAATACACAATTAAATGACAAAAATAACGAATAATATATTTCATAATAATGTCTTTTATGATAAAGATGAATATATTAACGATTTTAATGATTTAATTAAACTATTATCCAATAATTCAATTGAAATTGTTTTTAGAACTAGAATTCCATATTTAGATAAAAGTTATGAAGATTATTATGGTGTTGGCAAAGAAATAAGAATTGGTGATAGTTGTATTACTGGATATCATTCAATTAATCAAAACATAATAAATAAAATAAAACAATTGATAGTTAAAGATTTGAAACAAATTGTTGAAAACAATAAATTAGAAGAAGATAATGAATAGTACTCAAGATTATGAAAATCTAATTGAATTACTTAAAATAACATTGGAATTTTATGCCAATAAAAAAAATTATGAAAAAATAATTTATTCTGAGTTAAGAGGTAATATTTCATCTATTGATTTGGATGAATATGGTTCTCAAGCACGTTTTGCATTAAATAAAATTAAAGAAATTAGAGAAATTAATGAAAAATTAGTAAAGGATTATAGTGCCGAAATAGAAGCAGTTCAAAATAAAGGGGAACAAGAAATTATTAATACAATAGGAATACTTAAAAAAATGAGTAATGGTAATAACAACCTTTAAAGAATATCAAACCGAAGCAAATTTTCTTAAAATATCATTAGATAAATTCTTAGAAACACATCCTGATACACCAATTGATGTAAAATTATTATTAGCGGTTGCTTATGATGGATTAGGACTAGGTGAAGCTGGTGAAGTTCAAGGTAAAATAAAGAAAATTATTAGAGATGATGGCGGTCATATTACACAAGAACATGTAATTGAAATAAAAAAAGAATTGGGGGACTTGTTATGGTATATTTCATCGATGTGCGATAATCTTGATATTGGATTAGATGATGTAGCAACATCAAATATTGAAAAATTAAAATCTCGTAGAGATAGAAATACATTACATGGAAGTGGAGATAACAGATAATATAAAATATGAGAAAAATTAATATAATTAATAAATCAAACAATAGTTTACCTACATATGCAACAGAAGGTTCTGCTGGTATGGATTTGCGTGCAAATTTAGATAAAGAAATTGTGATTAAATCATTAGAAAGATGCGTAATTCCAACAGGAATATTTATTGAATTACCTATTGGTTATGAAGCACAAATAAGACCACGTTCTGGTTTAGCATTTAATTGTGGTGTTACAATACTTAATACACCCGGAACAATTGATAGTGATTATCGTGGAGAAATTAAAATAATTTTGATAAATTTAAGTAATCAAGATTTTTTGGTTAAACATGGTGATAGAATTGGTCAAATGATAATTTCAAAATATGAAACAATTGAATTAAATTTAATTGATGAATTTGAAGTTAGCACAAAAAGAGGTGTAGGTGGTTTTGGGAGTACAGGTTTTTAAACATCAATAAAAATTATGAAAACTGATTATTTTACATTAATTGAAATAATTAATAAGGAACTTGATGAAGTCATGGATTTCACAAATATTGATGGCTTCGATTATCAATATTTTAATTCAAACGATGAATCAACAATATCATTAATCGGTGAATTTAAATTAGATGATGGTTCGAATGTTCAAGTTCATATTCAAAAAATTAATCCAGAATTAGTTAAAACCCCACCAGTGCTTGATAAAACAAATGGTGTTTTTAATATAGTATATACTGTTGAAGGAAAAACAACAATAAAAGAATTGATTAAAATTTTAAAAACAATAACATTGATTGTTAAAATATATATTGATTCGAAGAATAATTCAAATCCAATATATATTTTATATTCAGAACCTAAAGATAATGTTGGCTTAACTGATGGTCAAAAAAATGAATTATATAAAGAATTATTAAAAAAACAGTTAACTCCTGAATATAGAATATCATCAACAATATATAATAAATCAAAGGAATTAATTGCTTTTCAAAAGGATAAAATTTGGACAAAAAGATATAATAATAAAATGAAAATCTACCGTAAATTAATTAAGGATTTAGAAAAAACAATACTAATTAAAGAATGTAGAAAAGTAATTAATAATGAAATTGCTTTACAATATCGTAAAGAAGCAAGAGAAATAATTGCTTTAACTACAACTAAAATTCGTAAGGAATTTATTAAATATCATAATGAAAATAAAGGAAATATTTGTTGTATGGTTCTTGATAAAGCAAAACAACAATTAATTGCTGAAGGAAAAATGAAAATTAATAATAATGCATTTGGTAAATTATCGAAAAATAATTAAATTATGGAAGAATATTTAAATTTACTTGAAGATATTCTCGACAATGGTGTCGAGAAAGAAAGTGGTAGAGCAAATATGCCAAATACGATTGGTATATCTCATGCTGTAATTAGAATGGATTTACAAGATGGTTTTCCACTGCTTACCACAAAAAAAATGTATTGGAAGGGCATTGTACACGAGCTTTTATGGTTTTTACATGGAGATACAAACATAAAATATCTTGTCGATAATAATGTAAATATCTGGAATTCTGATGCTTATAGATGGTATTTAAAACAAGCTAAAGACAGAGGATTTGAACCAAAATATGATAATATTGATAAATTTATTGAAGCAATAAAAAACAAAAATCTTGATAAATTTTATGAGGGCGAATGGGATTCTATATATAAATTAGGTGACCTTGGTAAAGTTTATGGTTATCAATGGCGTAATCAAAACGGTGTCGACCAAATAAAAGATGTATTAGATGGTCTTAAAACAAATCCATACAGTCGTTATCATATTATTAATGGCTGGAATAAGGCTGATTTTAAAGATATGGCACTTCCACCATGTCATTTACTTTATCAATTTATTGTAAGACCATTAAGTTTTAAAGAAAGAAGAGATTTAGCATATTATTATGCTGTAAATAATAATAAATTTCCATTACTTATTGATGCACATGGTTGGAAAGGAATACCTGAATATATGAACGTAATTGACAATACTGGTTGGAATATTCCTAAATTTTATCTTGATTTAAATATGTACCAACGTTCATGTGACGTTGGACTTGGCGTGAGTTTTAATTTAGCTTCAATGTCATTATTATTAATGATTTTTGCTAAATCATGTAATATGATTCTCGGAATTGCAAATTGGATTGGTGGTGATACTCATATATATGTGAATCATATTGAAGCACTTAAAAAGCAATTGTTAAAAAAACCATATAAACTTCCACAAATGTTAATAAATAAAGAATTGAATTCTTTAAATGATATTTTAAATTTAACTATTAATGATTTTGATTTGATTAACTATGAATCACATCCTGCAATAAAAATGGAATTATTTACTGGATTAAAAAAATAGTAGGATTACCATTTATATTTTGATTTTCATAGTATTTATATTAAATAAAATATTATGATTGGAATATATAGAATTAAAAATATTATTAATAATAAATGTTATTATGGTTCGGCAAAAAATATTAAAAGAAGATGGGTTTTACATAAATCAGCACTAAAACATAATAGACATGAAAACATATATTTACAAAGAGCATGGAATAAATATGGTGAGGAAAAATTTATTTTTGAAATTATTGAAGAATGTGAAATTGATAAATTATTAATTGTTGAACAAAAATATTTAAATATAAATCCTGAATATAACATTGGTAAACAAGCAAACGGTGGTGATAATTTAACCAATCACCCCAATAAAACGGCAATTATTAATAAAATTAAATTTAAAATTAATAAAAACATAGAAAATATGTCACCGGAAGAAAGAAAAAGAAAATTCTCAAGACCAATGGAAAAAAATCCGAATTGGAAAGGCGGGTCATCAATTAACTATTGTTTATGCGGTAAGCAAATTGCACCAGAAAATAAATATTGTATTAAATGTTTACCAAGAAAAGGTGAAAACAATCCGTTTTATAATAAAAAACATAGTGAAAATACCAAAAAAATAATGTCCGTACAACGAAAAGGTAAATATAATGGAACACAAAATATAAAATTTAAAATAGATAATATAGAATATTTTTCACTTGGTGATGCTCACAATAAACTAAGTATACCAATACCAACAATACTTTATCGTTTAAAATCAAATAATCCTAAATTTAATAATTATAATTATATTGAATGACAATATTGTACATATTAATAGGATTCTTAATAGTAATAATTCTATTACTTGCTTTGGCATTATATCAATTTTCAAAAAAGGGAATTTATTTATCAGATAAAGAAAAAGAATATATATTATTCACATTTTCAATATTTTCAGAATATGGTGATGATTTAGGTATTCAATCAAAAGAACAACATAAAAAACTTTGTGAAGAACTTGAAAAAATAAAAAATAAACACTTTAAAAAATCAAATAAAGAAGTTTAATTCCCTTATTTATTAATAATTATCTCTTTACGCTTTCAAGTGTAAATATGCTTTGGTCTTTATTCCAATTATCAAAATTAAATGGGTCAATTCCCAATTTTTGTAAATATTTTGTTGTAACTACTTTAGTAATTTTAGGGTCAATTTGCATATCTTTAATATCATCATAAAAATAATGTCTTTTATCTGCTTTAAGTTCTTCTGAATCATAACCATGATAATCCCATCCATTTAAAATTTTATTATTTGATTTCAAAACAGCAAAATGTGTATATTTTGGATTAACACCTCGTGCTACTTCATTAATTGGTTTATCTTGTACTTTATCATATAAATTACTCACAATTAAGTTAAATTCATCTTTAGCTAATTCCAAATCTTTTTCATTGGTAATCCAGAAATAATCAGTGCCTTCTTCGCTATCATTCTCCATTTGAATACCACTACTTCTTAAATCATTAATAATCTGTAATTTTAACTTATCATTAGCACCAACAACAGTTGTACCTTCTCCAGTGAATAAATCATTATACATTGCATCAGTAATTTGTTTTATTTTTTCACTTTCTTGACTTGAAACAATAATTTTTTGTTCTGGTTTATTATAATATCCACCATCAGATGCTACTGCAAGTTCCTCATTTACTGATTCACTATTAGATACTGTTAAAAGTTCCTCATTTAATTTAAATTCGGGATTAACTTTATGCATGACTTCAAAAAGTCTTTGTTTATTATTTGCCATTATATTAATTTTTATATAAATACGTAATTAATTTCCTTTTGTTTCATTTATCTTAAACAATAGAAGTACCTTTTTCACCACCCTCAAAAAATTTGATTGTATCAGAAATTACCGGAACACCAGTTACTCTTTTCCAATATGGAAAAAATCCTCCAATTGTTTTTTTTGTTTCATCTGTAACATTATTTGCACTTTCAACTTCATAATATCTATTCTTTTCACCACTCATATTATATTCAATAATATCACCTCTATTGATTTCTACTTGTTTTTCTTCAAGTTCTTTAAGATATACACCAAAACTAATATTACCAGTATTATCACGAGCAATACCACTTGGATTATTACCATAATTTTCCTGTTTACCTTCTTCGATAGTAACCATAACTTTTAATCTAACTGGTGACATAAACTTTTTATCATTTGCTTTGGTTTGACCATATAAATTATGTGTTTTGGTTTCTATTAAGTTAATTCTATGCAAAATAACTTCTTGCGCATTATCAGTTTCTAAAAATTGTCTACCATACATAATATCTAAATCAATTGAACTTTGAGTTACAAATAATCCATATCGCTGAGATTCAAGGTCAACTATTTGTTTTTTCTTTTTCATTAATAATATTAATTATTTTTATATAAATACTGTTGTTTATTAACTTTAAAGTATTTATATTTGTAATTAATTTAAAATACAAAGCTATGAGATACGATAAAGATAAAAATGATGTTCTTAATATTAGATTAAGTATTGGTTTAAAAGAACAATATTTAAAATTTGTAAAAGATAATGGATATTGTCTATCCAAAAGAATAAGAATTTTGCTTGAAAATGATATGAAAAATGGAAAGTGAAGAATTAAAAGTATATTTAGAAACCAATAATAAATCTGGATATAAAACAAGAGAAATACACATAAAAAATAATTTTCCTGACCTATACAATAAAATTATTGAATTCTCTAATTCAAATAGTTGGCATGAATTATTATATAATTACATTAATAATTTATTTGAAAACCCTAAATGTATATCTTGTAACAAAATATTACATTTAAAAAAATATAATATTGGATATCACAAATATTGTTCAATTAATTGTTTAAATAAATCAGAACAACATAAAGATAAAATAAAACAAACTTGTTTAAATACATTTGGTGTAGATAATCCATCAAAATCAAACGAAATTAAGAAAAAAATAAAAAATAAATTATATAAAAATGGAAAATGGTATAATCAAACGGATGAATGCAAAAATAAAACAAAACAAACTAATTTAAAAAAATATGGTGTTGACCATTTTTCAAAAACAAAAGAATTTCATAATAAAAGAATTCAAACTAATATTAGAAGATATGGTATGGATTCATATAATAAAACAGAAAAATCAAAAAATGAAACAAAAAAAAGAAATTTGGAAAAGTATAATACTGAATGGTTTTTATCAACAAATGAATTTAAAAAAAAATCAAAAAAAACTTGTTTAATTAAATATGGTGTTGACCATCACACAAAAACTGAAGAATATAAAAATAAAATGAAAATTTATTATTTGAAAAAATATGGTGTTGAATATGCTACACAAAATAAAAGGGTTTCCGAAAAAATTGCAGCAACCATGATTGAGAGATATGGCGAATTATGGTTAAAACATGCCCCAAAATATAATCCTAATTCAATAATATATTTAGATTTATTATCAGAAAAATTAGGGATAGAAATTCAACATGCATTAAATGGTGGTGAAAAGAAATTTATAAGATATTGGGTTGATGGTTTTATTGCGAAATATAATATATGTATTGAATGGGATGAAAAACATCATAATGCTAAACGACAAAAAGAACGTGATTTAATTAAAGAAAATTATCTTAAGGAAATGCATAATTGTCATATTATAAGAATAAATGAAAAAGAATTTTTAAAAAATATTGAAGAAAATATAAAACTAATCTCTAATCAAATTAATTCTATAATTTCTTCAACATAACTTGTTTATATCGAGATAATTGGAAATTTTGGAGGTTGGAATTTCATAGCATTGTTAACATTTTCAGCAATATCTGCACGAATTTTAGTCATATTTTCTTGACTTAAATATTCTAATTGGTCTAAAATAAGTTTTTCTGTATCTTCTTTTAACTTAATACCTTCATCTAATAAATGACGATAATCCATTGTAAGTTCTTTTTCTGTAACTCCTATCGAACCCGTATAAAATCCACGAATTCCACCAATAACTATTTTTACTTGAGCTATCAATAAATTTCTTATTTGTTGTTGTGCGATATCATTCATATTACTCCATTGTAATACTTTTGTTGGTGGGTCTGATGGAAGTTTAATAACATCGTTATTTTCTTCTAAACATTTATCTCTACCTTCTTTATTTGTATCATAATACCAATACCAAACCTTTCGACCTGCATAATGTTTTCCCCATACAGAACCAATTTCATAACGACTATCTGGTATTGGATATAAATGTAACATTTTTTCACCTGTTGCTAAACCAGTAATACGATATGTTAATATTGATTGTAATACTCTTTGTTTCATTCTACGGTCTTGTGCAGATAAAAGTGTTGAAAACGTAGGTTGAACGTATAATGCAGGTCTACCTAAATACGACATTCCCATCATACCAGCACTCCATGCATTTAATGCAAATGGGTCAACTAAACCGCCATCAATTTCTGGTGGTGTTTCCCACAATACTTCATTTACTTCACGATTTTTAGGAATAATATAATGTTGTGTATGTCCACTAGTAATAATAAAATCTCTTTTAAGTTCCCAACCAGTAGCTGCTGGAGCATTAGTTCCTAAACCAACTTGTTTTGAATAAGCATATGTAAAACTTTCCATATAAGTATTTGGTTTAGTAGTAAAAGCACTAAGAAAATCACTATTTTCTTTACTAAGACCTTCTAATCCAATCCATTGCTGTTCTATTAACCAAGTATTAACTAATGCAGAATAGTCTTCAACAACCATTTCAAGATATGAATCTAGCATTTCATCTTTAATTTCAAATGGTCGTAATGGATACCCTAATGTATGTTTAACTCTAAGATATAATTTATTTTTATCTACTGTTGTAATTAATGCCATAATAGTATTTTGATATAAATACTAAAAACTTTTTTTAAAAAAACATTTTAATCTCAAAAGATTGTTATATATTTGTGGTACTCAAGATTAAAACATATATGTATAATATTGAATATGAAATCAAATTAAATGAACAGGGGAGACCTTGTATTGATTTATCACAAGATTATGAACATAGACCTGAAGATAAATTCTTTGCCATCGAATTAGCACGATATATACTTCAAGAGGTATATGGTCGTAGAAGTACAGAATTTGATAAGGAAGCAGCTAAAGTAATTGAAACAAGCATCAATTTGCTTGGACAAATTGGTGATGAAATAGCTGAGATATTATGGAATAATATGAAAAGTATTGGTGATTTTGATTTAATTTTAAAGAAAAAATATCATGTAATGGTTGAAACCATTAAATTGAGAGATGAATTAAATGAAAAATATATTCATTATAATGACAAAATTTACACAAGACAAGAAGGATTAAGAGTTCTTGTGCTTGAAAATAATATAATTTATGAACTACAAGGTGGAATAACAAATGAAAATTGGAAAGAATTAACAAATAATGGAAGCGAGACATAAAAAAACTGGAAATAAATATTTAATAATTAATGATAATGTAATTAATGCAACAAATATTAATGACGGTCAATTAATGATATTATATTGTGGTAAAAGAAAAAATTCTGATTCAATTGAAATTTTTGTAAGGGAAAGATTAGAATTTCTCGAAAAATTTAAAATAATTTCTTAATATGAATCATAAACCAACACCAGAACAAGAAAGAATTTTTCTTTTTACAAAAAAAAGACCCGAAAATATACTTATTAAAGCCTTCGCAGGATGTGGAAAAACCTCAACTATTGTTGAAGCAGTTAAATTACTACCACAAAATAAAAATATTATGTTTTTAGCATTTAATAAACATATTCAAGAAGAATTAAAAACCAAACTACCTGAATATGTTAGATGTTATACTACTTATGGTCTTGGTACTTCAGCAATTAAAAGAAAATATGGTGATAAAATTCAATTTGATGAATTTAAAGCAGATAAGATAATATTAAAAAAATCAAAAAGTTGGGAATTACATGATGAATTTAAAGATGAAGAAGAAATTGGATTTTATTTAAATAACATAAAAAAACTCGCTAATTTATGTAGATTAACACTTACTACAAAATCAGAATATATTCCATATATTTCCGAAAGATATGATATTCCAATAAATAAACCAAAAGATATTAAAAGAGTATTAAAAGTCTTGGATGAAATGACAATAGATAGAAAAACATTTGATTATACAGATATGATATATTTACCTGCTGTTGATAATAGTATTTGGATGTTTCCTCAAGATTATGTTTTTATTGATGAAATACAGGATTTAAATAGATGCCAAATTAAAATTGTTGAAAAAATATTAAAAAAAGATAAAACAAATGGAAAAATTATTGGTAGATTAATTAGTGTCGGAGATTTTTTCCAAGGGGTCTACGGTTTCAACGCAGCAGATGACAAGTCTTTCGAATGGTTTGAAAAATTTCCAAATACAAAAATACTTCCACTTTCAGTATCATTTAGATGTTCAAAAAATGTGATAAAAAAAGCACAAGAAATTGTTCCTGATATTAAAGCATTAGATAATGCCCCTGATGGTATAGTAAGAGATGGTAATGTAATTACTGAAGCGCAAAGTGGTGATTTTGTATTATGTAGAACTACAATGCCATTAGTAAAACTATTTTTTGAATTTCTTACACTACATAGAAAAGCAATTATTAAAGGCTCTGATATTGGTGTACATCTTATTGAATTAATTGGTAAAATTAATAATATTGATAAATTAATTAAATTCTGGGAAAAAGAATTAGCAACATTTAGACGTGATTTAATGTCAGAAGGAATATTAAATCCTAATGAACATAGTGGATATACTGCTCTTGAAGATAAGGTGATGACATTATTATTTTTAGCCAGACTTTCTGATAGTATTATTGATTTAAAATATAAAATAAAAACAATATTTACTGATGAAATACAAGGAATTTGTTTAAGTACTGTACATAAAATCAAAGGTTTAGAAGCTAATAGAGTTTTTATAATCAGACCTGATTTATTACCGTTACAAAATGTTAAATCTTGGCAATATATTCAAGAAAAAAACCTTGAATATGTGGCTTATACAAGAGCTAAACTTGAACTAATATTTGATAGAAATTGGACAGATGAAAAATAATAAATTATAATATGGAATGGAAAGTTAAAATCGAAAGAAAAGAAAATCAAAGGATTGTTGTAAAATTCAATCCAGAAGCAGAACATTTATATTTTTATGGTCAATATAAACCTCATAATCAAGAATGGGTGACATTTAGTGAAAATAAATGTAAAATATTTGATATTGATGCAAATACAATTCAAGAAACATTATTAAGTACTTATGAAATAATGAAAAAAAGACTTGATAAATATAATGAAATTGCAGAAGGATTTACTTTAATTAAAGTAATCGAAATTCAGGAAAAATAAATTATTATTTAGTGTTTGCACCCATATTGCTTCCAAGTGAACCGCCAGTATTAGCAATAGGTTTTTCGTGATTTTGATTTTCTTTATTCATTGCTTCAATCGTTGCATTTAATGAACCAATCGAAGAATTAATATTACCAAGTTTATCATAAAATATTTGATTTTGTGATTTTTGGTCTTCAAACATTTTGCTATAAACCTTTTCAGTATTATCAACTTTTGGTACTATAACAATTTGATAAAACCCATAGAAAATTCCTAATATTGTACCTATTGTAGCAAAAAAACTTTTTAAAGTAAACACTATTTGAGTATTTGCATTTATTTGTACTTTAGTATTTATATCTGTTGTAGTTACTTTCTTTCTCATTATTTCTTTATTTATTTTGAAAATAATTAGAACTTTCCCAAGAAATTTTAATATTAATTGTATCATTGCTTGTTTCATACCAGTAAATTATTGTTGGTTTAGTATCAATTATTGCAGTAAATCCATTTGGAAATTGTTCATGTGTAACTTCAATGTCATTAATAAATACTTTTGCATTATATATCCATGTCTTTACTAAAATATTATTTCTTTTTGATTCACTAATTAAAACTAATTCATATCTATATTTAGGTAAATTAGCTACTGTTTTTTGTGTAATATTATAATTAGCATATGTTAAAACTTTTTGTTTTGTTATATAAGATGAAATAATAATTTTATCTACATATACATTATCTATAGATTTATCCACTGCCACATTACTCCAAGTACCAAGAGTATCATAAACAATTTTTTTATCATAAGATTGTGCTTTTAATGTTAAAATTGGAATAAACATTAAAAATAACAAAAAATATAATTTTTTCATAGTATTACTATTATTGCTATAAATACTTCAATATAAATAAAAAAAGGGATTGAATTCAATCCCTTTTTTCTTTATTTATTACTTAATTGATTACTGTAAGTCACCAATTCCAAATGTCTGTAAACCATCACAGTAAATTCTACCATAATATCTGTTCAATACCATTTTCTTTGCATAACGAGTCATGATACCACGAATCGGTGTAAAGTCAAATGGATTGTACATTACAGGAGTTAACTGCATTGGTACGTATGGAGCATATATGTAACCTGTTTCCAAGATACTTGTTCCTTTATGACCAATTAATACTGTATTAGCTGGTGAATAAGGGTCACGATATACTAAATATCTTCCACTAAGAGTACCGATTTTTTCAATACCCATGTTATACTTATCCTGTTCAGGAGCAGCATTACTTACATGGAAATATTCAAGGTCATCGAATACTGCACTTACTTCAGGAGATACAACTACCCATGATGCACCACCACGCAATGTCGATTTGTGGATTTGAGCAGAAATTTGGTTAATCTTTGTTACCAAAGTTTGATTCCAGTCTTTCTGTACACCATAGTAAGTGTTAGTTCCTTTACGAAGTCCGTTATAGTCCCAACGAGCAGTCCAAGCAGCACCTCTACGTAAATCACGAAGAATTTCACGGTCAATTTCAGCAGCCATTTGTTCTGACAATAAAGCTGTTAATTCAGCTTCAGCGTCAATGTTATGGAATGCACTAACGTCCTGTGCCAATTCAGGTGTCCACATAGCACGCATTTTACGTGTTTCTACAGATACTGTTACTTGGTCAAGTACGAAAGTTACTTCAGCCATTCTTGAATCTTCTTCAAGGTCGCTGTAAGTTCTATAAATTGCTTTAAATGTAGTTGTGCCAGTTGTGCCAGACAATGGTTGATAACCATTTGCGCCCGGATATTGAAGGTCAACAACAAAAACAATTTGTCCTAATTTATTAACAATACCTTGTCCATATTTCTGAACTTTTACGTTGAAAGGAATAGGATTACCAGCTACAATAGTTTCACTTGCATAAGGAGCAGGTGCGGTTAAAGTCTTATTTGATATGATATGTAAACCAGCAAGGAAAGATTCAGTATCAATCTGAACACCAGCAGGACCGATTAATTTACCATCATTAGTAGTTGAAAAACCGCTAAGTGTTATTGTTGCAAATTTGTCAGTACCAAGTGTGAATGCTGCAACTGTAGTTGCACCAGTAGCTACACTCATTGTACCTTTTGAACGGTCAAATAATGAAGTACCTTCATCGTTATATGAAGTTGCATAGAATGCATCATACAATGAACGTGTTTCAAATTGTGTTAAACTTGTGGTTGGTTTTTCAGCAGCGTTGCCATAAGCACCGTCTGGTGATGTGTGTAAATTACCCGGAGTGGTTGTTGTAGTAGAGCTATCTACTCTAACACTTGTTTTTGGGTTAATATAGTACAATTTACCAATAGGTAAGTTAAGTGCTTGTACAGACACGATATCATTTGCTAACAATTTAGCAAATACTCTTCGGATTACAGGGAATGCAACAGTTTCGAACTGACCACTTGAAGAAGAATCACTTGATTCATTAATCATATGTGACAATTGATTTTCAAACAATTGTGCGCAGTTTTCTTTTACGTTACCTTCCAAACCTTCTAACAAACCGATTTTTTCCCATCTGTTAGTAGTTATTTCTCTTTGTTCACGGAGTTGTTTTAATCCAATATTACCAACTTCCGCAGATTCCATTAAAAATCCCATTTTATTTATTTATTTAATTTTTTTTTAATTAATTATTTTTTTGCTTCTTGATTTTTCTACATACTCAATTAAATGTTTCATTCTATTAATGTGTTCATTATTTTCGTATGCCGTTTTTTCAACTACTTCATCAAGTTTTTGTTTTGAAGACGGTTGTATCGAAGCAGATACTTTGTTTTCAATGTTTTCAGTTAAAGTTTTACGGCTACCTTTCATTTCAGTAAGGATTGCTTTATACTTTTTCTGTGATTCAGCAATTGTATCAATTTTTTTAAATTCATTGATAATTTTAATTTTATCATCTTGCGTTAATGCCAATGTTTCATTTACCAAAAGGTTATTTACATGAGCCAAATTGGTATTGAATGTTGCCATTTCTTTCAATTGATTGCGATATTTTTCCAATGCAGATTTATATTGTTCCACTAATGTAGTTACTGATTGTTTGTATTTCTTAGTTTCATTTAATTGTTTTGTTAATTTCTTATTTTCATCAATTAAACCACCAAGTTTTTTATCAGATTCGGTTTGAAGACCACTACGCATTTTGTTTGCTGCAGCAGTATCTCTATATCCTTTACCGGGTATAGTTGCTGTTACTTTTTTCATATTTGCAAGTGTTTGTGTTTTACTTTCTTCAATTTCACTTTCTGAAACACCACTACCACCTAATACGGCTTCAACGTCTTTGTCAGTAATTGGTTCTTCATCAATAAGTTTGTCAGTAGGACCTTGTGCATGCTGTGTATTTATTTGACTGTCCGTGCCATAAGTTTGAGCACCATCAGTTGCACCACCAGCGTGCATTTCTTCTATGTTTTTTTCGTCAATAAGTTTATCAGTAGGACCTTGTGCGTGTTGTGTATTTATTTGACTGTCAGTGCCATAAGTTTGAGCACCATCAGTTGCACCACCAGCATGCATTTCTTCCATATTATTACCCATTGATTTAATCATTTCATCAATTTGACTTCTCATATTAACTAATTGATTAAATGCAATTCCTTTATTGCCTTTTTCCATATATGAAGGTGATTCTGGTGCGATACCTTTCAGTTCCTCACCAAGTCCTTGCATAGTTGAAATTTCTTGTTCGATTTCATCCATTGTAATGACTTCATCTTCATTTCCTGCACCTTCTAAAGCAGAACCTACTCCATCAACATCAAGTTCTGTTATGTTAAATTCTTCAGTTTGAAGTGGTTTTTTTGCTTTTTCATCGAAAGGTTTGCCGTCACCAGCAGTTTCTTCGACTTTTTGAACACCCTTTGCTTTTTCTTTATAAGGGTCACTTTTGCCTACAGTATCAGTGATTTTTACATCTTCTTCAACTTTTGCCACTTTTTTTGCTGGTTCTGTGAATACACCATCTTTTCCAGCAATTTCTTCAACCTTTTTGGTCTCTTTTACTTCTTTTTTCATATCAGATTCTTTATTTGATTCGGTTTCACCTACAACTATAGGTTCTTTTGTTTCGTCAAGTTTTTTATATGACTCTTTTGTTTTTTTATTTTTATTTTGTAATTCTTCCTTTAATAAGTTATTAAACTTTTCAGGAAATTCTTCAGCTAATTTTTGTTTAGCATTAGCTTCCGCAGATTCCTTGATTGCATTATAATCAGTTAATGCTTCTTTGATTATCGATGATTTCTTATCGTCTTTCATATTATTAATGTCGTAACTAATACCATAATTTTTATATAAATACATTCTCTTTACGAAAAAGTGTAATTACATACTAAAATTCTTATTTGTAAGTCTTTTTTATAATAAGAAATTATTAATTGCTTTTATTATTTTACCTTCTTCTTCCTTAATAAGAATACCATTTTTGTTTATATAATTCTCACCAAAACTTTTATCACCACGTTTTTCTGGAAATAAATATGCACCCGGAGTACTTGGAGTTGAAACTAAATCGAAACCAATTAATTCAAAATCTCCTTGAACTAAATTTTCACCATTTATTTCTTTAAGTGTTCCAACACCACGACTTGAAATTCCTAATTTAATTTTGTTTTGCAAATACAAAACAATTTTATCACCAATTACAGAAACAACACCATATCTAATATATCCGGGACTAACAATTATTTTTAATTGACCATATAACACATTTTCTTGTTCACCAGTACCCCACCACATTTTAGTAATCATATGAGAAATATTTTGAAGTGATATGATACTGGAATTACCTGTCCAATGTGATTTACCATTTACTTTAATTAAAAAATTTCCATTTTTTACTCTTACACAAGCAATATTATCATCGAAATTTATTTCACTTATTTTTATACTTCTTTTATCTAAATAAATATGTTTTGTTTTTGAAATATTTAAATTATATTGTAAATGACTATTTTCTAATTTAATTAATCTTTTTTTATTTGCGTCTTCAGTAATATACTCAACAGTACCATCAGAAAGAATCATTTCCCTTTTTAATATTTTATGGTCAATAATTTCTCTATCTTTTGGTTGATAAGTAGTAATATTACCACAGCCACCAATCTTAATTAAAACTTCATGTAAATCTTCAATTAATTGTTTTGATATCGAAAAAACTGATTCTTTACGTATTTTATTGATAGTTTTATTTTTTATTAATCTTCCATCACCTAATTCAAACCATCTAAACAATATTTTCAATAAATCGGAAGATGCTTGTTTTAATTCAATAGGAATATATTTATTAAATGAATCACCTAAAACATATAAATAATCATATAATCTAGCATCATTTATGTGATATTGACATTTACCATCATTATGTTCATCCTTCCAATATTTAAAAGGTAATTTTTTTAATAAATTTTCGATTATTATTTTCTTTTCAATATTCTTTTGTGTTATAACAACATCGTATCCCTTTAATTTATATTGATTTGATTTAGTTCCACCACAATGACCTTCAGCTAAATATATTCCTATAAATGCAAACCAATCTTCAGATTTAATATTTATTGATTTTGTGTATTTTTCGATTAAGTCATGTTTATAGTTAAAACTTAAAGTATTTTTATTTACACCGTTTAAAGTAAAATATTCCAAATATTGACCATTCCATTTAGCAGTTTTTAATATTTTATATTTACCTGACGATAAAATATTATTTTTATTATCATAAATATCTTTAGCATAATAATATTCTTGTTTACGTTTAGAATCTTCTAATAAAAATCTATGATTTGCAGTAACCGTTAAATCAATATTAGTTCCCAAAAATTTATACATTTTGCCTTCATATGGCATATATATTTTTTTATCGATTTTTTGAATCTCAATTTGATTAGTATCTATATTAAGTGTTAAAATTTCTTCATTGTCTGAAATATCTTTAAACCATTTCCAACCACTCTTTGTAAGTATTTGAGAATTAGATGCTTGCACACAATCGGGATGGTCTGCTTCTGATACTGCACTATTTGTATTAACTAATTCCTGATATATTTTAACTTGTGGTATTAAAACATCTTTGGGATAAATTCGACCATTTTTGTTTTTAACACCCCATTTTTGTAATATACAATTAACTAAAACTGGTTCATTAGGTTTAAGTTCAAAATTTTCATTAAGAATATCTTTATTAATTTCAGAACTAATATATCCTGCGTCATGTTCTATAAGAATCCCAAATCCTGTTTGACCTGCTTGTATTATTTTACTTTCGTTTAAAGGAAATATCATACTCATTATTAAATGTCTTTTATATAAATAGTTTCAAATGCTATTTTATTTCAACAGCTATTTTAGGTTTTTCTTCTTTAATTATATTTTCTTTATAATCATTTGTATTTTCAATAAATATCTGAGTTTCTAATTCTGCTAATATATTATTAAGCAATAAATTAATTTCCTTGAGTTTATCTAATTTTTTTTGCATAAAACATAAGGATTATTCTGGGATTGTTATTTTTCTTACTTGCAATTGAATTTCATCAAGTTTTTTTAAGATTTTTTCAGATTCTACTCTACCAATTTTTTCACTTAAATCTAATAATATTGAAACGCCATTTAATACATGTAATGTTTCTTTTTCAGATTCCATCCATTGACGATTTCTTTCTTCTTCACGCTTAAGCATTTCAATTCTAATTTTTTCTAAAGTATCTGAATGTTCTTTTCTGATAATATCAACCTTTGCAACATGTTGTTGTTGTATTAATTTTATTTCTGCACTTTTTTTCTTTAATGCTCTCATCATAACCAATGTTATTGGAAAAAATAATATTCCTGAAACAATAAATAAATAAAAAAATATATTTTGCCATATTTGCACTTGTAATAATATTGATTGAAATAACATCATTTTCGTTTTCTAATAAATAGTATAAATAACTCGATTGTCTTTACTAATTTTTATATTTTTTGTTATTCTGTATTTATATAAAAAATTGATAGATGGTAAATGACCCTACAATAACAAAAGGTGCACATTCAATTATTAATGGTAATGTAATTCTTGTAGAACCTAATGATATAAATATAAATAATAATTTAATTGATGGTGTTCCATTCGTTAATGGTATACCACAATATCAAGATATGTTTATTTTTGCAGAATTAACTGCGGTAAGTAAAGGAAGGTCAGTTATTATTAATTCAACAGTAACAAGTGATAATGGTAAAAAAATAAATTTAATGGGACCAAATCAAGATAAAACATCTGATAATCCCGATTATTTAAATTTTACCACAAATTATTATGACGGTAGTATGGGTAATAAAGATGTTCTTGAAAGTTTTGGTATTACCAGTATTAAAATAACAGTTAATTCATCCTATGTCCCACAAGTTACTATTCAATTTGTAGATATAAGAGGATTATCATTTTTTAATACTAAAAATTCACCATATAGAGCATTATTTGATTTTCCACCACCAATGTTCATGTTAACAGTTAAAGGATATTATGGTAAAGCATTAACATATAAATTACATCTCGTTAAATATACAACAGAATTTCAAGCAGAAAATGGTAATTTTATAATTAATGCTGATTTTGTTGCAATGACATTTGCGCCATTAAGCGATATATTATTTAGATATATTGTAAATGTACCATTAATTACGCATAATGAATCAATAAATCCTGAAGCAAAAAATCCACCAAGAACTACATATGAATTAATAATTAAATTAAGAAATTTATATTCAGATATTGATAAAAAATTTAAGGCACAACCAGTAAGTCATGATTATGATGTAGTACTTAATAAATTAACCGAAATTAATAATGCAATACTAACAATAAATGAATTTAATAAAAATGATAAATTAATAAGTAAAGGAAAAATACATTTAATAGTACAAATGGTACAATCCATAGTACCTAATGCAAAACAAATTCCAACAACGCAACCAAATCAAAATTCTGATTATCAAGAAATTAATAATTTGAATCAATTTGATGATATGTTAAAAAAACAATCAACATCTGGAACTGAAATTAATTCAAATATGAGATTATGTATTGGATATGTTGCAGGAACTAATATACCGACACCTGATGCAAGTACTGGATATACTGCAAATGTAAGTCGTATTAATGGATTAATAAATACTTTAAATGCGTATCGTGATAGTCTTATTAAACCAGTATCAATAACAAATAAAAACATTCCAAATGCTGTTTATAAATATGGTAAATATAATATAGAATCAGGAACATATCAATCAACAAGATATGTTATGCTTGATATTACTGATTATTATACTGAATTATACAAAACAAATATTAATTTAAATAAACAAAAAAATGACCTTGCATTAGATATAAACAATAAAGTCAATGATATTGTTATCAATGATTTAGGCATGATACCAACTGTATATAATATATTTAAAATAATTTTAAATGATGTTGATACCTTTTTTGATACGCTCAGAGATACATCAAATTTAGCAGAAAATTATCATAATAGAATTCCAGATAAAACAATTATTGGTGGTAATAAATTATATGCGGATAATTTACAACAAATTTATTCGTTTCCATTAGTTATTCGACAATCTCAAGTAGCTGGTGGTACAAAAGAAGAAAGAATTGCACCAATTGAATTACAAAAACAAGGTGCTGATTTTCCCGAATTAACACTTGTACAAAATTTTATTGATAGTTTCCAAAAACAACACAATATTCAAGCACAACTTGATATGAGAGCCGAACAAAATGATGATGGTAGTTATAAGTGGATACCAGTATCCCCATTTGACTCAATACTTGGTGGTGCATCTCCAGTAAGTCCATATATTGGAACAATTAATTCTTCTTCCGATAAATTAACACAAATTTATCAAATTTTATTAAGAAGGTATTACATATTATCTCAAGGTACAATTCCTAATGTATATGTAAATAATAATGATGTAACTAATCAATATATTAATTTATATGCAGCTTCAGAAGCAGCAAATTTAGCTGCATCACTTGGAACACAATCAAATCCAGATTTTATTGATGCTGTAAAAAGTTCTATAGAAAATTATGCAAAAACTAATGGACTTGTTACATTTTATAATGATATGTCAAAAGTTTCTGAAAATGGTATTAATTTATATAATTTAAATAATATTCCTAATGGAGTAAAAGAATTTCCAATAACACCAACAGATGATACAAATGGACTTGTATATGTAAATAAAAATAATATTGGTTTTGAAGGAATTAATTTATATCCATCTCCTATTATTATGAGAACTGCAAATGATACTCAAAATACAAATAATCCTATTGATAAATTTACTTCTGGTGTAGAAGGTCCTTGGTATAAAACATTATTTGTTGGCAGTCCTCGTGAATTTTGGTATAACTTTACTCAAGAAAATGTATTATATATTAAAGATGTTGAAGATAAAGATGGTGATTTTACTAATGACAATACTGTATATAAATCAAGATATTTAGGTGGTTTAGTTACAGCAGCAATTATAAATAATGGTGATGTAATAACAACATTTAATAATTCATTAGCAAATGGTAACACATTTGGTGATTCTTCACATTTTTATGCCAGTGGTAATCTTGAAAATGCTACAAGTATTGTTGATGTATGGAGAGATTGTTTATCATTTAGAGTAACAAATATTGAAAAATCTATAGAAAATTCTGTTGATAAATTAATATATAATAAAATAATTAATATCAATTTATATCCAAATAATGCACGTTTAAGTGCATTATTATTGATATCAAATTTTGGATTTGCATTAGGACCTTTTAATTTATTTCCTAATGGCTTAAATGAATTAGTATTCACCACACCAGCAGTAATTGAAGTTCCAACATACTTACCATTATATATTGGAGCATTAATTGATGCAATCGAAGGTGGTGATACATATGTTCCTTGGATTAATACAATTATAGATTTTTATACAAATGACGTTGGTCAATATTTACCTAATGGTGGTAATTTTATTGCAGCAGATTTGCATGATGTTAAATTATATTTATCAGTAAAAGATAAAGCAAAATTTAAAGAAGCATTTAATAACTATTATAATGATTCTTTAGGTTTTCCTGCATTATTAAATAATGTTAATAATCTATATAATGAAGTACATAAGAAAGTAAAAGACTTACCATTACCAATAAATTATGGTAATGATACATATGATAATGCTTTAAATACTTATTATAATGATTTAAATATTGCATATGATATATATTTGAATCCAAAATCTACAAATACTACTACAAGTGCTATTGGATATTTTTATCCTGATGTACTTAATTCATTAATTTTTAGAAAAAATATTATTGTTTTTAGTGAACTTACTTTTGAAAAGAAAACAACATATAATGCTGGATATACATCACTTGCAACAAGACAAACAAATAAAATATATCAAAAATTAGATAATAGTTTTTTTAACATTTTTTTTGTAAAATTAAATGAAGAACTTCTTGCAATGAATAAAAAAACAAAAGAAGAAAAAAATAAAATAGATAAAATAAAGGGTGATGTTGACATTATAACACAAACATATTATTCTTTTAAAAATATAAATGATAAATGGTTAACAAGTCCTACAGAAACAATTAAAGGATATCCATATAATGATGCAGGAAAAAACTTAATAGATTCATTTGTATTTGTTGATAGAGCAATGAATCCTATTGGTGATACAATAATTAATGCAGAATTACTTCCACAATTGTTTGAAGATACTAATGTTTCTGTTTTTAGTGTATTATCACAATTATTATCAGCAAATGGTTTCGAATTTTTTCCACTTCAAAATTTTATGTCATTTGATAATCCCGCTAATTGGGAAGATTCATTTAAAATACTTACAGGAGTTCCTGCCTTAAATCCATCAAGTGCTTTTGTATGTATGTATATAGGTGGTTCATCGAGCTATCCATCAACATCAAGTTCAGAAACCAATGGATTTATAAATGATGGTATTATTGATTTAAGTAATCCACAAGTTAAGGATTTCAATACAACTCCAAATGATACCAAACAAGAACAAGAAATAAATTCAAATTTTCAATTTAGACAAGTACGTGCATTTAGAGTTAGATTTGGTGAACAAAATCAATCAATGTTTACTAACATAAAAATTGATAGTAAAGAATATACAGATACAAATGAATCAATTAATATACTTGCAAGACTTGCTGGTGATAATAAAATAGATGCACCAACACCAAAAGGTCAAAATCTTTATAATTTATATGAAAATAGGTCATATAAAGCAACAATTACTTCTATGGGAAATGCAACAATTCAACCCACACAATATTTTCAAATTGAAAACGTTCCATTATTTAATGGTGCTTATATTATATTAAGTGTTGAACATACAATTACTGCAAATAAAATGATGACTGAATTTTCTGGAACTAAAATATTAAAATATCCTGTACCTCGTGTACTAAATCCAGTAGCATTTGTAGGTATTGATGAAGATATTAGTAATTTATCTGCTGGTCAAATTGTACAAGGAGCACTTTTAACAAATTATCCACAAACGCAATATAATTCAATGTATACATTTAAACTAATATAATATGGCAATTACATCAATAACAGAACAAGGTAAAGCATTTATTCGCAGTGTATGCGAAGGTATTGGTTCTTCATTATTAAATGGTAAAAATAATGAAGGTTCTTTACCTTATTGTTATCCTGAAACATCACCATCAAAAGTCTGGTATTCTCAAGCAAAATATAATGGAACATTAATTAAAACTAATCAAGAATTAGGTGAAGCACTTATTGTATGGTTTAATAAATATGGACAACAATATCAAATGGACCCAAATGTAATAGCAGCACAAGCATATGCAGAATCTGGATATAAATTATGGAATTATCCTCTAACAAGTACTGCATCAGGAATTAATCAATTTATTGCAACAACAGTATATAGTATGATTATAAATAATAGTAATTTTACACAAGCTGAAAAAAATGCACTTACTGTTGGTTGGTCTGGAAATACAATGGATATGGATACATTTCGTGTCGATAAACCATTAGGAAGTAGAAATAGACCATATGGACATCAAAATATTTGTAATAATCCTGAAATAATGATTAAAGCACAATTTGTATATCTAAAATATATTTCAGATAAATATACTAAAGGTATTACAAGTAGTACATTATTTGGTTATAGTAGAGGTGAAGGACTTTGTACCCCCTCATATAGCACATCAATACAAAAAGCAGCAAAATATAAATCTGGTTATGAATTAGAAGGTGTTAATTATGTATTAAGAATATTTAATCTTCTCGGTAAAAAACCAACACAAAAAGGTGGTAATCCTCATGGATATTTTGGCTATGATGATTTGGGAATGAATTTACCTTTTGATTCATATAAAGCTGAAGTAGATGAAACAAATCTTAGAACTTAAAGTAATTCTTTTTTTAGTTCATATAAACTGATAATATTATCATCAACATCTTTTTGCTTATAAACCATTTCTTTTATTTTTTGAATAGCTTTTACAACGCTATCTTTAGTATTATCTTTATTTATACTTTCTAAAATTGTAAGAGTTTCGGTTCTATAAGTTTCAAGAAGTGCTTGTTTTTCACTATCATTTGATTTAATAAGAGTAGTAAGTAAATTTTTATCATCTTCATTTAATGATTCATATTTTTCATTAAATTTATTTACTGCAATTTCAATAACATCTTCATTAATAGGTTTCACATCAACATTTTCAATTAATGATTTTCTTGGTGTTTTTATATGATTTAAAACTAAAGTAAATGATTCATGTATATTATCAACATTAATATTATCATAATCTTGAAGAGATTCTCTAATTAGATTATCTATTGCTTCATATAATTTAAGTTTATCTTGTTCTATTTGACTATAAAATGCGGGAACTTCTTCATATAATGAAGTTAATTTTTCGTGTTCTTTATCAATTTCTTGAATTGTATAAACTTCAAATAATTTTATATTATTATCTATATAACGAGTTGCAGCAATATCACTTTCAATACATTTATTTTCTATATTATTAAACACTTTAAATTCTAATTCTAAAATTGGAGAACTTTTAATTATATCAAGAAAATCAAAAGCAATTTTCTTAGATTCTTCAATAAATTTATTATTGAAATATGAATCTTTTAATTTATTTGAAATTATCAAATTAACAATTCCTATATTGGCATTTTTCATATGATACAATTCGATTTATAATAAATACTCTAATTAGTTATAAATGTTATTATCGTACAATATATAAATAATACATCTAAATTATTCGGGTAAATCAATGTTCTCAATATCCATAATTTCAGTATCTTGTATTTCAATAATTTTTTGTCCAGTGTTTATACTTTCACGATTTTCCAATAAATTATTTATTTCATTAATCATATCTAATGCTTTGTTATTCAAAGAATCATTAATTTTATTGTTTTCTTGAATAATTTGTGTATGTTCTGATTCTTTTTTAATTTCTGTTTCTTTACTACTACCATATACTAATTTTTCAATATGTTTATTATATTCTTCTTCACTTAATTTAGGTTCTTTATTTTCCATCATTGCTTCAGCACCACCCCCCCCAGCAGGAGCACCACCAATAGGTGGAGCACCAGCACCTGCGCCACCACCAGTAGGTAATGCTCCACCTGTTGGAGCAGGAGCACCACCAATAGGTGGAGCACCAGCTTCACCACCAGTAGTACCAGACATTGACATTCCTTCTTCTGGTGAACCAAAACGTTTATCAATATCAGTAAATAAACCAGATTTTTTAATTGTAACTGGAGAATCTTGAAGTTCTTGCATAACAACCTTTTCCATTTTTTGTTGTTTCAAATCTTCAACAATTTCTCTATCAGTCATATTGAAAAGTACTCGTTTAGCGGTAGTATGTGACATAGCTGCAATACCACCTTCAGCACGAGTTAATTCTGTATATGTTTGTGCTTTATCACGCATTAATTCAGATTTCAATAATTCTTGTTGAGTACTTGGATTTGTAAGTGTAAGAGTGAAACTACTTAAATCTTCACCAGTATATCCTAATAAATATAAATGAATCATTGCCATTTTATTCAATTCTTGAATTATGGCTTGTTGAATACGATTTATTTTTTTAGAAAATCTAATATCATATTGTGCCATATTCTTACCAGCACCAGCAGAATCTTGAAATGATAAAAAGGGTTTTGGAATACCTAAACCTATAAATAAATTATCTCTTAAATATTCTATATCCTGTATAGCATCTAAATTACTTGCACCGGGAAGTGTATCAATACCAGTTTCAGTATTTGCATTTCTAACAGGAATAAAATAATCTTCATCATTACCAAGTATATTAAAACGATAATCAATTTGACCATCATTCGGATTTACTTGTGCAGTTTTTTTGAATTTAGTTGCAACTTTATAAATATATTCTTCAATATCATCTTCATCAATATTTCCAACATCTATTTTAAATACCTTCTTTTCACCAGCACGGATAATACGATATGTAAGCATAGCATCTTCAGCCATTACAAGTTGTCTGAACACTCTACGTATTTTATTTAAAACCGAACTACCATATGGTAAATATTTATCATCACCAAGTAATCTGAAATGAGCTATTTCAAAAACATTAAATTCATCACCAGTCATTCTTTCTTTAAATTTAACCAGTGGTTTACCATTTTGAATTCTTTCAAACCTTTCAATTTCATAATTTACCAATTGCTTTACATGTGTAATACCTTTTTTACGTTCGCCATAAAGTAATACAAAATTATCTCCATATTTACATGTATTTCTTACCCAAAAAGGTAAATTAACATTAACATTTACTATATCATAGAAAAATTCTTCCAACAACATTTTTATTCTTTCTTTGTTAGAATATATATTTAACATTTTACCATTTAAACCAATAGTAGTTGCTTCTTCCATAAATAAATCCAATGCACTACTAATAATTGGATAATATTCCATACCCTCATAATCAATATATGCTGGTAGTCTTGCTGCTTCATATTGAAGTGCTTTTTGAAAACCCCTATCAGTTGTTCTAAAAAATTTATTTTGAAGTTCTCTTTTTTGTTCCAACTCCAAACCCTTTTTTTGAATTTCTTCAGGACTATTACCTTTAATTATTATTTTTGCTCTTTCAGGTGGTGGTGTAGATGCTTGTAGCATTACACTTGTAGATTGATTATCTTGAAAGCCAAAACCATCAAGATTCATCATTTTATTAAGTTCTTGATATATTGTTCCTTTATTTTTTGTTGGTTCAGCCATTTTTATAATTTTTTATATTTTTTTATAAATACTTCGATTTTTTTAAAAAGTCATTTAAATATAAATACATACTATATTTTCTTTTTATCTTTAATACCATCAAATAACCATGCATTTGCTCCATATGGATTTAATGGTGATACACTATTAGGTGAAATCATTGGTCTGTTTTTTATATCAATTTTTCTTCCCATTTCATTTATATCATTATTGGTTATTATGGCATTAAGCATATGTTCAGTTATTCCTTTACTTTGTTTATATCTCGCCATATCAAAATTAAGAACATACAAACCAATTGATAATCCCATAATTGAATCATCATGAAATGTACGTTTATGGTCTGCAACCCTATTACCAGCAACAGTTACAAATGTTTTTAATTCTTCTAATAATCTAATTGACCTAATAATAACATCTTCTAAATGAATAGCTCTTTGTAATTCCAAAATAACTGATGCACGATTATTACCTATAAAAAATCCAGGAATTAAATCAACATTAATTACTGTACCATCTGGCATTATTTTTTGACCTTTTTTTATATATCCTTGTAATCTATCTCTACTTGGTTTATGTGTTACTTCAGCATAATGAACATGTTCATTACCATAACCAAATTCTAATAATTTTTCAACACTTTGTACACCATAACCACCAGTAATATCAACAACACAATATGCATTATTATATTTTCTACCATATTGATATGCTATTTCTGCAAGCATTTGTGGTGTAACTTTACCATAATATTCAGCAACTTGTTCAACTTTATGCCTTTTTATTTTAATTTTTTTTGTTTTACCACCTTTTTCTATTATTTTTTCTTCAATAGTTTCTATGGTTTTAAGTATATTTATTGTTGAATTATCTTCTCCATGACCCGGAGAGGCATCTAATGCCATAATATATTCTTCACCTGCTTCAGGGTCTTTCCAAATCCACATATTACCATCAACATATTCTTGACGAATTGGAATTAGTTTTTCATTTTCTTCAATTCGTTTTAAATATTCTTTAGCAATAAAATTATCACCAGACCCCAAAAAAGAACAATTATGATTTAAGATTCCATTTGCAAAATATTCACACCCTTCGCTATCAACAATATCATAAAATTCACAATCATTTATCGGTTCAACAGATTTAACATAAAAATCTCCTTCTGTTGTTGTTAAATATGCAACATTTGGTATTAATGATTTGGCATACATATCAACATTATTTGTAATGAATATATGGTCTTCACTAACAATAATTGACATATCATTTTCTAAAGTTATTTTTAATCCATTTTTTTTGTTCGATTTTTCCACTCCCAAAAAATCCACAAAATTTCCTGAATTATTTAATATTTCATATTCAGTATTAATTAACATTGTAAAAATTTAACACATTTATTAATGATTTCATTATTTTTATTATTTCTATTATATTCTTCTGAAGTTACAAACATAATTTCAAATCCCATATCTTTCAATATGGAATATCTAATATCATCAATATCATTCGAATGCCAATAAGTACCGTTATATTCAATAACTTTATTGTTTTGTTTAAAATCTAACATCATTACTGTTTTATCATAATTAAATTTTTCTGGTATTCTTAATACAAATTCTTTATTTAATTCGGTAAAATATATATTATTCTTATTATCTATATTATCATATATATTCCAAAACAATTCTTGAGAAATTTTACTATATCTATTTGCTTTTAATATTGATAATTTATTCATTTTAATATTTACATGTTCCTTATATTTTATAATTCCTAATTCAGTACCAAATTTACGTTGAAACCATTCAATACTATTTGTTTTATTTATTTTAACATTTTCTTTTCGTTCATTATAATAATAATTCCAATTATCACAATATGTTTTTTTAAACCAATTAATTGATGGATATTTGGGTTCACATTTTCCACAAATAATACTAAATTCACCCTTATTTATTCTCCAAAATTTTAATACATTATGCTTGTGACAATAAATATCAATATTATTAATTAATATATATAATCTCATTGATAATTTATTTAAATTTTTATTAAGTAAATTCAAATGAGATGTATAGTATAATAAACTTAAATATAATTTTTTATCATCTCTTAATAATTTTCTATTTCCAGATTTTCCATAATAAATTTTATATTTATTTTTTAATAAATTTATTGTTTCTATTTTAGAATACAATTCAACAATTTTCGATAATTCATCATTACATAAATCCCATTGTTTTTTTGCTGCATTTAAATTATATTTCTTAAAATCGCATAATTTTGAGTCATAAATCATTAATTTGTTATCAATCTTAATTTTGTTAATGTCACCATTATATTTTTGTAAAAATAAAATTTTTGCTGGTAATTTTTTGTTTGACGGATATATTTGAATTTCCTTAGTATATTCGTTAATATATTTTAATAGATTTGGAAACAGCTTATTAAAATGTGCAACACCGCCCATAATACTAAAATTTTTTATATTTACATTATTTAAATTTTTAATTAATATTTCTTTTTTCATATTATATTTTATTATAAATACTCACAAGAATTATTTTGTTCATTAAGTTTATCATAAAATTTAAAAATTTCTAATGTTTCAATAATACCAGTTTTTTTATTTTTAATTGTAATTAATGAATCTTTTCCAACGCACATAAGTTCCTGCGCTATCTTACGCATATCACCATTGGCATTACGAATTTGTTCTTCAAACCAAGGACTACTTGCTTCCCAGCCATCGTCCATCATTTTAATTCTCTGTTCCTTACTCCAATTTGTATCAATTATTTTATTTTCAGTGGTTTTACCTTTATTTTTTAGCCAAACCAATTCTTTATTATAACGAGGGTCATTATACCACCATAATTCAACCGCTTTAAAATTATTTTTTCCTTTTCTTGCAGTATTAAATGTTTGATAAAAAACAGCATCAAGACCAGAAGGTGTACTTACCATAATAGCATTACCACCAGTTTGTAATGTTGGCTGTGCTGAAGTCCAGAATTTATCACCCTTTTCTGCCCATGCTGTTTCATCCCAAAACAATAAAGTTGGTGTCATACCACGTAATGTTTTAGATGCAAATGCTCCTAATTTTGAATCATTATCATAATATTTCAATTTCTGTGTATCTTTTAAATTTTTTTCTGTATCTCTACCAGTTTTTGGTCTAAGCCATACAGGACAATTTTCAATAAAATCAACAACATCACTCATTAATTCATCACGTGCGGTTTCAAGTTTATCTGCAACAATAGCTACTTGTCTATTACGATTAAACATTACATACCAAGCAATATATGCACAAGTTGTTGTTGAAATACCTGCTTGACGATATTTATTAGCAATAACAAAACGGTTTTCTAAATATGATTGAATTAATTCTTTTTGAAATTCAAATAATTTGAAAGGAACAATAAGACCAGCCTTACCTTGAGTTTGGTCAAAAATTGTCAAATAAGTTTCAATAAAATAAATTGGATTTGAAGCACAACGAATAATTTCATCTTCTTGTTCATGAAGAGTTAATTCACTTGCTTTTTTTATTAGACCTGATTTTGCAACAATAATGGGTTCAATATTTCCAGATTTTTTTCGAAGTTCTTTTGCTAATTTTCTTTGTTCTTCTTTTTCTATTTCCTTTTGAGCATCAAATGGAATGACTGGAATATGGTCAGGAAATTGTTCTTCTTCTTTATCTTTTAATTTGTCAATATCTTCAGACATTTATAAATATTTATAATAAATACTATCCTTGATTAAAACCGCAAAGCTCGGTACATTCCTAAATGATGTATCGAACTTCGAAATCTTTTCTTCCTAATATGGTAAGATAGACAAAAAAACCAAAAACGCATAAATACGTTTTCTTAACTGTTTTACCTCATGGGTAATCAGATATTATAAATACTATAATTTAATCGAAGAAGTTTCAACAAATTCATTATTTTTTAAAATAATTTTTCTGGCATTAAGTAAATCTTTGACTTTACTTAATGTCATACCATAATGAAATACTAATAATGGAAATTCTTCATTATCATCTTTTTCAAACATTTTTTCATAATCACCAAAATTACCATTTTCATCAGCTTGTTTTTCAATTTCATATGCTAAAGCATGTATTGTATGATAACCATGCATATATTCTCTATCAACTGCTTCATGTAGGCAAAATAAATCAAATGAACTGGTTTTTAAATTAAAAATTGCATTAATATATTCTTCTGTTGGTGGAGTTGCATTATCACAAGCAGGACTTAAATCCCAACACCAACCTTCCATATCAATATTTGTTGGGTCTAATGAAAAGATAAATTCATATAGACCTTCACCCTTTGCATTATAACCAATTTTTAAAATAAAAATTAGTTTTAATTTATTATCTTCGTAGTCCATAATGTAATTTTATTATAAATACTTTTAATAAAAAAAGCCACTGGCGTGGCTTTAATTTTTATTGAATTCAAAACCTGTTTGTTCCTTTATTTCGCATAATATTATTGTTAGACACATATTATAATCATTTAATCTTTTTCTTATTTTATTTTTTAAATATAAATATAATATTTGAAATATAATTGATATTAAAAAAATAATTATTGATATTAGTGGACTTTTTGATAATAAAAATATTGGAAGGATGGCAAATATATAGCTTAAATTTTTTAATAATATTTTCCAACTAAAAATAACGTTAAGTAAATCGTCAAAATATTGAATAAATATTCTCCTATATTCAAACCAATCACAATCTGAATTATCTTCTTTACTGCCTTGAACTTTTTTAAATATTTCAAGTTCGTGTTTCTTTGAACCACCACCAATAAATGTTCTAAAAAATTTATATTTTAAAAATGTTCTATCTATCATAATAATATAATTTAATTATTATACGATAATGATATAAAAATGTTACAAAAAAACCCGAATAATTTCGGGTTTTTAATTTTATGTGTTTTTACACTGTTCCTGCTACACTTCCACCAACAGCAGAATAATCATTTTTTGTTGCAGCATTTTTTATAGATTGTGGCGCATATTTTACGGTTTTGCTATCAGCAAGTCTTAATGTACCACCATTATTATCAACATATTGTTTTAATATATCATACTTAATATTAATTGGAGTTGTTTTTGATGCTCTACCAATTGCACCCATAGTAGGATTAATTAATATGTTTTTAAATACTGAAGTAAATAATGCTTCAACACTCGCTGCATTATTGGGGTCAAGTTTTGCAAATTTTTCTTTAATACCAAGTCCAAAAATTTCATTTACATTATCTTTTTTTTTTAATACAGCAGATTCATATAATTTGTATTGTTTATCAATTATAGAATCAAGTTTTTTTAATGCTGGAGATTTTTTACTTTCAGTTAATATTGGTTTTCTTAAACCAGCATGTTCTTCAAGTCTGTTACGAATATATTTTCTAAGTTTTTTTTCGGATTCATTCATTGAAATGTCAATACTTTTATCAGGTTCTATTCTAATTTCAACGCCAGCACCTTCTGGTTTAATAACACCACCACCTAATGTATCAGCAGCAGGGGCAATATTTATTTCTGGTTTTTCTTCAGTAGTATCATCTTTAACTTCAGGTTCTTCTTCTTCTTTAATTTGTTTTATTGGTGCAGTTGCACTAAGTTTTTGACCTGCTTTTGGTTCAGGCACTTTTATTTCTTCAATAGGTTGTGTTTCAATTTTTGCTGGGTCATCAAGACTTTCAGCAACTGGATTTAAACCAGCAATTCCAGCACCTTTACCAGTAACTTGTTGTGATATTGCTTTTATTATATTTTTAATATCAATAGGTTGTTGACCTGATTTAGTTAATCTTGTATTTAATGATTGAACTTGTTTACCTAAATTAGCAGCAATACCTTCAAGTTTTTTTACTTCACCGGGTACTTCACCAGCATGATATGCTTGTTGTACTCCTGTAGCATATTGACCAACCGCTTGTGCACCCTTTTGAACTGTACTACCAACAGCATTACTAACTGCTTGTGCACCTTTTTTAATATCACCACCAACTTTTTTAAATGCACTACCAATACCACCAAAAAGTTCTTCAATTTGTTGTTTTTTAGATGCTTCATCACATTCACCTAATTCATTAGTATAAGGAGTTAATTTTTCACTGTATTCATCATGACCATAATCAGATTTCAATTTACCAAGAATTTCAGGAGTAATAAACAATGCAACTGCTTTAAAATCACCATCATTTTGTCCATCATTATGTGCATTTGCATAACCACTAACTAAGTTAGTCATTTCTTCTTCACCACATTCTTGAATTGATTGTGCATTATATCCTCTTGATTCTGCGAATTTAGCAAAACTACTACATTCTGCACATTGTCCTTCTTCTACTTCAGCAGGTTCAGTTTTTTCAACATTTTGTCCCAAGTCTTCAATATCTTCATCAGGAACAACTTTAGTGATTTTTTCTGCCATTGCTTTTCTATCTTCAATTTCAACATCAGGGAATTTATCTTTAAATGCTGCAAGAAATGAATTAACATATGACTTAACTTGAGAATCTGTCATTTCTGTTTTTCTTATTTTTTCTGTCAATTTACCAAGAGATTTTTCAATTTCTTTTGTAGTAATATTTTTTTGGTCTTCTGGATTACCTTCTGTATTATCTTCTGGAGCAGGAATTTCTTCACCAGATTTATCATCAGTAGGTACTTCTGCAGGTATTTCACCAGTTTCATCACCAGCAGGTGCTCCATCAGTTGCAATATCAGTAGGTGGTGTTTGTTCTTCAGCACCTGTATTAGAAATAGGTTCTTCAGTAGGAGCAGGAGTTTCTAAACCACTTTCTGGTTCACCACTTAAATCAGGAATAGGTTCTGAAGTAGGAGTTGTATCTTTTGCAGCATCTAATCCAGCAGCCATTTCTTGACTTGCTTTAATTTCTTCACCAGCTTTATCTTCATTTAATCTTTTTTTACTACCAGTTTTATTTGATTTTAATGAAACTGCTTCATTAATTGTACGAAACAACATATTTCTTTGTTTTTCAGCTTCTGATAATTTTTTATATTGAAATTCGGTAATATTCGCCAATCCACCAATATATGCAAAATCAGCAACATTTGGGTCTTCCTTAAGACCTGCTTTCTTAATGTAATAATTATGACTTTCTTTAATAATGCCATAAGCAACGCCATCTGCTGCTCTTTTATAATCAATTAAAGTGCCTAAATTACGATTCTGAGATTCTTTTACAATTGTTTTATTAACAACTGCCAAATTTCTCATTCTTTCATAATATGCTTCTTCTGATGTGTGTTTTTTCATTTGAATATTATTTAATATCTTATTATTTATCTTATATTTTTTTATAAATACTTAATTAAGAACAAAAAAATAGGAATCTTATATTATTTCATGTTTTTCATCTATTATTTTGTATTTCATCAACATTTCGTATATACTTGGAGTTATTAAATTTTTTCTTTGAAAATCATCAATAACTGTTTGGTTTGCTTTTTTATGTGAAATACCTTCATTCAAATATTTTGAATTTTTATGCAAACATTCTAATATGTCATAGAATACTTTTTCAGATTTTTTTCTTTCAATGTATTCTTTTAATTGTTCTTTTGTTATTATAAATCTTTTCATAACTTAATTCATGAATTCATCAAGGCTTAATTCTTGTGTTAAATAATCATTTTTTAATTCAATCATTTTTTCAAGATAACCAGTATTTCTCAGTAATTTAAATACCAGATTTTCAGTTGAATATTCTCCACCAGTATTAAGTCCTGATTGTCTATATTTTTTTATTTTTTCTTTTAATATTTCATGCTTTTTTAAAAAATCTTTTTGATTTTCATGTGTTTCTAAATCATCAATAGAATTCATAATATCTGCTGCTTTCAATTGTACATCAGCACTATCAATATTTACAATTTTTTTTATTGGTTTTCTAATCCAATCATTTTTAATAAGTGAATATGTTCCAGAAGAATAATGTGGTTCGGCACTATCTTGGAAATACATTTCAACATCATGTCCTTTTACTTGAATTGGTAAATTTTCTGCCCATAATTGCTTTTTCATCTTAAAAAAATCACCCACAAATTCTTTATTTTCTGATATTTGACTAAAATCAAGAATAACATGAACATCTAAATCAGAATTTTCATTATAATTATAATTTGCAAGACTTCCTGTCAATATAATATCATTAAATTTAAGATTTTCAGCATCACAAAATTCAATAAATCTTTTAGCATTCATTAATAAAATTTTTCTAACTTCTGGTTTTATTTTTTCTTCTGAATCCCAAATAAAAGGTGATAATGTATCATGCATTTGAATTGATGATACATCAATATTATCAGGTTCGACCACTTCTTTTAAAGTATCAGAAATATTATGATTTTTCCAATATCTACCAGACCAAAAACGTGGTGTTTTTTTTTCTTCAATCATATTTTATTAATATCTTAAGCTAATTCTGCTGCAAGTTCTTCATCACTAATCGGAAATAATTTCGAAATTATATCATCAATTTTATCAAGAATATCATAATGATTAGTATCAAAAAGATAATCAATTTTACCTTTAAGATGTTCAACTTTTTCCAAATATTCAGATGAATTATCTTCATTAACATTAACTGGTACTGAAATATGTTTATTTTTTCTATCAATTAATAATCTATATAAAGTATCAATAACTTCAAGCTCACCCTGATTTAATAATAAATCTATAAATTCTTTTATTTTTGTAATTCTTGTTTTATATAGATTAATATCAGGAAAATTAATATTTTCTTTAAAAATTATCTTTGATTCTTCAATACCCTTTTTAAAACGTTTTGCTAATGCTTTACGTCTTGGAGTACATGTAGGTTTTGACATGGGTGTACAATAACCTTTATGTTCTGGATTAACAGCTTTTTGAATCCATTTTTTATCGGTTTCAGTTAGTTTAAAATCTGGATTTAATTTTGCCATATTTTCCAAAAGCAATGATTTAGTATCAAATACTTTTTTCATTTCAATTGTAATATATCAAATTTAATTATTTACCAGTTTTTGCTTTATCCCAAGCAGCAACAGGAACTTTTTTTCCGTCATTATCTTCTACTTCTTTTAACTCTTTCTTTTCTTTATGTTCTTTTTTTTCTTCAGAAGGAATTTCAGATTCTTCATGTTCTTTAGATTCTTTTTCTTCAGCTTTTTCAAATTTCTTTTCTTTAGATTCTTCACCCTTTTTTTTATCAAAATTCCATTCTTGAAGATTTTCAGGATTTTCTTCACCAGTTTCTTCAGCAGGAACTTCTTCCTCTTCTTCACCATGAAGCATAGCATAAAGTTCATCAACTTTTGCTGTTAATTCTGCAAGTTTTTCTTCGGGAGTTTTTTCTTCGGAAGTTTCTTCACCTGATGGTAATGCTGCTACGGGTTCTTCTGGACTTACTTCAGCACCCATTTCAACATCTTCATTTAATTTTGGCTTGAATGTTTTGTCGAGCCTACTCATGACCTCAAAAAGTCTTTTTTTATCATTTTTTTTCATGTTCTTGATTTTTATAATTTATTTTATTTTATATAAATACTTTATATGAAGCAATACGTTTAATTTTATCATTTTTAATAAATACTCAACTATATTTAAATGGGTTTAGTATTTATAATTAAATTCTTATACAAAATGAGTTTAGAATGTTTAAATGATATAATTCCCAATAATTTGGCAATACACATTGATTTAACTAATATAAAATCATGGAAAAATTGGAATACAGGATTAACTGCTTTCAGTTTAACCAAATGGAATGGTGCTGTTTCTGATAATATTAATTTAATTGATTTTGGTCTTACTTCTTTTGATAATGGTAGAACTAATATTATGTGGAGTGGAATTACACTTACACCAAAAGATACATTATTTTCTATGTATAGAGTTGGTTATAATATAGTTTATAATCCTTTATCAGGAGAAACAAGTGGCGTTATAGCAATAACACAATTTCTTCCAATAACTGGTATTACAAGTGGTATAACAGGTAATTATTTCAAACTTAATGGTGGATATTTACAAGGTTTTTTTAAATTAAATGATTATAAATATGAATTATTACCAGCACGATATAATAATGGTATAACTATTGAAAATTTATTGTATTTGCAACCTGATTCACAAGGTATATTTTATATGATGGGTGCACGTGCAGAAGATAAATATAATCCATATTTTAGTGGTGAAACTATAACAGGAAAAACTTCATTTACAGGTGTAACAACAAGTTTTGAAAATTATTTGGATGCAATTATAGAAAAACAAATAATTAAAAAAGGTTTTAAAGTACCAGAAGATAATAAAGAAAATATATTTAATGAAGCTCCTGAAATTAATAATATTAAAAATAATGTAATTGCATTTGAAATAACACAAGATAAAAGATTAACTTATAAATATATTAATACAAATGGTAATATTATTACAAATCAATCTACACAAGTTTTAAGTGGAATTACTGGTTTAACTATAATTACAATTGTATTTACCCCTAATAATACAATTGATGACCCAGATTTAATTGATTGTACAGAACAAAGATTAGGTAAATTAATTTTTTATGCTAATGGTCGTGCAGTTTGGATACTACATGATTTTCCTGAATTTTATTTTAAATCATTTTCTAATGATAAAGAAAAGCAATTAGGTGTACCATATTCTATAAGTTGGGGTGGTGGTAGTTTTGGTTTGAAACATTCATGGCATTACGATTATCAAACTTATGTGATATATAGTGGTCAAAATACAAATTATATTAATAACAAATTTTTGGTAGAATCCAATCCTATTTCAACAGATTGTTATACTGCACCAACAGGTGATACATATTTAGCAGGATTATCATTAAGTGCTGATAGTACAACATTTACATATATTGATAAATGTAATCCTAATGTAAAACATCCATTAACAGTAATGCGCATACAATATACTGGTGGAACTGGAAATACATATTTTATAAAATTCAATCAACCGATTTCAGTATTATCAAATAGAGATTATATTACTAATTTATCATTATTTAATAATAGTTTTTTTAGTGGTGGCAGTATTAATAAAATATCAGTAATAATGTATAGTGATAATGTTGATATTGATATTATTAATAGTACTGAATATATATATCCATTAACTAATGAATATATATTAAGTCTTCAAAATCTTGGATTACATCCATTTATGGATAGATGTGAATATGAATATGAATTGGATAAAGTAATGTATTATGGTATAAATGGAATTCCTGTTACTCCAGAAAACGCATTAACTGTCGGATTTGGTAATGAAAATCCTAATATTATATTAACGGGAGAAAATGGCTGGTTACCAATAAAAACTACATTTAGAACAAAAGATAATTCAGGAAAAAATATTGTATATGTGGGAATATTAATCGAAACAGATGGATTATTCAATACTGGTGGCACATTATATATTAATAATTTTACATATACTGCTTCAGATATTTTAGTACAAGATGAAAGAAAAAATAATTTAACTATAGAACAAAATTTTGATTCTGGATTTATTGGTGGAATTCAAAAACTTAGAATATATGATAAAGCGTTTACTTCACCAGAAGTACTTCATAATGCATTAATAGAATCAAAAAAGAATCCAAGTATTGTTGTGAATAAGGGTGGTAGAATTATTTATCGTTAAATATGAGTAAATTATCAGAAATTTATACTGGGTGGAAAAATTTCACTTTTCCAAATCTTAAAACAGAAGAATTAGCAAAAAAAAGAATTGAAATTTGTGTTAACAATTGTGATAAATTAAATAAAAGAAATTTCTGTAAACTTTGTGGCTGTTATATGCCCGCAAAAGTAAGAAGTCCTAAATCGCATTGTTTTTTAAAAAAATGGTAATTAAATAGTATTTGTTGTAACTACATATGAATCATCTAATTCTAATACATTGTTTTTTGATAATTCATTAAGTAACTCATTTTTTCTTTTATCAATTAATTCATTAACTTTATTTAATATTTTTTTTCTCTCATTTGTCATGATTAGCAATAAGGAATATTTTGAATCTTATCATTCATTTCTCTTGTACGGATATCCAATTTAGTTTCTGTTCCAATAAAGTCTGCAGTATATTCCCTAATAAATAACATTTGTATTTTTTGTGGTGCTTTTTTGAATGCAATAAATTCTATTTCATCACCGTCTTCAGTAGATAATGTAACATTTATATCATTCCAATTTAATGAGTTAAACCATGATTCACCATATGGTGCAACATCATTACCACCCTTATCATAAAAACCATCTTTACTAATTGAAATATTATCGCTATCGAAATTTAAATAAAATATAATTGGTTTTTTTTGTAGGTCATAAGTATATTGAATTTTCAAGTAATATTCAATTGTAAGTTTATTTGCATCATCTAAATCCTCGTCCCAATTTCCACCAATACGAGCATCAGCAACTTCTACAATTTTTATTTTATTTTTTTTACTTAAAAGTGAATCACAAATAAATTGTTTTTGCATATCTTCATTTTTTAGCAAAGTAATGTCTTCCTGTCCTTTAAGATGTTCATCATTACCTAAAAAATCGAATTCTGTAATTACTTCATTAATTATTTTTATGATTTTTTTATTCTTCATCAAAATCATTTTTTTATAAATACTAAATATATTATTTAAAAGTTGATGAATATCATCAAAAATATTGAAATTATATTTACAATCTATGTATTTATGAACAGAGAATCATTGCTTAATTAGTAATTAAGTTAGCTCTGAGAACAGGAATGATTTTTAAAAATTTATTGCCAGAAAGTGGTTATGTAAATTTTTAAGACTTGACTAAGAATTTTAAAAGTAATTGCATCACAATAAAAGTGATGCAATTTTTTATAAAAATATTTTTCAATTTTTATTTGTATTTATAATTTTATTGCATATATTTGTAGTCATTTTGTTATTCATATTATGGATTTTTAGATTATGAAAAATTTAATACATATTCAACCCCAACCACAGCAACATCCACAGATGTCTGAATGGGGAAATTATGCTTAAATTTTTCGAAAGAAGTTTTAGGTTAATGTTGACCCCATTCGTAAGAGTGGGGTTTTTTTATTATATATATCGGGGTGTAGGTCTGTAGTTGGTAGCAGTCCTGCCTTGGAAGCAGGTGGAGAAATCCCTCGCACGTTCGAACCGTGTCACCCCGAAGTGATTGATGTTAAATTACTTGCACGTAGTAATCACTGCATAACCAAAAGGTTAACTAAAAATTTAGCAAAGTTCTTTGAAATACCTAATAATAATATATAATTTATATGGGATGATTGGTGTAGCGGTAGCATGCCAGATTGTGGTTCTGTCGGGGAGGTTTCAAATACCTCATCACCCCCAAATTCTCTAGTGATGTAATTAATATATTGCTGGTTTGAATATATTGAAACAATAAATTGTTCTGTGATGAAATTGGCTAAACATGTCAGACTTTGACTCTGATGCTCTTTAGTGAGTTTGTAAGTTCGAATCTTACCAGAACAGCAATATTAATTTTTTTAATTATCTTTGTTAAAATTTTAAATTAATTATTATGTCATATAATTTATTTCTTGATGACTTCCGCAGTCCTATCGATTCTTTTTATTATTTAGGGAATCCAATATATAATATTCTTGATTGGAAAATTGTACGAAATTATGATGAATTTGTGAAAACGATTCAAGAAAATGGTATTCCAGAAACTATTAGTTTTGACCATGATTTGGAAAATTCTGAAGAGTGGATGGATATTATTGGATATGAAGGAATTTACATGGTTTCAAATTTTGGTCGTATTTTAAGAACAAAAAAATCAAAAGGTACAACAGGTAATAATATTTTAACTCCATTAAAAAACATATCTGGATTATATGTAACATTATATAATTGCGGTAAAAATATACACAAAAAAATTCATAGATTAGTTTTAGAATCATTTATGGGTATTAATAATGAAAAATCACAAGTTAATCATATTGATGGAAATAGATGGAATAATCATATTAATAATTTAGAGTGGTGTACATCATCTGAAAATATATGGCATTCACATAATGTATTATATAGAGATTTTTCTGCATATGGTGAAAACCATAAAAATAGTATGACAGTATCTCAATATGATATAAATAATAATCTAATTAATATTTATGGTTCAGTTAATGAAGCAGGAAGGCAATTAAATATTAGTTTTTCGAACATTGCAAAATGTGCTAGAGGTGAAAGAAAAATTGCTGGTGGATTTATTTGGAAATATGAAAATCTCAAAGTAACAATAAATACAAAAATTTCACACATTGAATATAAAGATTATGCTAAGAATTTCTTTATACCTAAATATGAAGAAAAAACTGGTTATCATTGTGCTAAATGGTTAATAGATTATTGCATTGACAATAAATTAGAATTACCAAAAACAATTTTAATACACTCAATGAATCCAGTTGGAAGTCGAAATATTAAATCATTATTTGATAGTTATTTCAAATCACTTAATTTATCTTAATTTTTATTTAACCCAAAATTTTCCTAATAATGTAATAATTGTGATTAGTATTGATATTCCCGCAACAATGTATGCAATCATAGCATTTCCACCTGCTTTTATATTTTCAGATTTTTCGACTTTAATTGTAAGTGCATCAATTTTATCATTAGCATTTTTTAACAATACTTCTGTCTCAATACGTGGCATTAATGTTCTCGACTGGTCACCAAGTTGTGCACGAAATTCATTAACACATTCAAAACGTTTTTCTGTTGCAACCTCTGCCTTATTAACAGCTAATTCCATTGCTTGATACCTTTGAGTTACACGTTCGTCTCTTTCAGCAAGCAATATTTTATAATGTTCATATTGATTTTTTAATACAACATCATAATGCTCTTTAAGAGCTTCAAGCGTCCAAATTGTGTTATTTTCCATTAATTTATTAGTGTTAGATATTTATTAGCCATTTAATGTTAATAAATACTTTTTAGAACGTCTAAAAATATTGTATATAAAAAATAATTTAAAAAAAGTTTGTATATATTGTAACATTTTATATCTTTGCAACGTATTTAGAATAAAAGAAACTATTTTTAATTTTAAAATGATGAAAAAAGTACTCGACATATTGGTATCAGAGATGGCAGTTGTCCTATTATGGGCAGATGCAGAAGATACATTATATTCAGTCGGGTAATATTTATTACAAATAACACCTCCTTTCTTAAATGAAAAATCCCGACTGCTAAAATGGTCGGGATTTTTTTTTAGAATTTGTAACAAATAAAATTTTTCTTTGTATACTGTTCTTTGACATGTTGGAAATTCGTTCTCGTAGTATAATGGTTAGTATGTATCACTGTCTATGATAAGGAGGGGTTCGAATCCCACGGGGACGGCAATGATTATTAATGTGTTATAATAATTATCTGTTATATTAAATTATATTAAAAATGAAATAATTAATTTGCTGCATTATACAAGTGGTTAAAGTGGCTTGCCCTTCAAGCAAGTGCCGAAAGGCTTCGCAGGATTCGAATTCCTCATGCAGTACTGAAATATAAATTTAAAATTTAAATTATGAAAAATTTGTATATTAATGCAACTCACAGTACACCCGCAGTTTTTTTTAATATTAATAAAGGTATTCTTACAATAACAGGAAAATCATTTCCTGAGAATTCCTCAATGTTTTTTGATGATATTGATAAAGCATTAGATGAATTTATTAAAGAACATTCTAATGTTGATTTAACAATTACTTGTGAATTTGAATATATTAATTCATTATCAAATAAAGCAGTTTTTAATATATTAGAAAAAGCAGCAAAATCTCTTAATAATGTTATAGTTGTTTGGAAATATGAAGAAAACGATGAAGATATGAAAGAGCAGGGAGAATTTTTTGAAACATCTTTTAAAACTAAAATTCATTTTCATTATAAACATTTTTTAATACAACCAGAATGATAAATGCTCGGTTCGTCTAATGGTTAGGACAAAAGATTCTCATTCTTTTAAATATGTTTTCGATTAACATACCGAGTACAGAAATAAATATGATGTTGGAAATACTAACATTATCATATAAAATTTGATTTAATGCTGGCTTTTATCAACAAATATATTCCCTTAACTCAGATGGGTCAGAGTGTTTGCCTTACAAGCAAAATGTCGTAGGTTCGAAGCCTACAGGGAATACAAAAGATTGTAGTGCCAAATACAATCATAATATCGCCTTAATTACCGATATTTAATATTTATCGGTTAAAAAGGTGATACCTTTCTCTCAGTGTTGTAACTGGTAGCCAAGCTGGTTTAAGAAACCAGTGCGAAATAATAGTAGCGTGTCGGTTCGAGTCCGACTTGAGAGACAATAAACGTGAATGTAGCCAAATGGTTAATAGGCAATCGATTTAGACTCGAAAATTTGCTGGTTCGACTCCAGTCATTCACACAAAGATATTTTTTAAAAAACAATAATCTTTCCTAATATTTCATGTATTTATATTAAATATAATATATGAAATATACAAAAGAATTTTTAGAACCAATTGTTCTTAAAAGCAAAGCAATTAGTGAAGTATTACGTTATTTAAAATTAAATGCTAATGGTGGTAATCATGCACATATTTCAAAAACCATAAAAAAATATAATATTGATACATCACATTTTCTTGGACAAAGTTGGAATAGAGGTAAATCGCCACGAAATAGACATACCATAGAAAGTTTCATTAAACTTGTTTTAAAATTAAATGGTATGGGATGGCAAAGTCATCAAATAAAATTAAAATTATTTGAATTAAATTTAAAAGAAAGAAAATGTGGAATTTGTGGACAAAATGAAATATGGAATAATAATAAACTTGGTTTAGAGTTAGACCATATTAATGGAATACACAATGATAATAGATTAGAAAATTTAAGAATTTTATGTCCAAATTGTCATTCACAAATGCCAACACAAGGTGTTAGAAATATTCATAATGGAAAAATAATTAACATTAAAGTTCATAAAGAAAAAATAATAAAAAATAAAATAATTAATATTTGTAATTGTGGTAAAAAAATAAAAAATAATTCTAAAACATGTGTTAATTGCTATTCATTAAAACAAAGAAAAGTTAATAGACCATCATTTGAAACACTTCAAGAAGAAGTTAAAACATTAGGATATACTGGAACTGGAAGAAAATATGGTGTGAGTGATAATACGATAAGAAAATGGATTAAATTTTACACGAAATAAAATGGGGTATGGGACTGCTAGGGTTGGTCATCTCGTCTGCACCGAGAAAATCAGGAGGATTCGAATTCCTCATGCTCCACATTATCAAATAGTTATATAGATAATCACAATAAAATATGGCACAGTACTCCAATTGGTAGAGAGAAACGGCTTAAACCCGTTAAAGTGTGAATTCGAATTTCACTTGTGCTACAAAATAAATTAATTATAATATACGTCTGTCGTCTAATGGTTAAGATAACGGCTTCCAACCCCGTGGATGAGGTTTCGATTACTTCCAGACGTGCTAAAATAAAAAATAAATATTATATTATTTGCATATATTTATATAATAAACTAAATTTGTCAAATTATGTTAATAATAAATTACAATAAAAAAGATTATTACGATGGTGTTGTTGGTACGATGGGTATCGATAAAACACTTGTTTATGACCGTAAAATAATTGAGGTTGAAGAAAAAAAAATTCCATCAATATTTCAAAGAAAGGGATTTTCTTGGAAAAAAAGTAAAGATTCACCTTTTTTAAATATTGAAAATCATACAATAAAAAATGAACAACATAAAAATTATCAAAATTGTAGTTCTTTTATTATTGGATTTTGTGGAAAACTATATATTGGTTGGAAATTATATAGCGAAAACAGAAAAGTTTATCCAGAAAAACTTACAACTACAATTACATATGATTTTGATTTAATAAAAACAATTATTGATAATAAAGGTTGGTATGGAAACCTTGAAGAGCAGTATAATTATATTAAAAATTATAATTCACTTCAATTATTTAGAGATTTTAAAGCACCTGTTTTTATTTATGATAGTGATTATAATAGAATAAATATTGGTCATTATCATAAACGTAATGAAAAACTTTTTATTAATCCAATTTTAAGCGATTATCATTTTTATAAAATATTTGATAGTTTTCAAGCATTTCAAGAAATAAGTATGTTTATGGGTGGTGTGCTTGGTAAAGGCGAAAAAGAAATTATTGAAGTGGCTGATAAATATAAAATTACTCAACATGGTTTTGATTATAAATGGAGTTTTAGAAAAAAATCTGAAAAGAATAAATGAAACAAGAATTGCATAAAATATTTATAATTCCTGCTCGATTTATTAAACAAACTAAAGATAATAAATATGTTATTCGATGTCTAATTGAAAAAAATATTACTGAAGACCGTATATTTGATGATAATTCACTTAAAGGATTAATAAATCCTAAGTATTTATTAATCGGAATAATGACAGGAGTTGGATATATGCAAATAAATTTTGTTGATGCTAATGATTATGAAAAAATGTTTAATGTAAAATGGAAAATTTTAGTAAAATAAGCGATGAAATAATATCACAACTTAAATCTATATGTTATAGTGGTGATTTATCTGATATTGGTAATGAAATTGGTATTGTAATTGCTAAATATTTTGATAAAGATAATACTGTTGATGATTTCATTCATGGTTTAAAACATGGAATATCATTAACTGATGGAACACATGGTTAATATAATAAGTTCTTTAAAATAATGGGGATGAATGGATTTGACTGTATGTAGAAAAATGATGTAAGCAAGTAGTAGTTGAATCGGACTACTTTTAAAAAGGTTCAAAACAATAAATGCAGAAGACATTATGTCTATTCCTACTTCCTTGACAAAAGGAAATAGCGTATTTGTAAAGAGTGCTGAACTTGCAATTGCGTAATAGGAAAAAAATAAACAGCAAAAAACTTCCAAGTCAGAAGGGAAGTAAAAACAATTCTGGACAGTTTTGTAGTTGTTCTGGAAAAATACAATTAACATTTTGCTGATTTAGGAAAATCAAATAAACTTGTAGAAAACTTATTAATCACATTGCAACACCGGGGAATCGATGCCCCGCATCTCCACCAAATATTTTTCATCTCCACAGTATTTATATTAAAATATTGATGGAGATGAAAAATTTAAAAAAAAGAAAAACTAAATTAATTAAATGCGATAATTGTGGAAATGATTTTGAAAAATCGATATCCGAAATAAAAAGAAATAAAAATCATTTTTGTTCATTAAGATGTTCAGCAATCCATCGTAATGATATCAATCGAAAAAATTTTGAAGGATATATAGGAAATCCAAAATTTTTAATTGCAAATAATCATAAAGATGAATATACAGGTTTTCGTGATTTTATTAGAAGAGCAAAACAAAGAAATAAATTAGGGAATTTAACATTAATTGATTTAAAAGAACAATGGCAAAAACAAAATGGAATTTGTCCTTATACTGGAATACAATTAGAATTGCCAAATTATTCTAAAACAAAAAAATTTTCAATACAAGAAGCAGCATCTTTAGATAGAATAAATTCAAATAAACCATATGAAAAAGATAATATTGTTTTTGTAAGTACACCAATTAATTATATGAAAAATACGATGACAGAAGAAGAAACAATTGCATTTTGTAAAAAAATTGCATTATTTTGGAATAATAAATAATGGCGAAGTGATGAAATAGGTAGTACATGCAGGTCTTAAAAACCTGTGAACAGTAATGTTCGTGTGGGTTCGATTCCCATCTTCGCTACGAATAAATTAATTAAAGTATTTATATAAAAACTTATAATAACAATGAATATATTAATTATAAATCAATCAACACCAATTAACTATCCAATAATAATTGTACCTGTTGGTTGTCAATTTAATATACCTAATAGAATAATGTGTAGTGGTGGTTTTCTTGTTTATAATAAACCATCTGAAAAAATATTAATTAATTATGGCAAATATTAGAAAACCACATCCAAAAGAAGATGATTGTGGATGTGGAAAATCAGTTAAAATAACTGAAAGAAAAAAAATTGAATATAGACGAATTATAAAGAAAAGAGGATAACTCCTTGTGATGAAATTGGTAGCACGTGCTCGCCTCAAAAGCGAGTGCCTTCGGGCGTGTCGGTTCGACTCCGACCAAGGAGACAAATAGAAGGGAAATTTTATGTATATGGTATTACAGATTCCCATGCGTGAACAGAATTATGATTTTGATTGTAGTCTTGCAGTAGCATGGTCGTACTTAAAACATTCTAAAATAAAAGTTGATTATAATACACTTTTAAAAATATCAAAAATTTCACCAATTGATGGATTATGTCCAGAAAAATTAGTTATTTTACTAAAAAAATTTGGTTTAGAAACCAATTTAGAAGAACGTAAAAATATTAAATATTTAAAAAATCAAATAATTACTAAAAAACCAGTAATTGTTCTTTTACAAGCAAATAAAGAATATAAGAAATCTTGGAAAAATACTTGGACTCACGGACATTATTGCATTATATTTGGTTTTGATGACTTTCGGGTATTTATTTATGACCCATATATTGGTGGAATTAAATTATTCGCATATGACCAATTTAATAATCGTTGGCATGATGAATGGAATGGTAAAAAATATATTAAGTCAGTAATAATAAAAAATGAAAATTTATGAATTTTGGATTAAGAAAAAATAGTAAAATAAAATTCAAAGAAATACCTGAAGAAATTGATGAATCTGAAATTGATTTAGATAATCCAGAAGCAATGGAATTAACATGGAAAAGCATTGAATGGTCATTGAAAAAACATAAAGATATAATCTCAAAAATATAAAATATGAAAAAAATTTTGAATTCTTGTAACGCACTAAAGCGTAACAAGAAAAATGGGAAATAAAAATTTAGTAAAAACAACCACAAATCGTGGCGAATTCAATCGTGCATATAAATTGCATCTTGAACGAATAGGAAAAATTCATTGTTCATACTGTGGTTTTCATCTTGGTGAAAATAATGGCAAAAAATGGTATGGTGGAATTATTTACGATGACATGGAAACTTGTCATGGTAAAAGAAAAGGAAATAATACAAGATTTCCAAACTGGAAATTGGTTTCTAAAAATAGAAAACAATGGATGCGAAAACCAATTAAAATTGTTGAAGAACATAGAATTGGACACAAAAGAACATATGTTGAGATTAAATTCTCAACATAATTTAGCGATGTCATTCAACGGTAGGATATCTCTCTCATAAGGAGCAAATACGAGTCCGATTCTCGTCATCGCTACAAATAAAAAAATTCGTCATTTGACGAATTCAGAATTCCAACATGTTTATTTTATTGAAAATTTACTTTGCAAGTTTGATTTTTGAAATCAAATTCTAAATCCTTAACATATAATGATTTACCTAATATAAGTGAAGTTTTTTCGTTAATAACGAATTTCCATTTAGTTTCTTCGATATTTTTTTGCGATTTTTGTTCTATTTCATCTGAATGAATATTATGCATTTCCATATTATAAGTTCCTTCAAGTTTTTCTATACTAATAATAAAATTTTCAATACCCATATCATTTAACCAAAATGAAACTTGCCATGTGATTATAATATTACTTTCTGTAACATCAGCATCAAATTCTGTTGAAAAACCACTATAATTATAAAAATACACATTTTTTACGAGTTGTTTAAAATTAAAATTATCACCACCTATAACATATGATTCATTAATTACATTCTTTTCAATTTCTTCATTTACCACTTTTTTTATAGAACTCACCATAAAAACACAATTTTATATAAATACTCTATGTTTTCTTAAATTTCTTTTATACATTTGCACATATTAAAACAAAAGATTTGTAACATTATTACAAAAAATTCGTATAAATTAAAATGGTTTATAATTATAATAAACAACATTGTTGGCAATATGATATTAGGTTAAATAATTTAACCAATGATTTAAAACAAGCAAATATAACTCTTGATGAATCGAAAAATTTAAAAGTATCTGATTTTAAATTTCAATTTGAAGAAAAAGATTTATGTTTTCAAGAAATTAAAAGTTTTATTGAAAAACATGAATGGTTGGGTAGAGTAAGTTTATATCCAACACATATTTTTACTGCACGATATAATGGAATTTTAGCAGGTGTAGTAATTATTGATATGCCAAGTGTGTTTTCGAAATTATTGGGAGAAGAAACAAAAAAGATTGAAAGATTAATAAGCAGAGGTGCTTGTATTAGTTGGTCGCCCAAAAATTTAGGTAGTTCTTTGATTATGTTTGCAATTAATTGGATGGTAAAAAATACACAATATCGTTTATTTGTTGCTTATTCAGATGTTGAAGCTAAAGAATTAGGCACAATTTATCAAGCATGTAATTTTTATTATTTGGGTAAGAAATCTGGTGCAAAAAATCAATATAAAATTGAAACCGGAAGATGGGTATCCGATAGATATTTTAGAGCAAGGTCTGTTTATAAAAGACTTGCAAAAGAAAATGAAATTATTTGGCATGATGAATGGCAAAACGGAGATAGTGTAATGTTTGATAAAATGCCGGAAGAAATTGCATTACAAATAAGAAAACTTTCAAAGGACTATTTATTGTCCTGTGAAAGTAGAGAAATGAAACCAAAACATAAATATGCATATGTTTTGGGTAAAAATAATACTGAAACAAAAAAATTAAGAAGAATATTTATAGAAAGAAACAAAATTTATTCATATCCAAAAGAAAGGGGAAATTAAAGTGAAATTACTTGAAAAAGTTGATTGGAAAATATTAAATAACTATATTGATAATAGTCTCATTATAGCAAATAAACACCCAAATTATGAAATTTGGATTTTGAACTATTCAGTAAAAGCTCAATCAAAAAAATTTTGGGACGAATATACTATGTCTTGTCGTGGATTGGTTGTTGATGTTGAAGGTAATATTTTAGCACGTCCATTTATGAAATTTAAAAATTATGAAGAATATGATTCTTCTGAAATTGATTTATATATGACTCAAGAATTTGAAATATTTGAAAAAGTCGATGGTTCACCTATTATCTTATTTTACTATGCACCACGTATGGAATGGATTGTGGCAAGTAGAGGTTCATTTATTTCAGAACAATGTATTGAAGCACAAAAAATGATTGATATTAACATATACGATAAATTGAATAAAAATTGTACTTTTTTATTTGAAGTATTATATCCAGAAAATCGTATTGTTGTTGATTATGGTGATAGAAGAGAACTTGTATTACTTGGAAGAATTGTAACTGAAACCGGAATTGAAGCATATTATAATGAATTAGTTGCACAATATTCAAATTATTTTTCAATTGTTAAGAAATATGATATAAATAATATTAAAAATCTTAAAGATTTACAAAAACTTGAAGAAGAAAATCGTGAAGGATTTGTTGTAAGATTTAAAGATGGTTTTAGAGTTAAAGTTAAGTTTGCAGAATATTGTAGATTACATGTTATTTTAACAAATGTTTCAAACTTAACAATTTGGGAACATTTAATGAATAATTATGATTTTGATTCATTACTTGACAGAGTTCCAGATGAATTTTATAATTGGTTAAAGAAAACAACAAAAATTATACAAACTGATTTTAATGAAATTGAAAGATTGTCATTAAAAGAATTTGTAAGAATTTACCATGTTAATGGAATTACAAATCGTAGAGAATTTGCTATGGAAGCATTAAAGACAGAATATCGTTCAATATTGTTTAAGTTATATGACAAAAAAAACTACGATGATATTATTTGGAAACAAGTAAGACCCGTTTACAGCAAACCATTTAAAGATGGTTTTGAATATAGTGTTTAAAAAGCGAAGAATTTTCTTCGCTTTTTTTGTATTTATTTGTATTTATTGTAAATGTTATTAAGTGAATTAATCGTATAATCATGAATATCATTCAAATAATTAAAGAAGAAGTTAAAAATTATTTAGCTGAATCTAAACAAACAGAACAACAAGCTATTGCTATTTTAAAAAAAATGGTATAGATGATAATAATATAAATAATTTAATAAATAAATTTCGAGGTATTGATAAGTCAAAAAATCAAATTCTTATTCCTATTATGTCTAAAGCATATCTTGAAGTTGGTGATAGAGGATTAAATGATATATTACGTTTATTTACAACAGTATCTGAATTGCTTAATACAAATAAAATTACTACACCACAAATATCCGATGTAGGATATATTATTAATAATAAAACATTTTCTAATTATCTAAAATTTGCTGAATTTATTCATGGATTAGAATCTATGTCTAAAGGTCTCGAACAATGGAAAGGCAAAATTAATGTAGACACCAACGAATCACCAATTTGGGAAGGTAATAACATTAAAATTTATGATGGTAATGATGTTGGTAAATGTATTCATTATACTACTGGTGCACTTACTGGACAACATTATGGTTTTTGTATTGGGCAACCAGCAAATACTATGTGGCAAAGTTATCGTGATACTAAAACAAGTACATTTTATTATGTTATTGATAGTAATCGTGATTTAAGTGACCCATTACATATTGTTGTTGTTGATGCTACTGATAGAGGAATTGAATTAACTGATGCAAATAATACTACAGGTAATATTGAAAAATATGGTAATAAGATTCAAAGTTATTTTAAATATTTAAAAAATAAAAAAGTTCCAGTAGAAAAATTATTTATTAATAAACCGAAAACACCTGACGAAGAGCAAGAAACCGAAAAATTAGGTACAAAAAATCAAAGTTTAGATTGGTTTAATAACCTTACATTTGAAGAAAAATCAAAATATATTGGTCGAGGACATTTACTTAGCAATGAACAATTTGAATATTTATGGCAGTATAAAAATGATAAAGGTGGTTATCATTTACTTCATCAATATCTTGATACGGGACAACCAATGCCAGAAAAACAATTTAATGTATTAATGGGAGAAGAAATTTAATTTTTTATGGATAAAGCACAGAAGTCACTAATTGACACATATTATCGTAAAAGGGCAATAGCTGCAAGCCAAAGTCCAAGATATAAATATTTACCATATGAATATAGTAAATATGCATTGGAAAATAAAATTATGGATTTTAGTAAATTAAGTATTGGTGATGTTTATGAAATTTATTCTACAAATCCCGATGTTCAACAATATGTTAAACCAATAATAGATACATATAATAAAAAAAGTACAGGATTTTTAAAAATTTTATTAAATTATGAAAATTCTGACAATTATAAAGAATTAGAAAATTTTATTACAAATAGTAATTTTTATAAAGAAAATTGTAAAGGAATTTATTTTCATAGCAATTATTTTATAATTAAAGTAGATAATAGTACTATTCTTAATATACTTAATTTAGAAGATAATTATGATTATGTTACTGCAACTGCTAATGGATATTATAATGATAGAAATGTCGATACTGATGAATTAAATTATATGCAACGCACATTATCGAATACTAATATGTCTAAAATAAATAAAATTGCTAAAATGATGGGTGCAGATGATGAAACTATATCTGAATTTTATGAAGAAAGTAATCTTACTGATTTTTTAAATGAACACAAATTAGATGTAATTAATGATGTTTATTTATCAGAATATAGTCAATCTTTTGGTGAAGCAGAAGCAGCAGCAGCAAACGAACAATTAGAAACATTTCCATTAGTAATTGATAATAATGAAACATCAATAGATATTAATAAAATATTGCACTATATATATAAAAATAATTTAAAAAATATTTCAACATTTGACCAATTTTTAGAAAATTTAAAAACAAAAAATAACATTAATTATGAAAACATAAATAATGATGCATATAATCATATGGATTTAACTGAACTTAATCAAGCAATTGATGATAAATTAGTTGATATTATTAATGGATTTGATGACCCTGATAGTGATTATTATGGACTTGTTAAAGGATATACAGAATTACAAGAATATATTTCTAAATATAAATTTACACCTGTTAATAAGAAAGGAATAATTGCTACATATAAACAACAAGATAAAACAATTAATATCACCGAATTTAAATATGACGAAAATGAAGAAGATAATAAAAAACTAAAATTTAAAATTCATTTTATTTATAATGGTGGTAAAACTCCATTTGAAAGGTCGGGTTGGATATTTGCTTCTAATTTAGGTAATTATATTAAACAACAAGAAATTAAAATAATGAGAGAAGCAATACAAATTTCATAAATCACACATTAATTTAAAATAATTTAATTTTTTGTAACATTTATTTGTTTTATTCGTATTTATGATATACATTTGCAAAAGAAATTAATAATTAAAATAAAAAATAAAGCAATGTTTACATTTGGAACATATTATTACGGTAAAAAATCTTATAAGAAACAACTTATGAGAATCGGGAATGCTGTGTTCAAAATACAATGCTAATAAATTACAAAGTATAAATAACATAAACCCGATTCGAAAGTTTCGGGTTTTTTGCTTTTAATATGCATTCGTGGCAGAGTGGTTTATGCCCCCGCCCTTTAAGCGGTGACCACGTGGGTCCGACTCCCACCGAATGCACAAAATTTTGGAAGTACTGAACATAGGTGGGTTCAAGACTCTGTAAAAGTCCCGCTTCGGCATGGGGGTTCAACTCCCTCTACTTCCACAACATGGGTAGTCTTTCGGTGTGATGAACCGAGCCGTCAAGAAAGACGGTGCTCGAAAGGATAAGGTTAAAAAATGAAGAAATGCTACTGTACATAATAGATGCGCATAAAAGTACTAGAAAGGTCTTCGATTGGTTTGAATCCCCTACTACCCACAAATTGACTTCGTATCCGTAGAGGCATTCGGACTTGACCCTTAATCAAGGATACGTGGGTTCGACCCCCACCGGAGTCACAAAACCTGTTAGAATTAACTAGCAGGTTTTTTTATTTAATGTATTTATATTCCCATACTTATTATTTTTATTTGGATTAAATAAAAATAACTTGCATTTTTGATAAAAAGATGTTATATTTGGGATAAAATAATTTTATGCTTAAGTAATATGAAAAATGGCAAACAAAAAAATTAAAAAAACAACTACAACCACCGTCACTGAAGAAATAGTTGACGTTCCTACAAATGAAAAAACTCAAATTATCTGTATACTTGACCAAAGTGGTTCAATGTCAACGATTATATCGGATAGTATTGGCGGATTTAATACTTTTTTAAGAAAACAAAAAGAATTAAAAGATGAGGCAACAATAACAGTTGCATTGTTTGATGATAAATACAATTTACTTTATGACAATATTGACATAAAGAAAGCTGAAGAACTTACAAGTGAAATTTGGATTCCAAGAGGAATGACTGCTCTTTATGATGCTATTGGTAAAACAATTAATAATGTTAGAAGTACACATACACGTCTCGGCAACGAAAAACCTTCAAAAGTTTTAGTTTGTATTGTAACTGATGGTGAAGAAAACCATAGCCGTGAATACAAACTTGATGACATTAAAACTCTTATAAAGAAATGTGAAAAAGATGATTGGAATTTTATTTATTTGGCTGCAAATCAAGATGCATTTTCTGTTGGTCAATCATTTGGTGTAAGTGCTGGAAATACTTTTACTTATATGGCAACAACTGATGGAGTAGTTAGTATGTCAAATACATTGAATAATGCATCAGTATCATATAGAAGTATGAACACAACAGATGGTAATTTTCAAAAATTGTCAAAATCTTTAATTACTACTGATGATGAAAATAAAAAAGATGTTAAAGATAATGGGAATTTGAGTTTATTCAGCACTGCAGATGGAAATTCAGTAACATCAACCAATACTTTAATAGTTACTAAAGACGATAAATAATTTCTGTTTTTTTGTATCTAATTTCGTTTTATTTGGGGGCAAATTTGCTCCCTTTTTTTGTTAAAAGTTTCAGTATTAAATCATTAAAAAATTTAAAAAAATAATTAATAAAAACTCATATACACTTGTATTTATAAATGTTTTTCAATACATTTATAAAATAAAATATTATAAAAAATTATTATTCTCATGATAGAAAAATCTCAAAAAGTTTATTCCAAACAAGAAGTAGAAAAAGCAACATTAAATTATTTTAAAAATGATGAACTTGCAACAGATGTATGGATACGAAAATATTGTTTAAAAGATGAAAAAAATTATTATGAATTAACTCCAGATGATATGCATCGAAGAATTGCAAAAGAACTCGCAAGAATCGAAGCAAATTATCCAAATCCAATCAATGAAGACCAGATTTATGAAACATTAAAAAATTTTCAAAGAATTGTTCCTCAAGGAAGTCCAATGTCAGGTATTGGTAATAATTTTCAAGTTGTATCATTATCAAATTGTTTTGTAATTGGCAATAAAGGTGATTCTGATTCTTATGGTGGTATTTTAAAAATTGACCAAGAACAGGTTCAACTTATGAAGCGTAGGGGTGGTGTTGGACACGATTTATCTTATATTCGACCAGCAGGTAGTCCTGTAAAAAATTCGGCAATTACTTCAACTGGTATTGTTCCTTTCATGGAAAGATATTCCAATAGTACAAGAGAAGTAGCACAAGATGGTCGCAGGGGTGCATTAATGTTAAGTGTTTCAATAAAACATCCTGATGCCGAAAAATTTATTGATGCAAAATTAACACAAGGAAAAATTACTGGTGCAAATATTTCTGTAAAATTAACAGATGATTTTATGAATGCTGCAATACAAGGAACAACATTTATTCAACAATATCCAATTGATAATCAATCAAAATATACTAATGAAATTGATGCACAAAAACTTTGGAAAAAAATAATATATAATGCTTGGAAATCTGCTGAACCCGGAATTCTTTTTTGGGATACAGTAATTCGTGAAAGTATTCCTGATTGTTATTCGGATTTAGGATTTAAAACTGTAAGTACAAATCCTTGTGGTGAAATACCATTATGTCCAAATGATAGTTGTCGATTATTAGCAATTAATTTATATGGTTATGTTATAAATCCATTTACAAAAGAAGCACAATTTAATTGGGAATTATTTAAACAAGATGTAATTATTGCACAAAGATATATGGATGATATCATAGATTTGGAACTTGAAAAAATTGATGCCATTTTAGAAAAAATAAAATCTGACCCAGAAGACGAATTTATTAAATTATATGAAATAAATCTTTGGAAAGAAATTAAAGAAATGACATTTAAAGGTCGTAGAACTGGATTAGGTGTTACTGCGGAAGGTGACATGCTTGCAGCATTAGGGCTTATATATGGTACAGATACTGCAACAAATTTTAGCGAAGAAGTACATGAAACATTAAAATTAGATGCATATCGTTCATCGATAATAATGGCTAAAGAACGTGGTTGTTTTCCAATATTCTCCGCAAATCTTGAAGTGAATAATCCTTTCATTCTCCGCATAAAAAATGAAGACTTGCAACTATATGAAGATATGATTACTTATGGTCGAAGAAATATTGCTTTACTTACAATCGCACCAACAGGAACAGTATCTCTGATGACACAAACTACTTCAGGTATTGAATGTTGTTACTTACCTGTGTATATGAGAAGACGAAAAATTAATCCACAAGAAAAAGATGTTCGTATTGATTTTGTTGATAATGAAGGAATTGCATGGATGGAATATCCAGTCTTTCATCATAAATTTGAGATATGGTTGAAAGTAAATGGATATGATGTTAATGTTGTTAAATCAATGAATAAAGAACAAATCGATGAAATTATTAAACAATCACCATATTATAAAGCAACATCAAATGATGTTGATTGGGTTAAAAAAGTCGAAATGCAAGGTAAAATTCAAAAACAAGTAGACCATTCCATTAGTGTTACTGTAAATCTTCCGGAAAATGTAACAGAAGAAATTGTTGCTAATGTATATGAAACTGGTTGGCGTAGTGGTTGTAAAGGAATAACTGTTTATCGTGATAAAAGTCGTAATGGGGTGTTAGTTAGTATCGAAGAAAAAAAAGAAGAATTTCATGACATACATGCAATAAAACGTCCCAAAAGATTAAAAGCCGAAATTCATCGTTTTCAAAATAATTTGGAAAAATGGATTGCAGTTGTTGGCATAAAAGATAATAGACCTTACGAAATATTCACAGGTAAATTCGAAAATGGATTAAGCAATCTCCCCAATACGGTAAAAGATTGTGAAGTGGTTAAAAATATTATTGATGGAATTGATATTGATGGAAAACCAAGTAAAATTAAAAGGTATGATATTGAATATATTGATTTAAATGGTGTAAAACAAACACATATAGGTTTAAATCATGCATTTAATCCCGAATTTTGGAACTATGCTAAACTAATTTCTGGTATAATGCGACATGGAATGCCAATTATTAAACAATTTGAATTAGTTGATTCACTTAATTTTAAAGAAGATTATATAAACACTTGGAAAAACGGTGTTGCACGTATTATAAAAAGATATGTTAAAGATGGTGAAAAAAGTAAAGGCAATTGTCCGGAATGTGGTGGAACTGATTTTGTATTTGCAGAAGGTTGTATTCGTTGTGTTAAATGCTCTTGGTCAAAATGTAGTTAATTTAAAAATTATAGTATTTACGTAAAAAGTTCTTTGAAATTTAAAAAAATTACATATCTTTGCTTTTTATAAAAAAATAATAAATGAAAATTTATTGAAAAAACGTAACATCTATAAAAAATGTTCGTATAGAAAATATTGTACACATAAATAACTGTAATATAAATTAAATTGTATGAAAAAAAATGTAAAATTTGATGAAAACTATTATCTAACTACTCAAGAAGTTAATAGTAATGCAACTATAGAGGTTGCAAAAAAAACAAACCACATTTTCGTGGTTGACGTGTCTGGCTCAATGTCAAATGAACTCCCTCTAATCAGAACACAATTAAAAAACAAACTTTCTAATTTAATGAAGGAAGGTGATACTATTTCAATTGTTTGGTTTTCGGGTAGTAGAGATGCTGGAATACTTAAAGAAGAAGTTGAAGTAAAGTCACTTAAAACCCTCAGTGATTTGAATGATGCTATCGATAAATGGCTTCGTCCTGTTGGATTAACTGCTTTCTTAAAACCATTAGAATTGGTTAAGGAATTAATTGGTAGAATTAAGAAAAACAGACCTAACGGTGCATTTTCAATGATTTTTCTTACAGATGGGTGTAATAATGACTGCTCTTGGAATGAGGTTATTAAAACACTTAAATCACTTGAAAATGACATTGCATCTTCAACATTTGTTGAATATGGATTTTATGCAGATTCACGTGCATTAACTCAAATGGCATCAATGCTTGGTGGTGAAAAAATTAGTTGTGATGGTTTTATTGATTTTGAACCAGTTTTTGACAATAAAATTTCTTCAAGTATTAAAGGTGGAAAGAAAATTGTTGTTGATATTACTGATAAATATCTTTATGATTTTGCATTTTCTGTTTCAAATGGAAGTGTATTGTTATATAATATTGTGGACAGTAAAATCATGGTTGGTTCAGATGTAAAAGAAATTTATTTCTTTAGTTCTAAAGCAATTGGTAATGAAGAATCTGCATTAATTAATAATATTGTTCCTCAAGAACAAGTAGCTAAATTATATGCTGCAATTTATGTACTTGCCGATAAACTCATGAATGATGATGCCGAAAAAGTTTTCTATGCTCTTGGTGACCAACATTATTATCAAATATTAGCTAATGCATTTGGAAAACAAAAACTTAATGCATTTAAAACTGCAATTAAAGAATGCGTTGCTGATGTATCAAAAAGATTTCCTAATGGTATTAGTGCTATTCAGAAAGTTTCTGATAATGCATACTGCTTGATGAATCTTATTGAAGATTTAGGTAATACTGAAGGTTGTTTATTCTACCCAAATCATTCGGATTTTCAATATAACAGAATTGGTAGAAAAAAGATTTCTGCAGCAACTGTTCTAACAGAATCAGAAAAAAAACAACTTTCTGAAGCAAAAAATGTTGAAGATGCCAACAAACTTCTTAAAGAATTTGAAGAAAAGAAAGTTGATGTGAAATTTGTTAATAGTAATCCTGACAGGGGTTATCCATTAACTGATTTGGTTTGGAATGAATCACGTGCAAATTTATCAGTTCGTATCTATATTGAAGGCGAAGCATTACTTCCAAAAAATAAATTTAATGTAGATAAAGTCAGTTCTTTCAAATACAATACTTTTACTCTCATAAAAGATGGTATTGTAAATGTTGATAAACTTCCAGTAAGTTATAGTAATGAATTACTTACTCTTTTGGCAGAAAATAATGTTAAATATAATTTATGGAGAAGTCCAGTACCTGTACCTCCAAATGAAGATACTAAAATCATTATTGACCTTACTTCATTACCTCTTATTAATAGAGGTATGGTAAAATCAGTTTCTGCAACCAGTCTTGCAAAACAGGAATGGGAACTTATAAAATTACAGGGTGATAAAAAAACATATGATTATTTTAGAAAATCATTATTTCCTAAAACCAGTAAATCATTTGTTGAATTGCTTGGTCAGGAAGCTACAGATTGGCTTAAAGAAGTAGGAATAACCGATTTTAATGGTTTTGCTCCAAAAGTAACATCTGCAGAAGCAACAGATTTTTACATGTCAGTTAATCTTGAAACCAAAATTAAAGGTTTATCCTCACTTCCAAAAGTTGAAGATGTTATTGCTAAAATTAAAGCAAAAAAAGAATTAAAGTTGAATGAATGGGTTATGGCTGATGCTATAAAGAAATACATGTCACAAACTGAATCTGAAATGTACTTATCTCTATCAGAAGAACAACAGAAAGGTGTGTTAAAAACTTATCTTGAAACTAAGTCAGGTATTCTTAATAAACAAAGAAGAAAAATTTTACAAGAAATCGCAGAGATTAAATTTTCTCTCATCCTCTCAAAAAGATGGTTCGTTGAATTCAAAAGTTTTGATGAAAATAAACTTGCTTTGAATATTGATGGTCAAGATTTGGATTTTGTTTTTGAATTAAGTGAAAAAGAAGAAAAGATTTAAAACTCTTTGAATCACATATTTAAAAACCTCAAAAATATTTTTGAGGTTTTTTTATAAAAATAATTTAAAAATTGTTTGTATATATTGTAACATTTTATATCTTTGCAACGTATTTAGATAAAAAGGATTTTATAATAATAAAAATGATGAAAACTTTAACGACAAATATTTTTAGTTCTATATCGACCACAACAAGTCGCATAGGAAGAACTATATTCTGTTCAAATTTTATTGGCAGAAATAGTAACGTGTCGGGGATTTTGTTTTCATAATGAAGTTAAACAAAAAGAATCAAACCAAACCCGACACAGAAATGAGTCGGGTTTTTTTATGCTCTTTTCATAATGTGCCGAAATAGTTCAATGGTAGAACATCTGCTCCGTAACCAGATAATGTTGGTTCGATTCCAGTTTTCGGCTCAATTGCCAATATAGTTCAGTGGTAGAACATTTGTTTGGTATACAAGGAACATCAGTTCGATTCTTATTATTGGCTCAAAAAATAATGTTCTTTGACATGTTGGAATTATTGTACGTGTGGTCGAGTGGTCAATGGCAACGGTCTGCAAAACCGTAAAATCGCTGGTTCAAATCCAGCCACGTACTCAATATTGGACTGTAAGCTGACATGGTGTAGCGGTTGTCTGTTAAACAAAGGGTCGTGGGTTCAAATCCCTCACAGTCCGCAAAAGTATACTATATATCTTATTTTTTGTATATCTTAAGTATTTATAAACAAATTATAAATATTATGAGAGGTAGAAAAATTAAAAAAATATGCAAAAATTGTAATAATGAATTTGAAGTACTTATGATTAAAGTAAGACAAAATAAAGGAATTTTTTGTAGTACTAATTGTTATCACGAATTTTTAAGAAAAAATAGTAATGGATATATTTTTGATACTAAATTAGCAAATGTTTTTTATCAAAAAAAATCTAAATATGGTCTAACTAAAGAAGAATATTTAAAATTATTTGCAAACCAAAATAATAAATGTGCAATATGTGAAATATCATTTGATAAAGTTAGAGCATGTGTTGACCATTCGCATAAAAATGGTGTAGTTAGAGGATTATTATGCGATAAATGTAATAAAGGTCTCGGTTCATTTAACGACAACATTCCGTTGCTCAAAAAAGCAATTGAATATTTAAAATAATTGGAATATAACACAGTGGTTAGTGTGCTTTCCTGATAAGAAAGAGGTCGGTGGTTCAAATCCACCTATTCCAACTAAATTTCTGGAGAAATGGATGAGTGGATTAAATCAGTAACCTGCTAAGTTACCGTGCGGGGAAACCCGCACCGAGAGTTCGAATCTCTCTTTCTCCGCTTTTATTTATAATATTAATAATAATGTTTAAATATTTTTATGGTAGAATGGCAGAGTGGTCTATTGCACTTGTCCTGAAAACAAGCGAGGGTAATTCCTCCGTGGGTCCAAATCCTACTTCTACCGCACTATGAACTGTATTGCAATTCAGTTCATAACTCACATAATACTATAAACAATTATGTTTTGCAGAATATGATTGATGTAAAATGTGTGAATTCCAGTTGCATAAGAAGCTGTTTCTAATGTTCAGTGAAATGTTGTATTGTATTCGTGGTTGGCAACATGAAATTTAAGAAAATGTTTTGTGAGACATTCATATGCTTGTAATAGTATAGGAAAAACGTAAGTAAAAGGCTTACACTGGAACATTATGGAGATGTAGCTGAGTTGGTATAGCGGTGGTTTGAAGCACCACGACAATCACTGGTTCGATTCCAGTCTTCTCCACAATATAATTGCGAAATAGGTGTTGATGGTTGCACAGGAGTCTTCCAAACTTCGGGAGTAGGTTCGAATCCTATATTTCGCTCCAAAATTGACCCGTATCTTAATTGGTAGAGAAATTATCTCATAAGTAATAGGTTGAAGGTTCGAATCCTTCCGGGTCAACGAAATAAAAACATTTTTAATTACAAATAATTTTATTATATTTGTAAAAAATATTTTATGAAAAATAAAAAAGAAAAACTTATAATTGATTTAGAAAATTTTAATGATAAAAACATTAAATTAATAAAAAAAATAAAAAATTCTAATTTTACAAATAATCACAAATATAAACAATGTTATTTCGAATCTAATAAAATTATTGGAAATACAACAAATTGTTGTTTACCTTGCGATATTTATTGTTTCAATAGAATAAAAAATAATGCATCATTAGCTCAGTGATAGAGCGTCACGCCGTTAACGTGGGGGTCGGTGGTTTGAATCCATCATGGTGCGCTAATTTAAATTAAATATGTATTGTAATTCTAAAAATTTTAACTAAATTTGAAATCTAATAATTTTTAAACATGAATATAATTAATATTTTAAAGAAAATCTGGAAATCATTTTCCAATTATTTTATGGCATATATTATAATAATTGCAGTTATTGTTGGTTTAATAGTAAATGATTTTGCGGTTGGATTTTATACTTTTTTTGGAGAAGGAATTGTAATTTCAGTATTTATTGGTTTAAGACAATTGTATTGGTACATAACAAAAACTGGTGATTATGAAAATAAAAATACTAAAAAATAAACATTATCCTTTTCCATATTTTTTTTTAGCATTACCTGTTTGGACTGGTAAGTTTAAAGAAATTGAAAAAAATTTTATGTTTACTGAATCATGTCTTTATGATTTACAAAATAATGACCAATTTGATGTAAATAAATTATTTGGATTTAGTATTGGTTTGCATCATAATATATCATTTAGATTTGGTTGGAGAGCATTACCAAATGAAAAAAAAATTGAAATTCTTACAGATGAATATCATGATGGTATAAGACAAGAACAAAAATCAATAGGTAAAATAAACATTGATGTGTGGTATAAATTTCAATTAATTTATTATTGGGATAATGTTAACGAAAAAACAATATATTATTTATATAACCCATATGAAAGCTATGGTATAACAAACAATTTTAGTATTAAAAAGAAAAGTGGTTTAGGATATACATTAGGACTGTACTTTGGTGGTAATAAAAAAGCACCTCATGATATTATAATTTATAAAAAATAATTATTATGAAAGCCAAATTTTTATTATTTTTTCTTATTTTTACCTTTAACTGTTCTATTTCAAAAAATATTGATGTTTTTAATACAGTAAAAAAGGAATATGCAGGTACAGTAAGTTCTTCATTTTTTATTAAAATACCTTTTAATAATTATACATTAATTGAAACAGAAATAAGTTCAATACCAATTAGAGGTAAAATTGAAATAAAAGTGGGAACTAAATGTTATTATTATTATATTATAGATAAAAAAACTGGAAAAGAAATATTAATGGTAATTTGGGAACATGCCAAAAAAGGTTATGTTGTAATGTAAATAGATGCCTTCTTCGTATAGTGGTCGATTACACCGGATTTGTAACCCGGTTCTTAACAAGACACGTTGGTTCGAATCCAACAGAAGGCTCTAAATGATTGTAACGCAATAAGTTATAAATTGCCCCTATAGTATAATGGATAAGTGCATAGGTCCTCTAAACCTACAGTCGTGGTTCGATTCCACGTAGGGGTACAAAATTTAATTATTTTATAACGCATAATTAATAAATTTTAATTAATATTGTAAAATAATTTATATACATTTAAATAATAACATAAAAAAATGAAGAATTTAAGAATACCTTGTAATTTTTTTGAAACAAAAGGAATTGGTCAAAGTAATGATTCAGATTATCCATCAAGCTATCATTTAGCATTAATGGATTGTGGTATAGAAACAATGAATATTATGACATATTCATCAATTTTACCTGCAGAAGCTAGTTTAATTGAAATTCCAGATAAAAGTTGGTTTAATGATAATTTTGGAAGTGTTATGGAAAGTATAATGGCTGTTCATCATGGAACTAGAAGTCAATTAGTTAGTGCTGGTTTATGCTATAATTGGTTATATGATTCAGAAAACAAAAAAATTGGTGGATTGGTAGTTGAAAGACATGGAAATTTTAGTAAGGAAGCAACAGAAGAAAGATTATATCAATCAATTTATGAATTAAAAAATAAATCATTTAGTCATTTTAATTGGAATGAAGATGAATTTAAAATATTAGTTTCATCTTTTGAAATTGATGAACAATATGGTACTGCAATGGCAGCATTATGTTTTACAAATTATTTTATTAGAGATGAAATAAATTAAAAATATGAATACAGTAATTTGTCCAAAATGTAAAAATGTTATTATTGTATCAAAAGATAAAGATTTTGTTATTTGTTGTGGTGAAGTAATTTATGAAATAAATAATGCACCTGTAGTTCAATTGGATTCGAGCATCACTTTCCTAAAGTGATTGTTATGAGTTCGAATCTCATCAGGTGTACTAAAATAGTATATGAATAAAGAAAAAAAAGTTATATGTGTATTATGTGGTAGAGAATGGTTACCTAGAATAAAAAACTTATGTGAATGTGGTGGTTTTTGTACTTGGGGATATGAACCAAATAAACCAGAAAGTTTTATTGTTGATGAAAATGGTATTTGGTATTTAAAACCAGTACCTGATAATATAAAAAACATATAGTTATGGATTTTTCAAAAATGACGATAGAACTTTATCAATCAATTTTGAATGCTCGTACAATAATTAATGAAAGTAAAAAGGGTCTTGCATTATTATTGTTGGAAATTGAAAATATTCAAAATAATATAGAGAAAAAAAAATTAAAAAAAGAAGTTATTGATTTAATTAAAAATTTTAGTGAACGTGATGAAAATTTAAAACAATTTGAATTTTAATTCACCTCTGTAGTTCAACGGATAGAACGGAAGTCCTCGAAACTTAGAATACGGGTTCAAATCCTGTCAGGGGTACTAAATCAATATACGTCTGTATCACGCTACGCTACGAACGTAGAGAAGTGTAATTGGAATCATGAGAGTTCGAATCTCTTCAGACGTACTTTTTTACGTTTCGAACGTATTTATTTTAAAAGTTCGATATGATAAAATATGAAGAAAATAAATTACGTAAAATTGTAAATGAATGTTCATTATATAGAGAAGTATTATTAAAATTTGAAAGAAATGATTCAGGTGCTGCATATAAAACACTACATAGAAGAATAAAAGAATGGAAAATAGATACATCGCATTTTTTAAGTCAAAGTGAAATAATGAAGAATAAAATAAGCAATGGCTTATATCCAAAAAAAACTAATAATGAATTGTTTTCCATTAATAACATTACAAGGCATGTAATAAAACGTAGAATAATTGAAGAAAATTTAATTGAATATAAATGTATTTTTTGTGGTCAAAATGAATGGTGGTATGGTAAAAAAATATCCTTAATTTTAGACCACATTAATGGAATACATAATGATAATAGATTAGAAAATTTAAGATTTTTATGTCCAAATTGTAATGCTACATTAGAAACGCATTGTAAAGGTAGTAAAGGTTTAATACCAAAAATAAAAAAAGAACGAAAATATTCGCCTCATATTAATCAAAGAAAAGTTAAAGAAAGACCGTCATATGAACAACTTCAACGAGAAATTAAAAAATTAGGTTATGTTGGAACTGGAAAAAAATATGACGTAAGTGATAATGCAATAAGAAGATGGATAAAATTATACGAAAAAATTAAAATAAACCAAATTTAAAATATGAACACAAATATTATTCTAACTCCTCAATTAACATCAATGTTAGATATTTTAAGAACAATTGATTTTGCAATTAAGCATATTGAAGAAAATAAACTTTTTGTTAATATTCATTTATTTGAATCACAAGAATTATTTGTAGAATCTCTTTTACAATTTAATTTAACTAATGATGGTATTGGTGTTGCTGTAGGTAAAACTTTTTTAAACGGAGATAGAATTCATATTTATTTAAATTTAAATGCTTTTCCATTTAAATTTATAATATTTCATGAAATAGGACATGCTTTTTTACTTACTCATTATCCCAATAAACAACCTGATAAATCATTACATCAACAAATTAGAATTATTGGAGAAGAATTGTTTTGTGATTTATATGCTTTAAAATTATTAAACGATAAAAATATTAGTAAAGAAATTATGAATAATCATTGTAATAATTATTATGATTATTTAAAAGATAATTTATCACCATTTAAAATAAATGGGTCATTGTTAAGAATATGTAATATTGCTAATTATTTTCCAGAACTTAATAATGAATTGAGTACTATGAATCAAACAAATAATATTTATTGTTTACTAAATGAAAAAAATTTAAATTTCAATAAATTAGATGAAGCAATTATAAAATTTTTTGACTATAAAATTTAATGTGATATGAAAACTGTACGTATTAATTCTCCGTAGTTTAGGCAATTAGCTTGAATTATGGTTATGGAAAATTCCAATTTTAGTCCGAAACAACCAGCTAAATACTGGTTGGTAGAGTTCACCCTTACGAGTGGTGAAGTACTACAGTTTTATGTTAAAACAAAAACTCAATTTGATGCTTATGAAAAAGCAGATAGTTATAAGTATTTTGCAAATAACAAAAAATTATTTGATTTATTAAAAACATTTAGGCTTATGCCTTAATGTAAAATGCAGGGTAATGCCCTGCAACATGCGAGATTAGCTCAGTTGGTAGAGCGTCTGTTTACCAAACAGAAAGTCGTGAGTCCGAACCCCATATCTCGCTCAAATCATAAAATAAATAAATTTTTATTATAATATCAATTATTATTTATATCTTTACACATTAAAATAATAAACATATGCAAGCTAATGATTTAATCAACGGATTATTTGAATGTTGTTCAGGATTTTTTTGTTGGATAAACATATATAGATTGGTAAAAGATAAATGTTTAAAAGGAGTTTCTTGGATTCCATTATCATTTTTTACTCTTTGGGGTTTTTGGAATTTATATTATTATCCAAGTTTGCATCAAATGCTAAGTTTTCTTGGTGGTCTATCAATTGTCTTTGCTAATATTGTATGGCTATCATTAGTATTTTATTATAAATTTAGAACAAAAAAATAACACAGAGGATTCATCGCTGTACTTTTTAAAGTATAGAGGAAGTTCAGAACTCAACTGCATAAAACAGGAGACTTAAATTGTCGTTATTACTGTTGAATGAGCAAGCCATACAGACTTAGACGGATTGCAGGTCTATAATAGTCGGGTTGGTGCACCTGAAAGGGATTTACTTGTTAAAGTAAATAGACAAATGATGAAATAATTGTTTTTTCTTTTATTTAATATGAAATAAAAGAACAATTAAACAGAATTCTGGCTACGCTCATGTTATTTTTTATTTCATATTGTAACATTCTTAAATAATTTTCGTATAATTATTAAAATAATTAAATTAATATTATTATATTTACCCAAAATTTAAAATAAAATGGTAACAAATCCGAAATTATTCGAAATTGCTGATACATTATCGAAATTAACTGTATTAGAAGCAAAAGAATTACTTAATATTCTTGAAAATGATTATGGTATCAAACCAGAAGATACTAGTATTTTAATGTTCACACCAATAATTGAAACAAATGTAATAGAACAAACTGAATTCAATGTTTATTTGAAAGAAATTGGTGGACAAAAACTACAAATTATTAAAAAAGTAAAAGAACTTCTTAATTTGGAACTTAAAACAGCAAAAGAATTAGTTGATTCTGCACCATGTACTTTATGTGAAAAAACTTCAAAAATCAATGCTCAAACTTTCAAATCTGAATTAGAAAATTTTGGTGCTATAATTGAAATAAAATAATGGCAAATGAATTATGGGAAATATTAGTACCTGCTTCTAACAATAAAGACCAGAAGTTTACTTATGAACATCATAAAGAATGGGATGCATTTGTGAAAAAAATCACAGGTGGTGTAACTATTATGAAAACAGCAAAAGGTGAATGGGTAAGTCCACATGGTAGAATTTATGTAGATAGAATGATACCATGTAGAATTGTCTGTACCGAAGAACAAATAAATGAAATTATTGATTTTACTCTCGAACATTACAATCAAGAAGCAGTATTAGCTTATAGAATTTCAACAAATGTAATTTTACGACATAAAAATAAATAACAATGATATCAGAAAGAAGTGCAAAAGAAGGTCTAACCAAAGAATTAGAAATATTTGATTATTTTGAAATAGACAAAAATTTACCAAAACATAAAAAAATTGACGATAATGATATATATGGTAAAAATAGTGTAATGGTAGGTAGTGGAGAATGGGGGGCAGTGCCATCAAATAATTGGAATAATAATAAAATAACGTTAAGAACACGAATTGCAAATTGGTTGCTTAGAAAATCCCCCAAACATAAAAAAAGCATGACAGTTATTGAGTTCTTTACTGGACTTACCAAATCTTATGAAGAACTTTCACCAATTGGAGAAATTGCTGAACATTATGAAAATGCACTAAAACAAGCCACAACAATGGGTCAGATTTCATTAGTTGAAAGTCTAAAAAATATTATTGATGTTGCAAGAGGTGAAGCATATCTTATTGTAATGGGATTAAAAAAATACGTTACAGAAAAACAAGTTATTGATTTTTATGAAAAAGTTGGCAGAGATAAAAATCTTAAATTAACTTGGATTAAAAATTTTGGAAGAATTATTCCTGAAAATGTATATAAAATCAAATCAGATATTGATGAAAGGAAAATTTTTGATAATTATGTTATTTTACATTATGACCCTAAAGATAATGGTCAAAAATTAACCAAAAAAGAAATTGAAAAGAAAAAAGACCCAATTCTTTTTGGGGTAATGAAAGAAAGTAGGAAACTTTATTATATTGCTGATTGGAAAGATGAATATTGTGATTTAACATTAGAAGAAATGTTTAAAACATTAAAAGGCAAAGTATTACAAATAAATAATAATACAGTAAAAACATTTATTGATAAAACAAAAGCATAAATTAATATTATAATATATTTTGTATTTATGTACAAAAATATATTATGTGGGAATATAATAGAATTTCAATAAAATTTTTAGTGTGTCGTGACTTAATTGATAAATTAAATGAATTAGGTTCTAAGGGTTGGGAAGTAATTTATTATAATGAAATTCAACCAAATGTTTTAGGTGGTTATTATAATACAAATATTTTTTTAAAAAGAAATTCAGATGGGAATAAGAAAAGCAATAACAATATATGATGAGGATAGTTCCATGACACTATTTAAACCATTCTCTGAAGAATATAAAAATCAACTACTTGTTATTTACGAAGATGCCTATGGTGAGGCAGTATTAGAAATTAAATCAATAAAAGATATTCAAAAAAATTTTGGTGGTTCTGATGAAGAATTCAATGAAATATTAACGCAACTGTCATAAAATTCCAACATGTTTTGTAACATTTTCATATATAATTCGTATATATATTCAAATAAGAAATTATGAAAAAAGAAATAAAAGTCGAAATCACTGAGGTCTTTATGGCGAAAGCTGGAAGAGGTGATAAAGGTTTTGATAGATGTTTCTACGGTACAATCGTAAGAAAAAGAGATGAAAACAACAATCCTGTTGTTTATGGTAAAATCAAAGTTAATGATGGTTTTGTAATTGCTATGGCTGAAAATCAATGGGAACTTGGCGAAAAATTAGACCAACTAGTATTATATGTACTTAATTATTGCGAATAAAAATAAAAAATTTATAAATAATGCCAGAATGATTCATGAAAGACTTTGAATTACTTAAACGAACATATCCTGTTTCTAAATGTGAACGTTTTTGTGATGGTTATGAATTTATAATGAAAAATAGTACTTCTAAAGAACGTAAAGAATGGAATATTAATGAAAAAGAATTACAACAAGTAATTAAAGAAGGTGAAAAATACATATATCAAGTAGCAAAAGAAGGAAAAGAATTTAAAGTTATGTGTTTATGTTTTAATAATTATGAAATAATTAGAAAAAATATATTTAAATTTGATGATGATTAATGATTCTGTAGCTGAGTTGGTTATAGCGATGTTCTCTAAAAACATGTCATTCGTGGGTTCGAATCCCACCGGAATCATAAAAAATAAATATTAAAATAGTTGCAGATTCAAAAATTATGATTAATTTTGTTCCCTCAAAGTATTTATATTTTTAATAATACTGTTTACTATATTAATACGCAATGTAATTACAACGGTGGCAATATGAAAAGTTGGCTTTGTAGTCACTTTCAATTTACCACAACAGTTTGATAGCCAATTTTTTATATTGCGTGTTAGGCACAGTACGGTAAAATTAAGACAAAACTTGATTAATTGAAATTTATAAAATAAAAAAATGGAAATAGAAGATTATTTAGTAATACATCTTGGTGAAGGTAAATTTCAGGTAAAGATGGAAAATGGCGAAATTAAAGAAGCTGGTTCAAACTTATGTGGTATGATTAGATACACATATTTTGAAGATTATACTTTACCTGAAATTGGATGGCAAGTTACAAGAAAACAATTGTATGAAAATTATATACCAAAATTACAACAAGACATATTAAAAAATAAAATTAAATCAAATAAATAATTTTAATTATGGAAAATAAAGTTCAAAATTTAATAATAAACGAAGAAAATAATATTAAATTTAATCTCTTACAAAAAGAATTAAATGATAAATTAGTAATAAACGAAGAAAATGTCTCAATTGCTCAAAAAAATTTTAAAAAAGATTCATTTACACAAACAATTAATTTTAAAAAATTAGATGATTATTTTGAAGAAATAATAGGTGAAATTAATCCAATCATTGAAAATGATAAATTAATTATTGCACATACAGTAATTGCTAAATATAAAAATAAAACGTATATATTAGATAATACGTATAACAATATTAATGAGATTACCAAACATTTGAACTTGGGAAATGAGGTAATATTATATGCTCCCAAAATGGATGATAATGGTATAATATATGCCTCAATATTGCTGTGATGCAGTATTGTGGCTAACTAGAAAATAAAAATTAAAAAACAAAAGTCATGAAATTGTAGATAAAATTAGTTACAGTAACAAGAAAAGACTTAAAAAACGGTCAACAACTTGTACAATCAGCACATTCTTTAGCAGAATTTGCACATCAATTTCCTAATCATTTCAAAGATTGGAAACAAAATTCTAATTACATTATTTCATTATCGGTCGATAATGAAGAAAAACTTCAAAGATTATATTACAAATTGCAAGACAATGGTGCTAATGTTGTGGCATTTACCGAACCTGACATTAATGACCAATTGACTTCTATTTGCTATTACGGTACGCCCGAAATGCGAAAATTAACAGAAAAATTAGACTTAGCATTAAACAATTAAAGCTATGAAACATACATAGGTAGCTAGAGCACCATAATAAATTTATAAGTCAAGTATCTTTTTTTATAATTAAAGTATTTATTATTAAATTATAATTATGATAAATAAACTAAATTTAAAAGAAGGTGCTTATTATATAGGTACTTGCAGAAATACTAATATAGCTAAATGGTTTAATGGAAATTTTATATTTATAAATTTTTTTTATAAAGAACCATATGTTGAAACAATACAATATTTTGGAGACGTTAAAGAATCTAATATAGATGGATTTATCCCAATACAAGAAATTGTAATTAATTTTAATAATATTAGTACGGAAAAAAATAAACAAGACTATAAAAATTATGCAAGAAAAATATATCTTAATTTAAATAATGAAGATATTAATGGTGAAATTTGGAAACCCATTCTGAATTATAATGAAATGTATTATGTTTCTAATTTAGGTAGAATTAAAAAACGTAATGGAAATAAAATAATGAAACAAAATTTTTCACGTGATTATTTAGTTGTTGGATTAACAAATAATAATAATCATATACGTAAAACATATAGAGTACATAGATTAGTAGCAATAACATTTAAAAATAATAGCGATATTGCACTTGAAGTTAATCATATTAATGGTATTAAAACCGATAATCGGGATATTAATCTGGAATGGATTAAACATTCTGAAAATTCAAAACATACCTATACTTCAGGAAATAAAATTAAAAAATTAACACCAAATATGATTGTAGAAATCAAAAAAATGTTAAATAATGGATGTGTTCAAAAAGAAATCGCAAGTAAATTTAATGTAAGCCGTAGTACAATTTCTGAGATTAACACCAATAAAAAATAGGTAAATATAAATAAATAATTAAATTTTAATAATCATTATTATGGAAACAATTATAAAAATCAATATCTTAAAAATGAAAGAAGATATTAAAGCAAAAGTTGAATTACAAAAATTCTATAAAAATCAAAGAAAAACAGTAAAAATTGTTGGTGAAAGAAAAATGCCAGCAAGCGAAGCATGGTATAAACATTATACTAATAGAGAAGATTTACGAATCTTATATGCTGCTTATGGTATTGCCAGAGGTAAAAGTTTTTCTCAGATTGAAAATCATTATCCTGAAGATAATCATCCACTTCAGAAATATCAAAAAGCAATTGATAGAATTTTAGAACCGTATATGTACTTGGAAGAAGTTCCAGTATTGGAATAAAAATAAAAAAGGAGCTAGTCTCCTTTTTTTCTTGCATCTAATCGAATTATTATGTAGATTTACACAAAAATAACTTTATGTTAATTATGAAAATATGCCAGAAAATAATAAATCTACAAATGAAATTATTCCAGAAAGTACTGAATTATCAAAAGAAATAACACCAACTTCATTAGCACAAGAAATTGAAAGTGGTGAAGAACCAGTATTTGAAAATCCTCTTCCAGAAGAAGAAAAAAAAGAACTTACCGAAGAAGAAAAACGTGAACTTTATATCAATCAATTAAAAGAAGTACGTGTAAGATTTCATCCAATTAAACATAAAGGTAATATTACCACAAATCAATTTCCTATTTCTTACAAAAAAGAACGTAGACGAAAAAATAAAATACAGCAACAATCTCGCAAAGGAAATCGTTAATAAATAAAAATATGAATGTAAATTATTGTCATACAGTCCCTAATAGTCATTTTTGGGCAAGTCTTAGTGGTGTTTTATGGTCATTAAAAGATAAAAAATGCCGTGAAAGTAGTGGTGTTTTAACCAGTAGTAAAGAACATATACTTATTGGTATTAAAAATATTATAAAAAACGGATATAAACTTAAAAAAATTAATGACAATAAAATAAAATCATTAGAATATTTTACCAGTGTTCCAGAAATTATTGAATATATGGAATCTAACGAATATAATGGCGAAAAATTTATTCAATTATTAGAAAATACATTAAATAATGGATTTGATATATCCAATGGGTTAAAAATGGAAAGACATGATGTTTATAAATGTATTGATAGTGAAAGAAAATATCAAGACATGCGTTGGAATACAGACTTAAGAGAAGACCAAATTCCAGATGAAGATAAACCAGTTGCTGAATGGCTTAATTATATTGAATATCATTTAAGTAAAGCAAAAAATGAGAATTATCATTTAAATAAAGAAAGTGCACTCGATGAATTACGTAAAGTTGCTGCACTTGCAGTACGTGCAATGGAAATTCATGGATGCCCTGAAAGGCAAATTAATCCTGAAGTACAAATATAATATGGATAATATCGAAGTTATTGACCTTAATAATACATATTGGGATAGGTTAAAAGGATTTGCTACAGAATTACGTATTGATGCTCGTTGGATATTACGTAATAATGATACAAAAAAACCATACGGTTCATTAAGAATTGCATCACATCCAGATTTACCACCGGGATACTTACGTGCAATATTCACTTATGTTACAAAAATTAAACCAAAAAATAAGGAAGAAAAAATGAAAACCGTTGAGGATTTTCAAATGAAAATCACAGAATTAGAAGTTTATTCAATTAGTGATGAGATTAAAACAGAACAAAAAAAATATGAAGCACCATATAAAGAACTTGAAGGTATGTTTGGTGTAAAAATATTTGAATAATAAAAATAATTACAATAAAATAATTTATATTATGGGAAAAGAAAATACAAACATAGTAGAAGAAATAATTATGGAAAAACAAGAAAAAAAAGAAAAAGATATTACTGCAACCACTGGTAAAGGTGGTGGTCTTAGATTTAACAAAGGAAAATTAAGATTTGATTTAGTTGAACCTCATGCATTTGAAGATTTTGTTCAAGTACTTACTGATGGTGCTAATAAATATTTTGATAGAAATTGGGAAAACGGTCTTACATGGACATCTGTTCTGGCTTCACTTAAAAGACATATACAAGCAATAGAAAAAGGTGAAGATTATGACCCGGAAAGCGGACGTTTACATATTTCACATGCAGCTTGTAATGTACATTTTATTAATGCATTTTATTATATATTTCCACAAGGTGATGATAGACCAAAAAGATATCTCAAACTTCCAAAAATTGGTTTAGATGTTGATGGAATTCTTGCTGATTGGACAGGTGCATGGCATAAAAAATTTCCTCAAATGACAGCTACTCCAAATTCATGGTACTTTGATAGAAATGTTACTCAAAGATTTGAAGCAATGCGTAAAGCTGGAACTCTTGATGAATTCTATCTTAATATAGAACCATTAATAAAACCAGAAGATTTACCATTTGAACCATCTTGTTACATTACTTCAAGACCAGTAACAAAAGAAATTACAGAACAATGGTTAGACAAACACAATTTTCCCGGAAAAAAAGTAATTAGTCTTGACCTTAAACAAAGTAAAGTAGATGCAGCAAAAGAAGCAGGTGTTGAAATATTCATAGATGATTGTTATGAAAATTTTTTAGAACTTAATAATCATGGAGTCTTTACATACTTATACACAGCACCTTGGAATATGAGATATAATATTGGTCATATGCGTCTAAACACCTTAAAAATATACCATTGCTGAAATAAAAAAATTTTAATGTTATTGAAATAACTTTTGTTTTTGAGTATTTATAAATAACAAAATAACATTTAAATCATTAAATTTAAAGCAATGAGTAATATCATATCAGATATTGTCGAAGATATTAATTTAAAACCAAATAAATCTAAACTCGTTTTAAAATGGGTCATTAGATGTAGTATCGGTTTAATTTGTGCAGCATTTATTATTGGACAAGTTAAATCAAGTCATATTAATAAATTAGATAAAATTCAAAATAGTATTGATGATAATACAGCAGCAATAAATAATTTAAATCAACAAATGATTACTGGTTTCAATAATGCTAATTTAAGAATTGATAAAATTTATGATGATGGATTTAATATGTTTAATGATTTTCAAATTTACAATAAAAAACAACTTGAAATAATTATCGAATATGGACAAACAAATAAAGAATTGGTAATGAAAATGTTAGATGTTAATTCAATGGAAAAGACAAAAAATATGGAAATAAATTTACAACAGAAAAAAAAAGAAAATAGTACTTATTCTATTGGTGTAAAACCAGTAGAAGATAAAAAATAATCTGATTTCATGGGGCGAATATATCCAAAAAAGTATAGCAAAGAAGAATTCAGGAAATTTCTTGAAAAAAACAATGTGAGTGAAACTATTATCAATAAATTTAATGAATTGCCAGAAAAAATCGAACGCAATAAAGATAAATATGAATTATATATCAATTCAACTTGGTATAATGTTGGTAATACTTTTTATAGTTTTGAATTAAATTATTATTCTGAGGAACTTATCGAATATCTTTTTAATTCAAAAGTGTTTAATGATATTGAACTTAGTATAAATAATTTAATTTGTGAATTAAAAAATTCGAAAATTATTATTGGCAATTGTAGATGATGAAACTTTGTATAATTTCTGATACACATGGAAAACATAATCAATTAGTATTGCCTAATGCTGATTGTATTATTCATTGTGGTGATAGTACTTCTGTTGGAAAAGAACATGAAATTCATAATTTTTTTAAATGGTTTTCAAGTCTCAACCAATACGTATATAAAATTCTTATTGCTGGTAATCATGACTGGTTATTCGAAAGAAATAGACTATTAGCATTGACTCATAAACCAAAGAATGTAATTTATTTACAAGATGGCGAAATTGTTATTGATGGTATTAAATTTTATGGAACACCAGTACAAAAACCTTTCTATGATTGGGCATTTAATCGCCCAGAAGCAAAACTTGCACAACATTGGATGGCAATTCCTGATGATACTGATGTATTAATAACACATAGTCCACCATTTATGATAATGGATTATGCACCACATAGCATGCAACATGAAGGTTCACCAAGTCTCTATAAAGAAGTACTTGAACGTATTAAACCTAAAATTCATTGTTTTGGTCATTTACATAGTGGATACGGTATAAAAGTAATTGAAAATACTACATTTATAAATGCCAGTAATCTTGATGAAGATTATAATTGTATAAACGCACCAATTATAATTGAAATTTAAATTTCAATATATTTGACTTTTGCCTGATATTATTCTATTTATGGGTAAAAATTATTTTATTAAAAAATATTATATATATGGATATCAATGAATTATTAGAAAAGTTACAAGAAAGATTTTTACCTGAAGACTTAAAAGGTGAATTTACGGCACATGGTAATTGTATTATTTGGGAATATAATCTCGATAATGATGTTGAAGAAATTGAAGCACCTAATGCTGATAGTGATGAACTTGAATTTGATTTTGAATCATCAAGTTCTGAAGAATTATTACATGAAGCATATAATAAAGACCATGAACTACTTGAAATATTTCTTGATGAAATAGATGAATTTAATAATTGGACTCTTTCTGACCCAGAAATTAATGAAAATGTAATATCTTTTAAAATATTTTAAACAAATTATGCCCATTTCCATTTAAAACCTTGTGAGGTTTTAAATTTATTGTTACAACAGCCATAAATAGTTTTTGTAAAGAACTTCATATTTTTTAGTTCTTTAGGATTATACGTTCCCAACAATTCATTATTTATATTATACATTTCAATTTTTTTATGTTCAATTTGGTAATTTCCTTTGGCATTATTTTCACAATATGGTTTTATTTGTAATGTAACATCTTCTTTTTTGAAAAACCACATAAAATTTTTAAATTTATAATATTGTTGTTGTTTCATATTATTTCTACAACATTTTAAAATAGCACCACTAGAATAACCAATTTTATGTAATTCATTAATGTTATTCCATTTTTTTATGTAATTACTATTTAAATCATATTGAAAAATTGGTTTAAATTTATCATTAAGCTCAACAATATCACCAATAGACTCCCCATTATGATATTTCCAAAAATAGTTTTCAATTTTTCTTCGACCAAAACTTTTACATGCTCTATGTATGTGACTAATAGATAAATATGGATATTTAATTGATAAATCAATTGTGTTTTCAAATATTTCTAAAATAATACCATTATTATTGTATTTAACAATGCTTTGTTTATTAGAAAGCATATTAATTCTTTTTTTACGAGTATATTTTATACCTGAACCACCTTCTCCTCCATCAGTTAAATTTGATAATGAACCTAATTTTAAATCACGTCTACCTATTTTATGAATATAATATTTTTCTAACCTGAATGCACTATATTCACTCATATTTTCATATAATTTAACAACAATAGGATTTTTATTATTCGCCTTAATTTTATCTATTATTCTTTGTTTTAATTTATTTCGTTTATCAATAACATTTAAATGTACACTACATCTAATATCCTTACCTTTACCAACATAAAATGGTTCATAATTAAAATTAAATTTACCAACATTAAATTCTCCTGCTTTTAGTGGATTTAAATAAACATATACGTAATAATTAAACATAATAATTTACTTTCATATAAATACTGTTTCCCATGAAATTTTTTTAAGAATTTACTGTTTATTTGTAACAAATAGTTATATTTGTCGTATAATATTTAAATAATAAATAATCAAATGGGAGGACATGCATTAAAAAACACATTTACTGAAAGAAAAAATACTGAAGAATTTTTAAGAATTGGTAAAATTATTCAAGATAAAGTTTTAAATGATGTTGCAATTGAAACAACAATCTTAAAATGCTATTATACTAAACCAGACCACGGAGACTTGGACTTATTATTGAAAATAAGTATTAATAATAACATTAATTTAAGAGATTATATACAACATTCTTTCAAACCAAACGAAATTATTAGTAATGGTGGAGTATTTTCATTTAATTATCAAGACTTTCAAATTGATTTTATTCCAATAAACGAAAAGAATTGGAATATTGCGCAGACGTACGGATTTTTTGACCCCCTTGGTAATATTATGGGTAAAACCTTTCATAAATTTGGTTTATCTTATGGATGGGAAGGTCTTATTTATAAATTTAGAAATTTCAATGGTTCAAATTCACGAGATATTTTGCTTACTAATGACGCTAAAAAAATTTTTGATTTTGGCGGATATGATTATGATAGATACTTAAATGGTTTTGAAACTCTTGAAGATATTTTTAAGTTTTGCATTAATGGTAAATATTTTGATTCTGAAATGTTTAAAATGGAAAATCTTAAAAGTATTGACAGAAAAAGAAATCGTAAACGTGGTTCATATCATTTATTTTTGAATTACTTGAAAGATAATGGCATTTATAATAAATATAATTTTAATCCCAATAAAGAGACATATTTACCAATAATTAATCAATATTTTCCTGAAGCAAAATTTTCTGAACAACTCTATGAATTACAAAAAATTGATGCTAAAAATAAAATTATTTCTCAAAAATTTAATGGTGATTTAGTTATGTCTTGGCTTCCCGACCTTAAAGGTAAAGAATTAGGAAATGCAATATCAAAATTTAAAAATTCATTAAATTTTAGATATGAAGATTTTATTTTATATGGCAGTTATGATGAAATTTATAATTATTTTATGAAAGTTTATGACGAAGAAAATAGGTAAAAATAATATATTAAAATTAGGAAGTAAAAATCTTAATTCTGAAAATTGGAAAGTTTATCATCCAAATGGAAAACATATGTTTACTTGTGGCGAAAAAAAAGTTTATTGGTATTTAGAAAGAACTTTGGCAAAAATTATTGGAGATAAAAAAATTCAATTAAATTTTATACCAAAAGGTAATGGTTTTGAAGATTATGAAGATTTTGGTCGTGGGATAAGAGAAACTAGATGTGTTGTTACTGGACGTGAAGATGGGTTACAAAGACATCACATTGTACCTTATTGTTATAGAACATATTTTCCAGAGGAATTCAAATCTAAAAATCACCACGATGTTGTTTTAATTAATAATGAAATACATGGAGAATATGAATTACTTGCAAATCTATATAAAGATGATATTGCGCATGCGTTTGGCGTTAAAACAATTAATGAATTTAATGTAGAATATACCACAAAATTACGTGAAATTGGTAAAGAAAATGCAATAATAATACATGCAATAAATTCAATATTTAAATGTTATGGAAGAATGCCATATAAAATAAAACTCGAAAAATTACATTTTATATCCAAAAAAACAAATATACCATATAATGTAATTAAAGACTTTACGTACATTCAAATGTATAAGCTGTATCTTTTATTAAAACAACGACATATCGATGAAATTTATGCATTTAAAGAAGAAAATAGACATTTATATGACCACGGTTATCATGTTGTACAAAAACTCGATACTGAAGAAAAAATAATGGAATTTGTTAAACTCTGGAGAAATCATTTTATTGATACCATGCAACCCAAATATATGCCCAATGGTTGGTCAATTGATTTTAGAATTAAAACAAAAATATAAAACCCTTGCATATTTAAATATTAATCATTAATATTGCCTTATAAATTAAATATAAAATGAAACTTTACAAAGCATTAAAATTAAGAAAAGGTTTGATTGGTGAAATTACCAAACTCAAACAACAAATAAAAGAAAAAAATTCATATTTGGAAGGTTCAGTAAATGCAGAAAAGTATAATGTAGAAAAAATCTACAATACTCTTTTGAAAAAAATCGATGAACTTACTGGATTAAAATTTGCCATTAATGCAGCAAATGTCGAGATTCAATCTAAAATTTATGTGCTTTCTGAAAATAAAGCACTTATAGCATTTTGGAATGAAGTATCAGTTGCTGAAGGCACTCAAGTATCTGGTTATAGTGAAATAATTAAAAATTATAAAGTTCAGTTTGATGAAGAAAAACGAAATAGTATCATTACTGAACTTCAAAAAAGAGTTGATGCTCTACAAGAAGAAATTGATAATTATAATTATACCACAGATATTCCTTGGGATTCTCCTGAAGAATAAATGAAACTGAAGTGCTGCGTTGAGTAACATTAGTATAATGAAACTTATGATACATTGGTAAATGATAGCGATTAGAATGTTAAAAATTCCTAAATTCACCACGAATAAAGTCTTAAGAATCAAATATTAAAACTCAACAACCTCATTAATTACTTTTGCTAAAGGCGCACACTTCTTTTATTATTAATGCTTTATGAAAGACTTAACACCTCAATTTGATTTTGACGACATTCTTATTGTACCTAAATCAGTAACTGATATAACAAGTCGTTATAAAGATATTACACTACCATATAAATTACCATTATTTACTGCACCAATGGATACTGTTGTGAATCTTGATAATATGAATATTTTTAAACAAAATAAAATTAATATTACACTGCCAAGAACAATTCAATACGAAAAATTTCTTGTTCGTGAAATACTTAATAATAAAACAACTGATGATAATGTATTTGTAAGTATGGGATTTGCAGACCTTGATAAGTATGAATTAAATTCTTATCGAGATTTTCATCTTAAAGCACATGTTCTTATTGATGTTGCAAATGGTCATATAAAAAAAATTATTAATTATTGTAAAGATATTAAATGCCATAGACCTGATATTACAATTATGGTTGGTAATATTGCTAATCCTGAAACATATCGTTGGTATGCAGAAAATAATTGTGTTGATTATATTCGAGTTGGTATTGGAAATGGCGGTGGTTGTTTAACTACAAAACAAAGTGGTGTTGGTCATCCAATGGCATCATTAATTCATGCAGTTCGTCAAGAAAAATTAATATGTAAATATGACTGTAATTTTAAAACACCTGCCATTGTTGCAGACGGTGGTATGAAAAATTATTCAGATATTATTAAAGCACTTGCATTAGGTGCAGATTATGTTATGCTTGGTTCTATCTTTAATAAAGCATTTGAAAGTTGTGCTGATAATTATTTATACGGTATAAAATTGAATAATAATGTTGCTAGATATCTCTTTACCAAAGGTTATCCAATAAAAAAATATTTTAGAGGTATGAGTACAAAAGAAGCACAAAAAGCAATGGGTAAAACTAAATTCAAAACATCTGAAGGTGTTGTCAGATTTAGAAAAGTGGAATACTTTTTGCAAGGATGGATTGAAAACTTTGAACATTATCTAAGAAATGCTATGAGTTATTCAAATGCAAAAACATTAGAAGAATTTATTGGCAAAGTTGAGATTTGTCAGATTACAAAGAATGCTTATGATAGATTTAACAAATAAAAACATAGATGAAATTAATGCTCTTATACAAAAATATGCATCAGTATTAGAATTAATCAAACCAGAAACACAACCATATTTAGCATATATTATTGAAATAGCTTATAATTATCTTCAAGAAAAATATAAAGACTTACATAAAAATTGGAAATCTTGGATAATTGTCATACTAAAAAATCAATTTGATGATATTAATAATGATAAAGATATATTAAAAAATATTGATAAATTTATAAATTATTACAATTCCGATTATCAAAAATATTGTGAAGATGTTATTAGTGTCAGTGAATTTGATAGAGACCACGGATTTGTTCATAATTATTTAAATAAAAAAATCGGTAGTTAGACTACCGATTTAAATTTTTTATTCCGTTTCTAATTCTTCTAATTCCGTTTCATATTTAAGTTTTAAAATCTTAAGATTATCAATTTTTTTATCAGAAATTTTATGTTCCTGAAATTGCTCAATTTTTTTTTGAAGGTCTGCGATTTTATATTCTAAAATCTGAATGTCTCTTTCTTTGCTCATTGTAGTATGATTTAAGATTAAATTAATTTTAATATAAATACTAAAATTATTGCTTTTTAATCATGTTTATGTTATATTTGCTTAATATTTATTAATTTTGGACAAATCTATTATAAGATATAAAAGATTCAGCGAAACATTTACAGACGATAATTTATTACAAAAATTTTTTGATACATTAATTACCGATGGTTGGGAAATTATATATTATGACGAAGAAAAAGATTTAAATTTAAATGATGGTAGCAGTGCATTAAAAATTGTTATTGTTGCTTGTAAAAAACAAAGTAATTTAATATGAGTAGAGATTCAGGATATTTAGTAAAAACCAAAACAGGCAAAAGGGGTAGAACATATCATCGTGAAGGTTTGGTAAATAAGAAAATAGTTGTTCATGTCGAAATTGATGGTAAAGAAGTTAAAATACTTTGCGACCCTAAAACTATTGAAATCATAGGATATACCGATTAAAAAATTTTTTTCGTATTATTTGGTATTTATTAGAAATATTTCTAATGAAATCTGTACTCCAAATAATTAAGGAAGAAATTAGTAATTTTTATTCTGATTGGCAAATAGGTGATAATTCTAGCATGGCAGATAAATATTATGAAAAAAACTTAGGCATTTCTACAAAAAAACCACAAGAATCAAAAATTGATGCAGAACTTATTGGATATGTTACTAAATTAGTAAATACGCCATTAAAAAAACCAATTTCCATATACAAAAATCCAAAAAATCTTAATGATTTTGAAAATGATGCTCGTGGTGTTTTATTAAATAATGGTGATTTGTATTTAGCAACATCACGTAGTGCATTACATGATAATATGTTAGACTTATTAACAGAAAAGGGTATTATTCCATATCAATCAAAATTTGATTATAGTATAAAATATCCAGAACAATTTGTAGCAGTACAAAGAGCATTAAATTCAACTACTTTTGCACAATCATCAGCATATAATACTTTTCCATTATATTATGAAGAAATATTTGATATAGCAAATAAAAAACAACCATATCATTTTAAAGAGCTTCCAATGCACGAAGGGGATGAATATTAAATCAGAATCTAATTTATTCTAATTACTTCTAATTTTTGTTTTATAATTTATCAAATTCAGGTATCCAACATTTAGGAAGTCTTTTAAATCTAAAAGTTTTTTCATTGATTTCTTGTTCGGTAAGATTATCATTACCGCCAGAATATGGTCTTACTTTATATTTCCAATCTTTATGACTTTTAGATGGTGAAAAAATACTAACATTTTCTTTCCAAAAATCCCACATTCCTCTTGAACGACCATGATACCACATTGATGCATAATAAAAATAATGAGTATAATGTTTTTTCAGATATTCATCAACTTCACCACGATAACCTTCAAGAACAAAATTACCATGATTTTTTGAATAAACAAAACATAATGTTCTCGCACCTTTATACCATTCAGGTCTACCTGATGCTTCTACTTTAATGACAGGATATTTTTTATTGAAAACCGCCTTCTCTTTTTTTGCTTGTCTTTGATTATAAATTTTTAATGCTTCATCTCTGTATTGTTGATAATCTGAAAGATTTGTAATTCTATTTTTTTCTTCCGTGATGAGATTCTTTTTAAATCTTAATCCCAACTTTTCCTGAAAAATTTCAAATGCAAGTGTTTCAATTTCTTGATTCTTTTGTTCTTCAATTGAATTTATTTCTTTACCATTTGAATCTATGGGTTTGGATAATAATGAACTTGGTCTATCATTACAAACAACATATTTTCCACATAATTCACAATTACCTACAGATTTACACATTGTTTCTGGATAATCATTCTTTTTTGCGCAATCATTACAATAGAACATAGTATTAATTTTTATTTAATCGTCTTCTTCTGATGCTTTAATGGCTTTTAAATTACCACCATCATAATCTTCTTTTTTCATTGCTTTTTTAACTTTACGAACAATTTTTTGTTCTTCAGTTTCATCATCATCATATTTTCCGTACCAAGGCATAATTATAATATTTAAAAAGTTTAGGAAGGTGTCGGGCATATCGGGAAGTTATGCTTTTATAATTTTTACCCAGACCCAGACACCTTCGGGTTATGTTATGCGTATTATATTTGAACCACTCATCTGCCGAAGCAGAACCTAAACAGTTGTGGTGTTGGTAGGAATTGAACCCACGTAAGTAATGCTGTACTTCGTTTGCACTTCACAGACAGAATGCAGAACCAACATCTGCAACAACACCAAATTATATGCAATTATACGAATAATAATTTAAATTGTTACAAAAAATCAAGATTTTATTAAATTAATTGCAAAATGTCTGTTATCTAAATCATTAACACATTTGCATTCATTTATTTGAACATTATAATCATTATTTATATTAAAAAACAATATAGCAATATTTTCTGGAAGTCCATTTGGATAAGGTGTTGCAACACTAAAATATATTCTATTTTGTTTTAATATACTATCAGTTATTTTAAATTTTTCATCTTCCATTAATTCCATTGCCAATGACAATTGTTCATATAACTGAATTTCATCTTTACTGACATTACATTTAATTGCTGAATCAATATCTAATATTCTTCTAACACTAATATCATCATTCTCTTCTTCCAAATCATACATATAATCAAGAATTGATAGTACGAAATTAGTATAAAAATTTAAGATTTACAAGTCTTTTGGAATAATCTGAATATCAGAGTATTTATATTTACTGTAATTCAGATACATAAATATAAATGCTTATGACTGAAGTAAAACGTAAAGATATTAAGGATAGTTTTATTCTATTTTTTTCTCAAATGTTATCATTTGCTATTATTACCATAAACTATCGAGCAATTGCACAAGCAAATTATTTATGGTCAATTTTATCAGACATAATTGTTGCAGGTTTATCTTATTTTGTTGTTAGAAGAATAGCAAAATCTAAAGATAGTAAGTTACAATGGTTTGGTTTTACTATTGGAAGTGCAATTGGAACTTGTATTGGTATTTTTATTTCTTTATTATTATTAGGTTCGTAATTAACTAAAAAGTTTATCTGATATAGTATGTACTGCAGAACCTAATTCCAATCCAATAAAAATTATAATTATTGTATGTAATGTCGTTATATTTGTCAATACTTGTGTTTGTCCTTTAAAAGCACATATAGTGAATGGTATTGCACTAATATAAAGAATTCTTATAATAGTACCAATAATTAATCCATGTGTAAAAATACTACGATGTTCAAACATTAATTGATATGGTATCCATATCATTTTCAGTACCCACCAACGATTGTATGGTCTACTATCAATATCTAAATCACCATTGAACATTAAAGAAGAAAATAAAAACAATCCAAATATAATTGCAGTTATTTTTATATCTTTTGTTAGATAATACGTTACACCCGCAACAACTGGTGCAGTTACTGCAGTAATAATGTCATGTGTTCTTCCGTTTGGCATATTTTTAATTTTATTATTTGAATGATTATACGAATTTCATTAGAAAATGTTACAAAATTTTAAGTATTTATAAAAAAATATGATTATGAATAACAATTTTTATCCCGTACTAATAAAGAATAATGGTGACATTATTCATAATATATTTGCAACATCGCATAAAGATTTGATTAGCAAATATATTACTTCTGAAGATGAAATGAATAAAACATTCTTCAGAGCAATGTTTAGTCCTAAAGACGGTCATAGACTTGATGACATTGATAATTACAATATAATTATTAGTGAAAGTTATATTCCTGAATGGTTTGTTGGCGAACTTGCAATAAATATAAATGAAAAACTTAAAACAATTATTGGTAATATGATTGTTAAAAATCACAGACAGTTATTACTTCATGAAGGTGCAATTCTTGTTGGTACATCAGTAATTGATGAAATTAAACATTCAATTGTATTTGCTATGTATGATAATTCAAAAATCAAATCATTAGATAATAATTCTGAAGTACTATATATGACTGATGATAGTAGTATTGATGAAATGCATGATAGTACAAAAGTTGAAGAATTACTTGGATTTGCTAAAATAAGAGAAATGCATAATTATAGCAAAATTATAAAAATGTGGGGTAGAGCAAAAATTGGTATTATGTATGATAATTCACATATTGTAACATTAAAAGGTGATGCAAATATACTTGAAATGCACGATATGTCTCAAGCAAACAGACTTAAACACATGAGCAAAGTAGATGAAATGCACGGTCATTCAGTAATAGAAGAAATGTGGGATTGGACTGTTGTTGAAAAAATGTTTGATTATAGCCGTATTCTTTATATGGATGAAGAAAGTAAAGTACTCGAAATGTATAATGATTCAATGATTGATGATATGTGTGGTAATGCAGTTGTTGAAAAATTATATGAAAATTCTTTGGTTCGTAAATTACATGATGCTGCACAAATATTACAAAAAGAACTTGAATAATGGAGAATTTTAGTAAAAGGTCAATTAAAGCAATACTTGATAATGATGCTGCATATGCAATATTAGATAATACTGAAGCAGGTGGAAGTACTTGGTGCGCAGGTGGATGCGCAATACTTGCATATGCACTTAATATCGCCTTTGGACTTCCTATTTATGTAATATATGATTATGACCTTAAACAAATTGACCATTTTGGAGTTAAAACTAAAAATAACACATTTATTGATTGTGATGGTGAACAAAGAGAATGGCTGAGAAATTTCAAAAGAAAAGAATTATATATGCATCCAAATAAAAAAATAGGAATTCTACCATATACTCAGAATTTACATAATCTTGATATTGTTATTGATATGAAAGCTAGTAAAAAACTTGCAGCATTATTCAAACCACAACCAGTTGCAGTAAGTAATCAAACCTTACACGAAGGTTTATTTATTTAAATATTTTCCTTGTATTTCTAATTAATATCAACTATATTTGTTGCTAATTATTTATATTATGTTAGTAAATTTAGAACATCATTTTACCAATAGAGGTTGGTATTCTGATATACATCCATTTATTTTCATTAGACTTGAAGGTGGTTTTGAAGCATTTTCAGGTAAAGCAAGTGAAACTTGGGAATATAGATGGATAATTAATATTCCAGAAGATGAAGATTTAGGAATACCTGCTGTATTAGTTAAAGGTAATGTTCATGAAACTCTTGATAGTCTTGCAGAAAGAACTTTAGAAAAATTTATAATCGAAGAAGAAAAACAAAAAAATAAACCACAAGAAATTAAAGAAATTCTTGTAGGTGATTTTGTAGATTGGAATCAATATAATCTGGATGAACTTTGTGAATATCTTGATGAAAAATATAGATATAATAGTAGTGGTGAAGCACTGGCAATATTCAAATTAATTTAATTTTATAATAAAAATAAAAAGAAATCATCAAATAAAAAAATAAAAGATATTACAAAAAATAAATTATCTCAATATCGAAAAGGTAGTAAAATTAATAAAAATATTCATGACAAATCTTAGAAAATCAATCTATTTTTTACAACAAACACTAAGAAAAGATTATAAAGACGATAAGGATTTATTAGAAGCACTTGATATATTATATGTTGTTGAAAAAAGACCCAAAACATTACTTAAACTTGAAAAAATTGCCAGTACTTATCACGATAAAGATATCTTTGCGGGAGTTACTGTATCAAGAGATTGTCCTATTTGTGAAAAACATATACTTAATTCAGTATGTATTGAATCAGATATATTGGATTATTCAAAAGATTTGTACATTTGTACAGAATGCTATATGAAATTACATATGATTTGGAAAGATAAAACCCCAAAAAAAATCTGTCCGGTATGAAAATAATTAAATTAGATGAAAAAAATCCATACACAGAAATATTGTATGAAAAACTTAATAACTTCTTGTATTTTGGTTATGAATATTTACCAATAATATTTCTAAAATCAGTTTATCTGGATGGTGAGAAATTACAATTACCACGTTGGATAACCAAAAGATATTTGGATAGTATTGATGAAGGAACACAAAAATTAATGCAAGAATTAAATTGGGAATAATTATGAAAATATTAATTGATGAATTATTAAAATCTGATAGTACACAAGAACAAGCAACAGTGATTATTGATGGCAAAAAATTGCAGGGTTATCAAATCGCCAAACCATTAAACTATGAAAAAGAATACTGTACTTTTATGGAAAGACTAAAAGCAGCATTACTTGTATTTAAATGTAAAGCAATTGCTGTACAATATTTTAGAGATTTAACTGAAGAAGAAAAATTTAAATATGTAAAAAATAAAATAAAAAATGAGTAAATTAGGATTAGCAAATAAACTATTTTTTCAATGGTTGTTTATAAGACTTACAAAAAATACCGATAGACAGGTTTTTAGTTATAATCCTATTAGTTATGATATAATGCCTTATGGAATTGCTTCACAAGGTATTGGTGAAGTAAGAGTTACCGAATGGTATAGTATCCAATATTGGATGTTACCTCTTACTGGCTGGAAATGTAATTATATCTATTTGGGTAAAAAAAGTCCAAGATATTGGCAAATAACAAAGAAAAAAATAATAAATAGTAATGTTATTAATAGTAAACCTAGAAGTAAATTTTTTAAATATATAAAATGAAAATAGATGGAGTAGAATTAAAAGAAGATGATATGATTGTTATTTTAAATCAACCAAATATTTTAGGTAAAACAATTTTTAGTTTTTTATATAAGTTTTTATTAAAAAGACGTAGACAGACTGAAAATGGTATATATGTCGTAACTAAAATAGGAAATAATGATAACTAAACAAGAAGTACGAACATTTAGAATTGATAAAAAATGTCCGAAGTGTGATATAGGTAATATGATTGCAACAGGTACTCGCTATACTACAAATGTAACTCAAGTTCAACATAGATGTAATAATTGCAGTCATGAATGTAGTTATATCAATCAATCATATCCATTGTATAGCCATGAAAATATTGGTGAAATAACATTATTAATAGATGATACTGAAGAAGTACAATAATTATGGAAGTAAAAAATGAAGTTAAAACAATAAGAGTGGATTTCTTGTGTCCTAAATGTGAAAAAGGTTTTCTTAGACCTACTGGAAATGTCTTAACAACTTATCCAGCACAATATCCACCACAATATCCACATAAATGTAATAATCCTGATTGTGATTATGTACAAACTTTTGGTAATGTATATCCGTATGTAATACATGAACCTATTAATTTACTTACATTATTAGGAAAAAAATATGGTTAATCTCAAAAGAATAGAAAGATTTCAAAAAGGTATTGAACTATTTGGATATGATTCGGATTTTCGTAAAGAAATTGAAAATCTAATGAATGAAGTTCCTATTGATAGACAAAAACTTGATGATTGCTTTGACAAATACAATATTTCAAAAGAAAAATAATAATGGATAATTTAAATATTGAATGTGAATATTATCCCTGTCATAAAAAAATGGAAGATTGTACTTTCTGTTATTGTCCTTTCTATCCATGTTATAATCAAGATTATGGAAAATTTATAAGAATTAAGAAAAAAAGAGTCTGGGATTGTAGTAATTGTACTTGGATTCATGAAAGCGAAACCGTGGATTGTATTTATGAATTTATAAAACAAAAATTTAACCTACCTTAATATAATGATTGTTATGATTCGAAACAATGAGGTCCGATTCCGTTTGATTCCTAATAAGGTTATATAATATTTCAATAGTCTATATATTATAGAAAATAAATATGAATAATAAATATATAATTATTATATTGTTATTTGTGTTGCAAATATTATCAGCACAACAACTAAATTATAAACATGGTAAACCAACTACTAAAGGTATTTGTGAATATGTTGATAATAATATTGATAGTATTATAATTGAATTTGAGAAATTTGTTGATGATAGTATCTATAATGTCTATATTGCAACCGATGACCTTAGTGAATATTATGAAAGAGATGGTTTGGAATTAGGAGAATTTAATGCACCTAATTCAATTGTCATTACTAATCAAATAATATTTTTTGATTATGAATTAAAATACTTATCATGGTGGAAAAAAATTAATATCAGCGAATCTAATCAATTTGTAAAAGCAACTATTTTGCATGAACTTATGCATGATTATTTTTATATTGTAATACAGAAAACAAAAAAATTACAATCAATACAATTGGACTATCTGAATGGTATTCATATGTGTCCTATTAATAGTGGTGCAGTTTTTATTGAAGAAGGTATTTGTGAATATCTTGTGGAAAAAATGGGTCAAATGATATGTGATGATGATTATAAAAATTATAATAACGATTCTATATCAAAATATTTTAATACTTATTATGTCAAATATCATATGAGTAGATTGTTTGTAAAACCAATTGTTGATAAATTTGGTTTTGGAAAAGCAATTGAAGTCCTTGTTACTAATAAACCACCAAGTATTGATGAAATCCAATATCCGAATAAGTTCTATAATAGATTAAAAATTTTTTAATTATAAAAAAATTTTTTATAGAATTTTTTATGGTTTTGTTTTTGGTTAAGTATCTATATATCAGGAATTTTATTAATATTTTTTTAAAATAATTAAATATTTATAGAATTATTTTAACCTATGTGAAGATAGTCGTGTAGCACCCCCACCGTCCAGAGGGGGTGTAAACAGGGGGTTATAGGAGGGGGGGATACGGGGGTATATAGGTAGGGGTTAGTTTAGACAGGTTCTAAATAGTAAAGTAATTATAAAAAGAGGGATGAAATTTACACCCCCCTTTAGTTTTCTTATACTATTTCGTAAGTAGTGCCACGAACTTTTAGGCGTTTAATGTTTTCGACCGCAATTTCTCTATGATAAACTGGTTTATCAACACCCTGATATTTGGCAGGGTCAGATTGTGGAAAATACATCTTAATTAGTGCATTTGGAATAAGGTTAAGCACTGAATCAAAGTGAAACGACCTAAAAGTTTGTTGTGCCTTATATGTAAGGTAAAACGTTCCTTTTTCAATATGTTTACTTAAAGCTGTGCTAATACGTTTACCTTTGCCGTTCCATAAAGGTTGGCTTAAAAATTCTCTTTCTTTACCTTCTCTTTCAAGTTCGTTATTAACAGCATTTTCGTATTTATAACCAATCATGCAGCCAACATTTGCAATTTTAGTAACATTGCCAAAACGCTGTTTACCTTCTTTTGTTAATTTAGGTTCAGTAACATACTGAATTGAAGCAGGTTGCGCACCATAGCTCCAATTAGCAAGCATTACAATTAACTGATTTACTGTTATTTTTTTAGTTATTCTCATTTTGTTTTATGTTTAATTGGTTTATGAATGAGTATACGTACAATGTTGAAAATAGTTACAGTTATTATTTAAAATTAAAAATTATTTGTTTTATTATGTTCAATTAGTTCACTATCTTGTGAACCATTTTTGACCATTAAATCAAATTTAATTTTTGCTTTATCGAATGTTTTATATAAACCATTTGAACAAAAAGGGTTTTTAGTAGTTTCGTACACAGCATAAGAAATTCCATTTTTGTAAGGTTTATTTAATCTTATTAGATTAACAAAACTACCATTTTTGAAATTTGCATATTCAATAAGAGGGCTATTAAATACCCTTCGGGGCAATATTAAGTAACTCATATTTTTTTATTATTGGTTTATAATTATAAAGAGTATACGTAAGAAATAAAAAAAGGTTGCAATTTCTCACAACCTTTTTAACATTGTCTTATTGTTTACAGGTATTTATAAAATTCTGAATCTACTTTTATAGTTTCTCTTACTGTTTCCAATTTTTCTTTTAACTCGTGATATTTGTTAAGTTTTGCCTGTTCTTCATCAAAGTCAAGTACTTTGGTTAAATCTTTGGTTAGGTTATCAAAATCAGTCAAGTTTTTTAGGGTAGTATTATCCATTTCACCCAAGTAAATACTTTTTTCAAAATACTGGCAGTAATATGTTTTATCTTCATATTTACCACCATTGAAACAAAGTTTAAAATTCAAACAAATTGAATAATTACTTATACTGAAATAACAACCCTGATTAGAAGCAAAATCATTATCAGTTAATTTGCAAACATTTGCATTGAAATTAAGAAAATCAATAATAAATTTTGCACTTTTACCGTTCAGTGTATTGATTTTCTTACCTATGAATTTTTCTAACTGTGGATAGATATGAATTAACTGTTCTAATACTATACGATTTAACTCATTCTTCCCATGTATTTCTAATTTTAAGTTGGTTTTCATTGCTTTATTGTTTTTATTGGTTTATAAAGAGTATACGTACAATATAGAAAATAGTTACAATTTTACCTTGAATCAGTGAAATAATGACCTTGATTATTATAACCAGAAGATTCACAACCCCTTATGGTTGTTTTTAAATGATAAGAAAGACTGTGACAAAAATGAACAAAATTGTTCCAATTTAATTCACATACCGAGTATTGTGGTTCTTTATCCCAATTTATGGCATTTGTACCGACTGTATAGTAATATGTTTTCATTTGCTTTATTGTTTTTGGTTTATGTATAGTTTAACGTAAGAAATAAAAAAAGGTTACAATTTCTTATAACCTTTTTTACTTATTATCTTTGTTTGAATTTACCGTCATCAATCCAGATAATTAAATGGTCATCTGTTGGGACTAACATAATATGATAACCTTTAGATAAGATTATTTCTATAATGATATTACGCATATCAACTGAATAGTCAAATTCTGTATTTCTTTCGTATGGCAGGTCATCAAATTTAGTACGCCAATATGATACAATTATTTTTTTCATTTTCTTTTTGTTTTTATTGGTTTATGTATGGTTTAACGTAAGAAATTAAAAAAGGTTACATTTGCCAGTAAATATAATATTATGGTAAATGTTCTAAAATATATTTATTTTTTGTAACCTTTTTAAATAAAATACGTTAAATACTATATATTTCACAAAATTTTATTTATTCATTAAAAACCAAAAAGCAAAATGAAAAGAACTAAAAGTGAATTATTGAGTAACACTAAAGACGTAAAAAACTCAAAGTTTATTGATAACAATACATTAAGTATTGAATATCAAAATGGAATCAAAGCAATACGCTTGCATAATACTGATATTGTCACAATAAAAGACAATATGTATATTCTTAATTCTGGTGGCTGGCGTACACCAACAACTAAAGACAGAATTAACAAATATTCACCTGCCAGAATCAGTCAAAACAACGGTCAATGGTTTATTAAAGGCTTTTTATTTTACGATGGAATTGAAATTAATCAATCCGGTGACATTGTTTCCAAAAAACTTGAATCTGACAATGATAAAGTTAATAAGATGAAAAAGAAAATTTCAGATTATTGTAATCTTGTTACTAAAGAAAATCTGCCTTTACCTTCCTCTGGTGACTGTTGGGATTGTGCATTTATTTCAAAAGATGGTAAAACAATGGGAGAACTTTCAAATAGCACTCATTTATTAAATCATCTTGACGAAAAGTATTTGCATGGTAGTATTTTAGTTAATGCAATGAGAGAAACCGGATATAATGACCAGCAAATCGGTTTTCATTACTCAGCAAAATTGTATACTACTTTTAGACGTGCATTAAGAAAGTATTTGCAAAAAAGATTAATTGCTAACATAGCAATAAGATAATGTCCAATGTACATAATAAAAGGTTACAATAAAATGTAACCTTTTATATTTTTTTACGTTTAACTATTATAAACCAATAAAAACAAAGCAAAATGGAAGTACCTAATATTATTACTGGAATTGACTGGAAGTTATTAAGAAAACAAAAAAGATTATTACTTCAAGTCATAAATAATGATAATGTAAATTTTAAAGAAAAGGAAGCATTAGAAGGTATTTTAAATCTTATTGATGCAATACAGGATTATGCTGTTGATGATGCACAAATAGTCACAGAAATTGAGGTTTTCGGTAAGTTAAAATAATACTAATAAAATCATAATAACTATTTTCGTTCAATGTACGTAAACGAATTATTATAAACCAAAAAACACAAAGTAATGATAAATTTTGAAACAATTTACAATGAGAACTATAATAATGTATTGAATTACATTAATAGTAAGATTAAAGACAGATTAACAGCCGAAGACCTAACTGCAGAAGTGTTTGAAAAAGTGTACAAACATTTAGAAAGTGGTATTTCAGGTGCTTTTAATTCTGAAAAAGCAAAATTCAATACTTGGTTAATGGCAATTACTAATAATCATCTTATTGACCATTTTCGCAAAACTGCAAATGATAACCGGGTTCAGAATGTCAGTGATTTTGTTAATGAAGAGGGTGATGAAATATTTCAATTTGTTGGTAGTAAAGACAGCGAAACCGATTTTGATATTAATGAAATTGAGCTTAAAAACAGACTTGACAAAGCATTTGATTCATTAAAACCTAAATACAAAAGGGTTGCTGAATTATATTTCCGTAAGGAAATGAAATACATTGAAATTGCTGAAATGTGCCAGATTCCAATAGGTACGGTTAAAGCTACAATAATGAGATGCAGGGAGATGTTACAAGCAGAATTAAAGAGTTTGCACAATGTTCGTAAAGTAGTAATGGCATAATGTAACCTTTTAGGGTAATGTACGTATACTTATTATAAACCAATAAAAACAATAAAGCAATGGAACGTAAAAATTGGATTGTTCGTTATTATGACAAAAAAGATGTTTTAATTAGTTCACATATAATTAAAGACAGAACCGACCACGAAGCCGAAAATGAAGCAATGGCAGATATGCCAGATAATTGTGATGATTGGTCAATGATTTCAGAAGAAGAAAATAAAAAATTGAGACCCAAATAACAATTGTTCAATGTACATAAGTTACAAAACCAAAATAAACAATAAAGCAATGCCAAATAAAAATGTTGTTAACGTATATCAAAAACCATTAACCAATGAAGATTTTGAAGGACAAGCAGCTTTGATAAAGAAAGAAGATAATGTACAATCAAAACAACCCGGATATGAATATTGGTATGTACGTTTTCTTGATGAAGAAGCAAAAGTATTGAGATTAGTTAATATGAATTGTTAAACCGGGTCAATGTACATAATAAAGGGTTGCTAATAATGCAACCTTTTTTAATTTACTGCGTATACTCACTATAAACCAATAAACAATAAAGTTATGACGACAAAAACAGCAGTAAGACCTTTGTACGAAATTGCAGAGGAAATCCGTAAAGATTGGAAACCTGTAAACTATGCAGCTAAACCATATCTTGAAGCAATGTACAGCTTAAACAAAATTACTGACAATTACATTATGGATACTGGTAAAAGCATTGTAGCATATTTCCTTTGTAATGCAAGTTCTTGGAGAGGTGACGTTGCCAAACGTGTCAAAGCTGAATTGAATAAAATGATTAAGTAATTAATCGATGTACAATAAAAGAGGTTGCTAAATGCAACCTTTTTTATTTTATTGCGTATACTCATTCATAAACCAAAAACACAATTACAATGAAAATAATTAACGGTAATTTTAAAGAAATTGATTATCCGGTTGGTGACCATATTCAAGAAAATATTCCCATTATTAATAATATGGGTATTAGAATTAAATCTATTTTAATTGAAAAGAAATTAGAAAGTGATGACCAAATTAATCTAATTTGTAGTGGTAGTTCTGGTGCTATTATATCTTCAATTATAGCAACAATTCTTTATAAAGATTTTAAAGATGTTAATATTCGTCATATAAAAAAAGACGGTGAAAGTAGTCATGCAGCAGATAATTATAAATCTCATTTTTATAGTAGTTATTTTAATGGCTTTAATATTATAGTTGACGATTTTATTTGTAGTGGTGACACAATGAAACGTATCTTTAGTAAAATACGTGACGATATTCAAATTGATATAATTGCTATTAGTAAAATTAATAATGGTTGTGAAAAAGTTATTAATTTTTTTAAAGAACAAAAAGTTAAGATATTATTAAGAGATTAATGTAACCTTTCTAACTAAAGTCCGTATACTCATATATAAACCAAAAAAACAATAAAGCAATGAAAACAATACACGCAGATTTTACAACAATAAAATATCCTGTTGGTGACTATATTCAATACAATATTCCAATTATTAAGTATATGGGAGATAAAATCAAATTAATTCTAATTGAAAAGAAATTAAATACCGATGCACAAATTAATTTGATTTGTAGTGGTTCATCTGGTGCTATTATTGCTTCAATTATTGCAACAATTCTTTATGATAAATTTGAAAAGGTATGTATTCGTTACATAAAAAAAGATGGTGAAAATAGTCATGGATTTAGTTATATGTGTAGTGAATGGTTTAAAGGTTTTAATATTATTGTTGATGATTTTATTACTACTGGTGCAACAATGAAATATATTTTTAATAAAATCAATAATAATACTAAAGTTGATTTAATTGCTGTTAGCGAAATTGATTGTGATTGGCTTAATAGTATTAATTATCTTAGAAAAAAGAAAGTTGGAATTTTATTAACTAAATAGTAACTTTTTTACTTAATGTCCGTATACTCATTATAAACCAATAAAAACAAAAAGCGATGAATCAAATTAATGAAAAAATTGATTATCAGAAAATCACAAAGAGTTGCAGAAATCTGAATGTAAAAGAACTTATGCAATTACTTCATATTAACGTTTCGATTTTCTGGTCATGGGGTGCTCATGCCTTCATAGTTGACGACAAACGCAATACCAGAATGTTTAGAATGGCTGTGCAAGGAAATCATCATAACGGTCATGTATATATCTTTGTAAATGGTTTGGATTTATTTGATGTTTATCTAACCACATTGCAGGGAACTATTAAGGACAAAATTGAAGGATTGTACTTTGACCAATTAGTTGAATGGATTGACGAGAAAATTGAAAAAATTCCTGCTTATTCACATTAAGAAATAAGGGACAGATTGTCCCTTTTTTTGTCCCTTATAATGTAACTTTTTTATTTAAAATTCGTATACAATTATATAAAAACAAAAGCAATGTTAAAACCAATTGACATAGGAACGTTAATAAGAACGCCAGTTAGTGAATTACAAAAACACGTAGTTGAATTATTTCATAATACCGATGAATATAAAACCGAAGTTATTATAAATGGTGGTGAGATATTATATTCACCTTGTGGAATGTTCATTTATCTTTATAATGAAAATCTGGATACATTAAATTGGATGTTAGAACTTGGTATATTAAATTAAACTGTAACATTTTTGTATATTGTCCGTATAATAAACTAAAACCAAAAGCAATGGAAAAAATAGAAATTACAATCAGTCAGGAATTAACTCCGCAAGATATCAATGATATTGTTAGTACAGCATTAGAAGGTGGTATTAATTACTGGTGCGGTGGAGCAATTATTAAAGATGTACCCGCAAAAGCAGAAGGAAAATATGATTTTGCAAGTGATGTTATTTCAGTTGGTGGAACGCTTGAATTATACGATGCAGAAAGTCCTGACAGATGGGAACTAAATCTTGAAAAATTATTAAATGGAATTAAAATGCATTGTACAAAAATTGGTAAAACTCCATTAGAACTAATGGATGATTATGATGCCTGTGATGCTGATTGCATTGTACAATATGCAGTAATGGGAGAAATAGTATTTGGCTAAAAATATAATCATTAGTTTTGTTTCATTGTCTTTATATTGGTTTGCCCCTGTGCTTCATTTAACCAGAATGACACAGGGGTTTTTTATGCTTCATATTTTAAGATATAATTTTGTATTTCGTGGTTACTTAAATGTACAGTTTTTTGTTTGTGTTTACTGTCATTAATAATTGTAATGATAAATTCGTTCTTCAATGTACTATAAGTAATTTTTAGTATCCTATCATACCAAAAATTAAAGTTTTCGATATTGTACTTAATATCTAAAACTGTGCTAATCATAGTTTTTAGTTCGTTCATCATAGTATAGTGTTTGTTCATTACATAATTACTACATTTCGTCACAAATTCCAAATAAAAGTAGATGATAGAAATCATCATTTTATATGTTTCTTTAGCTATAATAATGTACAAGTTTTATTTAAAATAACGTAACCTTTTTAATTAAAAACCGTATATACTAATGTACTAAAAATAAAACATATTATGGAAAATCTAAATGAAAAACAACAATTAATTTCTTTATGTTATAAAGAAGTTAAACCAAATAATTTTGTTAAAACAATTGGTTTTCATTTACTTCATTATAATATGGAAACTAAAAAATGGAGTAATTATTTTTTAGGTAAAAATGACCAAATTTGTATATGGCAGACTGTTAAATATGAACAAACAGAATTTAGTACTTTATCTGCATTTCTTAGATACACAGAATGTTTTACAAAAACTACATTTTATAATACAGATACAGATTTTTCTATTTTAACACTTCTTGAAGTTTTTTCTAATATGTAAATTGTAACCTTTTTAAATAAAATCCGTATTATCTACATAAACCAATAAAAACAGAAAGCAATGGAAGCAGTTAAAACAATTCAGTACAAAAATCACATTATTAATATCATTCCAGATGAATTTTATAATAGTGATACTATGCTTGGCGAAGATGAAGAAGTATTTTTGCTTTATTATCACAGGGACTTCTACATTAAAAAAGATGGTTTTCCTGAACCTAAATCAAATGAAGATATTAAAGCATTGAAAAAAGATTATTTCTTATTTATTGTCTATGCTTATATTCATTCAGGCGTTTCATTATCACTTGGCAATGATACATATCCTTTCAATGACCAGTGGGACGTTTCAAATTGTGGTTATGTTTTAATTAAAAAAGATTCTGGTATTGATAAACCCAGAGAAGCAGCACAATCATTGATTGATGAATATAATGATGTATTGTCCGGCAATGTTTATGGTTATCAAGTTACTTTTAATGATGAAGTAACTGATAGCTGTTGGGGTTTTGTTGGTGATATTGACAAGTCTGGCATTATTGATGAAGCAAAAGGAATTATTGATTATAATGTTGAACACAATAAGGAAAAATTTGCTGAACAATTGACATTGGAATTATAAAACAACATTGTTCAATGTACATAAAAGAGGTTGCTATAATGCAACCTTTTTAATTAAAATCCGTATACTATTATTATAAACCAAATAAAACAAAACAAAATGGAAAAGATAATAACTAATAAAATTTTGACAATAAAGGCATACATAGCATTTGCTGAATTTGTTGCAAAACCTGAAAATCTAAATTCATTAATAACCAAATTGGAATTAATTGAAAAAGAAATTAAACGAGGTAAAAATACCGATAAAGGTTTATGGTTTAGATTTTTTAAAGGTGATACTGCAGCCACAACAATTGATAATTTGAAAGATACATTTGAAATCGAAACGCCAATGTACATAAGTAGTACTTCAACAGCCAAAAAAAATAAAGAATATATGATTGAAAATATTTGTATTGCTTTAAATGAAGTATCTTTACAATTATATTATTCATAAATCGTAACTATTTTAAATAAAATCCGTATACTCATTATAATTAAGTTACAAGTATAAACCAATAAAAACAAAAAGCAATGGGACAATATTACAAACCAGTGAATTTAGACAAAAAGAAATTTGTTTATTCACACGACTACGGAAACGGTCTTAAATTAATGGAACATTCTTGGATTGACAATGATTTTGTTGCAATAGTTGAAAACCTTATTAAAAAAGGTGGCGACTGGTACGGCAATAGAATTGTTTGGGCAGGTGACTACGCTGAAAATGAACCAAAAAGAGAACACAATCTTTATCACATTGTTGGTGAAAATAAAATCACTCCCAATACAAAAAGAAATCCAAAACTCCGGTATTTAAAAAACTTAGATACAAAAGAATTTGTCAATCTCAGCAAAGTACCTGTAAGTGACGTTTATAACAATTTTAAATTCAGGATTCACCCTCTACCATTATTAACTTGTGAAGGTAACGGACAAGGTGGTGGCGATTACTTTGGCGAAGATAAAAACAAATTGATTGGAAAATGGGCAAGAAACAGGGTTACAATACAATCACATAAACCCAAAGATGGAATTGAAATTGTTTTTGATTTGATTGAAAAATAATCATTGTTCAATGTACATAAAAAGAGGTTGCTAATAATGCAACCTTTTTTATTTAAAATATATTCGTATATTTGTAACTATTTTATTTAAGATTCGTATATACTAATATAAACTAAATAATAAAAATCATGAGCAGACGAGTTAAAAAAACCAAAGTAGGTGCAACAGTTTGTACCATTGGCGACCTTCAATTTGATGTTGAAATTCGCAACGAAACAATGACATGTAATAAAGAATATAGCCGTAAGGTTATAGGACAAATTAATGGCAGTGATTTTCTTTTAAATCAGTGTTCAGACATTTACACCTTGGTGAAAAATACTGACATATTCCCAAACATTGAAAAGGTGTTAAATGATAATAATATCAAATTCAGTGTAACATATTCTCACATTAACAACGTCAGATTTTATGCTGACTATATCATTGAAGACCAACGTTATTCTTATCACATGAATGGCACAACCGATTATGTTAAACCAATGTTAAGAGTTCAACATTCTTACAATGGATTAACTAAATACAGAATTGTTTTCGGTTATTACCGCCTTGTTTGTACCAATGGAGCTACTATTCCAGTAGAACAAATGAAAAATTTCAATCTTTGTATTGTTGGAAAACATACTTTATCAATTGAACGTAGCTTTAATGAACTTGATAAAATGTTGAAGAACTTTGCTGTCAATGCAAAACAGATAACCGAAGAAATAACTGCAAAGTACGAGTTACTTGGTGGTCGTATGGTTACCAAACTTGAAGACCGGGTAAAAGAAGTATTGAACGCTGTTAAAATACCAATAGTTGATAATTCAAAGTTTAGTACATTGAATTACATTATAGGTAAAGCAAAAAATGAAGCAGATGACAGCGTTGGAAATCTTGGCTATCATGGAGTAGTAAACGATTTTCTTGTGTATAATGCAATTAATCAATACTTAAATGATAATAGTCGTAATATTGCCGTTCCTGAAAAACGTATGGAAACAGATTCAAAAGTATTTGAATATATGCTTGAAAATGCTTAAGCAATGTACAAAAAAAAATGACCTTGTATTGTAACAAATGCAGGGTTTTTTCGTATAATAATTATAAAACAAAATAATGGATAAAGAACTTGATGCACTTATGTTTGCAGTAAATGAGAAAGCAAATAAATCGAATGAAATTATGAATCAAAGTACTAGTGACATTGAAGAATATAATTTTCATAAAGGTCAGTTTCAAGCATATTCAGAAGTTTACACTATGCTCGATAATATTAGGCAATCTTTGTAACATATTGTCCAGAATTTCGTATAATTATTATAAACCAATTAAAAAAATAAAGCTATGTTACTACAAACCGAAGACAATAAAAAAATGTACTTAGTTCAATTAACCGATTTTAATGGAAATGAAATTGGATTGTACTTAGTTCCTGAGAATGTACCGCAAACTCAATTTGAAGAAGAAATTGAAAAGTATGGTGACCAAAGTGAATTTGATGAAAACAACGAATTGGGTGTTGTAAGAGTTTTCGCAGAAGAAAGTATTTTGAGTGTTGTAAGAATTTTCGCAGAAGAAAGTATTGTTGATGTTGATTTTTAAAACATAAAGCAAATGAAAAAAGGTTTTAAAATAGGTGACAAAGTATATTGGAGACTAATGATGGTAATATTATAAGCAGATGGTCAAGTAATAGAGACGATGGTAAAGATACTGTCTTTCTTGAACTTAATTTAAAACGAGAATTTAAAATTGATAGTATATTATTATTTCTTGGTAACTATAAACAAACGTATAATCTGTATATATCATCTGCAGATACAAGCAATATGATATTAATAGGTAGTGAAAAACATACTCCAATTCCTGTGTATATAAAACATTAAAAAACAATGGATGATATTAATGATTTTCTTGAAAACGAAAAAAATAATTTAGCTTCCAGTATTCAAAAATTTCTTGACTACAAATATAGAGACACAGTAAAAAAAGAAATTGGTGATAGAATTAATGTAGTTGATTTTTCAAGTGTAACTCATGTAAACGGTGATGAACTTGAACCCGAAGAATATGATACAGATGATAATATACAAACATTTATGGTTATCGAAACTAATCAAAAATATCAATTCCGGTCTTGTCATAAAACATATTCTCAAAACTTAATTATTGTTAATCTTAAAGATAAAAAACAATATAGAGTTAATTCTAGTCATGTAAAACTATTATGATATGAACAAAAGAAATGCTATTATAGGTATCAAAGATATCATTAAGAAATATGGTGAAACTACCTCAATATATCTTAAGCTCAAAATTGAAGATAAACCTTGCTTAAGTTTAATTGTTAAAGGTAAAGAAATAAAATGTATATTTGTCGAATTGTATAATAAAGATAGTGTTACTGCTATTACCAATATTAATGGTTATTTTAAAGAAAGTAATATTATTCCTTATGAAAATATTCCTGAACCAATATTAAATCAAATACTGAAACTATTAAAACATTACGAAAAAAGAAAAGTAGGAAATAAATACTTTGATATTTTGTAACATTTTTAATTAAAATCCGTATAATCATATATAACATTTAAATAACTGATAGTTGTAACTGGAAACAGGGACCGAGTAGACCGAAGAGTGCACTGAACTCAGATGTTAGAATCGTTCTAAATAATAATTGTCGAAAATGTTTAATATGTAGACAATTAAAGAAATAATTATATATTTTTTCTAATATTTATATGATTTAATACTTCTATTAATAAAGGATGTTTATAATTTATAATATATGGTTTATCTCGTAAATAATTAACATCAACTATTGGTGCACCATATTCATTATCAGTTTCAAATGGAATGTTTTCTTTTTTTAATAACTCAATATATCCCTTTTGTTGTTCAAGTAATGCTAATTCTAATTCATTTCCAATTTTAACTAAATCTGCATAATAATCAAAATCAATACTATATTGTTTCATATTTTTATATTTTAAGTAAAGATAAATACTTTAAATATAAAATCCTATTCTTTTTTCTTTTTATTTTATTCTATTTGCATTGTACTATATATTGTGTAGTAATATGAAAATATTTACTATTTTTGTATTAAAATAATAATGTATGAGTATTGAAAATAAAAATGAAAAGCGTAGACAATATTATGCTAAAAATAAAGAAAAAATAATTAAACAAGGAAAACAATGGCGTATTAATAATAAAGAAAAGGTTAAAAATAATAAAAGACGATATTATTTAAAAAATAGAGAAAAAATTAAACAACAATGGATTGATAATAAAGAAATTCATAAAGAATATTATCTTAAATATTGGGACAGATATAAACAATATCGTATTGATAATAAAAAGAAAATAAAAGAAAGTGCAGTAAATAGAATTTATAAAATAACACCAGAAAAACAAAACGAATTATATGTTAAACAAAATGGTTGTTGTGCTATATGTGGTATACCAGAAGATAAATTAAACTATTTTTTATCTATTGACCATAATCATAAAACTAAAAAAGTAAGAGGATTGTTATGTCATACTTGTAATAGAGGCATTGGATTACTTAAAGATAATATTAATATATTACAAAAAGCAATTGATTATATAAAAAATAGTAAATAATTGTAACATTTTTGGTTTAAATCCGTAATATAACACATAAACCAAAAAACATACACAAATGAAATTCACTACAATTGCTCAAACAAAAACAGACACGGGCTTGTCTTATCTTGGTTCTGTTAACAAGAGTGCTAAACTTGCTAAGAACGGCAAAATTTCGCACCAATATACATATAGTATCTATTTAGCACCTGCTAATATTTCTGGCTATAATGTATGCAGTCATAGTACGCCTGAATGTAGACTAAATTGTTTACATACTTCGGGGCGAAATGGTATGGAAATTCTATCAGGTGTTAAGACAATGACAAATGATTGCCGTATTAAGAAAACCAAATTATTTTATGAACAACCTGAATATTTTATGCAATGGTTAATTGCTGAATTAGAACGGTATCAAAATAAAGCAAAAAAAGACGGTTATGGATTTAGTGTAAGGCTTAATTGTACTTCGGATATAAACTGGCAAACAGTTTTGATAAATAGCAAAAATCTGTTTGAATTGTACCCGGACGTGGTTTTTTATGATTATACAAAAAACCCTGCTAAATTCATCAATAAGCCCAAAAATTATCATCTAACATTTTCATTTACCGGACGTAATGAAATATCATGTAAAGCATTACTTCAAAAAGGATTTAATATTGCAACAATATTTGATATAAAGAATGAAACAGAGTTGCCAAAAACATTTATGGGTTTTCCTGTTATTAATGGAGACAAAACCGATTATAGAGTTAATGACCCTAAAGGTATTATCGTTGGATTGAAATTTAAGAGAATTGCTAACCAAAAAGCAGAAAAGGATTGTTTTGTAGTTAATCCAACAACAGATGAACGTTGTCAGAATGTCAATGTACATGAAAATGAATTGACATTAGTTTAAAATATATTATCTTTGTAGTTTATTTTTATAAAATGGCAAACAAAGAGTATAACAAACAATGGTATATTGCAAATAAAGAACATATTAAACAATATAGGATTAATAATTCAGAAAAGATTAAAAATTATATGAAGGATTATTCTGAAAGGAATAAAGAAGCAATAAAATTAAAAAGAAAGAAATATATTAAAGCAAATAAAGAAAAAATAAAAATACAACAATGGAAAACTTAAAACTGTCTTTAGTTAAAACTGTAGAATATAATTTAAAACCCTTTGGTAAGTTCTTAATTAAATGGAACTGTGGCGAAAAATCAAAACAAAATCCAAACATAATACCATTTAGTGAACTTCATTTTGATTATAATACTGGTATGCCATATACTAAAGAACAATACAAAGATATTGTTAAGTATATGAAGGCAAACAAAACTGATATACTAACCGAAAATGGTAAGTATTATACAATATTAAGTGAAAATCTGGTTGAATGTAAACACGGTAAATTAATTGATTATCGAAATAAATTAGAACTTCAAAATGTTTAACCAATAAAAATATAAAGCAATGAAAGAGCCAAAAATAACATTTAAAAATGTAAAGACTTTTCGAGGTATGGAAGGAATTGGATTAAACGCTGATATCTATATTAATGGTGTTAAATGTATATTTGTAATTGATGAAGCTAATGGTGGTGAATATAATTACGAAAATTATGAATATAACAATCCAAAAGCTGAACAGGTAAGAGCAAACATTAAATTAATGGACAATTATATTGCCAGTCTACCTGCAAAAATTTGTACTGATTTTGGTAAATCAATAAGTATTAAAGTTGATAGAGATACTTATATTAATGATAAATTACTTGAAATTGAAGAACAAAAAGCTGATAAGAAAATGCAGAAGTTATTTAAAACAGGTATAGTATTTGGTGTACCAAATAGCGGTAAATATCAATACCTGAACTTCAAACGTCCATTGTCCGAAATAATGTCAATGATTGTACAGAGACAAATTAATATTGTTAAGAAAGAGTATTGTAAAAATGGTGAACAAATTCTTAACACCAACCTTGCTAAACTCGGATTAATTGTTTAATATTGTACAAATGTTTAACCAATAAATAATATAATTATGATGTCAATGTTAGCAATTGCAATAATTGCTTGGTGGCATATATGTCTACCATTATCAATAATATTAATTGCATTTTGTATTCTAATAATAGTTGTTAATGCAATAGATTATTAACACTAATGTCCGCAAGTTGTGCGGTGAATAATAATTATAATGTCCGCATAATTTTGTAACAATTTAAACCAATGTACGTATATCAATGTACACAAAAACATAAACACAATGGGAAAAGTAAAAGAAAAACAAGTACTTATTGATGCAGTCATTGCTGACCTTAAGAAAGATTTTGAAGCAGGTGACTACACGGTATTGGAAGAACTATTGTTCATGATACCAAATGAGAACCTCATTCATTCTCTACCAGAAGAAGACTGGAAAGAATATGAGAATGTACAAGAAAACGTACATGAGAATGTACAAAATGATAATGATTACTTTCTTGGTATTGAAACCTATGACCCAAGAAATTTTAGTGATGAAGAAGTTCGGGAGTTTAAAGAAAAATGGGGTCAATCACACGGAGAACTCTGTGCTGAACTTGGTTATGATGAAGTCGATACTTCTGAGCTTATTATGATTGATTTCTTCTGGATTGAAGCAGATAAAAAATGGTATAATATTGCTGCCTCAATGTACACCGATAGAGAACAAGAAATTGCTAATTACTTAAGACTTGGTAAATAATAATTAAAAACTTTATAATATGAATACATATCTTATTCTTTCATTTATTTTATTCCTGATATTAGGAATATGTTGGACTAAAAGTAATTTCCTAAACCTTATAGTTAAAATTCTCTTATTTGGTATGGGAATTGTTGGACTTTTCTTGTGGTTACAATTAAATGGCTACATTATAAAGATACATTAATATACTAATAGAATGTCCGTTCCATATTGTACAATAGGTATAATATTATTAATACTGTTTTGTATTGTACATGAAACATATTTAAAATATAAAAAGAAACACTAACCTTTTGTATTTATACAAAAGGTTTTTTATGAATGTACTAAACCAGAATGTACTTGATAACTATGTTTCTTATTTAAAAAATAATAAATATAAGAATGTACTGCAGGAATTAAAACTTGATTATGATAGTGAAAATGGTACTGATTTCATCTTCCTGCTTTTAATTAAAATCAAACGACATGAACATAATAAAGGTTGGGGTTCAAAAGTTCTTAAAGATATTGTACAAGTAGCTAATAAATATAATGTACAAGTCAGACTTTGGATAACAGCTATCTATGGAATGAATTTAAATAGATTAATGAAATTCTATATGAAACAAGGTTTTGTCTTAGACCACGATGATTATATGATATACACACCAAAAAAAATTAGAAAAAATTGTAACAAATTAGAATAATATTCGTATCATTGTACATAAATTAGAAAAAATATGACAACAACATTAACAATAATCTTATACATATTTCTTTATCTTATTGTTGGAAGAATATATACTAATCTCATGAAAAGTGATGAGTATGAAAATGCAGTTATTACTATCTTCTATCCAATAATAATCGTATGGAAAATTGCAATGAGTATTGCTGATAATATAACAAACATTTTATTTAAAAAAAGTTCTAAAGATATTTAAGAAACAAAATGCCAACCGTAGTCTGACTGAAAATGATTTACTATAGCTAAGTTGTCAAGTAAGTAGATGGTAGTCTTCGGACGGGAATTGAACTGTATTGTGGAGTAACGCACTCCAAAAGAGTAAGGCAGCTTAACGAACTGCATACAGTGATGATATTCTTACGGCAATGGTTATTCGATGAGTGAGTTGCTACACTCCAAATTGCAATCGAGTAGAAAAACCCCTGTTATTCCCTGAAACTGCACTTAGTACAGATATAAAAAGGAATTGCGGGGGTTTTTCCTTTTAAAATACTTGATAAATTCAAAAAGTTGTTGTAGCTTTACAGCAGCTTTTTGTTTTTAGTGTTGTTCAAACCACCTGCTTTTATTTCATCTTTCATAAGTTAATTATTTTGCAGGTGGTTTTTTTATTTAATATTGTAACATTTTTAATTAAAATCCGTATAATATATTAATAAAAGGGTTGACATACCATTGTATGTTGAGAGAGTAGACTTCAACCTACCTATAACTCTGTTGTTAGAATCATTCTAAATAATATAATATTTGTAACATTTCCTGAAGATATCCGTATTATAAAGAAAACACAATTATGGAAAAATTACCCACATTACATTTTCTACCATTAAATCAAGACCAGAAAGATTTGATTATTTCAATTATAAATCATTTTGGTACTGCTCAACATCCGATTTGCAATAATACTACTATAGATGGTTTTATGGTCTCTTATTTGAAAGAGATTATTAATAGTAAGAAATTCAAAAAATCAATAAGTAATTTATCTGAAAACGGTAAAAGAATTTTAGCTGAAATTGAAGAAATAATATATCTTAACCAAAAAAACACAATGAAAACAAAAACAAATTGGTCATCTCCAAAAACAAATATCTTTGCTGGTATAAATGACTTGCGCAAATGCTTTGCCAGTGGTTATAAAGCCAGACTGGTCAGAGCACGTAATGAAGACTGTCAGCATCCTATTACGGAAAAAGCATATCCTAATGACTTCAGAAGCTACGAATTCTCTATAGGTTATATCAGTAATGTAAATAAAATAAAGTCTGAAGAAATAATGTATAATGAATTCGAAAAAAGTCTCAGTCTTAATTATATCAATTGTTATGGAACTACTGAAGCAAAAAATCGATATTACCAAACTGGTATATTAAGTAAAGACAATTTTCATACACAGGGTTGTTCTCATCTGGTACATGTAGATGACTATATTAAATTCCTTGAAAAATCAGGAGACCTTGACCGTGCACAAATGTACAAGAAACAATATAGAATACCTGAATATGGAAATACTGCACACTTCTTCGATTTCTATAGATTAAAAAATGGTTATCATGATTGGAATGTGAAAAAATTTAAACGTAAACTCTGGGTTGTTGAAATGCTTAATGAGAAAGAACCTCAACCCCAGATTTCTATAATGATGAAAACAATAATTAAAATTATTAATGTACTGGTATATCCTCTGAAATACATTCCCCAGAGGTCAGTACTGCGTATGAAAGAATATAATGTTCATACATTCAGAGTTGGAGATGTAACAAATGGGTTCTGTGTTGAATTCCATATACCAAAGAAGTTCAGTTTTAAATAAAAATATTTTTCGCTCCGTTCTTGGAGCAACATTGTGTTTTGGTTTTTTTGGTTGATGTTTAATGGAGTTGTGACCCATTAAGCTGCCTCAGTGAAATTATATTCACTGAGGTTTTTTATAAAAATCTTTGTATTTATATGAAATTAATAGATTTTTATGAGAACAAAAGAAGAAATATTAGAATATAATAAACAATATAAATTAAGAAATAAAGATAAGGTTGCAAAACATTGCGCAAAATATTATCAATTACATAAAAAAGAAATAAGTAAACGTTCAAGAATTGCTACAATAAAAGAACATGGATTAACATTAGACCAATATGATGTTATTTTTAATAAACAGAATGGTAAATGTGTTATTTGTGGCAGACATCAAAGTGAATTAAAATTAACATTAGCTGTTGACCATGACCATATATCTGGTAAAGTAAGAGGATTATTATGTAATACCTGTAATCGTGGTATTGGTTATCTTCATGATGATATTAATTTATTAGAAAAAGCAATTCAATATATAAAAACTAATCGTTGATTTTGTAACATTTTTAATTAAAATCCGTATAATATATAATAATAGTTGTAACAGGATTGTACGCCTGAGACCAAGTATACTGATTAGTGCCTTTATGAATGTACGTAGAATCATTCTATATAATGTACATGAATAGATTGTCCATGAATGATTGTACACTTAAGCCATTGTACGACCATAATGTAAATTATATCAACTATTATTGATTGATGAATTGTTCATTCTTTTTCTTTACAGTAATTTCATATCCAAGAACATTTAACACTTTTTTAATATTATAAAATCTTGCTTTTTTATTACCATTTTCAATCATACTTAAAGTAGGTCTACTAATTTTTGCCATTTTACATATATCTTCCTGACGAAGATTTTGATAATTTCTACTTTCTTTAATTGTTTTACTAATTATTTGTATATCTGCATCTTCAAATATATATTCTTTTTTACTTATAATATTATCTGCATGATTATGTGCAACATTTAATAAATAACATCCCTCATCTATTGATTTTTTTATCCATTCTTTTTCTTTTTCATCAAGATTATTTTCATCACATTCTTCCAGTATTTTAATAACTGGTTTATATCCTAATATTTTTAATTGGAAAACCCATTCATTAATTTTTTCAGAATGTGATTCAGTCATGTGTTGCTTGGGTCTTATCATATATTTACTACTCTTTCCTATATAATGTAAATTATTTGTAAAGGGACAATAAAGACCATAAATTAAATTTTTATTCATATTAATATTTTAATATAAATACTGCCGTAAAATATATTTTCTATTTGTAAAGTATAGTTTACATTATAAAATATTATAATTTATTATAAATCAGGTTTTGGTAAAAATTAATGAGGGTCGAACGATGGTTGCGTGGGACATACAAAACTACCATTATTATATACTTTTCCTACCACATTTTCCCATTTTCTCCCACAATCTACCACAGCAATTTATTAGTCATTGTTTAACATCTTAATAATCAATACTGCTAAATCTCAATAAAAACGCTTAAAATAGCAACATTAAAATAATTAAAGTACGTATAACTCCAAGTTATTGTACATATATTTAAAACACATAAAATTCCGGCAAAATACCTAAATAATAATATTTACCATTCACAATAGAAACAGTCATATAATAAAACATATCATCTTTTTCATATTCTGCTTCTCCACACTGAATAAAACCATTTAAATTACATTTAGGTACAACAATACTGCCTATAGATAAATATAATTCTTCATCAATTTGACAAGGTTCTATTAGGTATTCATTTAAATTCAATTTAGATTTTTCCCATGCTTTAAATTTTTTCATAATTTACTTTTTTCAAAAACATTTTAAACTTTTTACCACCAGACTTAAATTCAACATAACTATTTTCAGCAGGTAACATTTCCAATACAAATTTATCATTATTACCATTTATTACTTTAATTGCTTCAAGGGGTTCATCATCATCGAATTGAATAAATAATTTCAGTTCTTTATTCTCTTTGATTTCAAAAAATTCTTCAAGACCATCAATATTAAAAATATGTTCTTCATTTTCATCATTAAGAATAGTTATACTACCATATTTGACATCTATTGGATGATAATTTTTATCAATAGTTAATGTAGGTCTGTTATCTTTTAACATTCTGCATTCATCAATAGCGATTAATGAATACTTATTCCAGTCAACATTTATAATATCAGTTGTTTTCATTATTTAATTTTTTTAAAGATTGTTTCTTTATTTGTCACCAATAATCTTTCGTTAATACATTTAATTTGCCATTCATTATTTAATATTTCTATTTCATTTTCCAATATTTTTATTTTTTCCAGATATTCAATACCAAAATACCAACATTTAGAGCAATAGACGGTTCTACAATCACCACCATTATATTCTTCATGTGCAACACAATTATTACATAAGTCTTTACCACACATTTCACATTTTGCATTGGAACAAGCCATACTATTTTTTATTTCAATTCCGCAGTCATCGCAATGTTTATGATAGACTATAATTTCTTTTGTACTTTTTTCTTCTTTTATCATAATTATTTAATCAATTTTAATATTCTTTTTTTCTGCAAGTTTTCTCAATACTTTGGCTCTATAACGATATGCACTTAAGAGTTCTTCAGGAGTACTGGCAGAACCTATTTTTAGATATGATTTTGAAATTTTTTTGTTATAATCAACACAACCGCCTTCTTTTTCATAAACGCATTTAAAACATACTGTATCTACTTTAAGGCATAGTGTACATTTTTTTACATGGCCATAACCAGTTAATCTTGTTTTTAATAAAGAAAATACAAAATACTTTTTCTTTTTTTCTAAAATTTCTTTCAGAGTAATAGTTTCATATCTATGAATTAGATTAATAAATTCATCAATATTTTCAGCATTATTATTTTTCATAAGTTTTAATTAAATAAAATAGTATATTTATTTTTATTTCAATTCCACAGTCATCGCAATGTTTATGAAAAGAATTACAATAATAACAATACCAATTACATACACAGAAATTATATCAACATTATTTCTTAAATATTTTTTATATTTCTTTGTAGGTAATTTAAAATGCCAGAGGATATACAATACATAAAGTATTGCAATACCAATCCAACCGAAAAATCTAACTAAGTATTTCATAATATCTGTTTTTATTCGTGAAATATATATTGAAAATTTTCTTTATAATCTCGTTTATCAGCACGTTCTTTTACAAGCGATGGATTATTTAATGACATATAATATTCATTTTTTCCTAATCCAACTATGTGTGCAGTTAAATCCCAAAATCCATCATCACCAGTTCCCCATTGTATTGTAATTGATGTTAATTTATCAACCAAAATACTTCTTTTATTTTTTACAAACTCTTTAAGTTGTCTTATTTGTTCTGGTGAATAATTATTTTTTAGCCATTCACCTTTTTCTTTATATGAATATCCACCAACAGAGTTCCATTGTAATTTATTAATCATTTCCCAATATACGTCTTCATTTTCAGACATAATTACATTTTCTGATTGTTGTAATTGTTCAACATAATCTTGAATTGTTTTAACTGCTTTTAAAAAATCTTCTTTGTATAAAATCATAGAATTGTATTATTAATAATATTATTTTTATGTAAATCTATCACCTCTCGGCAATCTTTTTTTCTTCTTTAATTATAATTAATCTTTATTTAATACTGCAATATTTTTATTAAATCCCTCTTGTTGTTCTTTAAAATACTGTTCCCATGTTATACCGCATAGTCTCTGGTATTCTCTTGTATTTTCAATTAATTCTTTTTTTGTTTTTCCCGAAGCAATAACACGTTCTTCCACGTAATTAAAATCAATTCTTTCACCATCTTGATTAGTCCATTGATTTTGTTTATCATCTGCTGTATTGCGATTAAAACCAATAATTAAATACATTTTACCTTTTTCTAAAGGTTTACTTATTCTTGCAGTATCACATTTAACTATTTCTCTGCAGTCCTGAATAAGTTTATCGTAGTTAATTTCTTTCATGTTGTTATCACTTTAAATTTATTATAATCCTGAATTACTTTATCAATAAATTCAGCTTTTTCTTTATTAGTACCTTTAACATTTAATATTAAATCTTTTGCAAATATTAACGATTTTTTTGCATGAAAAACTGCAGTATTAAAATCTGATTCATCTCTTAAACCACCAATTATATGTTCTTCCAATAATAAATTGGCGCAATAATTTATGTGATAATCTTTTATAATTTTCTTATTCATGATTTATTAATTTTTTAATATATATTCTTTTAAATATTTTGGATTTTTTTGCCATTTATTTCCAATCTTCATTAACTACTTTGTATTCCATTTTTATAATTATATAATAATTTTAATAATTCAGGATTATTTTTACAAAGTCTCGAATGACTTAACATCATTGGTATATCATCTTTGCACCATTTGCAAACAAAAGAAGTATCACTTTTTTGAATCCAATAATGTGAATCACTTAACCAATCATACATTTGAATTTCAAATTCATTTTCTTCCGAAATAATCGGTTTTGGTAATAATTTTATCATAATTTATAATTTTATTTCTTTTAATAAATTTAATGTATCATCTGAAAGACTTTCTTTTTTTGCTATACAGACTGCTACACATGGTGTTTCTCCAAATGCTAAATGACTTATATCTCCAGCATTTTTAAATGCATTTGCAGCTAATCCAAATTGAATCTTTTTAACATTTCTTTTTGCATTAACACTGACATTTCCTACAAGATTAGAAGTAAAGACAACATATTCGTCATCATCAATTTGTTTATTAAGCCATTTCATAAAATGGTCTTTTGTGTAGATATAAGTATCTCTATCCATTTTGATATATATTTTAATATTTTAATTTTTTATATGTTAATACTCTATATGAATAATATTTATTTATTTGTCCATCACCTCGTTGAGTATAAAAAAAATCACCTTTTTTATTAAACCTACCCACTAATTGGGTTGTATAATCTCGTACTATAAACATATACATTTCATCTTTTTCACTACAGAAAGTATTTTCTATTTCTTTCATGTTTTTATCTTCATCCATATAATTTTATTTTAAATCTGATTTATTCTCCAAAAATTCAATTGCATCTTTTAATGGTTGATAATTATTTGTGGTGAGAATAATATCATCCCAATTACCATATTTACATTTATAACCACAGATGTATTTAATAGCAATCCAAATTCTTTTAATGAAATTCTTATAAGTTTTTAAATGAATTTGTAAATAAACCATTCTTATATCTCTAAATTCATCATCTTTTATAATAATTATTTGATGTTCAGGAGAACCGCATTCACATAGTATTAAATTTTCTTTTTCCATAATATTATCTTTATTAATTAAATATTATAAACAATAACCTTTATCTGCCCACCATTCCAATAAATCAGGTTGTGTAAGTTTATAAAGTTCATTATTGCATTCCATTTTTAAAACCATTTGATTATATGCTGCATAAGCAGTTATACAAGTTTCGCCACAAAATCCTACTTTTTTGGATAAATATTCTAAGAATTCACTTGCTAATTCTGGTAAATCTTCCATTGGTATTTCCATCATTTTTATCGCCACATCTACCGCACGGTCACTACCAATAACAACATTTGATTGTGAGCTTTGTGGTTTATTTATTCCTAACAACAATTGATTATATGCTTCATCCAAAGCACTAATAAAATGGTATTCCTTTAAAGTTTTAATTGTTTCGCATTCAATAATTGTTGTACCAATTACATTACCTTCCTTGTCAATGATTTCCATTTTTACTTTACAATTTTTCATAATTTTATATTATTTTCTCATGCAAATATATAAAAAAATCTCATATCAACATCTATTATTTAAATTATTTTTATATATTTGCAACAATTTTAATTAATATTCGTATTATTACATACATAGCAAATATTTAAATTTATAAAACTAAAAAATATGTTTAAAAAATGTAAGGTATTTATGCTTCCTACTGATGAAAAAAGCAAATTATTTATTGGTAAAATATCCGGTCAATTACATGATTTAGCTATTGCTGATAATGATGAATCCACAATTAATCAACATCTTTATATTATTTCAGATGAAGAAATAAAAGAAAGTGATTATGTATATGAAAATAATTTAAATAATAATCATATATATCAAGTATATAAAAGAAACGATGAACTTGGAATTTTTAGATTTCAAAATGTTTGGATTAAATTAAATAAATCTGGTTGTAAAAAGGTTATTGCTACAACAGATAAATCATTAAATCTTCCCGAACCTTCTCAATCATTCATTCAAAAATATATATCTGAATATAATAAAGGCAATATTATAACTGAAATTTTGGTTGAATATGAAGAAATTGTAAAACCGAAAAATTGTTCTGACTTTTATAATGAATGTTTTATTAATGTTGATTCTAAAAATAACACCATCACTATTAAAAAAGTAAAGAATTGTTGGAATAGAGAAGAAGTGATTAAATTACTTGATGATTTTGATACTGATTTTGGAGATACAACAAAAGAACAATTTAATAAATGGATTGAAGAAAATTTATATTAAATAATATGAATAACAAAATCTTTACACCTGAATTTCTAAAAGAAATTGGATTTATTTTAGTTTATGAAAAAGATAAGTGAATATAAGCCAAATAAACCCTATGGTTGTGCAGTAGATAAAATAGGTATGACACATATATATTGGAATGAAGAAGGCAATTCTTGTACATATTCAGGTAAGAAATTAGAACCAAATGTATCAATGTCAATTCGTAAAGATGCTGATACAAGATATGCTTTTAATGGATATGTTTTTAATCAAGATGATGTTCGTAGGTTATTAAAACTTACTTACTAGTTCAACTAAAATTCGTGATAGATGTTTTATGTAGGTGGTCATAAAGTATATTTAGATAAACTAGAACCAAATGTTTGGAGATATTCTGATACGAATGCTTTTGTAAAAGATGAATGGAAATTTAGAAAATGTCCTAGATGTAATGAACCACCAACAAAAGATGGTCATGATGCTTGTATTGCATTGCTTGTTGCGGTCATGGCATAGGTAATGGTCAGAGATATGTTTATTTTGAATCTGGTGAAATAATTCGAGATTCAGACCCAAAATTTAAAAATATATTAAATGAATTAAGAAATAAACGTAACAATTATTATAATTTTTCGTATATTTGCATAATTAATTAATATAATCTTATTATTTTAAGTCGTTATGAAGAAAACAATAAAAGATTTTACACCTGAAATTCAAAGTAAAATTCCTGAATACATTACTAAATATACTAAAGGAATTGATAATGGTGAAAGATATTATAATTTTAAATTTGAAAATGCTGAAAAACTAATTAATTGGAATTATGAAAAATGTGGTTTTAAAAAACCTGTTGTTTTGGTTGTTGAAAATATTTATGAACAACAAATATTTTTTAATTTTATTGTCGCAAATAAAGAAAAGTATTTTCCAATTCTTTATTTGATATATAATCTAAAAAATAATATGAATGACGAAATAAAAAAATTTATTAAAAATTTAAAAAAGAAAAACAAGGGCAATACACTCTACAATACACTCGACAATACACTCGACAATACACTACGCAATACACTCTACAATACACTCGACAATACACTCTACAATACACTACGCAATACACTCTACAATACACTCGACAATACACTCTACAATACACTACGCAATACACTCTACAATACACTACGCAATACACTACGCAATACACTCTACAATACACTCGACAATACACTCGACAATACACTAAAAGTCTATAATAATTTATATTTATTTACAACAAATGTTTATTCAAATGCTATATTAGCTTGGTGGAAATTTATTAAAGATGAATTTAAAATTGATTGTGGAGAAATTGGAATTACTTTGGATTCTTGGAATGATATGTATTTAGAATCTGGTGTATATTCAACAATATTTTCTGAATTATTATGTGTTGTTTCAAAATATCCTAAAAAGATATGTAGAGATAATAATAACAATTTACATAATACAAATGGTTTAGCTGTTGAATGGGGATATATTATTGAAGAAACAAAATTTGATTGTTATTATATTCATGGTAGACAAATGCCTAAACAGATTTTCGAAAAATATCAAAATAATTTATTAACAAAAGCAGATTTTATTAATGAAACTAATGAAGACGTTAGGGGTGGAATATACGAAATAATTGAAAGCAAAGGAGAGGGTGAAATGATGAAATTTCTTGGAGCAATTGAGGTGGACAGAAAAACGATTAAACATGCAAAAGGAAATGAAGAATTTATATTATATAAAACCAAAGAAGTTTTTAATGAAGAACAAGATTTAAATGATAAATCTCCTGCAGCTTTGGCTTGGTTAAAAATGACTTGTCCAAGTACAGGACAGAATTATTTAATACCAACTGATAGTAGTTTTACAAATTGTATTGATGCTGCTAAATATCATAGACCTGATGAAATACCAAAAGAATTAGAATATTTTTGGAATAGTAGAAATTAAAAATAATTATAAATAATAGTTAATATTAAAAATAATTAATTATATTTGCTTTTTAAAATTACAAATAAATAATAAAAATATGAAAAATTTAAATTTCATGAATCAATTCGCTGGACATCAAGGAGATATCCAAATATTTTCAATAAGTAGACTTCCAAAAGGAATTAAGAAAATTGAAAAAACATTTTTAGCAAAATCGGAAAAGTCTGGTCATTGCCATGCAATGTGTGGTGATTATAATCTCTATGAATTAGAAAAAGATGGCGGTTTTGTAATTGAAGTAGGAACTGATGGTTGTACTTTAAATCATACCAGAGTTGAAAATCTCACGCCTGAATATTGGAATAAAAATCAAATAACTGAAATTGCTGACCATAAACCAACGATTCTTGAAAAAGGCTTGTATTTCATTGGAATACAAAAAAGAAAGAAACATTTCTCAAAATTATGGGAAAAAGTTATAGATTAGTATAATAAAAAAATCCCAATATTTTAAATTATTAAAACTCCATAAATTTTATGGAGTTTTTTGTATTGATGTACAGCATTTATATTAAATTCATAACATGAAATACAATGGCGAATTAAAAATAATTGATACACAAGAAAAAGCATATTTACTTGGATTTTTATATGGCGATGGTTGTATTTCATATTCTTTCACTAAATCAAATACAGAATCATTTTCAACCAATTTAAATATTAGTGAAATTGATGTTGAAACTATTTTAAATTTAAAAGAATGTTTTCCTTTTTTTAATTTTAATATGGGATATTGTAATAAACATAATAAAAATCATAATAAACAAGTGGTAATAAGAAAATTATCTAAAGAATTATATAATGACCTTATGTTACATGGTATGTATCCAAGAAAATCGTTTGAAAATGCACCAAAATTAAAAATTCCTAATATTGATGATAATTTAATGTCTCATTTTATTAGAGGATTTTTTGATGCTGATGGTACTGTATGTAACATAGCAAAAAGAAAAAATTTAATATATATTGGATTTTCGTCAGTAGCATATAATTTTCTAAATGAAATTAATTTATATTTAAAAAATAAGAATATTAATTCGTGGAAAATAAGTTCAGTTATTCCTAAAATTAAAAATAGACAAATTTGTTATAATTTAATATTTCATAAAACTTTTGAAATACTTAAATTGATTAATTTTATGTATAAAGACGCTAATATTAGTTTAAAAAGAAAGGCAAATAAATGTTTACAATATAAACCCATTAATAAAGTTATTGATAGAAATATTACTTGTCCTAAATGTAATAGTAATAAAACTTGGTCACATGGAATCAGAAATAAATCAAACGAATATTTATGTAAAAATTGCGGAAAATATTTTCGAATAAAACAAAAACTTAATCAATATTTTGTAACATATTAATTTATTTTTCGTATTATATGTCAAAGAGAAACGTAGTATTAACCAAAAAACGCAAATAATATGAAATATGGTGTTAATAATTATTCAGATGTTGAAACACTAACAACAACAGAAGAAAGAGAAATTACATTATCATCAGACTGCCAATCAATTATTTTTCAAATGTTTTCTAAAAATATTTATAGTAATCCTATTGGGAGTGTTGTACGTGAAATAACTTCAAATAGTTTTGATTCGCATATCGAAGCAAAAGTCAATGCACCTGTTTTAATTAAAAGAGGTTATGACAAACAAACTAATAGTTATTATATTTCTTTTATTGATTATGGGGTTGGTATGTCACCAAAACGTATTGAAAAGGTGTTTTCTGTTATGTTTAATAGTACTAAACGTATTGATAATGAACAAATTGGTTGCTTCGGCTTGGGGTCCAAAACCCCTCTGGCTTATAAGCGTAGTACTGGTTTTGGAGAAGGAGAATATGATAATTCTTATTCTATTATTACAATATTTAATAAAATTAAATACATATATCAAATATATGAAGGTAAAAATTCTCCTAAAATATCTTTATTGCACAGCGAATCCGTGAACGAACACAACGGTACTGAAATTCGTATACCTGTATTAGAGAAAGACCTACAGACATTTGCAAAAGAAATGGTACGTCAACTCTATTATTTTGAAAACGTTATTTTTGAAGGTTTTGATAAAGACGAAAGTCATTATGAAGAAACTTTGACAAATGAATATCAAATTATCAGGGGTAAATCTTTCTTATTCAGAGGAAGTGAATACAGCGAAAAAATGCACGTATGTTTAGGCAGGGTTGCATATCCGATAGACTATACTGTACTTGGTTTAAGTTCAGGTGATTATTACCTTCCAGTTGCAGTAAAACTTGAAGTAGGAGAAATAGGTGTAACAGTATCGAGAGAAAGTCTGGATTACAGTGAAACTACGATTAAGATATTAAAGAAGAAATTGGAAGCAGCAAAGAAAGAAATTATGGAATTAATCACCAAGCAGTATCAGAATGTACAGACATTGGAAGATTACTTTAATGTAAAACATAATTTTGGTGTATTGATTTTCAGTAATGGTAGCAGTATTAATACTGGCAATCTTATTAAACAATCTGATGTTGATTTCTCAAATTTCAAATACAGTTTTATGAAGATGCCTTCTGACAGGCATTTGTTTAAGTTCTTTTTCAAGTCTCGTACTTATGGTAAGAAACCCCGCAAAAGTCGTTATAGTAATAATGGTTATGAATTTGACGGTGGTTATGATGAATTACAAAAGAATAAAAACTTATTATATTTTGAAGATACTTTTGTTCGCAAGATTGTTAAGCAAGCATATTTAAAGTCTTTGTATGAAATGTATCATATTATTGAAAAACGCAATATTGCTGATAATTGCTTGCGTCATGAAATTGCTGAACTTTTTAATGTAGCAATTGATAATACTTGTGATGCTAACGGCAAACCAATTGCTTATGTTCAGACCTTGCTTGAAATGCAGGAAGAATATTTTGAAATTGTACGCAAGTATGCACAGGATTATGATAAAATAGAAGTACCGGAAGATTTTGTAATTGACAGAAAGAAAAACTCAATGTCCAAAGACTTACGTAATACAACTATTCCTGTTAAGTTCGTAGGTGGATATTCAAAATACAGAATTAAACTTGAAAATCTTTTTGATTATAATTGTCCGATTTTCTATGGCAATCAGGGTGATGAAACTAAATTGCATGAAATCTATAGAATATTCACAACATTATTTGGTGAAGATATTCCAGTTACTTTTTACAGTGATTATGACCATCAGTTTGAAAATAGAAGGTCTGGCAAGTCAAATAAGAAAAGTATAATGTTCATCATATTGGCTGAAAACAACCTTAAATATATGCAGTATTGCAAGAAAGCATATAAGATAGACCAGTTCTTTCAGAAGATATTGTACAGGAAATCTGATGCTGTTATGCAGTATTTTCAAACCAATAATATTATCGAAAAATTTCGTAGCATTCAGGAATTATATACAAGCAAATCATTTATCAAAATAGATACCAAATGGGGTAAGAAAATAAATGATATAAAAGCCAGTATTGATGCAATTCCTGCAAAAGGTAGAGAAGATAAGATTGGTGGTATTAAACCGTATTTATCTACTTATTTTGACTTGTCAAATATAAAAATGACTGCAGTACAAAAGAAATTGGAAAAGCAAATTGACGAAGTTCTGGCATTACAGGCAAAGAATGAAAAGGTTTTACAGTACATTAATTTACCATATAGAATTGAAAGTCTTGATGATAAATTAATTACCATCTTACAAGTAGTAATGGAATTTTAATAAAAGTAATTATGGAAACTGTTGTTGCCAAGATATTCAAAGATTTAACTGATGTTGGTATTAATAAAGCAATGGGATATTTGCCTTTAAATACAATTGTTCAATATGGTAGTGATGTACAGATATTTATTGATTGGGCAAATGCTTCAAACCTACATTTTGAATTAGCAAGTGAAAATAAATCTAAGGTTTGGTCTGGAGCATTATTTATTTGGGATGACAAAATGCTTACAGAAATACTTGAAAAGTATAAAACAATATTAATGGAAGCAAAAATTCCTACAACTCCCAATGAATATGTTAATCATATTATAAGAAAGACAGTATTTTATGATAATTTTCCTCTGGCATTTATTGTAATTGGCTTTACTTTTAATGATAGCAGATTTACTGGCAAGGGTGATAATCTTGAGGAAATTAGTAGGGAATTTGATAAAATTTATTATAAAAGAAAATAATAAATAGTTTTAATAATATATTCAAAAATAATTTGTATAATTGCATATTATTTAATAATTATGGAAGAAACATTAATTTCACTGAAAACAGCTAAATTAGCTAAAGAAAAATTATTCAATATAATAACTAGTAACAAATATCTTAAAGTTGGTGGAGTACAATTTTTATGTGAATATGACTCGCTTGCTAATAGTTATTATTGTCCTTTATTAAATGACCATATAATTGAATATGATGAATCTATTAATGTCTCTAATCAGTCATTACTTCAAAAGTGGTTACGAGAAGTACATAATCTTCATGTTATTATTCAACCTGAATTTTATACCACAGGAATAAATTATTGTGTTCAGGTTCTTTGTTATGCACCTGAATTAGAAGATTGTGAAGACAATAATAAATGCACTGGTATGTATGGTGATAATGGTGAATATCCAACATATGAAGAAGCATTGGAATTTGGGTTACAATTAGCATTAAATTTGATTAAATAATTATGAAAGAAACATTAATTACACTGAAAACCGCAGTTTTAGCAAATGAAAAAGGTTTTTATGAATATAATGGTTGTGAATCTTGCTATCACAATAATGAATTGAAAAGATGGTGTTCAATAACAGGATTTTATGAAGATTATATATTAGCACCGACACAGAGTTTGTTACAAAAATACTTAAGAGAAAAACATAACATTTTTGTTTTTATAAATAATGGCTATAATCCTTATTTAAGTTGTGATACAATTATTTTTGAATATCAAATATTTTATATAACAAAAAGAAAAGAAAATCAATTTGTTGGAGATAATTGTCATCATTTAGATTCACAAAAAAGAGATTATAATACTTATGAAGAAGCATTAGAAGCTGGATTATATCAGGGATTACTTTTAATCAAAAAATTATGAGAGAACAATTAATTTCATATAATACTGCAGTATTGGCAAAAGAAAAAGGATTTCCACAAAAACAATATTATATCTATGTTATTTCAAAAAATAAAAGAAAAAAACCATATCTAACTGATATAAATGCTTGTCATTTTTCTCCAGAAAGAACTTATTATTCTTCAACACAAACATTACTTTCAAAATGGTTAAGAGAAAAACACGATATCATAATCGAGATTCAATTTGATACAATAACATTTGGATATAGAATATTTAATCCATTTAAAGTTTCTGATTATTTTACTGATTGGAAATATGATAAATGGAGTTATGAAGAAGCACTGGAAGAAGGTTTATATCAAGGACTATTATTAATTAAATAACTATGAAAGAAGAATTTATTTCTTTGAAAACCGCTAAATTAGTTAAAGAAAAAAGATTTAATATATATGTAAATTCTTATTATATAGAGTATATCAAAACACAAAAATCAGACAATCCTTCTTTCAAAATGAAAAAAGGAGAAGTTGAAATAGATTCGAATTATTTTGCTAATGGAGATAATACAACAGGTGATTTTTCTTGTGATAATTATATTTGTTATGCAAGACCAACACAGGCATTGTTGCAACGTTGGTTAAGAGAAGTACATAACATTAATGTAATTTCTTATCCTTCTGCAGTTTTTAATAAAAAATATATTTATTTGTTATTATCTGATTTAGAATTAATAGAAGAAGGTGATATAAAATATGATTCTTATGAACAAGCACTTGAAGCAGGATTATATAAGGCATTATTATTAATTTAATTAAATGGAACATATTTTAAGACAAGGAGAAATTGGATTACGACAAGATTTATTAATATATAATAAAGAATATCATCTTTGGAAAAGAGGTAAATATTTAGGTATTGCAACATATACTGATGACCCTAATATTGGAGATTCTTTTTTAAATGGAATAACAAATGATACTAATGAAGATTGTTTTCAAGTATATATTGCAGATGAATGGAAATTTGTTTAAAATGAATAATAATTTAATATTTTTGTAACATATTCAAATATTATTCGTATCATTGCAAAGAGAAACATAATTTATTAACTTAATAAAATTAAAATGAAAAAAATTAATGCTGTCAAGACCGGGAATGTAATAAATTTATCAATTGATGGTAAATTGCATAAAAAGAACTGTGGTAGTTCCATAGAAGCAGACGAACTGTTCAAGCTCGTATTGATAGCAAAGGAAAATCCCACAGATGAAAATATTAAAAATCTCCGTGCATACCTTAACGAAAGAACAAGGGTTGCAATGATGGCAGGTCTGGAAGCAGACAGTGAAACTGGTGAAGTTTATCTTGCAGGTTTCAACACGCCAATTCCAATGACTTTGGTTGAGGTAATTAAAGAATATCATGAAAATGGTTATCCATTGGATGCAATCATTAATTTCTGGAAGTTATTGATGATTAACCCCGATTTACGTGTACGTACAAGTCTTTTCGATTTTATTACAACCCATGATTTTGTCCTGACAGACAAAGGTTATATGGTTGTGTACAAAGCAGTGTACAGAAAAGATGAAAATGTTGACCATTCATTTGAAGAATTCGTTACCAATCAGGCATTGCACGTAAAGAAAAACTGGAAATGTAGTCCGAATAAGTACGTGGTATACAAAGATTTTCAGAAAAGTTTTGATGATGATGGTGAAATTGATGATATTGATTATGAAGATTTTACCTATCAGATAACTAAAATAGAAACTGCCGAAAACTGGAACGAAAAAGAAAAAGGTATTGAAATTATGGGTAAACTCGGTGAATTATTCTCTGCTATTGTTAATAGTGATAATCAGGAAAGCACCGAAAAGACTGCAAAATATACCGATATGCGTACACGCAGCATGAATATTGAACTCGGTGTTCCTGTTCATATGCCACGTCACGAATGTGATAGTGACCCTGCAGTTGATTGTTCATATGGACTTCATTGTGGTGCAACAAAGTACGTTGAAACATTCGCAGGTAGTTCAAGTGTAATACTTGTATGTCTTGTTAACCCTGCTCATGTGGTTGCCGTTCCTGATTATGACCACAGTAAAATGAGGGTTGCCGAATATTTCCCGTTTGCTTTTGCTACATATAATGATGGTAAAATTGACATCATTGAAGAAGCATATTTTGAAAATGATTATCAGGTATATGAACTCGAAGAACTGGAAAAACAAATTGAATTAATTCAGGCAAATGAAAAACCGATTGAAACTGCCATTGCTGCAGAAGAAGATGAAAGACCAATGACTGAATTAATGAAAATAATTGAGTCAAGAATTATAGATATTGAAAATTTTAAAGATTAATATTGTGTTTCTCTAATTTTAAATCCTGTACTATCAATGTACAAGATTTTTTATTATTTTTGCAACATAATGTCCAAAATTTCGTATATTAAATAAAACGAATAACTATGTTTAAAACAATATCAGATAAAAAACAAAAATTAATTGATGCTAAGAATGCTTCACCATTAATATTTGGAGAAGAAATTAGTGTTAAATATAATGCTGTTAATCCTTATTTTGATAAAGAAAGAGAAAATCGGACAGTTAATTGTATGATAATTAAAATTCTTAAGAATAAAATTGTTGTTAAACATGTAGATGGTTTTATAAATGCGCCAGTATATACAATACAAAAAGATGATATTGTTGGAAGAGAAACACTATATATTGGTGAAAATCCTTTTGATGAAAAATTTGATAGCATAAAAGCTGTTAATTTCACTCTTGAAAGTATTTTATTTAATTTAAATATTTTGGGTGAAAAAAATAATGATAAATATCATATAAATAATGTTCCAATTACTGAATTAAATTGGAATCCTTTTATATTTTTAAAAGACGGAACAAAACAATATTATCAAAGACCATTTGTCTGGACAGTTGCTGATAAACAACTTTTAATTGAATCAATATATCATGGAATTGATTGCGGTAAAATATTGGTTCGAATGAGAAGTTGGAAAGAACTGGAACAAATGCAAAAAAATGGGGAAACTGAACTATCATTCAAAGACATTATTGATGGTAAGCAAAGATTAAATACCATAAAAGAATTTATGAATAATAAATTTTCCGATAGTTTTGGAAATTGTTATGGCGATTTAAGTTATTATTCACAACATAAATTTACAAATCATCAATTGTTCAGTTATGCAGAAATGCCGGAAAATTCAAAAGATGAAGATGTACTACATCAATTTTTAAGATTAAATTTTACTGGTATTCCTCAAAGTAAAGAACATATTGATTATGTGAAATCATTAAAATCAAAATTTTAATATTGTAAAATAAAATAATAAACAAATGAAAATACTATTGGAAGACTATCAAAATAAATTAAAAATAGCAGAAGAATTAGTTGCTGATAATAGAAATAATGGCAGCATTCATGACGAAAAGAGAGCAGAAAGATTGCAGACTAAAGCCAGTGAATATCGTGCATTTATTGTCGATATTGAACGTGCAATTGCAAGAGAAGAATCTATAAGACAAAATACGTTATTAGCATTACAAGAACTAAATAAATCATAATTCAATGGAACGTAAAACAGCAAAAGTTTATCGTAAAGAACTTGAATATCTTGAAAGAAACATTGAAAATCTTAAAAAAAGAATTTCTGAAAGACTATTGGAACTCTGTAAGCAAAATCCAGAAGCACCTGTAGCTATAAAAACAAAATTCGATGGTGGTGATACAATTTTTGCTAAATCAATTAATAATGCAAATTATATTCAATTTATTAGCGTTGATACTCGGCTTAACTTTATTGAAGTAATTGAAAAATATCTGGAAGAACAGCAACCTTATAAACAAACTACAATTGAATTTAATAATTAATATCATATTATGATAATAATAGCAATATTAAAAGTATCAGCATTTATTGTTTTAATTTGTTTTTTGGGTTTTATAGCCGAAAAAATAATTAATAGTATTAGTGATTATATAAATCAAAATAAACAATAACTAAATATGGATAATCAAGAAATAATTGAAGGCAATGAATTGATTGCAGATTTTATGAAATCTTTAAGTCCTGATTTGCATTATCATTCTTCATGGAATTGGTTAATGCCAGTAGTTGAAAAAATAGAAGAATTAGATAATGTTTATGATGTTGAAATACATCCTAACGGAATTTGTAGTATTTTTTCCGATGAAACTTTTGAAAAAGGTGGTGAAAATACTATTGAAGCACTTTGGCTTACAGTAGTTAGCTTTATTAAATGGTATAATTTAAATAAATAACAATAATTATAATAATAACAATAATAATAATAATAATAATAATAATAATAATAATGTATAGAATATCTCAAGATAAACGTAAATGGAGCAGTACACCGATAGCAAAAGTGGTTACTGATGATAATGGTAAAGAAAAAGAAAAACTTGTTTTATGCACTTTCCTGCCCAAAAAAGAGGGTAATGAATTGTGCGAAAAGATTGTGGAGTTTTTAAATAAAGAAGAATCAAAAATCAATGATAAAAAATGTGGTAATTGTGATTTATGGGAATCACATATAATGTCAGAATTAGGAAATTGTAAACTTAAAAGAGAATTTCCACATAATTCTTTACCATATTATACTAAGTATGATTATTGTTGTAAAGATTGGTATGATTTATTAAAATGAGTAGACCAAATTATTTAAACTGTCCAATGACTCCTGAAATTATAAATCATATAAGACAGGAACAAGAAAGATATGATAAAAACCCGAAATTATACGAACAGCAGAAAAAAGAGGAACAAGAACTATATTTACAAGAACAAGAAGAAATGATATCTCAGATGAAACAAGAACAAGAAAGACAAGCAGAAGAATCAAAAAATTTGTAATAATTTCGCTGATTTAACGTATAATAATTCATAAAAACATTTAGTTTTAGTATTAACCAAAAAAATTTATACACAATGAAAACAATTAAATCAAAAATTAATGAATTATTGCTGTTATCAGCAAAAAAAATCGAAAGAAAAGATTATTTCAAGGGTTTAAAAGCCAAAATGGATACACAGGAAGTAATCATGAATGAACTCAAAGCACTGGCAAAAGCAAATAAGACGCTTTTAGGTCGTATTATTAAATTTCCTCGTGCAGATTCATATGCATTTTATGTTGTTACAAAAGTAAATAAAAGAAGTGTTCGTATTGACTGGTTGGATTTTTGTGATGCTTGGATTGATGACCGTTGCGGTAAAGCAGCAATGTTAGGTATTGATTATGCAAGACAACAAATTCATGGTGAAGATGTACTTGATGAAATGTTTTCAAAAAAGAAAGTAATTGCTTAAATAATATAAGGTCATTCATTTAAACAATGGATGACCTTGTTTTTTAAATAACGAAATTGAAATTGTTGAAGGAAAAAATTTTTATTTCTGAAACTAATTATTACTTTTAACCATTAAATTATAACTAATATATAAATTTTACTTAAGATATGCCTAACATAAACTACATAATCGGAGACGCAACACAACCACAGGGAGAAGGTAATAAAATACTATGTCATGTGGTCAATACTTTAGGTTTTTGGGGAAAAGGTTTTGTGATTGCTCTTAGTAATCGTTGGAAAATGCCGGAAGTAGCATATAAATTAAAAAAGAAATATATTCTTGGTGAGGTTGATTTCGTTCGTGTAGAAAACGATATTGTTGTAGCAAATATGATTGCACAACATGGTATTCGTTCCGCAGGAAATGATACACCAATAGATTATAATGCAGTACGTACTTGTTTAAATGCTGTTAATGATATGGCGTTTCGTACTGGTGCAACAATACACATGCCTCGTATTGGCTGTGGTTTAGCGGGGGGTAAATGGGAAGAAATTGAAAAAATAATAAAACATGTAATGTCTGTTGATGTTTATGTATATGATTTAAAATAAAAACATTCTTAAAAAGAAAGGAAGAAGTAGATGCTAAAATAGCAAAAAATAACTGTATTATCTCATATCTCAGCAATTATGTTACAAAAAGAAGAGTATATTACTCATGATTTTAAATTACCAAATCACAGTAATGAACTAAGTAAAGCAACAGATTTCATTGAAAATTTAAAACAGAAAATCGAAAAATTAAAAACTGAAAAATCAATTAATGGCAATGTACACACTACAGTATACGAAGAAGTAATTAGAGTATTGGATTATGTAGGTAGATTAAGCATGCCAGCATTTGAAATTGAAGACCGGATGCGTGAAATGTACATCATGCAATACAAGCATTCACCTCAGTTAGCAAAGAAATTATGGATTGACCATTATGAAAAAATTCATCATCCATATACATTATTAAAGAATAGATGTTTTAGATTGCTTGATGAATTAGATGCAATGTACTTTAAGAAGTTTAAGAAACAACCACCTAATTGGAATTATTAAAATAATCGGGACACAATGTCCTGATTATTGTCCAGATAATGTTCGTTTACTATTGTACTGATTTTAATTAAGATTTGTATTGTACACATGGATATAATATCCAAGTTAATGTTCATGCTTATGTACTAATTATTTTTTAGGATTTAATCTACTTTCTTTAGGAAATGGAGTTTCATCACAATTAAATGTTTCAGTTGCTTTGCTTTTATCAACCATGATACCAATTTTATTTTTAGTATCTGATAATATATTATCAATTTCTCCAATATTCAATACAATATTTTCATCATCGGCATCTGAATTTATACTTTTAATATCTAATACATATGCACCATTGTTTTTATAAGAGAAGTTAATAATAACGTCCCTATATACTAATTTTCTTTCAGTAATAAAATCGATTATATCTTTGCCCAACATAGTTTTAATTATTATTTTATTTTATTTCTTCGATGAATCCACCAAAGTATACAAATCAATATACAAACAACTATAATGTCTATATCATCATTAGTTAAATTCATATTAAATGTTTTTGTTTAAGTAATTTTAAACATTTTTCACAAGTAACATATTCAGGTATACTTGTTGAATTAGGATAATAGATAGGTATTGCAAGTTTTTTCTTACAAAGAGTATAAAAATAGAATCTTTCTATATCTCCTTTAGTTAATTTGTGAAAATGTATTTCTTCTTCTTTCATAATTTATTTTGGTATCCAATCCCAATGAGTTGGTTTAAGTTCTTTTTTTATTGTTTCATTTTGCTTAATCATCCAATTTCCATTCTTATATATTCCAGTACTTTCCCATCCTTCACGTTCTGGTGCTCCAGTTCCAGTTATCATATGTTTTAGTTTAACTCTTATTCCTTCGTGAGGTCTACTATTTTTTAATGAACGCCACATAATTTTATTTGTTATTCGGATATTTTTTCTCTATTATTATTTTTTAATGCAAATCCGGTTGTTGTTTTTTTATTATATTTTGTACTGGAAATATATTCTCCCATATTTTGTAATTCTCGAATAGATTCATCCATATCTTTTCCAAAAATAAAAACTGATTTAATTAACTCACCTAGATGTGATAAAGATAGTCCTTCAGTTTTATCCACCATTTCCTGAATATTAATTTTTTTCATATCATCATCTTTTATTTTATGTTCGAAGTAATATCTTCTAATATTTGCTTCAGGATGACCGATATAATATCGTTTATCAAATCTACTTGGTCTATTTAATATTCTTTCTTTTAATCTTTCGGGATAATTAGTACAGCCAAGATAAACAATATTTTGTGATTGATAAAAACCATCAAGTATATTCAATATTCTTGTTTCATTTTCTTGATATTCAAGTAATCCATCAAGGTCTTCAATTATTGTTAAGATTGGTGTATTTTCTTCTATTATTCTAAAAAATTTAGTAACTGCATCAAAATAAATTTCCAAATCTCTACTAGATTTAATTGAAAAAACAACTCCTTGTTTAGTATCAATTATCATTTGTGTTAATAATGCACCTAAACAAGTTTTACCATTTCCTGCCGGACCGTGAAGTAAAATACCTCTTTTATATGCGAATTTATATTTCTTGAATTTATCTTCATTATCCCAAAAATATTCCATATCATTTAAAATTTGTTTAAATAATGGATTTGGTAAATTCAGTAGTTCATCCAATTCAAGTTTTTGTTTATTAAAAATATAAACTCCTCCATTTCCGTCCCAACTTATATCATAAATCCCTGCAGGTAATTTTTTTCTAATTATTAATGGGGAAGTTGGAATATAATTATTATTTTTTGCTTCAATCCATTCACAATAATTATCTAAATTAGATGATTTTCTTTCTTCAATTGCATCTATCTTACATTCAATTGCTTCTTCTCTTGTTGGTATGAAAATATCTTCTTTAGTTTCTTCATATTTATTTTTTTTGGCTAAATCTTTTAATTCTTGAATTCTTTTTTTATCCATTTTTATCCATTTTTATTGTTTTTTATTTGTTATTCAATACCCAGCATTTTGCCAGTAATTGAAAATATTTTATCTTCTACCATTGATAATACTTTACGTTTTTTCTTAAGATATGAAGTATATTGTCCCATGTGATAAGTATTTTGTTGACTTTCATTCAATAAATAAAATGTTTGAATGCCCTCAATTAATCTTTCTCGATGGTTATTTAATTTTTCTAATTCTGTAAGTTTCTTATGTTTTGCCATAATTATTCTTTATAACAATGCTTACAATATGGATTATCAAAACTATCTGGTGGTAACACATATTCATGTTTACCTGTAGGACTTTTGATACATTCAGGTCTTTTCTCATATTCCAATAAAAAAGCAATAACTTCATCAACAAAATAGACTTTATCTTGTTTCCAAGTAGTTAAGCCAATTTTATTTATTAGTTCTTCTTCTTTACTTCTTAACCATTTTTCGACATCACTCATATTTTTTCTAATTTTTTATTATTTACAATCAGTTTTGGTTTCAGCAAAACAAGAAAGAAGCCACATTCCATATTTTTTATCAAGCATTACTCCATGTATAACTTCTGGCATGAACATATTGAATGTATTTGACCATTTACTTGGTGTTTTAACAACTTCATGTATTGTGACTTTCTCTCCTAATTTAAGCACTATTCCACCTGCAATATCAATAATATCGTGGCCAACAGTTAATTCATCACCGACTGCAATCATTTTTAATTTCTTTAGTTTTATTTTCGATTACATTTTTCCATTTAATTGACTTAAATTTGTCATCAATTTTTAATATAACTCCTTTTGAACATATCATTTCAACAGTTCCTTCACAAACTTTTCCATGATGTGAAACAATAAAAATATCATGAAGTGTAGTTAATGTTTTTAAAGTTATTGATTTGCAACCAAATTCAACAAACTTATCGTTTTCATATATTTCAGCATTATAGCCAGAAATAGTAATATTCCTTTCATTAAAATTTTTTTTTTCTTCTTGTGTTGCATAACGAACAGCATTGTCATAAACATCTTTACTATTTCTCCATAAAACATCACGAGAAGGAGAATAATAATCTATTGATATGATTTTAAAAATCAATCCTGATTCATATCCTGCTCCACCATAGTTAATATCACTAGAATTACCAACAGTTTCAAATCCCGGTAAACAAACAACTATATCATCTACTTTATAGTTGGGTTTATTAAATGTTTCTATTTCTTCTTGTGTAGCGTAACGAACAGCATTATCAAAAATACCATAACCAACTGTTGGAAATAAAACAGTATAGTCAGGATATTCATCTATTTTTCTAATCTTAAAAACCAATCCTGATTCATATCCTGCTCCACCATAAATTTTACCATATGCATTATTATCATTAAATCCCGGTAAACAAACAACAATATCATCAATTTTATAATGTGGCATGACCACTTTTACTGGAGTTACTTTAGGTTTTAAATGTTTAAATGTTTCTTCAATATGTTTAAGTTCTGCTTCAAGATTTTCTTTTAATCCTTTTAATTCATTATAGTTAATTTTTTCACAACCAATTGTTTGAATGATATATTCTATACCTTCATTGTCTTTTAGAATATAACATGTTTCAACATTCCATGATATAAATTCCTTTACTATTTCAAGAATATCACCATTTTTTGCAATTGGTTTATTTAACCAAAAATGATATTTAGTACAACCCAATTCTTTAGCATCTTGACGCTGAGAATAACTTTTTCCAGCATTAATTACTTTTACAAATTCTTTACTTTCCATTGTTTTAGTTTTATTAGCAATATCATTTGTTTCTTTATTATAATATAATTCTTTCCATTCATTAAATAATAAAACAGGAAGATGTTTATATTCGTTTGGAATTATATTGAAAATATTGACACCTTCATTAGAATCTCTTTCAGTATGTTTATATTTTATAACATAATTCCAATGACTCCATCTATTTTTACCACTATTTGGATGTAAAGTATTTACTACTTTAGTGGTTTCTTCCATATTTTCGCATTTTACAATATATTCTTGAGGTAATTTATCTAATTTTGGAAGTAATTCGCAAACATCAAGCAATGTTTCTTCACTAAATCCATATTCTTTACCATCAATTTCAATTAATAATCCAGTAAAACCAATACAATCTTTTTTATTTTTAACAATACCAACTACTGGATATTTAAAATTTACTCCAATCGGATTATTATTAGAAAATTCACTTGACCATGTAATGGGATTTTTATTTATTCTAATTCTATCACCAATATTTAATGTTTTCATGTTTTTGATTTATTTAATTTTTCCAATAATTTTATATTTACCATCAAGGTATTGCCCATCAATAATTAATTTTTGAGCTTCTTTGCAATTATCAATATATGAACATTCCCATGCAACATCTTGTGGTCGTTCAATAATTTTTTCGGCTTGTTCTTTAGTATATTTACCCGCTTTAGATATATTAGTAGTATAACCTTTAGAATCAATTGCCCACCATGCTATTGCATTACCAACATATCCGTTTTGAATATAATACATTTCTTCTTTTATATCTTGTTTTTTAATAATTGCTTTTTTCTTTTCACAAATTTCTTTTACATCTTCTCTCATATCAATACCATACCATTCTTTAATACCTTTTGCAACTGCTTCGGCTGTTTCATGGTCACCATTAAGTTCGCATATCTCTGCAACCATAGCTTTGGGAAATAATTTTCGTTCTGATTCACTATGTGCTTTAACATATCTTAAGAACGTTTTTTCATCCATGTCGCCATTATAATACTTCATAATTTTAATTTTCTTTAGGTATATATTTTTTCATTAATGATTTATATTTTGGTAAATGAATTAGTTTAACTCTATGGCATAATTCAATAATAACTGCTTCAGCCATTTTCACTTTAGTTCCTTTTTTTAAATTCTTATTATGAGAATCTACACAAACCAAAGTATAAATTCTATTTATTCCCCATTCATTAGATTTTTCTTCAACACCTTGTGTTTCCCAAATGCCGTTTGATATTATATGATTAGGAATATCATTCTTATAATAATCAACATCCAGCATCCACAATGTAAGTAATTTTACTTTTGGTTTGGTGTTATTCATAATTTTATTTTATTATCTTTTGCAAATTGTTCTAAATATTTTTTAACGCTCGTTAGAATTTGTTTTTTTGTTAATTTACTTTCTTTACAAACAAGTTCTTCACTTATGTTTTTATATAATTCTCTCACTAATTCAAGTAATTCTTTCTCTTTGTTATAGTTCAATTCAAAAGTTAAATCAATTAATTTAGTAGATAAATCATCGTTTTCTTTTTCAAGTTCTTCTATCCTATTATTTCTTTCTTCATTTTCCATAAATTAAACCTTACTATACAAATAATTATATTATTTACATTCCACAACCATGTTCATAAAAAATTATATCATTTTCATTAACACGTTCAAACATTACAAAATTAAATGGAAGTTCAGGAAATTCTTCTAAATATATGTCAGTATTCCAATTATATACTTTAATTTCTTTTATGTGATAAATTGTTTCAGGTATAAGATATTTTAATGCTCTTTCTCCCTGACAATCATATCCAGCACCAACTTTTCCATCTTTCATATAAAGTTTTACTTTAGTGCCTTTTTTGGCATGAATATCCACTTCTTTTTCCATATGGTCAATTACGTCTTGATTAAATGTAATTTTTGTATTACCATCAGTAGATTTTAATTCAGGATTTTCTTTTAAAACCTTTGTTAATTTTTTATGAAAATCATTAGTATCTATTGATTCACTTACTATAGTTTCAATATTATCTAAATTTTCAATAATGATTTCTGGTTCAGGATAAATCCATTTATCTTGGTCAGGTATTTTAGATTGATTAATAACTTCTGGCTGTGAATAAGCTAAATCAATAAATTCTCTGACATTACCATTTTCATCAAAGACAAGTTCTTTAGGTATTCTACATATTCTTAATATACAACCTTTGTAATTATTAATTCTAATAACAGCACCGTTTGGTTTTAAATCATATTGAATTTCGAGTTTTCTCATAAGTAATATGTTATATTGAAAATTTTTGTAAAGATATGTTTTTATTTTAAATAAAAAAATTAATTATTAATTAATTTTTATTTATATTCAACTTTAATTTTTATTACTGGATTTCCTTGACATTTTGTATGAACAAGTCCACTTCCAGAACAAAATGAACAACCTTTTATGATAAATTGTCGTCTTTCATAACGTTGCCATTCCCATACAGTTTTATTACAGATTCTGCATTGTGTAACAGCAGGAAAACCATAATAGTTTTTATCAGTACAAAGCCAATAAACTCGTCCTATTGGAGCAGATAATATAATTGAAATTACGATACTTCGAAATATTATTTTTAGTGTTTTTTGTTTAATTTTTTTCATCTGATTTAAAATTTTTTTGATAATCTTTACAATTCTTTAACCAATTCAATAAGTCTTGATTTCTCTGCCAGTCTTTATTACCTTCACTGTCTCTGGTAACAAACATGTGTTGATATACTTTACCTTTTTTTGTAAATTTAGCATAATGAAAAAGAAGTTCAATATTAAATTCTTTTGCTAAATCTACAGTACGTTTAAGTACTGGATAATTTTGAACAGCTTCTTTAATTGATATTGAATATTTACCGTCCATTTAATTTTAGTTTTTTCTGTATTAAAATAATTGCTCTTTCCATTCCTCTTATAAGTGCATCATCATAACAATGAAAGTTTGAATGTGTTTCAACGTCTACTGTATTACGAACCAAATAATTTTTTTCTTGATATTCCGAATTCCAATAAGGTTCAATAATAATATCCAAATCATGAACTTTGGCAATCCATTCACGAGCTTGTTGCCAAAGTGGAGCAGAAACATATCCGCCACCACTTGGTGAATTATAGTTTAATAATTTAAATGGACTTCCAGTCATAGTACATGCCATAGTCACTTCATCATAAGCAACAATACTGGGTTCATCAAAACCCAATTTTTTTAGTTGTTTAGCTATTTCATAACTTACGTATTCAGTTTTCATTATTTTATTTCACTAATTAACAATGAATATACTTTATTTGGTGTAAGACCTTTAAATGCAAAAGATTTACATTTACCATTTTTTGCACCAACAGCTTCTCTTACTTGAACAGTGGTTTTTTTACCTTCTGCAAATATTGATAGATTTTGGCTATCAATAATTTTTTTCAATTCTTCGATACATTCATCTTGGAAGGTATCACAAACTGTCAAATATTCAGATTTATGACCTTGTTGTGTAATCATTATTCTCAAAACAGCATCAGGCAATTGTTTATAGAGTCTCATGATTTAATAATTTGTAGGTTCGTTAATTTCAATCCAATGATTTATTTTTGGAGTTTTATTTGCAATAACCTAATTCATTTTGTTTTTAATTTAACGTTATTATTATTTTCTTTATTTAAGATTTTCAATAAATCTTCTGTTGAAAATATACCTTTATTTGTTATATGCAAACCCTTTCCTTTTTTAAAAATAACAATTTTTTTCATTTTATATTATTTTTATGTTTATTTGCAATATCTTCATAAGATGTATTAAGTTCTTCGCAAGTACGATATGCCCAATCTTTAAGTATTGTAGCATCACTATAATCTAACCAGAATAAATGTAGAAAACGTATTTGAATTACATATTTGGTTATTGGCGAACCTATGATTTGATTTTCTACAACTACTTTAACTCTATATTTTTTAGTTTTGTTTGCCATATTAGTAGGAAATATAACTTTCATTATCTTTTTCAAGTTCTTCCCATGTTCCACCCATAATTCAACAGGTATTTTCATTACATTAATTTTATTTAAAAACCAACAACTTTAATTTTATTAAATCTATTAATTGCATTTTGTATTGTTGCATTTTTCTTTTGGGCTTTTCCAAGTGCAATTATGCTGTCAGCTTCCAACATAGCTAAATATATATCAACATCTCTTTCAATTGCAATACTTAATACTTCGGATGTCATGTGTGAACATTCACAAATACCATCATATACTTCATTGCTTACTATATCTACAATTGAATATGAAACTTCATCATCGGGTGTTGAACTTATACCTCTATCGCCCTTTTCTCGTGAATTACCAACATCTTGTATAAATCCATAAGAATTAGTATCGCAATTAAATACTAAGTTTCCGTTTTTAATTTCTTCTTTTTTTAACATAATAATTAAATTACTTCATCAACTAATTTATATTTTTCACAAGTTTCTGCATCCCACCATAAATCATGGTCTAATATCTTATCAATTTCGGTTTCTGGAACTTCTGTATATTGAGCATAAACTCTTTTAATCATTTTCATTATTTCATCACTATTCTTCATATCATCTTGAAGGTCTCTGTATTTTCCATAAAGACCAGATGATAATTGATGAATAAGCATATAAGAATTTGGTGTCATTTTTCTCAGAGTACCAACAACAGAAAGAAATGTTGCTGCACTTGCAACACCACCTTCAACAATGGTAATAATATCTACATATTTTTTTAGTCTTAATATAGTATCCATTGATGAGATACCCGCAAAAATATATCCACCATAACTACTTATATGTAAGTAAATTTTTGGTCTTCCAAAATCATTTTTTAATGATATACAGAGTAATTCATCTGCTTTATCTTGTAATGCTTTGTTTAAATCCAAAGTAGATTTAGCATCAACATCACAATAATAATAAATATGATTTGATTCTAATTTAATAATAACTGGTTTTTCTTCAGCACATTCATTTTTTTTAATAGCTAATTCAGCTAATGACCATTTTTTTTCCATCATAATGTTTTTAAATTTATAATTTATATAATTCTTATTATATATTATTTTTATATTTCATGAAATAAATCAATAAGAAAAATAATACCTTCTGCTCCAAGAATAAATCTCGAAAAACCATTCCAATTCGCTGGATGATATGACCAATTACATAAAACTAAAAATCCAAATGTCATTATAAGAATTATTAGCCATTTAATTGAAAACTTAAACATTCTTTTCATATTATTTTAATTTTTATATAAAAATGTTTTACAAATATAATAACTTTTTAATAATTTTCAGTATTTATAGATAAATTAAATTATCTATAAATTGTTAAAATGTTAAAAGCATACAAATATAGAATATTTCCAAATCAAATCCAAATAAATCTTCTTGCTAATATATTTGGTCAAGTTAGATTTGTTTATAATCTTGGATTAGAAACTAAAATCTGTGCTTATGCAGGAAATAAAAAGAATATTGATTGTTTTGACCTTATTAAACAAATAAAAGAATTAAAAGATAACGAATGTTATTGGTTAAAGGAAGCACCTTCACAGGCATTACAAATGTCTTTAAGAAATTTGGATAATTCATATACTAACTTCTTTAAAGGTAAAGGATTTCCTAAATTTAAGGGTAAGTATGCAAGACAAAGTTTTCAATTACCTCAAGGTATACATATTACTAAAGATAATAAACAAATTTTCATTCCTAAATTAAAATATGTTGGAATTGATTTAGATAGAGAATTTAAAGGAATTATAAAAACCGTAACAATAAGTAAAACCGTAACTAATAAATATTTTGTATCAATATTAGTTGAAAATGATATTAAAATTCCCAATAAAAAACCAATTATTGATTCAACAACTATTGGTATAGATTTGGGAATTAAAGATTTTGCAATAACATCTGATGGAAAGAAATTCGAGAACAAAGATTTCTTTAAATCAAAACAACATCAACTTAGAATTGAACAACGTTCACTTTCAAGAAAAGTTAAAGGAAGTAACCATTACTATAGGCAAAAAATGGTAGTTGCTTTACTTCATGAAAAGATAAAGAATCAAAGACAGGATTATCTACATAAAATCAGTAAATCTCTTATTGATAATTATGATACAATATGTCTTGAAGACTTAACTGTTAAAAATATGGTTAAGAATCATTGTTTGGCAAGAGCTATATCTGATATGGGTTGGAGTGAGTTTAAAACAATGCTTGAATATAAAGCTAATTGGTACGGAAAGAATGTTATAACTATTGGCAGATTTGAGCCAAGTAGTAAGATTTGCAGTTGTTGTGGTAATATCAACAAGAATTTAACTCTTAATGATAGAGAATGGACATGTTCAAATTGTAAGACTATACATGATAGAGATGTTAATGCTGCGATTAATATAAAGAATTTCGGACTTAGGAACAAGTCTGGCGTTGCGCAAAGTGATGGGATACCATGTGCTTGCAGCGTAGAAGTTAATTAATTTTTAATTAATGGTTCACAATCATAACTTTCATATTATTTTTCTTTAAATGTTTGACAACCTCTGGTATAACAACCAACAAATGATATGAACATATTCATTTTGCAATTAATATTACCATCATGATGAACGCAATTAGGACAAATCCAACCATTGGGTTTGGATTGAAGTTGTAATATTTCTTCAATGGTTATTATTGGTGTATTAATTGCGGTACTTGAATTATTATAATTCACTACTCTATCTGAATTAGTATAATTAATCATTTAATTTTTGATTTAAAAATAATTTCAGCATCTTCATATTCTTTACAAACTGCAATAGTTTGTTTACCTTCAATATTACTTTTTACACCATCATGATAATCATGCCATTTACATACCACAAAATCATTAGGACTTGTAGTAAAAGTAAAAAAATTTGGAAACCAATTTTTTGCTAAAACAATGGCAATTGTAGTTATATTATCTTGCCACGCTAAGACTGTTTTCATGTCTTCAATAATTTTGAAGTTTTCTATATTACCACCATTTCTTTCATGCATACTAATTTTAGTATTACTTTCAATTGGTTTTAATTTTTCTAATCCTTCTTGTAATTCTTCAAAAGAATAACAAATGTCACCACCATTTTCCTTAGTGAAAGCATGCATTATGTCCCATTTTTCAGGCTCTTCATCAAATAAAATAAAACAAGGTTTACCTTGCCCTATCATATAACCCAATTCCAAATGACCAGATTTTCCTGCTGGCATAACTAAAACACCCATATTACTTCTGTCTATATGAAACTTATCAAATTCATAAATATGTTTCGCAGCATAATTGCTAAGTGCTTGTTTATGTGTAGTGCCTCTAACTTTTTCAAAATTACGCCAAAAATCATCTGCTTCAGGACCGGGCGAGAACCAGTCATCAAAAACTTCAAATCCTAATTCTCTGATTTTATTGGCAATGTGAGGAATTTGGTCATTTTTTAAACTACCAATTAAATAAATTATTTTTTTAGACATGCTTTTTATTGGTTTATATAAAGTTATTTTAATTAAAAAACCCCTGTAATAATTACAAGGGTCAAATATAATAAATATTTTTTAATTACAATTATTTTTTCTTATATTTTTTAATAAAATCTTTTATTTCTTTTAATACGGTTGTCATTAATTCTTGATTTGCTTCACCAACTTCACTTATGCTACGTAAATGGTCGCCAAATGATGGAAAATTGGCATTATCAACCTCATTTAAGAATACTTGTAGTTCTTCATTGATGATTTGTTTTACACTTGACATGATAGTTTTTATATAAATACTAATATAAAATATGTTTATTAAAATGTAAATTTTCTGAACTATTATAGTATTTATGTCTATATAGACGTAAATTTATGCAATTAGTAGAACAACATATTATTAAACAAGATAATCAATATTTTAAAGAAATTGATAATCTTTGCTTTCTTTCTAAAAATTTATATAATAGTTGTTTATATCTTATTCGACAAGAATTTATTCATAATAAAAATAATGTTTTATATGAATTGCATCATCGAATGAAAAATACTGAACAATATTGGGCATTACCTGCTAAAGTATCATCAAACGTTATTATTGCCGTACAACATAATTTTAAATCGTTTTTTGCTGCGCTAAAAGTATATAATATAAATCCATCTAAATTTACATCAAAGCCAAAATTACCTTATTATTTAGATAAAGAAAATGGAAGATTTTTTGTATCATATACTAACCAAGCTATTTCTAAGAAAGTGTTTAAAAAAACAAATAAAATTAAATTAAGTAAATCAAACATTGAATTTAAAACCAAAATAAATGATTTTAATGTTATTGATTGTATAAGAATAATACCTAAAATTGGATATTATGTTATTGAAGTGGTCTCAACTATAGAGGATATACCAATATTATTGAATAATGATAAATATTCAAGTATTGATTTGGGGGTAAATAATTTAGCCACTGTTGTTAGTAATATTAAAGAAATTAAACCATATATAATTAATGGAAAACCGTTAAAATCAATAAATCAATATTATAATAAGAAAAAAGCATGTTTACAATCAATATTAAGAATTAGAAATAAAAAATATGGTTCAAAGCAATTAAACAAATTAAATTTAAAAAGAAAATGTAAGGTTGATAATTATTTACATAAAGCAAGTAAAATAATTATTAATGAATTAATTAATAATAACATTAACACATTAATTATTGGTAAAAATAATTATTGGAAAAATGAAAGTAGATTAAATAAAACAAATAATCAAAATTTTGTACAAATACCACATAGTAGATTTATAGATATGCTAAAATATAAATGCGAAAGACGGGGTATTAATGTTATGTGTAGAGAAGAAAGTTATACAAGTAAAGCAAGTTTTCTGAATTTAGATTATATACCTTCTTATAAAAAGAATGATAAAACAGTGTATGTTTTTAGTGGTTATCGTGAACATAGAGGGATATATAAAATTAAAAATAGTAATATTAAAATAAATTCAGATGTAAATGGCGCATATAACATATTAAGAAAAGCAATCCCAAATGCATTTGCAAATGGGATAGAGGGTATTGGAGTATATCCAGAAATCATAAATATTTTGAAGTAGATAAATTTTATTTACATACTCTTCAACGTGATAACATAATTAATTTTCTTTAGGCATTGGTTCGGCTTTACTATCACCTAATATTCATTCAAGAGCATATTTCACACCCTCTTCATAGGACATTCCGTGATACTTACCACCGTTTTTTTCGGCTTCTACAATTCTGTCAAGTTGTTCATAAACTTGTTTTGTGGTTCTTACTCCAATTGTCATATTTTCGAGATTAAAGTATTGTTGAACTGTATTTCTTAACGGTTTCATTCTTGCTTTCTTTCAGCGAACCAGTGCAATAATTATAGGCTTTCTTACCATTTTCAATAGTAAAGGTTCTAACCTTGGTAATAGTAGGATTTGAACTAAATGCAAAAATTCCTAAAACAACCAATAAAATCGTAAATTTAATAAAATTTTTCATCTTTTTCGTTTTTAGTTAATACTTGTAACAAATGATTATACGAATTATTGATGAAAATGTTACAAAAATTAATAAAATTATCACATATCCATTCTTGCATCTTCGGCAATAGATTCTTCATTTTTACACCATTCTCGGCATGCATTTTCTACCTCGCTATTACTTCCTTTAATCCATGAAAATTTACATTTTTGATGACAATTTTTACCTATTTCACAGAATGGAACTTTATTCAAATATAAAATATCAACACATTCATAACCATGTAAAGTTTCTTATGAAAATTCACATTGATGATGCCCGCAATTTCCAGTTTTTTCTTTATTTTGACAAGCCATATATTAATATGATTTAAATAATTTTTTTAATTCTTTTTCTTTCAAATTTAGTTCATTATTTAATTTGTTTAAAGCAATTGTTATAATAGTTTCTAAAGCATCTTTACTTGCAGTATCGTTTATCCTTACTTCATAATTATCAACTGTAACTGGTATATATCTTCCACCATCTTTATATTCTAAAGCATTTAAAGTCCATTCATAATTATGTTTTACACTCTTTAAATAATCAATACTTTTAATTAAAATGAAATTTTTTCAAGATTTTCGTTGTTTTGCTTTGATTTATTATCTACATTTGTTTTCATAATATATTAATATAAATTTTCAGAAATAAGTATTGAATCTTCCTCATTTTCACTTGCATCATATCCATATTTAATTTGATTATTTTCTTTAGCTATTTTCCATGTTTCACCTCTATTAACAAAACGATTTTCTGAAGTGAGAAAACCTTGTTTTTCTCTAGGTGGTAGTACTGGATTAGAAACTAACTTTTGTAAGATTGAATAACAATCACTATGTCTATGTCCAGATATTATAGTTCCATTATAATCAATAGCAGCACACAATATAAATTCTTTTTGTTCCATTATTCTGCTTGTATATATCGTTCACCATCAACATAAACATTATGTTTTGGTTGAAAACTATCTTTATATTCGCCATCAATATAATTATCTCTCCACCAGTGTTCAAAACGTTCGCCCATTTCATCTGGATGAAGATTATAAAATTGAATATATGCTTTAAATGCTAATTCTTTTGCTGTTTTCATATTACCATGTATTATAATCAGTTATATTTTTTTCTCTATCACCAACTTTAATGGATACACCAATACCTATACCATTACCAAAATCAAATATCATTTTCTTTGATTCATTTTTATATCTCTTAGGTAATTTAGCAATGAATTTTTCTGCAGCTTTTACCTCATTTTCATTTAATTCAAATTTAGACCTTATCATATATTATTTAATAATCAAATTAATAATAACAAGAACAAATGCCATTGTTTCAATCCACCAAGTATAGTTAGGTATACCATTTGTCCACCATTTCATCCAAGATTTATCTAAAAATTTAGGTAATTTTTTGGGTACAGCTAAAATCGCAAATAATCCCATAATTGCTGGAAGATAATATTGATGATAAGCAACTATCATTGCAATATATCCAAGTGAAATACCACCTGTTGCACCAATAATATGTACAGTACCTTCTTGTTCTTCTTTAAATGCAGGTGCTGCGCCAACAAATGCAAGAAATGCTCCGGCAAAAAACATTAAAGGTGTAACACTAACACCAAGTATTATCATTGGAAATGCAATACTCCAGATGAATAATGTAAATAATGCTTTATTATTTTCTCTATAGTAACTATCTGAAATACTTGTAAGTATTCCATATTTAAAATAAACAAATAACCAATAGGTGACAAATACTACAATAATATAAATCAATAAACAAATTTCATAATTTTTCATAATATAATTTATTAATTTTATTTATATCGGTAAATCTGAATTATTATCACTAACATGTCTTTTAAAATAAAATGTAAAATAATCAGCGTGAGATTTACTTGGAATGACTTGAATTAATTCCCAACTTTCACTTCCAAGTTTATCAAGATATTCTTCAATATCTTGATTCATTGCATTAGTAAGGTAAAATTTTTTAACTAAATATTTCCACATATATTTTAATTTTTAATCTAAATATATTAAACAGCAGTTTTTATATTTTTTGCCTGAAAAACATGGGCATAAATCATTTCTTTGAATCTGTTTTTTTGCTGGTAATTTATAATTATAATCAACAACATTTTCTTCAATACCATTAAGATGATTAACTTCATGTTGCCAAATTTGTGCTTCAAAACCACCATAAATTTGATTTGTATGATGATTACCATCTATATCATCATAACTAACATTGATTGCACGATATCTATCCGCAAGAATTGATTTACCTACCCAAGTAAGACAACCTTCAAGTTTGGGTTCTATCATTCCAAAATATTTATCAATTTTTGGATTAATAATTAGTTTCCAAGAATTTTCTTTTAAATTTCGAAGAGCAAAGATATTTTGCATAAATCTTTGTTCATCTAAGCTACATTGATTTGCTGCCAATCCAACAGCATTATGATGACTACAAGCAAATTCAAGAAATACTTTTAATATTTCGGTATTGGTTTCGAAATCATGAACAAGTTCAAATACACAAGGGGTTTGTTGATTTGGAATTATTTCAAATTTCATGATTTTTTATTTTAATATGGATTAACCAATCGACTTTCTCTCATTACAAATTCTCCACTTTTATATAATTCATCAGCATATTCTTTATCTGTTGTTACAAACATTAAATTATCTTTAGTTCTATGCATTATATAACAAGTACAATTACTTTTAGATTCCAATTGTTTATAATATTCAGTAATTATTTTTTTTGCTTTTAAGTAATCTTCTTTTGATATTGTTTCCATAATTTATTGATTATTTAAAAATAAGTCACTTAGTAATGAATTTATATAGACCCTAACAATGATAATGCCACTGGCACAGACCTTCCCTTGCACAATGGCAAGGACAAAAGCGAAGTCGTTTTCTACCTCTGATTAATTATCCCGAAGGTAACTTAGTCAGCAGTCATGGTGGTTTTGTAAAAATCCCATAGAAAACTTGTTTTTTCGCAAGGAAAGCGATTTTACCTTTTAATGGAGCACATGTCCCCGTAGAGACATTTGCGAATTAACGTTGTTAATTTTTCATATATTTAAAGAACTCATTACTAAGCACAAAGAAGAACAGACTCGGCTTGTGCTCTATCTATTCTTCACCTTAAGTTTTTATTCTTGTTTTGGAAGTTGATTCAAAAATGTATTAATAATTTCTTGAAATCTTGGGTCGATTTCAATACGCATACTTGCAATTTCCTTAATACTTGTCTGACGGTCTTTTTCAAATTCAGCTTTAGCTGTATTAAGTGCTTCATGATGTTTTTTCATTGTAGTATCGTAAGTAAGTTGCAGGTCATTGTTAGTTTTTTCTGCACTATTTTGAGCATCAGCATTAAGTTTGGCAATACGTGCATTTTCTTCGGTAGTAAGGTTTTTTACTTTTGCTTTGTAATAATTTACCTTTTGTTCAAAGTTACGATGGAGTGCTGCAAGTTCTTCATGAATTTTAAGAAGTTGTTCAGAAGTATGATGTACTTTTATTTCAACAGGGGTTTTAGTTCCATCACCTTTAATAACCATCCATTCAACTGAAGGTATATTATTAATTTCATTGCGTAATCCTGCAAGAATTGACCTTTCATGAATAAATTGACCAATATGTGAGGCATATGCTTCGGCTTCCAGATATTCATTATATTCAGATGCAGTAAGTTGTTCCCAACCAAATTCTTCATTAACTTGTGATAAAATTACAGGATAAACAAATTTGGGTTTTTCTGGAGTTATACTTTTAAGACCATCGGGTATAGTATATGCAATGTTTTTTGCAACATTAAGCAAGTTTTCTTTTGCTTTCATATTTTCCATGAGAAATGCCTGACAAGCATGAAGTTTTGCTTTTTCCTGTAATAAAATAACAACATTATCAGGAAGTTTAACACCCTTAACGGTTTCATGGTCTTTACCTTCAACATTTACTGTTTTAGTGTAATTATTTACTGCCATTAATTGTTTAGCAATTTCAGTAGCTCTTTGATTGCAGAGATTAGAAATTGATTGAGCTTGTGAAAGGCTTAGACCTTTATTCGGAACTAAATTATTTTTCTTCATGACTTCAAGTTTTTAGTTAATTAAAATTAAGACTGCAAATATAACTATATTTTATTTAAATACAAATTTATTTTAAAAAATAAAAAATTCCCCACAATAAATGTGGGGAATTTAATTATTATAGTACTATTACATATTTACCTAACTCACCAATTTTATTGTTCTGATTTCTTTCAGTTATTGATGATTTAAAAAATTTAGTAGAACCCACCAATAAATTATCTGGTGTCAAATTATCCAAATATGCCCATGAATTGGAAGGATGATTAACAATAATCATATCTTTTACATCATTAGTGTTTAATCGAATTCTTATCGATTTTTCATTATCCTTAAAATAAGGATGAACACTAATTGCACCAATAGTTGCACCATTTGGTGCAATAAAATAACCTTTAGACATAATTGAAGTGAGTACTTCAGTAAGTTTTGTTATACTATTCTCAGTATAACCGTTTTCATGCATAAATGCATGTAATGTGAATAAATTTTTCATGTTAAATTGTTTTTAAGAACAGTGCCGTAATAGCTATCTATTCAGTTAATAATACCAATATGATATTATATTGGGTGCAAATATATAAAAAAATTGGGAAATATAAAAATTATTTTAACATATTTTTCGTATTTATATGAAAATATATACTATGACTCTAAATGACGTAAAAACAGGAGATGACTTTTTAGTTAAAGGTAATACTTGGCTAAGTAAAATTATATGTGCAGTAATGAAAAAATGGGGTAAAAAGAATGGTTATGATGTCAGTCTTCTTTTTAGTCATGCAGCACAATTTTTATGGATTGCAGATGAATTATATTTATTTGGTTCAGTAGATACTGGTTACAGACCAATTTTATTTAAAAACCACTATAATTGGGATACTGATAATTTTGTTGTAATGAGACGTAATGTTGAATTAACTGAAGAAGAAATGAAACAAACAATAAATTATTGTTTACATCTTGATACTGTTTCACAAGGTTATCAATATTGGAATTTCATTCAATGGTTATTACTTGTATATTTAAATATTAATACATTTAAAGATACTGATAGATTTAATTATTGCTATGAATCTGAAAGAAAATGTAGAAAAAATTTAAATCCAGACCATTATGGAGATGTTGCTGAAACAAGTATTTTTGATTTATTGTTTGATAAATTTTATGGAATAATTTATAAATCTAAAAACATTGCTATTAAATAATACATATAAGTATTTATTAATAAATAATATTATTTAAAATTTAACATATGTCAATAAATATAGAACCTGTTTTTGCAAACTCATGGGTTTTGGGAATGGTTCGTTTAAATACTGGAAATACTGCATCAAATGGTAGTGGTTCAATAACAAAAGTAGTAACTGGTGCTACTAATGGTACTCGTATAGATAAAATTACATTTATAAATTCACAATTAATTGCAACTGGTAGTACTGCAATGACAGGCAAAGTCTTCTTATCTAATAATGGCGGTAGTACTTGGTTTTTCTATAATGAAATAGCTATTGCAACGGCAACTCGTAGTACAGCAGTTATTGGTGCTAAAAATATAATGATAACTGGTGGTTTATTTCTTCCAAGTGGTGTAATATTGGGTGTTGCTCAAAGTGTTTATGCTGGTGCAAAAGACCAACAAGATGTTATTGTTGAAGGTGGTAATTTTTAATTAATTTTTATTTAAAACATAATCAATTTTATCAACCATATTAATACAATTATTGTGTTTATCAAGTAATGCTACCAATAAAAGTAAGTCTCTACTTTCTTTTAATAATTCAATTATGTTTTTTTGTTTTGATGTTTCAGATATATAATTTTCGTGTGCTTTCCAACCTTTAAGAAAATATTGTTTAGATGTTTCTTTAGAGTTTTTAATGATATTTTTTATCTCAACATCTGTTAAATTATTTACACTCATTTTCATGTGTTTTAAGATAGTTTTGATATTCGGTTTTAGTTAAAAAAACTGTTTCACCATCAGAAGTACTTGCAATAATAGCTCCATCTTCATAGGTATTTATTATAAAAAGTTCATTCATATTTGTGATGTCTTATTATGTGATTATCTGATTTTAACAATACATTATAATTATTATGTAGATAATGTTTACCTGCCTTTGGTCTATGATGATTTAAATAAGGATTTTTCCTTGTAGTACCACAAGCAATAATTAATAATATTGTAAAAATTAATTGTATGTTTTTCATTCTTTTCGTTTTTAAATGTTACAAAAAAATAATAAAATTGTAAAAATTAATTGTATGTTTTTCATTCTTTTTGTTTTTAAATGTTACAAAAAAATAATAAAATTGTTACAAATTTTTAATCAATTCTTCTAATTTATTTTGATTTTTTTCTTTTGAAAGTTTGTATAATTCTTGAGGAGTGAGAGTCAATAGTTCTTCAAAGCTATAACGTAGATAATCTTTTTCATTTTCATCATATTCTAATTGATTTTTTGATAACCATATGGGTGAATATTCTTTATCAATACTACCCAAATCTTCATTTATCATATGATTATTTACTTCATTTAAATATTTAATACGTTCAGCATTTAACTTAATCCATAGATTACGTTCAGATTCTGATTTAAAAAAATTTTTTGACATAATTACTTATAATTAAATTGGTAACAAAACTTTATTAAGTAAATTAGTACTCACATGTGTATAAATTTCAGTTGTTTTAGAACTACTATGTCCAGCTATTTTTTGAATAACTCTTAAATCTGTTCCTTGCTCTAATAAAGCAGTAAAACAAGAATGTCTAAGTAAATGAAAATGATATTCTTTACCTATATAATGTTTTACTAATTTATTACAACTCTCAGAAGAATACTGTAAAGAATTATTTTGCCCGTTAAATAAATAAATTTTAGGCTTAAATCGCACATAATATTTTCGTAGTATCTCTAATATGTTTCGAGATAATGGAACTATTCTGTCTTTTTTACCTTTTGCTTGTCTAATATTTATAAGCATTCTTTTTGAATCAATATCTTCTATCTTTAAATTAATAACCTCACTCACTCTTAATCCAACAGAATACGCTAAAGAAATAATTGCTTTATGCTTTAAATTTTGAATCTGGTTTATTTTATCGAGCAAAAAATCTCTATCAATTATCTGGGGTAAGTGTTTTTCTTTACGAGGTCTCTGAAAATTAATTTTGTCATATTTTTTATCGAGGACCTTTTCATAAAGAAATTTAATTGCATTAATTATCTGATTTTGTTGTGAAATAGAAGTAAAATGATATTTATTAAGATAATTTTGAAAATCATTTGAAACTAAATGTTGAGGATACTTATCCACAACAATTAAAAAATTTTCAATATAATAAATATAAATTTCAATAGTATGTCTTGAGTAATTAAAATAATTTAATTTTTCAAAACAAATCTTTAAAATGTTGATGTATTTATTGTTCATAATTAATTAGTTAAGTAGTAAACTTTATATATTATAGTTAGGTGCAAGCGTGGGTCGGCTGCGCTTGCACACTATTACTATTTTGAACTTGACGAGCTACTTTTAAAAAGTATGCCAGCTAATAAGTTCAATCCTAATGCCTGCCAAAATCCGATTTTA